AGAAATTAAACCAGTTAGTAAAACGGTAGAGACTGGGGCAGCACCGCCACCACCACCGCCACCTCCACCTTGGCTAGTCGAAGTAGCACCAGCTCCAGCACCACCACCACCGCCACCACCAGCCCCTATTAGCTGTATAGTAGTAACGTTTGTTGGTACCGTAAAGTTTCCGCTACTAGTAAAGGTTTGATGTTGAAAAGTTGTACTGGTACCATTTGCACCAGTAGCTCCCGTTGCACCTGCTGGACCAGTGTTACCCGTATTTCCAGTGGCACCAGCTGAACCTGTGTTACCAGTAGCACCAGTAGCACCAGTAGCGCCAGTGGCCCCAGTAGCACCAGTCAAACCAGTCAAACCAGTGCTGCCTGTTGCGCCCTGTGATCCAGTAGCACCTGTGGCGCCCGTAGCTCCAGTAGCTCCATTGGCTCCCGTAGCACCTGTTGCACCTGTAGCACCAGTGGCTCCTGTTGCACCAGTTGCGCCCGCACTGCCTGTAGCTCCAGTTGCTCCTGGCGCCGTAATACCTGAAGGAGAAACCAAAGAGTTGCTGCTAATAGTAGCGCCAGGTGAAGCATTGCCTGGATAGCCAAGGTTGGTAGCGTGAATCTGTGTTGTAGAATCTACACTTGCCACTTGGTAATATCCACCAGTGTATATGTAAATAGCTTCTCCCATTACCATCCAGGAAGAATTCAATACTGGAACCGCTACAGAACTGTTAACGGCTGGTTGTGTAAAGCCTGGTGTGGTAACGGATGTATAAGCTGGCTGTCCTTGTGGACCAGTTGAACCAGTAGCACCTGCTGAACCTGGAGTTCCGGAAGAACCTGTTGATCCCACAGGCCCAATTACACCAGATGGAGTTACTAACGAACCACTGTTAACGGTGGAAGTTGGCGAAGCATTACCTGAGTAACCTAAGTTGACAGCATGAATTTGAACGCCAGAATCTACGCTCGCTACTTGGTAATATCCACCAGTAGCAATAAATATAGTTTCATTAGGAGCCATCCAAGTGGTGCTTACTACTTGAACTGCAACAGAAGAATTGATAGCTGGTTGTGTAAAGTTAGAAGTTGTAACTGTATATGCAGGTGAACCTGGTGCGCCAGTAGCACCCATTGGGCCTGTTGGACCAGGAACCGTACTTGGTGCACCAGTTGCACCCGTGGCTCCAGTAGCTCCATTGACACCATTTGTTCCATTAGTACCATTTGTACCATTGGCACCCGTTGCTCCCGTGGGACCAGTTGCACCTGTAGCGCCAGTAGCTCCGGTGCCTCCTGTAGGGCCTGGAGGACCACCTGGAGGTCCAGCAGGGCCTATTGGACCGGGTGGACCTGGTGGTCCTGGTTCTCCTACTGGTCCAATAATTTCAACGCTTGGGTCTGTAACGTATTTAGTTCCATCCCATCTAACGTATCCAGGTTGTAAAATTGGCATTTAGTGTCCTCTTGGCCTTTCGCTCAAGAGAATGCCGAATTTTTAGTATATCCTTATTTCTGAAGCGCCAAAACCGAATCAATTAGCTGGACGCGTTCTTGCATATTATCCATATTAATTTGAAAATGAGATAGTTGCCACATTTCTAACATGAATTTGATCATAGCATCGATTGCCACTACACCATCCCAAGTTAAACTTTCTCGCACCCCGTCAGCGGTCAGGGTAGCCTTGCAGGGGCGAACGAAAAATATAAATACGTCTGGCTGCCTTAGCGAAGCCAAATACTTGGTTAGCTCGGGCGAACGAACAAGCTCGGGCAAAACGTGACTATGTTGGGCCGCATAAGCCAAACAATCAAAGCTTCTATCAGAAACGAATTTCTGATGCTTTTCTTCCTCGTGCAATTGACGAAAAAAGATTTGTCTTTGATAATCGTTTACCAGACTCATATTATAGCGCAGTGAATCTAGCTGAAGTTCCTTCTCGGACAAGATCATACGAGCCACTTCAGTTATCATGGGTAAACTATATTTTTCAGATACATATCTGGCACAAGTGGTTTTGCCTGTGCTATGAGCGCCAATAAAGTAAACTTTCATAGGAATGCCTTTAGGTTACTGTACCTAGCGAATTCTTCAATAAACTTATCTGGATCTTTGAAATCAACCATATTGTAGAGCCTCACTCCCGCTTTCTTTTTGTTATCCCACGTTGTTATTATTTCTCCGGTGTAGAGTAAAAAGTCCACACAGCCAGCATCATCCGGGTGACTTTTACTAACATCATGACGATTGCTGAGATAACAATCTAAACCGCATTCAGAAAGTGTGTGCACATATGAAAATTTGCCAAAAGCAGAAAACAAAAACTTATCAACCCAATTCCAATCGTACGTTTTTAACAAATCACAGACTTTAGAGCTGTACATCAGAAATCAACTTCTTGAATTCTTCGACAGTAATCTCTACTGCGTTGGTGATTTTCTTGAGAGGATCAGTATGATCTTTGGCCGAGATTGTAACAACTATCTTGCCAGGATTATCTGACTTAACACACTCAATATAGCTTTTATCTTCAAATGTAATTTTCATAGAAATACCTTTAGGTTTTTAAATCTATTCCATCTCAACCAAAAATGATTGAAAGTATTTTCGTAGAGAAGGGTTACGCTGGTGACATGGGCTCGCCCTTCTTTGGGAATAATATTTAGATGATAGTAATTATGCTTGCCCCATTTTCCTCCAGCAGAACTTCCGGGTGGGTCATAATGAGTTTCAGGAGGAAATACTTTTTCAAACTCATCTACTATATTCCTCGAATACTGAGAAAGTTCCTCCCCTATTTTTTGGTGCTCTTCAAATTTTATTCTGGCTGCCTCTTTTATTTTTCTCATAGAAAAGCCACTAAGTTTGTAAAGCGATCCCACCTGATCCAAAAGTCATCATATAGATTATTCCAATCCAGTTCGAGTTCGTATGTACGATCACCTGCACGCCAAACTAAAATGTAAATATCATTACCGGCAACGACTGGCATTGACCTATTAAAATCTTGAATGAATTTAGGAGAATAATCATTCAGACATTCTATGATTCTATAGTTTTCTAGCTGTGATAATTTCAACGGCTCCGTCTTCATAAAAACGCTTTTAGATTTCTTAATCGTTTTAACTCGTCTACAATTTGTTCCGGTGATGAACTTCGGGAAGAAATAGTGTGCAAAGTAAGTCCCGGATTATTTTGCTGATACAGACACCATACTAGATTAGGCTCTTGTTTTGCTACTGCATCTAATTTTTCTCTAATAGAATTAGCAACGTGATCAGTCGGATTCGGGAAATGAATATAGAAAGAATTTTGACTATGATCTCCAACAAAAGGAATCAGATCCTTGAAATTCATCGAATCTTTAACTATCTCTTCCCAATCTGTGGAATATACGTATGGAATATTAATCAAATTTTTGCAATAATCCAGAATTTCTTGAATAGGAGTTTTTGTTATAATTCTATCAGTAATAATCTCAACATGGCTTTCATGTACAAACACCGAATGTTCAAAGTGAGCGCTCAAATCAGGAGTTACCACTGTCCAACCATCATCAAGCGTTGTGGTGACAGTTGACCCAAGAACAAACATCGGCTCTATAGCAATAGCCAGGCCAGGTTGAATTCTAATTCCTTTTTCAGGATCAGATTTATTTTCTACAAAAGGCGGGGCATGTGGAATGTCCCAATCCAGTCCATGACCACCGTAATTGTTGATGACTCCATAACCATAACCCTTACCGCATCTAGAAATGGCGTAACCAATGGCACCAAGTCTATCACCAACTTTAATGGCCTGAATGCCTTTCATCAAAGCTTCCTCAGTAGCTTTTACCAATCGGACGTGTTGATCAGATTTGGGCTGACCAAAAATACAAGTGATGGCCGTATCCGCAATAGCACCACCTATAGTAACGCCAAGATCAAAGCTAACCAGATCGCCCTCTTGTAATACGTAGTCAGTTGGTATGCCATGAACTAATTGTTTATTAACAGAGATACAAACACCAGCAGGAAATCCTTTGTAACCTTTGAAGGTGCAAATTCCGCCAGCATTTACGATATAGTCTTCGGCTATTTTATTTAGTTCAGACAGTTTAGTATGTTCACCACTAAAAATAATCTCTTGCAAAAGAGAAAGGGTCTCGGCAGCAATTCTGCCAGCGACCCTTTGTTTATCTAACCAATCTTTGCCCTTCAGACGGACTAAGCTGTTTTCAGTGAACAACTCTTTAGGAGCGTTCGTTCTCATTAGTTAATTACTTTCTACCTTTGATTCCAGAATAAATATTCGTAATCTTAGCAGCACGCTCTTTAGCTAACTGCACATCTTTATAGCCAATGTAATCCTTGAAGTCGGGGCCTGTCAAGATGCCGATAATTTTTTCATCTAAAAGTAAGAGAATTCCATTTAATTCGCCAACTACTTTCCTGTCAATGGCAGGAAGAGCAGTTGAGTTAACAACATATTCTCTTATCTTAATTAGAAAGATGAGTTCTTCGAAATCCATTATTTTCCGACTGGTGCTTTGGGAAGAGCGCCACCTCTAACGATATCACCGGCCTCACTAATAGCATCTGCATCAGTTAGACCATACTTCATATAAAGTTGTAGCACAACATACTTATAAGCCAATTCTGCTTTTTCATTCTGGGCCAAAGCGGTTCTTGCTTCTGCCAATGCGGTTTGTCTTTGTTGCCTGGACAATTCTAAAGTCAATTTATCCACATCTGCTAACTTTTCTGGTTTTGGGGTCGCTACCGGAACAGGGACCACAGAACCAAGTGGTACGCCATTGGCAGTAGTGGCTGGTGCTACGACTTCTGGGGTCAACACAACTTCAGGAGCAGGTTGAGCAGGTTGATCAATTTGTTTCATTTTATTGGACATTAAAAACTCCTTACAAAATTTCAGCGGCTATTGAGGCTAGCTTGCTACGTTCACCTTGAGTGAAAGTAATATGTCCGGCCAGCTCAGAATCCTTGAACCTTTCGATAACATGAGTTAATCCGTTGCTAGTTGCATCTAGTGACGAATTATCGATCTGCTCTATATCACCTGTTAGGATAATTTTGGTGTTTTCACCTGCACGGGTAAGTATTGTTTTAACATCTTCTTTACTTAAGTTTTGACATTCATCAACTAAGATAATGGCGTTTGGAATACTACGACCTCTAATATAGGTAATAGCTTCCATTTCGATCTTACCCTTTCTTTGATACATTTCCAATTCTCTTAACCAGTCACCACCATTTTTATTGGAGAAGAGGATTTCAAAATTGTCCATAATAGCACCAAACCATGGAGCCAATTTCTCTTCCATTGTACCAGGTAGATAACCGATGTCGTTACCCACTGGCTGAATTGGTCGGTAGATAATGAATTTGTCATATTCTTTTCTGTTGAGAACTAATTCTAAAGCAGAAGATAACACCATTAAGCTTTTGCCGGTACCAGCTCTACCAATTAGTGTAACCAAGTTAACACTTCTATCTAATATTAGATCAATGGAGAAAGCTTGCTCTTTGTTGCGGCTAGCAATGCCCCACGGATAAGACTTGCGTATCAATCTAACAATGTCGGAAGAAGTTTTGCGACCCATGGCAATGCCATCTCCGTTGTTGCTCTGAAACAAAACACACTCATTGGGAGATAATTGCAATCCGTATTGTGTCGCATTGATTGCTCCCAGTCTTTGCAATTCCAGACCAGCCTCTTCATTGTGAACGGTTTGAATGCCAGAATACAAATCACTTAAGGAAGACTTGGTTCCTTCATGAGCTTCGGCCTCAATGCCACGAGCTTTGGCTTTGATACGCAGGTTGATGTCATTGCTAACCAAAATAACATCATGCAATGTATGCGAATGCCAGATAGACTGAGCACAGGCTAGAATCTGAGTGTCAGCATAATCAGGAGCGCCCAGCCCACGATATTGCGGTTCAGACAAATCAATATAGGTGGCATCTACTTTTAGAAGGATATCATTATCTAACAAGATGCCAGTGCTAATATCGCCTTTGCCACTAATTTCATCTAGCAGTCTAATAGCGACTCTTGCATTCTTACCAACATCACTTGGCATCTTTTTGAGCTTGTCAAGTTCATTGAGAACAGCAATTGGGATTGTCACATCGCTGTCAGAGAATTGTTTAAAAGCACAAGGATCATAAATTAAGGTAGACGTATCAAGTACGTATGTTCTTCTCATTCTGTCTCTTCAGGTTCTTCTGGCGCGTCAAAGACTGACCAGCAGTTAACTTCCATTTCAAGATAAATGCGGTGCTTGGGATCCATAACTTTTAGATCTCTTTTAAGCTTGTAGGTACACTTAAACCATTCAGCAATCAAATCGTTCTCAAGATAGATCTTCATATGACCATCGAGGTCATCTATGACCTGAAGGTTGTATGTGCCAAGAATGTTTCTCAATTTTACTTTTTGCGTAACAGACAGTAAACCTTCTTCAGGCCAAATTGTTTGAATTTGATTAATTACGTCAGTTCCTTCGAAACACTGTTCCAGTATGCCTCGTAGAAAGCGAGTTTTCTCTTCTTCTTCTACCTGGCGCGTGTTATCGCTATAATTGAGAAGTACTGTTGCTTTCATCTTTAATAGCAATGCTAGTTAATTGATATTTAGCACTTGCTCCAATCACAATTCATGCACTTAAGACACTTTTCTTGATAGGCAAAGGAATTTTCGCTACCACACTTAGGACATTTTCGTTCGGCAGTAGACTTGGTACCGTCGGCAATATAGTTCTTAAGCACTCTAGCAATCACTTTAGAAAAAGAAGTAATATCAGAATGTTTGTCTTTTTGAAGCTGCTCCACCACATACTGCACCGGAGTGCCATGACGCAAAGCTAGCGAAATAGTTCTGGTAAAGGCTCCAAAGTTACCATTCTCAAAAACGTTAGCGATATCTTTAATGGTCATTTGATCTTCACCTTCGCCAATAATCAAATTGTAGGTTGTGATATCGTCGACTTTACCATTCTTGACGACTTTACCCATTTTGAATTTATTTGGGATATCTACATACCTAGACAAACCTCCGAAAACTTCATACGGTTTGTTATTGAGGAGCCCAACGAAAATGGTCCACTGCTCACCCTGAATTTTTGCTTTCTTAATTTCACATGGAAGTTCCAGAGGACGTTTAGGCGCCATAGATACTTCAATGGCTTCTGGCCTTTCATCAGGTTTACGAGTGGCAGTTGGCTTGCTAATCAACACACCATCGCGACACTTATCACGATAAACTGTAAATCCTTTGCATCCCTTTTCCCAGGCTCTCATGTACACCTGAGAAACCAAATCTTTGCTTGCGCTCTCGGGCAAGTTACAAGTTTTGCTAATGCTATGATCAATTGATTCTTGTGCGGCAGCCTGTAAATCAACAGACGCCACCCAATCAATTTCGTTAGCAGTCGCTCCAAAATATGGTGACTTGGTAATATCAGTTTCGTTAGTAGCCAGCATCCACTCTTTAACACCGTGGTGGTAAACAGTAAATTCTTGCCACGAATCACCCAACGCATCTACGAAGTCTACACGTGCATTTTTATCAGACGGATTATGCTTTTTGCGTCGAATGTGCTCTAGCATATAAACTGGCTCAATACCGGAAGAGGTTCTAGTCTGCGAGGATACTGATCCTGCGGGGGCCGTGGTTGTGTTAGCAATGTTTCTTCGGCCGGTTGTTTTCCACATTTTTCTTACTTCAGGAGTGCAGTCAGCAAAAATATCCTTGAGGTAAGCGTGATTCTTTTCTAATTCGTAATTGAAGATTGGGAATGCTCCACGCTCCTTAGCCATTATGCAGGAAGAGGTGTGTGAACCAACAGCCAAAGCACGATAAATCTTACGAGTCATTTCAATGGACTTCGGAGAGCCGTACTTGATGCCTAACATAGCAAGAGTATCTCCTAAAGCAGTGATACCCAAACCAGTTCTGCGGCCAGACGTGTTCATACGACGAATCTTATGCCATAACCGAACTTCAGCTGCCTTGACTTCTTCTGGCTCCGGATCCTTCTCAATCTTAGCAATAATTCTATCAATGCACTCAATCTCTAAATCAATAATGTCATCCATCAAACGCTGAGCAACTATAGTATGCTGATGAAACTTTTTGAAATCAAAAGAGGCATCATCGGTAAATGGATTTTTGACATAAGAGGATAAATTGAGAACCAATAATCTACAAGCATCATAAGCGGGCAATACAATTTCACCACATGGATTAGTAGAAATTGAATTGTGACCAAATTCATGGTAGATATCAGAAGGAGTGTTTTTCTTAACAGTGTCCCAAAACAAAAGACCCGGCTCGGCAGATGCCCAAGCGGAGTCTATTATCTGATCCCAAATCTCCTTGGCCTTTACCTGCTTTGTCACTTTTGCATCTTCTGGAGAACGATCAACTGGCCAACGGAGAGTATATTCTTGATCGTTCTTTACGGCCTTCATAAATTCATCAGTTAGACGAATAGAAATATTAGCACCAGTTACTTTGGTTAGATTACGTTTGATATTGATAAATCGTTCAATCTCCGGATGATTAACTGAAATGGTAATCATCTCTGCGCCACGCCTACCATTCTGTGCGACCTCACGACAAGTATTGGAGAACCTCTCCATGAATACGCCGATGCCATCAGTTGTTCTAGCTGCGTTGTTAGTGATTACATCTTTAGGTCGAATGCCTGAAATATCCAAACCAACACCACCTCTGCGCTTCATGATTTGGGCTAGCTCTTGATCGGCTAACATAATTCCACCATAAGAATCTAGTTTATCTGAATGAACGCCTTGAATGACAAAACAATTAGATAAACTTTGAAGCTGATATGGATTACCAATAGCAGACATAGGACTGCCCTGTGGTACAATAAACTTGTAATGATCTAGCAAAGAAAAAATTATATCTTCGGAAAGTGGATTGGGATATTTATTTTCAACCCTTGCGAACTCTTTTGCTAAACGGTGGTGCATATCTGTTGGAGTCAATTCCAAATATGTACCTTTCATGTCTTGCAAAGCATATTTGTCTACAAATACCTTAGCTGCGAATTCATCGCCTCCGAAGTATTCTATTGATGCTTCCAAAACCTGAGAATAAATGTATCCCTGCATAATCCATCCTTGAAGAGAATTAAGTTAAAGTCCCAACTTGTTATTTGGTGACGGTTATATTTTGATGTTCTCTTTCATCGTAGAAAGAGCGCTGTTTATAGTCTTGATACAGCTCAATCGAGATATGTTAAGTTTCTTACATATCTTGTTAATGGACATTGGCTTGTCACCGTCAAATCCATATGCCAGACTGATAATTTCCTTTTGTTCTGTAGTTAGGACAGACAAAGCATCTTGCACGGCATGAGTGGTTTGAGATTCTTCAAGCTCCTTATCAGGGCAATATCTTTCTTCAATTTGCACTGGCATTACAGATTCCTTGTGTGGAGTGTTTGCCTTTGCAACCTTCAAAGGATAACGAATAGTGGTGTGCAAGTTGGCACTCCTCGAAATACGAGTACCAATGTAATTATGCGCCCACGCAAAGAAGTTTCCCTTGTTTGGCTTGAAAGTTTTCATTGCTTTGATTAGAGCTTCAAAGCCTTCTTGATTCAAATCCTCATAGTTACTAAACGCTTTGTAACGTCCAGTTTTCATTGTAACTAGATAACGAAATTTTTCGATGCATTCTTTTTCATGACGCTTTAGCTGTGCTTCAATCTTTTGGTCTCCAGTGTCTTTAAACTGGGTCCTGAGGTCGATTAGCTTGATCATCAGGTCATGTGCTTCTTGTTCTGTCAACATTAATTTTTCTCACTTCAGTTCTAAAGTAATGGTATACTCAATTATTGATACGATCAAGAAAATAGATCGCCATCAACGCAACAACACGCTGAATTCACTTGCCGATTTCTTCTTCCAAAATTTCTATGACCGATTCCACTGTAGACTTTATTATTTCTTCATCATCAAGAGTTAAAGCGAATTTAAGCAGTTCAACGACTTGTTCTAGCTTATGTTTATCACTTCCATCTTTTTTGTTTCCCATGACGTTACTTGTATCCTTCTTTTGCCCAGCCCCCGCCGAGCAACATGAAACCTGTGCCACCAGCAATGAGACGCTTTACTTTCTGCGGCTCACGTTTTTCTACCTGACATATTGGGCAAGACTCTAACTCTTCCGTGACGGAATGTTGATGTTCAAATTCTCCATGAATTGGGCACTCATACAAGTAGGTCGGCATTTATCCTCAATTTACGTTACAAGTGTTTAGTAATGTAATCTCTTTTTTTATACTGTCAATTTCCGTGCCAACTTTAGTTAATTCTTCCTTAATCTTTTTGATTTGAGAAAGTTTTTCTTCCAATGTCATTTCTGTATCGACTTCCAGTGCGGAAATTTTCGCCAATAAATTTTTAACAGTAAGATGAGATACTAACATTTTGATAGTAAGATTATCGACGATCACGTTTCCTTTGATCCATTTGTGTCTGTAACTGTTGATAGCGATCTTCACCTAATAGATTCGCATAGACCTTCTCGTTCTTTGCTGCCTCGCCCTTGATTTTGTTTGCATCGGCCTTAAGCTTATCTACTAATTCTTGACCGTATAATTCCACAGTTCCACGACCAGAACCTCCGCTGATCAAGCGAAGTATCTTGCCCTTTGAATGACACTTAGGGCACTCCTCAGGATCTGGAGCAGTGATGGAAAGAAATTCTTCCCACTCATGGTCACATGGTTTTTCTTCTTCTAATACGGCTTGACATTTGAATTCATAAGTTGGCATTTGTTCCTCACCAAAAAGCTTTCAAGTTATTAAATCTTTCTACCATATTGATTGCTTTTTCCACGGCTTTATCATCTGATAAACTGAAATTTTCCGACCATGTTGGTTGTCCCCAAATCGCGTCACTTGGCTCTTGATTACCTATCAAAATTTTGAAGTGTCCACGCTTGGTTTTCTTACCAACAAAACAATGACCTGCCCAAACATTTTCTGAATGTTTGAAACGACCGAAACAGCCTCTCTTAACAACATCTATCATTTGATCAGAATAAAAGGGCTCGTATAAATCTTTAAGATATGTATGCGCATAATTGTGATCTGCTAAACATAAACAGATAACATCTATTTCAGATACCAATCGTCTAAGATTTTTAATCTCTCGTTCATTCATTACTTGACTCAACTAATGTTTTATCTACTAACCTATATTCTATATCTTTAGTCCAGTTCTTTTTGATATCTTGCTTATATTTTTCATCTTTAACTTCGAAGACAATAAACAGCTTTCCAGTCTTCTCTTCATACTCAATTCGGACGGCTTCCGCCACTACTTTATCTTGCATTTTGACCTCTATTATATGTCAAATAATTCAATCTTTTCCGAAATATCGTCAGGGTCACGCATAGTAAAAGTGGTCGGATCTTCATCTACTTTTTCATCTATCAAAGTGCCATAAGCTAGGTTCTTTATTAGCCTACCATCACCCAGTTCTCCGTCTCTGTTTTTGATAACATGATACTTCATATCTGGGAAGTTCTTCTCATTGGGACGAGTCTCAATTTGGATAGCAATGTTTGCGTTTTGCATAATCAAAGCCGAGCGACCAATACGATGCAAACCAATTCGGTCTTCCTCTTTGGCCCCTTTTGGTCGGTTGAGTTGCACAGCGCTCAAAACGATTACGTTATGAACTCTGGCGAACTCGTGGATTCTTTCTGCAATCTTTCCTAACTTGAGCCAATCCTCCATATCGGCGCCTTCGTAGTCCATCAATCCTAAGTAGTCTATTACGATTACTTTTGGGTCGTAGAGCAACTTGGCTTCTTCATATAACAGCTCAAGACTCTCCATAGTGGCTCCACGAGGGATATCCACGATTTCGAATTGAGCAGGATATTTTTTAATGAAGCGCAATACTTTCTTAAGCTTCTCGGCTTCCGGGAGGCCCAGCTTAGCTGTGCGAATGAGCTTGGTTGGATTGGATGACAATCTACCCAAGATACGGTTACGACAGGGCTTGAACGGCATCTCCAACGAAAAGTATAGTACGTTGAAACCTGGCTTAAAGTCTTTTTCTTCCATATCAACGTTGTTGTTCTGCAACCAAATTTGAAGGGCCATGTTCATCAAGAGCATGGATTTACCGCCACCAGATTCACCACCAATCAGCAACAGTTCACCAGGTCGTAGGCCATCAGTCACCAAATCTAAATACGAATAACCAGTCTTGATACCAGCATCGAAATCTGGATCTTCCTGCTTAGCCATGTATTCGTCTCGAAAGAGTGGCACATCATCTTTCAGAGTTCTTCTTTCGAAGGTACGAATTTGATTAAGTCCCTTGATAGATTGGACGGCCTTCTGCAATTCTACAACTGCTTTGCCAACGTCCACGTTACCAGGTTCTAGTTTACTAAGGAATCCGCCAGTGGCCAGCAATTGCTTCTCGGCAAAACGTTTCTTGATTTTCTCCAAGTCATGCTTGTATTCTTTATCATCAACGTGTATCTTATCCAACTCTTCCCAAACGGATGTAACCTTCTTCATTAGGTTTTCATTATTGCCTTTGGAAAGCTTCTCAGTGATGACACGTAGAGTCGGCAGTTCTTTGTAGGTTCGTATGTAACCAACAGTTAAGTTGGCAAAATTCCACAAATCGCCAGAGAAGAGATTAGGATCGCTGTCGTTAGCAAAATCTAATCCGTGCTTTTTGTTAGTAATGATAGTTTTGAGAACTCTTAAATCCAAATTATCAAAGCTCATTTGGCACCTTTCTTTCTAAAGTCCTCACCAAGAACAGGGAATACTTTCAAATAACCCTTCATCAAGCTATCAATGCTGGCTCTGAGGGGACCACTAAAGCTTTCAACTACGTTAGGACTGTTAGTGCACATAAGCGTGGGTAGTTTGTTTGCACTGCGAACACGGAAAACATTCTCCAATGTTCTAGCATACAAGTCTGCTGCATTTTCTGTGGCCATAAATCTAGGATCGAACTCATCGATAGCTAGAAAATCAACCAGGACTAATTCATGTCTGGCCAGAAATCTATCTTCACCACTGGCTTGAGTCAAAACACTAACGATATCGCTGAGAGTCGTGTACAAGCAAGAGTAACCTTTTTGGCTGGCCTTTTTGAGAATACAGGTTACCGTCATAGTCTTGCCTAGACCATGGCCACCGGCCAAACAAATGGAGTTGCCTGCATTGTAGGAAGCTTTGATATCGGATGTGTATTCGTCATATTTTGTTTTGAGGCGAGGATCTCCAACGAAATCCTTTTCCATTTTGAGCTTCCAATATTCGATAGGGATGTTGCTCTCAGCATAACGATTGGTAGCAATCAATTTGACAGTTTTAACGTCAAGGGCATCTTCGCTGTTCTGTATGTTAGATAGCTCTTCCTGTAGCTTTTTAGCTGGAATATTGTTGAGGGCTCGGCTTCTAGTAAAATCTAATGGTTCCATCTACATCCTTCAGTGCTTACTTATGACGCTTGGGGGTATAAGGCGAACTGTATTGCGTCATCTTTGGAGAACTAATAGAGCCGAAATGTTCTTTCGTCTTTTCGGCAATCATTTTTCTATCTTCTTCCAAGATCATTTGTCGCAACTCTTCGACACTCTTTTTCTGAAGATCAAGATCGTGAGAATCTTGCATTTCCTGCAATTTCTTCCTTATACGATCTTCTCTTCCCTTCGCATCAGGCATTGGTTTTTCTGGTTTTGGTTCGTCATCCTGCGACTCGGCAGGTTCTTCGAAAATCATAACCTTGGTGAGCATTATATCGTCGGTCGGCCGATGGATAATCATTAAGTTTCGATCCAAAAGTTTTAATATAACTTCTGCATTGCCCCAACTTACCACTGTTCCTTCTAGCACAATACCGGAACGCATGTAACACTTAACCTGCTGACCTTTTTCTGGAATCATACAATCCTCTTCAGTACTTCTCTGTCAAAACCCATTTCTACCATTTTATCCATAGCAGATACAATGTCATTGGGCATCGAATCCATTTGCGAAATGAAGGCCAAATCACCGTAGGTTTCAACGTTGATGTGGCCAACCTCTCTTAAAACATCTCGATAGGGAGCGGGCAACCTAGTAGAACGATCCACGTGGAGATTTTTCTGGCCAGCCAGTAAGACATTCATCTTATATGGGATAACCACCTCTTCTTTAGTAAGGAAGGATATAGAACGTGGCCTGTAATTGGTATTCTTTACCTGAGTTTCAAATGCCCAATCAATGTATTCCTTTACAATTTTAGGATTGGCTGAAAGTTTAGCAGTCAACGTATTAACCTGCCATACCTCAAAGCATTTGGTGGGACTGGGATTATTGAACTTCCAAGAATAATCTGTGCCTAGGATCTCTTTGTATTTCTTGCAGAAATAACCAAGGATGTGTGCAACTTTCCATTGCGACACATCCAGCGTTTCTATTTCTGCAAACTTGTCAAAGAACTTTTTGTACTTATCGTTGGGAATGGTAGTTAGTTCACCACCAGTTTCCTCTACTTTATCTTTAGTCATGCAAATGCTTTCAATTTTTCTATACGCTTGGCGCGATCGACACATACCTTTAACATCTTTGGCGATACAGCAAGGCAATCCTGCAAATCATAAATAAAATCACCACCCATGAATTCAAATTCTGCGCCCTTCCATAATCTAACATACAAAGTTGTCTGAGTAACTACATAACCTACTTCTAGGGTGTACACGTCCCCCGTGTCGTCATCTATTACTTCAATTTCGCCTAAACGGAATACCCAATCGTTACCATCAGTTTTAGTCATGTTTCTTTTTCGATTTTCTTGGCTGTTTTATTTCAGTTGGCCAGGAAACATCAAATCCTTCTTCAGATGTATAAATACGAAATCTTGTTCTAGAATGTGTATCTAGGAATGGTGCTTGATCGGCAAAGTCGATTACTACAGCAAATTTCTTACCAGGATACTTGCGAATAACTCTACCAACTCTTTGTAAAGCTTTAACAGTGGATTTGCCGCCACAAGCTATAACCAAACCAGAAAGGCTTGGAATATCTACACCAATGTCAAAAATGCGAGAAGCCAAGACGCAATCAATTTTATGATTCATCAAATCTTTTTTAACTGCTTCTCTTTCGTCTTTATCATTAGAGCCATCTAGAATGGCGCATTTCATATGCTTCTTGAAAACGTCATATAGAATCTTGCCATGCTTTAGACTGTTGAATAAGACTAGAGTTTGATAGCCCTTACCGACCAGGGCTTTAGCTGCCTCTAATACCAATCCGTTGCGAACATCATTCTCCACTACGTAGCGTTTGTAAACTGATTGGTAAACTCTATCTAGTGGAACAGGATATGGCGGCACTACCCTAAAACGTATAACTGCTTGTGCTAGATAACCCTCTTTGATTAGGCGGGAAGCCGGTATGTTAACAATGTATTTGCCAAGAATGGATTCGATCATAAGATCGGCACCATCATCACGCCAAGGAGAGCCACTCAAACCATAGATGTGCTCTGACCGAGAGTGTTTGTAAATCTGTTGGATAGTGTCACATGCCGACATATGACATTCATCAATGATGTGAAGTTTAGCTTCTTTCATCATCTTTAGAATATCAGCGTATTTTGTTTTGCTTAGGCTTTCCTCATCATCATCCGAGTCAAGTAAGATTTCATTTTTCTTCATGCCAATGGCTTGACCTACAGTCCAGACACTGGCTATGTTGATGTCATGAATCTGACACAGACCATCTCCAATAATTCCAATTGGCTCATCGAAACATTGCGAAAAAAATTGATGGAATTGATAAAGTAGATCTTTTCCAATTACATAGATGATACATTTTTTTCCTAATTTGGCAGCAATAAGTGCCGCAATTAAAGATTTGCCACCTCCAGTAGCTACTTTAATAATTCCTCGATCATTCTTGTCAATGACATCCAAAATTTCTGTTTGATATGGATACGGGCTCTTATCAATCTTTTTTAAATTGTCTAAGATATTTCTAGGAACACCAACCGATTTGGCTGGACGTTTATCCACTATCTCAATTGGTTTATTGGCCTCGCGATAGAAATCCTGTACTCTTTCCACCAGACCAGTTGCGAATTGTAGAGTTGGTGTCAGTAACTTCTTAAAGCCATCCCACTTGACATAGTCACCATCACGATTGAGGAATCCCTTGAAGGCGGCGGTGTGTTCTGCGCCTTGTACGAAAAATGACAAATGTTTGTCTAGGGCCAAGATGTGTTCAACATCCGGCTCTTCGATAATTTGAGAGGTATTGCCCTTGATAACAATTTTGGCCATTGTGGTACCATATATAACTGGTACCTTTTTCTCGACAAATCTTACTCAAATAGAAAAGCTGCCGGGGCCGTTATGGAATTATTTTTTGAAGTACTTAGCGAACAATGCACGAACCACTTGTACTATCAGAGACCAAAGATTTGCTTGTGGTTGAACTGGTACGATTGGAGCAGGTGCTGGCGCAACAGGTGCGGGAGCCGGTTCTGGAATTGGAACCAGAATTGGATCTGGTGTAACGGGTGCCTGAACAGCAGGAAATGCTGGAGCAGGAGCAGCGGCTGGTTGAGCATCCCACAATGATAAATCTTTAGCTTTGTCTGTGTCCACCGGCACGCCGTTTGGCAGATGTGATGTTCCACCACTATCCTGCCAAATGACCCAATCGGTCCATGGCTTAGGAATAAATGGAGTTGGTTCATAACTAGCAATCCACAATTTGTATTGCTGACCAAACTCAGTTGGCAAATTAATACATTCAGCAAAATTAGGGAATGTGTAAACAATTGGACGGATACCACTTAGCTGTTCATAGGCGGCTAGATAATCAATAGCCCACCGAACAATTTGAGGTGCACTACATCCCCACTTGGACCAGTCTTGTTGCTCTGGCCACTCTAAATCACAGGCGGCTAATTCCCCGCAAGCTGCACTGACGTGCATTTGAGCCTGAGCCTTTGGATCACGTAAAGGTTGTGAAGGTATTGTGGGCAATGGAAATACGAAATGATATGCCATTACTTTTAGACCGGCGGCTTTAGCATTAGCTACATTTTGTTTGTATAAGTTATCGACTCCGTTGTTGCCAACACCACATCTACAAATAACGAATTGAACTCCTGAAGCTGCGAGAGCCTTGAAATCAACATTACCTTGAATGGTAGAGATATCAACTCCCTTAATTAAGTCTGTCATTTACACCTTATCTTTCACATAGTCTTGTAGGTCGGCAGGCATTTTAACATCACTTCCAGTAGTTTTAAAATCAGAAGAGGCACATTTTACATCATCCCAATCCTCTGAGTCTATATCCATATCTTTTTCCACTTGGCGCGGCTTCATCGCACGAATAGTAACGATTTGGTCTGCCATTATAGTCACAGCCCCGTAGCGTCTCGTCACGTGGTCGTCGGTAGGATCTAGTTCTATTGCGTTGGCACACGATTCAGACATTCTCAGGATGCCGCTGAACGTTTTATTCGCAACAGTTACCTCAACTTGTTGATTGAGAAAATTTTCCAATACTTGAATTTGCATTACTCGTGTTCCTCATGTCCTTCGTGCTCGTGTTCTTCATGCTCATGCTCGTGTTCTTCATGAACATGATGATGCTCATGATCATGATGTTCATGCCCTTGCTTTTCTTTCTTCTGTTGACGAGCTAATAGCTTGGTAGCTTTCTTTACAGCTTGCCTCTTCAATACAACAGAGAGCTTGAGCATCTCTTTTTGTTTGAATGGTTTACGCGGTGGCTTTGGGGTTGCCAATGTTGCAAGCAAAGCTGCCCTTTTTTGTTTACGAGTTAATTTCTTTGTTCGCTTCATTTTTTCACCACAAAACGTTGAGCTGGATTTACTTGTTCTAAACTGGATCTAACTGAACCATCAGTTGGTGTTTGTACAGGTGCAGCAGCTTGCTTTTGTCTTTTAACTTGTCTAATGGCTTGGACGACGTCCATCTTTAATGCGGTAGGACCGTAGAATTCAGCTGTATCTGTAAAAGGAAGCAATGTAATTACTCCCTTTACGATTGGGGTCATATGACCTTCAACCCAAACTCCTGCCACCAAGATTTCAACATCCTTACCGATAAAGTGTTTAAGTGTTTCTGATTCCATTATGCTTTTCTCCTGTCAACAACACCACCAACTAGCTTACCGAAAGCGGAGGACTTTTGAGCGATCTTCTCTTTAACCTTTTGAGCGGCAGAAACAGTTTCGTTAGTTCCAGTGTCCAAATTAAGGTTGAGGTTTCTTTGTTCGTCTTTGCCCTTAACATTTTGTAGAAGTTCTTGAGCATCCTTCTTCAACTGGGTAACACGTGAATCTGGCAATCCTAGACCGCTGAACATACTGTATACTTTGACAACTGGGTCAGGAGTTTCTACAGTATAGATTCCCTTGAATACACCTTTGGGAGTTCCACATTGATCATTTACCATCGCCATAGCATAAGTAATGCTAGAACTTGGAATCTTCGACCAAGTCTCTTTGTTGGCAGCAATAATGACACCAACGTATCTAGATTGCTTCAGATCAAAACCGCCAGCTAACAAATTGCCATTTAGATTATTGACAACTGCTTCAGCGATTGCCGTATCTTCTGCAAAGTTATCAACTGTTAATTCACCATAGACAGTTAATCCTTCACCATCAGTAAACAGCTTGCCCCATTCCATTGGGTCAAGACCTTTGACAGATGAAGCCATGGAAGAAAGTGAGTTGAAGATATCGATTGGTTCCACAATGGCCTTATTGGCTACACCGTAGAAATCGACTTGGCTGATGTTATGATAGATAGCCTCAATCTTAGCATTATCTACCACAATCAAATTATTAACTCTCTTACTTTGAGTTAACTTAGCTAACTTAGAGAGCGTCTCTAGAGCATTTGCTTTAGTCTGTGCATCTTCAGTATCCATTGGCAACACAGTGATTACGACTAATGGCTTACCTAAACCGGACAGAACATCTACCATAGTTTCGCAAGAGCCTGCACCAGAACCACCGCCCAAACTCAAGCAAAGTACGTTGACTTGCGAATTTTGCAGTTTCTCATTAATGAGTTGTAGAATTTCTCCACGATGAGAATCGGCCGCAGCACGACCAATTTCAATTTCCTTAGCAGCTCCACCCAAACCGTATTCCAAAAGTAACTTGTTAGAATCTGGAATATCAATGAACTTTAAGTCTTGCATAGCAGTGTTAATTGCTATTGAATCATAACCTAGCTTATAAAAGGCTTCAGCAATTCTAGAACCAGCTTGACCAGATCCAACTACTCCTAAAGCGATACTTCTTTCTTTTTTCGACACAATTTTTGCAGCCATCTTACTCTCCTGTTGCTTGGCTTGATTTTTAGCTTTTAGCGCGGCCATTTTGCTGGCATCTACCGCATCTTCTGATTTAACTTCTACACTGGACACATCGTCCACTACTTCTTCTTTTTGTCCCTGTTCTGTAACTGACGTAGCTGGCATTATTGCTCCTTGCGACCTATTTATATCACTTCAAAAACCACTGGTTGTCTAAGTACCACTGTACTGTATCCTTAATACCATCTTTGAATTTGTAAGAGGGCTTCCATCCCAATTTTTGGACTTTATCAGTAGTGATAGAGTACCTAAAATCGTGTCCGCCTCTTGGATCTTCAATGAATGAAATCAAGTCGTGTCCTTTGCTCATCGCATTACAAACGGATTGGATGGTCTCTATATTGGTGAATTCTTGCTTGGCTGAAATATTATAAATTTCATTTGGGGCGCCTTTATCCAAAATAGTCATTAAAGCCGAACAGTTATCCGCCACGTAGGTCCAATCCCTAATCTGTTGGCCCTTGCCGTATATTGGAATCTTTTCGCCGTTCAACACGCACTTTATAGCCTTTGGAATCAGCTTTTCAGGCAATTGGCGAGGTCCATAGCAGTTAGAGCTTCTGGTAATGTTATAAATTAACCCATGCGTCTGGTGAGCGGCCTTTACCATCAGTTCCCCGGCTGCTTTTGTGGCTGAATAGGGGTTTCTAGGATTGAGGGGCGATTCTTCTGTCCAGGCAGGCTCAGAATCGCTGGTAAGTTGACCATAGACTTCATCTGTAGAAATATAAATTAGCTTTTCAACCTGGTGTTTTAGACAGCAGTTGATTATGACTTGGGTTCCCAATACGTTGGAAGTCACGAAGGAATTAGGATCCTTCAATGAAGTATCCACGAAGGTTTCAGCCGCTCCATGGATGACGATATCTGGCTTCTCAAATTGGAAGATAATATCCATGACGTGGGCATCACGAATATCTGCCGGATGAAAGATGTGGTTCTTGTTCCAATACATTGAGTTGAGAGCATTCGCTGTTACACGATCCACACTCGTAAATGTATAATTCCTGTCCTGTGGTTTTTTCTGATTTTGATCGTAGATAGCTTTACGAATAAAATTACCAAAAATAAATCCGCATGAACCTGTGACAAGTACTTTCTTCATCTGTCTCCAGTTTAATCTCGATAGAGATTATGTCTAGGATCCTTATTGTAGGTGTCCTGATCAATCATATATCGGTTATCCCATTTTCTAAAAAGATATTGAAGATTGTGGGACAAAAATAATTTGTTAGTTGGATTCTTTTTCAAAGAGGCACTTTCTTCATGAAAAATATTGGTCTTTCCGCAATACACAATTTTTTTGTTCATGTTGTATTTGATAGATAGACACAGATCTACGTCGTCAAATGCCCAATGATAATTTTCATCCATACCTTTGACGCCCGACTTATTTTTATCAAAAGCGTTCTTGAAGTAATCAGCTTTAGTAATGCAAACAGCTCCGGTAACAACCTGAAATTCTCTGTTACGAGATGCGTCATTGTCTGTCTTCTGACCTGCACGGAAATGCATTGGAGTTTTGTAGGCCGGACTAAACACAACACCCGCATGTTGCAGAGTATCTGTATTGGTATACAATAGTCTAGAACCAACTACACCTATAGAACTGTCTTTCTGAATAATGGCCAGCATATTCTTGATAGACTCTTTATCATTGAAGATGATATCATTATTGAGTAGCATGATAAAGTCATTATCACTTGGCTTAGCAGCATGAAATAGGAAATTACATCCCTCTGAAAAGTTTTGTCTATTATCTTTGTAAGGGATAACTTCAATATTACCCTGCCAGGCAGAAGCTTTAGCAACTGTATCATCTTTAGAAGCATTATCTTTAATTAGCCAACGATAATTCACACCTTCTAAAGCTGGCATAAGAGAATCATACAGCTTGGATAATTTGTCAGAACCATTCCAAGTTAAAGTTAGAATATGTAACATTAGAATCCTACTCTGAGGCCACCTATGACCCCCATGCTTCCATCAGTTCCAACCATAAAGCTTGCTCCGATGTAAGTGTTATTCATTAGAGGCGAAAATAGATTTTTGCCAATATTATACGCAACTGGTGTGATAATCAACTCACCAGTTTTGTTAATCGCCCCATACCCAAGACCTATTTCTAGAATAGAGAAGTCGGGGGTTGTTTTATATTGACCATAGGACATGATGCCAAGATTTACGCTTGGGACAATTTCTCCGGTAAGACGGGAAATATTGATACCACCATCTAATCCCAACAGGAGTCTTGGATTCCAGAAGCTAAAGGTAGGAGATGGATACTGTTGTTTGGTGGTAGCATTCTTGATTGGAATATCGTAATCCTTGTCACCCACTTTGACAGTAAATTTGTTGTAGAAAGTCTGTCTTTGGTTTTCATCAACACCAACCACGGTATCTACGTTGTATTCTCTTGGAGCAATGTTGATGCTCCATGGAGATTGCTGCCAGGCACTAAAACCTACAGTGCCAATTGGAACTTTGACATTAGCAAAATCTTCATTCAGTGCTAAGTTCTGTGTTGCCAACTGATATCCAAATGCATCAGTGTTTGGGCAAGTTGTTCCGTCTTTGCACACTGGCGCAGTGGTTGGATTAGGGTTCTTACCTCCAACACTAGTGCTGGGCAAATTACCCACTGTCTGTCCAGTGCTATCTGCAGTAATGATATTGATTGCAGCCAGCTGAGAATTTAACGTGCTCAAGTTATCTTGAATGGCCTTCAGGTTGATATTATTAGCGGCAGCAAAATTGGCCATATCATCCTTGGTGGCGTATTGACTTTGGCTTCTAACAATTCCATCTACCAATTGTTGTTGTTGAACAATCTGAGTCTGGATTGCTGTCTGTTGAACCTTGAGTTCGTGTTGGGTGTAAGCAATGAATGCTAGAGCACCTAAAGTGACGATTGCGCCAACAGCTACGAGAATTTTAACTAATGTGGGAGACATGAAACACCTTTATACTTGCACGCTTGGACACCAGTGAATTATTCTTTTATCTGGTGTCTTCTGTTTAATAATTGCATTGCCCAATGGATCTTTTTTCTGTCCATAAACTTTGAATAGAGTAGAGTAGTTACCATCTTCACCGTAAGCAGTTTTATAGGTGCTAATGGTTGCGCCTTGATGTTGATAAGATTCGTTCATTACACCAACAACTGATTGGCCAAGTCGAAGAATTTCATCAGGGGTCAGCAAATTAGCAGGTCGCCATGGTGAAATCTTAGATAGATATAACGCTTCGGCCCTGATGTAGTTCCCAACTCCTGCAAAAACGCTTTGATCCATCAAAACTTCAGCAATTGGCTTCCCAGTCCGCGACAGCTTGGACTTAAGCCACGGAATATTATCTACCAAATGCATCGACAAAGGATCCCAACCCAGCTCATCCAGTTTATCCATAATAGCTTGCGGATTGTTGGTAAACTTAATCGTACCAAAATGTCTGTGATCATTGAAGCACATTTTTGAGCCGTCAGTGAATTCAAAAATGAAACAGGGATGTTTACCTTCTTGAGGTGACCATTGACCAGTCATACCGAAGGTACAAGACATGTACCAGTTATCAGTAAAAGTCCAGTACATAAACTTACCACGAACATCGACACTCAGTACTTTAGTGTCCATAGTAAAATCTTGAAATCTTCCAAATTCCCCCAATTCGCTGGAATACCCATTTCTACTATCGCCGTATCTACTATTTGCCGTAGAGTGGGCGCTCTTTAATGTTTTATTTACTACCAATGGTCTAATCAAATCCGCACTCAATTTAACTTCGGGGCCTTCTGGCATAATATTTACCTCACGTGAATATCATCAACTTATTGAGTCTAAGCAAAGCATTATCTACACAATTCTTGGCACTCTCGACATCGCTAAAGTCTTCTCTAATCTCAAATTTGTCAAAATAAGGGGCAAACTTACGTGCCTCGCTGCCATGAAAATTAACCCTATAAAAGAATGGTGCCCTGGCGATGCTTTCAAGACTCGCTCCTGGCTTCATATCCTTTTCTCGTATCAGAATCACATGGTTATCAGGATACTTTACCGCCTCTTCAGCATCAATACGACAATCGCGTCTCCATTCATCTTTGGTAATACTGGTTTGGTACAAATACCATTTGGTGAATTTTAGTTTTCCGACTACAATCTCTTCCATGATCGATTATCGATTACCCCATTTTTTAACGAAGACTTGTCTTCCTTCTTTGTATAATTTAGGAATATTTATTTGGGCGGCTGATATCTTACCAAAATGAACAATGTCTGGCAAAGAAACGACGGTTAGAGGAATTTGTTTCTTACGGGCTCGAAAGCTTAAATCTGTATCGTTGAAATAGAATGGAAACTCTTCATTCCAAATTTGGTCAGTTCCGTCTACATCAAGTTGTTTCCAAACATCTTTTTTGGCAGCAATACACCATCCACCTAAGTAAGAATTACCAGTAAGCTGTTCATTTGCTTCTTTAACGAAATTCAAATCCTTATCCAGTTGACCCATAGTTGGACCGACTAAGCCGTTGGTGGATGCGCAAGCGTCTGTGATAACCTTGGTCCAATCTGTGTGGTTTTGCCTTACTTTAACGTCGTTGTTTAGGAACAAAATGTTGTCACCATTTGCCATTTTGTAACCTTGATTACAGGCTTTGGAATGGAAAGTATTTTCAGTATTTTGGACACACCTAATCCAACATTGATTTGGATTCTGCCCAAGTAATTCATTGCAGAACGGAACAAGTTCTTTATTGGTTTCGTCACTACTACCATTATCTATGATAATAACCTCATGATCATCTGGCAGTCTAATTAGGTCCTTTAGACAAGACTTGGTAAAATTCCATTTATTGAAAATTGGAATAACAATACTAAGTTTTCTCCAAATGCCGCGTGGATTAACGATGGCTTGACCAATCTTTTCTTTTACTGTAAATGTCATTTGCACAATCCTATTATTTGTTTAGCTGCGTTCTCCCAAGTATATTTTTGTACCAACTCTTGCATACTAGGCGAAAACTTTTTGAGATAGTCATCATAGTTTTTGATAACATCTCTCAACTTAGTAGCAGCCTGATCAACATCAGGATTAAATACCTTAGCGAATGATGATGGTTCCCAATATTGCATCCTTAAATCGGCTCTCATTTCTTTACCATCTATCAGAATAGAGTTATCATCATTCATAAAATCCAATTGACCACCATAACGAGGGGAAACTACAATCTTATTGGCAGCGAATCCTTCCAGTCCTGGCATCCAAAAACATTCAGCGTGGGACATGGTAAAGACTACATCGCATGCGTTATACAGTGGCTCAATATCAGTTATGAATTTATCAATGATCTCAACTTCTGCATGTTTTGGAAAAGTCTTCTTCCATTGATTGAAAATGTCATTGAACGGTACATCGAATCCTGGTTGTGGACTTTTACGAGATACCTTCAAGACTAAACAAACATCGTCTTGACTGGTAAATGCCTTACCGTACGCCCTTAATAAACCAGGTATATTCTTTCTTAAATGAGGCTGTGCAATATTGGCTAGTATCTTGTACTTCTTTTTAGTCTTCAAAGGATATTTGCCGAGATTCATAAATCGCTCTAGATAAATACCGTGAGGTACCACCACTTGATGGTCAGCCGGCATTCCATTATCGGTGAAAATCTTTTTAGAAAACTGTGAAGAAGGTAACACCTTATCTACACAACGATAATACTTAGCAAAGGCTTTTGGCAGAATTGTCGTTTCGTAGTTCCAAATACCAAATCTATTCTTTTCACCACGTACGAAAAAATGACAAAAATTACGAAGTGCCGTGTATGACATCTGCATATCATATTGTGGATCTAATTTAGAGCCAACTAATTTGTGATAATTTTCGGGGGTAATGACGAAGTCTTCTTCAGCGACTCCCTTGAGATATGGTTTTAAGTCTTCGGGGAAATGGTCAGTACCATTAGTGGAAAAAAGATCAACATGATGCCCCATCCTAATAAATTCTCTGGATAGGTTTTGCGCAACAATAGACCAACTATGATTTCTACCAAGAAATCCAAACCAACAAATCTTCATAGAGGCTTCTATATCAGGAATAAATTTGGACTCTGGCCCGTGCGTAATAGTATAACTTTAAAAATTATCTGTCAAGGTCCGAAATTATTATGTAATTGGACCTATCATAGCCGCAATACGATCCAGTGCCGCTTGAATAGTTGTTGGAGGATTATTATTCCAATTTGCTGAGCTAGCCGGATTATACTCCACACTAGCAGCTGTTACGAATTGATAACTGACGCCACTACCGGTACTCGTTAATACAGTACCAAAAGCACCTACGTTATCCAGTCCAGTACCACCATTCAAAATTGGTAGAATACTATCTGGAGCTATATCGTTCTGCAAATCTACCAAAGCTGATGGACCGCCGACATTGGCTCCGCTAAAGATGCTGATCAAATTCAATATGTTACCTACTTGTGTAGAATCCACAAATAGAGTTTGGTTATTGAATCCGCCCTTCTTTAGGAAGACGTTAACTTGTACTTTGGTACTCAAAGTCTGTAGTACTTGATCTTGATACAAATTGCTGAAGTTTAGAGTTAGCAATCCAGTATCGAAATCCATACTGACGCCCATCTTACCATCAACGATAGCTCCGAAATATCCGTCAGAACTTTCACCGTTTATATTAGGAGAGAAGGACTGAACGGCAACAGAGAATCTAATTTGATCATCGGCCAAAGCATTGGCGGTGACGAAAGAACAGTCTGCGAATCTCATTGAAGGGAATCCTAGACGTGTTGCACCATTTCCAGTATAGTCAACTATGAAGTCTGTCATAATATCGATGGTTCTTTCAGTTCCAAATAATCCATCTGGAATCTCTAGAACAATGCTTCCAACTTCAAAGTCTACCTTATAGAAATCACCATCTGGTCTTTGAAGTTCTCCACCCTCTCCAATTATCAGATTATTTGGCACGAAGAAGTCAACTCGTCCTGGATCAAATGGCTGTACCACTGGATAAACGTTGCACTGAACACCCTCGATGGTACAAGAGTTTTGCACGAATCCAGTCTCTGAAGTAAATACAGCTGGCACAAGTCTAGGCAGAGCGCTAGCTACTACCAAAGTAGGATCCCAAATTAATTGCTGCATAAATATCATTTGGGATGGACCAGTATAGAAATTGTGGCTGGCGAAATATCCATCACCATCAAAGATGTCTTGTATTGGATGCACGGATTGGGCACGTGTATTTGGATCTGAAGCGTAATCGTCTGCTCTGTCAACAAATTCTTCTAGTCTCAGTCTAATTACATTAAATCTAGTACCAATCTTATTATACGGATTAGTTGTTGGAGCAGGATATAATGGAGGAGGAATAACTGGATTTTGAACTCTTTCGATGTAGCTATCCAACAGATAACCATCAGAGAAAGTAATAGCAAAATCACCATCAATATCAGCTCTCAACATTTGAGCAATAGTGTCACCGGTTAGGTAGATCTTTTGAAGAGTCAATACGTCTGCAGTTGAATCTAAAGCAGTAATTACCCAACCACCCCAATCAGCTTCATTCGCCCCATTGCTTAGGATAACTAAGTTATAAGAGCTTAGACCGATGATGTCAACGAATGATACACTGGCACTAGTAAATTGAGCTAATGTTGGATCAGTTGGATTGGCTACCAATACACCATCACTACCATGAGCTACCACGTAACCATCGTTTGGATCAATCAATTGGAAACTAATATTGAATAAGTTAGAAAATGGTTGAGTTAGGGTTTGGTAACCGTTTGTGAAAGTTGTGGTGTAACCATCAGTTGTAATTACTGTGTGGGCTGGCAAACCAACATTGAGGTTGTAACCTAAAAAGCTATTGAGTAAGTTTAAATCGTTATCATCGATAATACCATTACCATCAACATCTCCCACAATCATGGAACATAGTCTGGCACCAGCTATTCTATAGAAAGCGGTTGGCTTGCTAGCATCTGGAATAATTTCTGCTCCAACTAAGTTACCGTTTAATAAACTTGTAACCAAAGCATTGACTTGTGTATTGAATCTGACTGCATCAGTAGGATCTTCTACAATTCTAATGAGCAACTCATCCTTAGCCATAGTCGCACTGAATAATGGAGCGTTGCTTGTAGCCTGACTTGGATCGAAGAATTTGATGTTCCTGTCAGATATTGCTCCCAAAATAAGTGGCTCGGAAGAATTTTCTAGATTAGTAACGTCAATGGTATTCAATAAAGTAACTTGAGGAACAAACTGTTGACGAGAATCGACCGGATTACCAGTTCTTTGATCGGGTACTGGATCAGAATCTTGTGTAACGGCTGCCAGTACTGCACTAAAAACATCACCGCCAACGAATTCTTGTTGTCCGAAAATATAATCGATCGTAGCTTGTGTGGTTGGATCGGTTGTGGTTTTTGGGATAATTACTCCATTACCCTGGTCATAAGCTTGACCATCAGATACCTTAGCAGCATCTGTCCAAATTCTGAACCATAAGTCTTCATCTGGAATATCAACCCATAGATTACCTGAGAACGTCGTAATTTCAGAATTTGGAACTAAGTCCTGACCTACAGCCAATAGGATATCACACTGATTAGCCGCACCAGAACGCTTCATAGCAACGGCGTAATACTGTCCAACGGTCATTACGTTACCGCCAGCTACCGAGCTATTGCTGAATACGAAATCTACTGGTTGTGGAACTGAATCCAACAATGTACCAGCAGCTAGCAAACTATTATAGTTGTAGCTGATTTGGGCAATTGGGATATTGGATGGCGAAAATTGAATTGCTTGATTTGGTACTAAATCAGTTGGACAATCTATTGTTGTCTGCAATGGATAAATGCTGACTATGATATCGCCAGTCCAGACTAAATTATTTTGTTGACCTGCACTAAGGTTTCTGACCGATAGTAATAGAGTTACTTTCTCAATATTGTTAGTCGTAGCTTGAAACTTTTGGCCAATTTGTGTAGTCACATCTCCACTTGACAAAACCAAGTTATCCAATGGCTCGGTGTAAATATTCAAATCGGTTACGTTATACAGTGGCATTGCAGCTTGCAACATTGCCTGTAATGTTAGTTGGCTAATGGAAGGATCTAGGAAGAAGTCTCTAAAAAATAGATTAGGCTGTTGATCTTGAGCGATCATAATGACATCTCTAGAAAGAGTCATTGGACTAGCTTCAGAAATAACAATTCGACCACCTAAATTAAAAGACAGATCAGGATCGCCAATGAAGTCATTAAATAGAAGAACCAAAATTTCAGTAAAGTGACGTCTACTTACCTGTGTCTCATTGGTCTCAAAGTAAAACTCTTCATATTGGAGAGCGCTGTTAAAATCCAATCCAATGACGCATACCTTGACTTGACGTTTACCCGAAGCCGTTGAATTGCTCAGAGTGATGGCTAGCTGGTTACCAAAGTTGTTATCAGAAGGCTGACTTTGTGTTTGGATAGCCAAACCGTCCAAGAATCCTACGGCCAGAGAGGAATCGAAAAGTACATGATTTACCAGGTCTTCTGGCAAAACGCCGTTACCAACATGATTATCGATAGTAGAAGACTCAATGGTAACATTGGCGGTCTGCTCAGAATTCATATCTGTTTCATCCACCTGCTGTGAATCATACCAAATTGGTCTTTGTACTGATACTGGGGCGCGTTTTGTCATTGCTTCTCTCAGGTAATATACTTAATAAACACCTGACTGGTTGCTGGTTTCAGGATATTAATAAGGTTTTCCAATACTTGTTGTACTTGGGCACTACTACTAACTATACCAAAAGAATCGAAGATATTAAGGGTAAAATCAAAAGCACCAGTTTCTCTATCAACTAACGTAGCAAAATTGGTATTTAGAGCGATCATTGTATCGAAATTCATCAGGTACGTAGTATACAAGTCTGCTGTCACTGGGAAGACAGTACTCAAGTTGTTGCTGTAGTTGACATCAATTGGCTCACCATAAGGTGCATAAATTGGACGAGAGATGTTGCTGATTCGGAAATTATCCAGTAAAGTGAAGATTGGATTTGATTGTGTATAATCAGTTCCAATAAACAAATCATTAATTGGGTCCTTGAAGGTAATACTACTAATCAAAGCATAACCATCACCAACGTTAACTTGACCCATGACAAATGGAAACTTTCCAAAGATTAGACCTGAACCGAACAGGACATCAGTATATTGATATCCATCGAGGAACAGTCTCATTTCGTCATTGCCCATACCACCATTTATCATGTAGCTAGCTTTGACCCTATGCCAGGTATTTCTTGCCCAACGAGTTGGTGCTCGGATTACGAAATCGGTACCAGAAGCTATAATCCCGAAGTTTATGTAACCGTATTCATCTTTAAATATAGATATTCTGTCTCCCTGCAAACCGCTTGGTATGTAAGTGACTGTTACTTGAGAATTTTGTGCCGGTAGTGCTCTATTGAGTCTAATGACTTGCGTATTAAAATGTGTATTCTGGTTAAGAGTACTCTGATATGTCACAATCAAATTCAAATTTGGGACTGGTAACACTTTACCCAAGTAGATTGTTTTCATATCAGTACCAATTGATCCACCATCGAAATAGTCTGTTCCTGTAAAGTCTCCAGCTATTTTTACTGTAATCACTTGTAGAATTGGTTCCGACACGATAACTGTGCTGGTACCAATACTGACGCTATCTTCTTGAATAGCATTTTGAGTATCTATTTCTAGCTTACCACCAGCAAAATAATCAATCTTCTGGTTACCGTTGGTTAGAGTGACTTTCAAAATTTGGCTGGCCGGTGTTGATACTTTGACAGCTACGTTACTGACACTGGTAACCTCTTCTACAACAGCCCCGTAGGCATCGAAATAGTATCTAACATTAGGATCATTAGCAGTATCAAATATTGGGCTCATCCAGAATTCAATGGTGCCTTGTTTTCTAGTATCAAGTATTCCGGTATTAGGAACTAAAATAGGTTCGTCCAGTATTACTATGCTCTGTCCGAAATTATCGTTAACAACCCAATCAGATTGGAAGTGCATATGGTCATCGTTCGTGTTAGAATAAAAGCTAGCACTGTTAGTGAACGGAAAATTATTAAAGCTAATCAGGAACAAAATATTGGCATTCGGCTGAATAGGAGTTAGTGAGTTATAGTCTTTGGTAATAGATAAACTATTAGCCATTACTACTTCTCCAATTCGTGTATCAGTCAACATGATAGAATAGCTAATTGCCTGGTTCAAAATTGAATTAGCTTGATTGTTGCCCATGAAATCACTACCAAAGTAGATGTTGCCATTGAGATGATCAAACTTTATGCTAGCATAAGTCGAATAATCTAATTCATACGTTCCCTGATCTAAGAAATAAGGCTGGCCAGGCAAATCAGACATTTCCAAAGTAAAGAATCCGTTTTGCAATCCACTGCGGTACGCAGTCACATTAAGTACTTGATAAACTCCATTTGTAAATTGCGGCAAAGGAGTTGGGACAGATGCAACAGTTGACTGTATACTGATACCATGTCTATCAGTTGACAATCCGGTGATTATGTAATAACCTGCCACCGAAGCTGGTGAATTGATAACCAAATAATTACCAATATCAAGTCCGCTAAAGAAGTTGTATCCGTCTCTAACGAAACTGTAACCATCATAACCATCTGTTTGTAAATTGTAACCAGCATTAATTGGATAGCTATATCTAACCACTGGAACCAATTCATCGAATTCACTGTAGGTGATAGGATATCTTTCTTCAACAACAATAGCTAAAACATTTTTAGATGAATTGAGTGGTTTGGCATTTACTTGTATGTAGTCGACTTGAACATATAGGTTAGCAAAATTTAAAGTGCCATAATCGGTAAATGTAATAGTTTCAGTAATTGTGGTGATACCAGTCACACCATGAATAGTAACTTCAACTGGGGTGGTAAAGTCAACATTAGTTCCACTAATTGTGGCTTGAATGCTTCTACCAGTTTGTGAATTGGAAGGCTGTGCAGTCGGCAGTTGGTTGGAAACGAATACTCCACTAATCAAAGTAGAATTGGCCGGTCCAATAGCTACAGATGGTAAAATGATCCTAGTGATGTCCGCCTGATCCAAATCAATTGGAGGAGGTAGTTGAGTCATTAAAACATTTTCCACCTGGTTGCTCCAAACATAATACTGTTTGCTGATATCACGGAAGTTAAGGCCCAAAGTTCTAACAAGAATTAAATCATTAGCGAATACATCATTGAAAATAGTTAGTACGTTATCGAAGTTAGCATCTTGACTAATACTATAGGCAGGATCAAGGGCACGGACGCCAGGTATTTCATTTTCAGTATTAGAATAGATATAGTATGTCGCATTCAACAGATTAACTGGTAAAGAATCTGTAATGGTAAGAGTATTGCCAGCTACCTGTACAATTGTATAGACAACTGGTGATGAGTATCCATCTACGATTCTAATTGAGTACCCAGGTTCAACACCACTGGTTGTAAAATTAGTTCCAGAGGAAACATTAGGGCTACCTGCTGTTCCTGATAAATCACTACCTTCTATGAATGTGTGAATAGTGGAAACGGCAATATTTGGTACGATGTTAATTTCTGAAGTGATAAAATATTGAGTTTGATTGACAGAGAACTTACCATTGGTTAAACTCAATGGCATAGGAGCATTAAGAGATAGCGTCTGTCCGTTGATAGATTCAATCGTGTAGCCCGTTGTAGAAAATCCAGTTTCATTGATGAAAATAGGATCGCCCACGAAGATATGGAATGCGCTAAAGTTTATACTAGAAGTTACAACCGGACTGCCAGCTGTAGTAACTAAATCGTCGGAACCAACAATGTCTCGGGTAGCCAATCCCACAACCTCTTCTGGATCGACAGTCCTGAACTTCTCATGCAGATACGGTTGTAGCTTTTGACCGTATTTTATAATGTTTGGTACTTCTAGGCCGTCTACGAAGAGGTGCATCTCATCACGGTTATTTCTAGTATTGAGTTTCCACGATGCACCAACCATGTGTGCTTGGTTGACTTTCCAAGATGAAACATCGGCACTGACCATATACATTTTGCGATCTCTTCCATAAACTCGGAAGTTCAAATATCCACTAGGATCTTTGTAAATAGAGAATCTGCTTCTATCCTGTTCCAAACCAAAATCTAAGATGTAATGTTCTAGATCTGATATGAAAGTTAATCCTTCATCGATACCATAGCCATCCATGAGCGGTGTAATTGTCATGGTGACTTTGTTGGTACCGGTAAAGGTAGTCATGTTAGCTGGCTTAACGACACTAAGAGGTTTAACATCATAGAATTTACCACTGGAGGCAATTGTGAATTTGTAAGTATTATTGTTAGGAGACACATAGCCATCGATGACCTCTAGGTACCAACGCTGGAAATTTCCAGACATGTCATTAGCATAATAAATGAAGATGCCGTCTTTATTCGTATTTGGATTTCCGGTTACGTTAGACTGTTTAGTAATTGTAAAAGAGCCATTAGTAATGGTTGGGTGATATTCCGAACCACCAATAAATACTCTGAATGCGTCAATAGGTAAATTGTTTCTAGTAATGGTGAACGTGAGAGCGGCATCATTATCCAAACCATTCCACTGTGGCAAAACCCAAGTTTCAAAGGTGCCCTCTTCCAATCTAATATTTGAATTGATTGGCATGGTTATGGTTTGATCGGGCTGATCAATCAAAACACCATTACCAAAATGTGCCGACAATAATTGAAAACTTCCAGTTGTTTGTATACCGGCCGGGAATAGTAATCCACTACCCAGTGACCAAGCCTCAAATGCTGATTCAATTAGTTGAGGTTCTATGTGGGTAATTATCTGTACCAAATTCTTAATAGCAGCAACTGTTGGTCCTTGAATAAAGGAGGATAGTGCGGCTTGCAGGGCTTCACGATAACGCTCTCTATTTAGGCTCAAATCAAAGGTTGACAAGTCAGGTACGTTAACGAGTGTTCCAAAGTTTTGTAGCAAGGCATCACGTAGAGCACCAGCTTTGTAGGAAACATAATACTGTGTTCCAGTAGGTAGATTGGTGTTCTGACTGAAATCTAGTACGTTATCACCGTATTCGTAGCTAACCAAAATTTCATCAGCCAAATAGGTGTAATCAACAAAGAAATCTCCCTTGTTATAATCCACAATTACTCTGGCAGCTTGGCTAATGGTAAAAGAATAGGTAACATCAACTAGATCGCCAAGATGTGGAGATCCTATTCCAGGCAAAATCAACTTGAGCGGGTTACCAGGAACTATAGTTCCAGAACCATTCCAAAGTTGTTGAGAGTCTGAAACTCTGACCACACTAAATGTGTACTGAATGTCCGGAGATAAGTAAGGAATATTTTCATTTAGTGTAATGAAATAATTAGTTCCATCAAACTGCACGCTCTCAAAAGATTGTTTGTTAATAGAACCAACTGTGATGTTAAAATTATTGCTAGTACTGACGAAAGCAAAGTTGATAGGGTTAGTGTTGTGAGTTAGATCATTAAACTCGTACACGCTACGTACAAATTTGACGGCGTAAGTTACACCAGGTACAAATGTGCCATCTACGAAAGCTCCCACCATTCCATTGATTAATTGAAATGGAGATGATGTAACATTGTTGAGGTAAGCTTCGTCCGAAACATCTAAATTAGCTGGAACTATGGCGCCATCTGTAAATGATATGTAAGAAAACTGTTTGTTCTTTGGATTGAGAACACTGATTTGATAGTAAATATCGTCTACGCTAATAATATGTGGGAAGTCAGGTACAATGCTATCCATTTTATATGTAGCAGTGCCTATGTCATTGTCTTGTGTATTAGAAACGGCTACGTAGATGATGCCATTCTCATAGTCAACAGTATATTGACCAACAGATAATTTGTTTATATTGAAGGCAGCGTCGAACTCTCTATCATACCAAATTTCAGTAACGAATACATTACCGTCAGTGAAGATCAAACTGGTATTAAAGGAAGCGGCAATGCCGTCCTGTGAAGAGTTGATGATTGTGTTATTGGCTAAGAAGATAGTAAAAATCCTAACGCCACCACCGTTAGTTGATGTAGCATTGATTCCTAGCAATTCATTTGAAACGGTTGCAAAAGTAGCTCTTTCCCCAACTTCCTGCAAAACACGGGGCGGCTTATTGAACTTGAAGTAGACTTTATTGTCGTTCCATCTATCCAATAGATAAATTTCTCCAGAAGTTTCATTATAAATTTGAAACACATTAGTGATTGGAGAGTTTTGGGTAGTTAGTTCATTGAGCGCATTTAGATTATTTAGAATTCTTTCATTGATGGATTCAATGTGGGAATCGGCTACATAATCGACGCCAGGAACTAGAACCTGTTCGTAGTTGAAATTGATGGTGCCAGGGGAGTTTAGTAAGTTACCAAGTGGCAACGCTACAAGCTCCAATGAATCGGGATCGTATACATAATCGACCTGCGAAACATAGGTAAATCTATAGTAATAGGTAGCTAGTGGGGGAGATGGGCCTGTACCATCATTGGTTGAGCTTGCGCCGTATACATAAACTGTTGCTGTAGGATAATCTATAGAATAGATTCCTGGTACAGATGGTAATGCACTCAAACTGAATGGAATTTCAGTTATAAAAGCTGGATGTGGTGCGCCGGTATTAGAGTTTGGATCTGTGAATACCACTCCACCAAGTGTCGGAATATTGTTACTGGCGTCCGTTATTGGAGCGTGCTGCAAACTGAAGATGTTGATAATTGGTGGCAGAACTTCTCTTACAGATTGTAGTGTAGTAAAAACCTCTACCGTGGTTTCGTCCACTTCAATACCAAGTTCTTTATACTCGTATTGAATAGTAATGCTGAAAATTTGATCCAGTGAAAAATTTGGGTCCTGCAAAATAGCGCTATTCAACCTAACTTGATTAGGTTCCAACAATAAATAGCTAGACGCATAAGCCTGGTCGAATGTAGAGTCTAAGAGTTGATATCCTAGATCTTGAATGTTGTAGGTATAGACAGGATTTGCAGTAGTTAGAGTAAACACTATGCTATCAACTTTAGTGACTGGATTATTCTTTAGGTTGAAAGTTAGCGTGTTTATATTGAAAGTGCCATTTTCATTATTGGAGCTTGGCACACTGGCTTCTGTAACTATTTGTCTCTGCAATGTAACTGGAAAGTATGGAAAGTCAGTAAAGACGAAAGATGTATTTACGGCTGCATTGGTTGGCGCATAACCAACTCTAAAAATATCATAGGCAGCCTCTTCATACAATCTGTCAAAAGCACCTTCTCCTCTGGTGTGTAATTCATCAATTACTGTGAATGACAGATAGTTTTCATTTTTACTCTGTCTAATATCATAAAGGGCTCTGGAAAAGTTGACAGCGATAGATTGTAGATATCCATTGATTATAGTAGTGGTATCACTGGCATTATAAATGTTATTCTGATAAAAGGATTGCAAGTAATCCATGACTGGATTATCTGACTGTAATGGACCAGTGATTAGGAATTTGTTAGAAACTCCATCTTGAGAAATTTTGGCATCGCCATTAACTGAGATGAACGGATTGTTGGGTGTTGACTGAAATTGTAAATAGTAGGCTGCGTATGGAATCAACGGTTGACAGGTAATAGATAAGACATTGGTACTTACAGTAACCTGTAAAACCTGTGAATCAGGCACATTAGCAGTTTGTGAAAGTATGGAAACGTTAGCTGGAACCAAATTTTGAGTTAGATCTTCCGTAAAAAATACGTCGATACTAGAGCTACTATTGATTATTACGTTAACGATTCTAAGGATAGCTGTCATATGGATTCGGTGTTGATGGTTATGGTAAGTGGCTGGAAGTACTGGTCTTCATTGGCAGTGATGCTGAGAACCTGTCCGGACTCACCCGCAACATTGAAAGCTAGTATTCTTGCTCTATCTATACCCTGAACACCTTGTGCTATATTGATAAGTGTAATTTGGTCTATAGTTTGGCCCAAAGTAGTGCTGGTTAAAGCCGACACCAATTGATTACGCAAATTCTGAAGCACAGTTGTTTGGGTACTCAAGAAGCTCTGATCGATAACCACGTTCATGGTCAGATTGAGTTGAACTAGCTTGGCTGCTCTAACAAGTACATCGGCATTGATTGGGCGGCTATTTTCTACAGTAAAAGTAGCGGTTGATATCAATTGATTGTAGTTGTACTGTATTAGAATTCTTTCGTTTTGTTTTGGAGCTAGATAGTCATAGAAAACTGTATACCTAGCGCCCACACTTGGTTTTGTAAACGAAGTTGCAGTAAACTTAGTTGAGGTGGAAGTTTGGAAACCACTGCTTACATAAATTTGGTTAATAAGGGCAAACTTCTTATCAGTATATAACGAACCAATTCTAGTATATGATAGATTTTCAGAATCATTATCAGTTGTATAATAGAAGGTTATTTGAATTTGATCTCCCAGTGTTGGTAGATTATTTGTAGGCACAACCATAGTATTGTTGGTGGTGCTTGGCAAAATGAATTCAGTGGCTGACAAACTAGGATTGGACAACATCGTGTTTGAAAAATACAAGTTGTTGGCGATAGTTGTTCCAATTGTGTCGTAAGTAGCTAGAGTTTCTAATACAATACTGCTACCTGGGCTATAAGTAGCTACCTTCTCCATTGAAACAATTTTGGCTATTCTAACATTGGTTGGTAGGCTAGCCGTGGAGTTGAGATTCAAAGCTGTACGCAAAGCCTGTTGCAAATCTTGTTGAAGGCCCGTGGAAGTGGCTGTGAAAATTACGTTTTCGGCCAATGCCATGGTGGTTCCAGCTATTGAAATGACTCCAGTATTGATGACTTGATCCAAAGTGGTACCGATGATACGAGTTGGTGCTTCACGTAAATTGTTGAAGTTAAAGTACATGACGAATACCGTGTCACCAGTTGCTGCATTAGGCGTCTTGGGTATCAATAACCTATCATTGGTCTGATCAATAGTTCCAGTGTAGTTCCATACCTCTTGTCCATCCAACAATCTAATTACTGAAATCTGATCGGCCGTGATATGATTCAAGGTAAGAGTAATGGTGATGTTGTTGGTATTAACGTTGTAGCCCGTAATATCATAGTAACCATCATTGTTAGGAGTAGTAGCTCCAGTAATTTTGACTTTCTTATTGGTTAAATCTGGAAGAGAAGAGAAAACTACCTTTAGACTGTTCAAAGTAGCCTGCGTAGGGCTGATAGGTGTTAGGTAGCCATCAGTTACGCTGAAATAAACTGTATCACTGTTTTCATCTACTACTTCAAAATTAAGTCCACTAGCTTGAGAGGTGAAGGTGACTAATGGAATAGTGAAGCTGTTAGTGGCAGAATCAAATCCCAGCTGATTAATATAGGTCTTGATAACTTGATTACTAAAGCTGAAAGGCTGAAATCTTCTTATATCTGTGGCTTGATAAATAACCAAAACTCTATCAGCAGTAGCTGGGGTATTAAATCCAGTAAAAATTAACTGAAAGTTGCCATCTATACCATTGACTACTTGGCCTTCATTATCTGGGTTCCATAATTCTTTACCATCTGATAGTCTGATAACTGATAGTACCTGATCTGCGGATAACATATAATCAGACGTAGAAAGATTAAGTTCCACATAAAATTGGTTGCTCAGATTCAGCTGAACAACTTGATTCTCGCGTCTAAAAGTGTTTACAATGCTAAAGTTATTGAATCCATTGTTATCATTGAGCACATAACCATTTCCGATACGACTTGCTGGCAAAGATGGTGTGACTGCTGAAAACAGATCGTTAACATTAGCTATATAGATAACCTCCAAATTGAGCCTATCAGCAGTCGTGTCAATCAATGAAGCTGGAATAGTAACTTGTGTACCGTTGCTGCTTCCCTGAGCTGTAGTGGACTGGAACACGTTGGTAACATTTAGATATGCGGTAACCTTATCTCCATTTTGAGCTACAGTATCTGTTGGCAAAATGATAGTTGTATTGTAAAGCACCTCGATACCAACAACCTCTGCCACACTGGAGAAGATTCCATTGTTTTGGGCCGTATCGTATAATTCAACATTGGAGTTATTCCAAGTAACAGAATTAACGGTGTTGGTTGGTATGGCCAAATTACTAATTACCACGGACATACGGTTGACATAAATACCAGAAGGCACCGTCTGAACGTACCCATCAACTTCCAAGAAAGTGTTGGCAGAAATAATAGTATCTACCGGATGGCTAGTAGTTCCAATGAAGAAATTATTGCCTGGGCTGACAGTAAATTCTACTACTTCATTTCGAATAGCAGAAGGATATCCCCAGTCAACGCTATCGGTAACTGGTCTTGGATTTTGAGTATCGACCAGGCCGTCAAAATCAGAATATCTATCGTAATCCACTATCCAAGTATAATCTACCTGTAATACATTACTTGGAGAAGGCAGGGTATTTCCTGAGATTTGGATTCTGCCAGTGTTATTGTAAGGTGTAGTGGCATCCAAGTTTTGGTTGGTGATAATGTATCTTTCACCTGTATTTGTATTAAATACTCTGGTAACGTTAGTGGCTGGAGTGTGCAGCAATTGAATGATCGATCGATCGCTGGTAACTGTACTGTTTTCGTTTGTGATACCCAATTGTTGCTGGGCGTCGGTAATCTGTAAAACCTGCGTGAAAGTTGTAGCGTCTTGACCGTTTGTCTGACCTTTGATCAGGTCTTCCTGAAAGTCTATTTGATTGCTCTTCCAAACAAATGTATCAAAGCCAAACGGACTTCCACCATATACGCCTGTATCCTTGACTAATTCATAGTTACCAGAACCACGTCCATAACCATCTACACTGAATTCTACGAAGTTAGATCCGCTCTGTGAACCAGTGACTTGAATTATAGAATCAACAGGTTGACTTGGCAATTGGCCGTTTTGAATATCAGTTATTCTTCGCTGGTTAATTGTTAGGTTGGCATTTGATGCTAACTGTCCAAGTACGAAATTGTTCTTTGGGCTGGTTGGATCGTTATCGTTGCTTTTGTCTTGGTAAATAAAGGTGTCTGTATTGGAAACATCATTTGCTCCCAGAATAACAACGTCTACCTTTCCACCAGAACCTTCGGAAACAATAGTTAGTGTTCCGTTAATAACCTCAGTGACAGTTCCGTCACGCGTCATCAATGGGTTACCTGGGCCAATAACCACTGCGTCCTGGACTCCAGTTACGCTCAGGGCTGCGTTCAGATAGCCCAAGCTGGTTCCAACACTGGAACCGCTAAAAGTCGATAGGATACGATTTCTGAAAGCGGCATCAGTTTCCTGGTCTGTACCACCTGCAAAGTTAGCCACGTTAGTTACGTTACTTATACCTGGAATATTGACCTTTGTTAAAGTATACTGGCCAATATTACCGGAAGATCCTGGAGATGACGCTGTAACCGTTACTTCCACAGCATATTGATCTGTGATTCCTACGAAAGCTAATTGAGCCGCAAATTTAGTAGCAACCGAACGATAAAAATTAATGTTGGAAGGTACCAGAGAAAGTCCACTAGATACAGTGAAGCTCAAGCCACCATCTGTGTAAACTGGTGCTCCAGCATTAACGTTGACGGCAGCACTAAGGGAAGAAAATGTGAGTAGTGCTACACCTGTAGATGGTGTGGCTTGCTTTCTAATCAAACCAAAGTTTTTACCCAACTTATCCAAGTCGGTACCAACAACTAGTCTAAGGGATTGCTTATTTGAGACTCCCTGCAATTCATCATACAGAAGTGATAATTGGGAAGATGGTCCTTCAATGAATAAATCTCTAGCTACTGTTCCTGGTTTGGTGTCCAAATCAGGCTGAGCCATCCTGAAAAAATCTATCAGGTTAGAGATGATTTCATTTACCGAACGAATCGTAACCATGAGCTATCCTTAGATTGTTGATATGCTAAAAGCAGTTGAAACTGGTTGGAAGCCCTTAGTAATACATTTGACCTTCACGTTGAAAAGTCTCGGATCAAAAGAACTCCTTACTACAGATATACCTAAAATAGCTGCAAGTTGTTCATCAGCACTTACTTTTTGAAAAGATTTTATCTGTAATTGCTGCAAATACTGTAGATTTGTTAAACAAGTATTTAACTGAGAAGTGGCAACTTGGACTATTACACTAGTACTTTGTGGATTTCCGATAACTGATCTCGACAAATATGAACCGTAAGATGGATGCAAAGGGTTGCTTCCAACATCCGTTAAACAAATTTTAAGGATGTCCTGGATAAGCTTTTCGCTATCTTTTACCGTCTGAAGATCGCCCTGGTTGATAACAAGGTCTCCATTTATAATTTTTAAGTCAAAAGACATACCGACTCCACCTTAATGCAAAATTATTAGGTAAATCATCAGATTAAAGGTTCAGGGCGTTATTGTTCAGATAATCCTGAAATACCTGGTCCATAATCTGATAAAAAGCATTGACCGTATTGGCCAAGGAAGCCATAGCATCTGCAATGTTCGGTCTTTGTGACTGCAAAGAGCCTGATTGCTGCCCCAAAACTGTTTCTGCACGAACGATGGCATCATCGTCTAAAAATCCTAAAAGGTCTGTAGCTGGCATAACATAAAGGGCGCCCATAACAGCTACAATATCAGCCAGTCCCAAACCACTAAACTCGCCCATAATCATTTCCACAATTTGGAGAGCATCACTTGCCTGACTTAGTAGTCGATTTCTTTGTGTATTTAGATTGTTTTGCGTTCTGGTGCTCAAGTCACCCACTGAATCTGAAGTGCTTGTGTCAAAAGTCAGCTTGTAGTTGGAGAAGGCGTACCCGCCCGCATCTGGAGTAGATGTGGATGTTGCAATAGTGGGTGTTAGGCTGGACAATATTACTTGTGCCTGATTGTTAATAATATCAAAATCATTAATGGTCATCAGGTCTGTGGAGACATTTGAATTAAGTGGCACACTTCTTACGGTTGAACCACCCTCTGGACCACTAATGGATGGGATTGGTAGCCAGTAATAGCTGCCCTGTCTAGCATGTATAATACGCATAGAATCTACCAGTTTAAACATCAGCGCTTGTATAGTTGATAGATATTGTGCAAATGATTGTTGCTGAGATACTTTGAACGCGCTATTGGTGAAAATGTTACTGATTGGTGTGCTACCTATATTGATGCTTTGAATGGTTTTGAAGTTTTGAACATAACTTATCAAATCAGCTGTTGCCATACCAGCATCTGTAGCGGTGTTAAAGCTAGAGAATCTTTCCGTAATAACTTTTTCTAGCAATGGTCTCTCGGCAGTACCAGTATCGCTGGTTTTCAAATAACTGGCGTTTGGTACGAAGGGAACTGCTATTCTCTTGGCTATTCCGGGAGCAGTCTTGGATTCAGCAGTCCAGACACTGAAGTCAATTCTTGGATCCACCATGAATGGTTTGATAATGTGTCTATGTTGGAGCAATATTTTGTATCCACCAGCACCAGGATTTGGTTTAACGCCGGTAGCATCCTGATAATCTGCTAATGTAATTTCTTTGTCCCCTACCAAACTTGTGGTAGATAGAATATCACCAGGAGCAGCATATGATTGATTGTTTACATTGAAATCGAACGCATACGTACTCTGTAAAAATGGTTGAGCAAATTTACGAATGTTAACGTTACCATTACTACCATATGTGCCGGAAGTTAATGCCAAAACACCAGCCTCCACTGATTCTGGTACAGAAAATATCTGCGAGGTACCGGCCGCATAAGTCTCACGGGCCTGCGAAATAGCCTCAAAGGCTGAGCCAACGTTACCAGCAATCATAATCTTTGTAGCAAGAGTAATCTTACGAGTGATATTAACTCCCTTGATACTATCAAATCCTGGATTATAAAAGGTAGCCTGATCCTGAGAGACCACTGGAAAACCTATAATCCTGTAGAAAGTATGACATCTACTTTCCTGCACTGATTGCACAGGAGTTGAAGTGTTAGTGGTGGGAGCTGGAGTTTCTGATGTGGGACTGATATTTAGAGCGGCGAGTAGGTTTTTGGTATTTTGACTGGTTACGCTGACGCTAATTTGTCCTCGTAAATCATCGATACCAACATTCTGGCCCTGTTCGTTGTCACCAACAGTGGCACCACCAGTTACGAAATGTTTGTACATTTGTCTTACGTCAGGGTCAAAGTTTTGATTACTTTGGAAATTTGTCTGTGGTGTATCAGTAGCCATTAATCACCACCATTATTTGAGCTGTCCCTAGCCAAATCACCAGCATCTCTTCTTGGTGCACCTGGAGTATCACCCTCACCAGTTGGTGGTAGGATAGATGGAGCGAAGACGAATGTATATGGTAGTTCTTGTAGTGTATGAGTTGGAGAAGAACCATCTGTTGGTATTGTATTAGTGCACAATATCTGATTCTGGAAAGAAACCATTATGGTACCACTGCCTGCTTCGGTGCTAGTAATTTGAGCCGTAAATGCTTGATAGCCGTCGTATGAGAAGTTAGTTACATTACCAAATGTTGGATACGCCTTTATTTGATTAGCCAATATCTGTCCTGTAGCGGCCGGAATATTTGACGTAATTGGCAATCCATTATTTTCGTTCAGGTTAACGGTAACGAGGATTGATTTGGTAGTGAATTGTGTTGATGGAGTTAATGTGAAGTTGCTTTCACAAGGATTGAAGCCTGCACTAATAACTGCACCAAGAGCATTTACAGTATCAGTTTGTAACTTATTCAGACAGACAGTTGAAGATGCCTGGAAATCAGCCACACCAGTCGTTGTCATATTGGCACGTAGACCAGATACGGCAGCTAACAAACACTGTTGAGCTGCTGCTGGATCTGGGAACGTTATAGCTTGCAAATTAGCAGTTTGTGTAGCGACGTTCGCAAACAAAACGTTGTTCACGAAAGCCTTGCTAAGTGCAACGGCTGGCTGACAACCTAAAGTTACCAAGTTCTTTTGAAGCAAGACTGGTAGGTTTGGCTTGAATGTATAAGTCATATCCTGGAAAGTATAACCATCTGTTGGATTCAATGTAGGAATCAATGAGAATTGTCCTGGCATATGAACGAAGTTTTCCAGTGTTGCCTGATCTGTAATTGGAGTTACACCGTCTGATGCGAAACCAGTTAGTTCTGTGACACCATCATCCAAATAACCCAAACCTCCAACTAAGTAAACAACACCAGTTGGCTCCGATACGTTACTGTTATTATAATTTTGAAGATCTTGAGTTGGGACCTTCTGCATTATACAGTCTTTGAATCTAATGTATTGAGCAGTCCCGGTTCTACCCCATTGTACTGGATTATAGAATAATCTTAAATCAAGCGTGTATGCGGCTTGCATTGGAGAAGTTTGAGCCGAATAGCTTGCATCAGTTGGGAAGAAGATAGGCTTTGGTGTAGTTGTAACATCATATCCATCAACAATGTTCCAAAACTGTTGAGGAATAGTTTGATCGGCATCGAAAAGTTGCCAACTCTCACTTCTTATGTCTATGTTAAATCCGCCAGGCAATGAAGTTAAGAAACCAGCTTCCGGTAGGTACTGGAACGTTCCCGTTGTATTCGTGTATTGAGTCTGTACAATTGCTGGGCAAGTTGTAGGTGAACAACAGTTGCTATTGCTGCCGCTTTCACACGGCGGAATAGAGAAGAGTAAGCCTAAAATATCTTTAAAGACAGAGATGATAACATCGAAGAAAGATAAGATAGTAAACATGTTTTGGAAAACACATAGAAGCGAAGATAGCTTCTTAGCCGTGGAAGCTACGCTGGTAGCGTTAGCCGTTTGGAAAGCCAAAACAAGAGCGTTGATGTTCTTTAGAAGAGCGTTAACAAATAGTACAATTTGATCAATGATGTATAAAATCAGTTGTAACAATAAGATTAAAATAGAGATAATCATTACAATCAATGCAAACTGCGGGAACAAATTAAGGAACTCTGGAATGCATTGTGTAAATAATCTATCGATAGCGCTGATGAGTGCGAATGGATTCATTAAAGCGCATAAAACTTCGATAATACATATGATAAGATTTAGAACTGGCAAGAAGAATTTATAGAGCATCAAGAATGGCATGAATTGATCAAGCAATTTCATGATACCATCGAAAATATCTTTCCCGAAATTTGGATTAAGGGCGGGGTTTAATGTACCAGGAGGAATTATTAATTGTAATTCATTAAGAATAGCTAATAAGTCTTCAGGGAATCCAGCTGGGAATGGTAGCGTAGAAATGGGTGGCGTAGCAAATGGCACACCAAATGGTGGAATTGCTGGACCTGATGGACCTGAAGGTGATGGGAATGATACGTCATTCGCTGAACATGGTGACATTGTTTATTTATATATCCAAGTTATTAGGATCCCCTTATTCAATTGTTTCATTTTATTTTAGCTAGAACCACCAAATATCTTCTTGTGCGCTCTTTCTTGCATAGTCAATGTTTCACAATCAATTACAATATCACCATCGGATGAAAGAGTTGTGCCCTGTCCAGAATGAATGCCGATGCGCCCTGGCGTCATAATCAATAAACCTTGGTCGTCAACTCTTATCAAATGAACGAATCCAGAGTTTACAATTCTAATATCAAGAATACCATTAAGCGCTCCATCCTGGCCCAGTGATGTAAATCTGGCATCTCCAGCTACACCAAATCCTCCTATTTGAATAAAGGCGTGTCCATTCATACTCAACATTAAACTACGTTGATTTAGATCCCTGCCTAAATTGGCCACCACACCACCCGCAGTATCTAACCATAAGGATTGTCTATCTGAAGTATTTGCGCCAATGTTCAAATCCAAAGAGCCATCCATGTTAATAGAGCCGCTACGACCGCCTGCATTGGCGCCAGGTCCAGAGACATTGATAGTAGAAACGGCTACAGCAGCATTGGTTGCTGGATCGCTGGCAATATAGCTGGGGTCTACGTTGGAAACTGTGCCAGTTGGATAGCCTAAAGTGGCTGGGCTTCTCTGTACTTGGTTTGTTTGTAAAACGTCGTGATAAGCTGTTCCATGTTTGATGTTGTAAGGACTATTATTCACGAACTGACTAATACGATCAATTGGTCCAGCATTTGCATTGGTGTTTGCATCCATTAGTGTAATGGAGCCGTGTGGGAATGTTGTATTGAATCCAACGGCAGCACCACTTGGACTAGTCATAGCCGCAGCAAAGGAATCTACATAAACGTCTTGGCTAGTTGGTTGGCCACTCTGCAAGAACCAAAGTTGATTTGGGTTGCTATTATCGGTGGTTGCGAAAGTAGAATAGTTCTCAGGGCGGACCAGTAGTGGCACGTTACCAACTTCACTGGAAGCTGGAACGTTTAACTTGAATTGGCCTTCTTTATCCACATCAATAAAGAACCTACTACGTTGTAATTTAGCGTTGTAGTTATCATCATTGATACTTAGGGCAGTGCCTTGATTAGTTGGATTTGGATCTTTTCTAGCGTTTAGCTCCCAGTGGAAAGCAATACTCTTTCGCTCTAGCGCCTTGATATTTAGAAATGATTGTTGAGCATTGGTAGTAGCAACAGTACCGTTGGTACGTAAAGTTGTAGTAGGGCTCAGACCAACAGGTATTGGTAATCTGTTAATATCTAGAATGTTGCCGAAAATATCAACAGATGTACCCTTAACCTCTTCAATCAAGAAGTTAGGAGCGACCAAGCTTAGACTCATTGTATCGGCACGACTGCTGCGACGATTTGGTGTAGTGTAGATAGTCAGATTTTGAGCGGTGGTTGTATACTTATTAGATTCAGTTTTATCATCATCTACATTGGACTGATACTGAAATTCATATAGCATTTCACGATGCTCTGTGAACGGAGGATTCTTTGTAGAACCCGTTACTAAATCGTTAGCTGTAGCGGAGGGATCCAATCCTATAATTGAAAAGATAGGGTCATAACTGTCATCTTCTAACTTAGTACTTCCACTATAGGAAGCCGCTTGTGGATTGGGGCGCAAATCTCTTTTAACTAATCCACCTATTTCACGAAATGATTGATTAAAATGATTCTCATTCTCGAAATTGAAAGTAATCAAATTCATCTTAGGATATCTTTGACTACCGGCAAAGACATGAATATAATTGGCGTCAGAACCTATATTGATGTTACTGTCTGAATCGAATAAAATACGTGATGTATCTGTCGATTGAATCAACATCTGTCCAGGTAATAGATTCGGAATGATTTGATCATTTTCTGGCTCATAATTGACCAAATGATATTGGCCTCCTAAACTCTGAGCCACAGTAACTGGCGTATTCTTGGCTGGTAAGGCACCAATAAACATGCCTGTACTATCTATTAGTGGGAATGCTTGTGGTACCGATACAGCAAGGGGCTTTCCTCTAGAGGCAGATACCTCCGTTAACTGGACTCGAAAGTTCGAGCCAGAAGAGTCCACTATTGAACCAGATCTTAACATACCTGGTGGTGGATCGAATATATTTACCCCGCGTCTATCAGTAGCCATTAGACCCCTTAAAACCCAGGCCCAAAATTACCTGTTGTAGTGCTGGTTGGGTTAGCCATTGAGTCTGAAACCTGAGTGAAGGTTACCCAACAGTCAATAATATAACTAAACAGTGAAATTCTTAGTTGATTGTTGTTTGCTGTAATTGCTGATGCATTTGTTCCAGTATTGCTGCCACTTGAATTGGTTCCTGGATTAGGACTTGGATTTGAAGGATTTGGTGTACCAGTATTAGTACTTACATTATTCATTTGATTTCTAGCAGCATCAAGAGCTTTTTGAGAAGGTGACCTTCTATCTGTTTCATCATCCATACTTATTGTTGCTATAGTTACTGCATCAGCTGGTAATGTAATATTTTGTACTGGTTGATTTTGAACGGCTGCATTATTGATACTCTGCGATCCGCCAGTCAAACTTTGCATAGCCGCAGTGGCTTGAGTCATAAGTTGTGAATTTACTGGATTGTTTTTGTCGTAAAAAATTCTTAATTCAACAGCGGCCTTTACGTTATTACCAACAGTATTGTTAGCGTTAATTACGTAAGCCGCAGTATACAATATGTTGTTAATAACTGTCTGATTGGTAGCAGCATATGGGCTAACGTTGCTTGCGTTATCACTTGAGTTTCCAGTGACTGGAACGGTAGGATTATTACCGTCTATCTGAAGAACGCCCAAGTTTTCTTCTGTGGCTGAAGAATCTTGTCTGTGAATAATTGTGTTGGTTACTTCTTGGTTCTTATAAATTAATTTACCAATAGTATCCAAAACAGTTGGAATATATTCTCCAATACTATGTCCATATGATAGCTCTAGGGTGGTAGTAAAGCCAGCACCTTGTGTTAGAGAGTGGCTAACTGAAGTAACGTAAAATAGTAGATTACGATTTTCTAAGTATATTACCTCTCCAGGTTGCATATACTCGTTGCCAGATATAGTCAGTGTTCCTCTTAAAATATTATAGCGGTTACGGCTCAATATCATACTTGCATATGGTCCCAGTTGGGAGACCGGATCTTGCAAAAATGGTACGTTGACGATGTATGGTTCTTTGAAACCATAATTACGCCACATATCATAATCTATGGCGTAGGCAGTTACTAGAGCGTTACCACCACCTGGGAATGATTGCAATCCATTTGGACCACCACCGCCTTGTGTTTCTGAGAAGAATGGAAAGGTTCCATGAACTTCAACGGCTGTATAAGGTGGTGCATTTTCGCCAATTCTAATACTTCTTATTTGCACTTGTTTGATAACATATCTAGAACCTGAGCCTGGGCCGTAATCATCATACGATTCGTCCTCAATCATATGTTCATACACTTCGGGAATGTTTTGATTACCGAAAAGTCCTGGGTTAGTTAGACTGCTAGCTATCGTGCTGTTATCATCAAGAGATTTGTATTCAGCCGCATTCTTAACAGTGTGGTAGAATAATTTTACAGCATTTTGCCATTGCTGCATGTATTGAGTGAGTTCATTGGTTACTTTGAACAAATCAACGACTTGACCAGTATCTACTTCGATTGCTTGGTTTGGTCCAGCAGAAGTTAAATAGTCTTTGCTGTTAATAGTTTGTCCAGATTTGGTTTGGATGCGTGTGATAAGTTGTTGTACCACGGTGTTCTGGAAAATAGAAGTACTGGTTCCGCTACCTGTGTTCTGTCCCTGTTGTACTTGATTTTGTGCTTGCAACGCCTGAAATAAAATAACATACTGCTCAGCATTACCGAACAGTTGTTTGGTGGATGTTCCGGAGGCAACCAATTTGCTGTAGTCCGAGTTGCTTTGGGGTATAGCACCATCTGTAACTTCTGGATTGGCCTGAGCCACTAGATTTTGGATATCCGTAATAGTATCCGTAGAATCCGAGATGAAATTGAAAGTTCCGCCCATGCCCTGTGTTACCTGTTGGCTAGTGAGAAAGCTTGATGCAGTAGCGTCTCCGGTAGCATCGATGCTAGGATATTGTCCCAAGATAGCACAATCCAACCTGATTTGGTCTTCTAGAATTTCTATATTTTGTCTCAAAGTTTGTAACTGATCTGTAAACAAACTATTGAGGAATTGTGGGAAAATTTGTATATTCAGCGCTTGTTTCAAGTAAAGCATTCTGTAAAATACAGAGCTTGGCATTCTATTGTACTGAGGAGATCTTGCTCTTATGTGTCCTTGGGAATCGCAAAAGACTTCCAAGTTAAGCAAATCCGCTGCCTGTCTAATTTTATCTACTACGTTGCTATACTCTGTGCTATACAAATCGATACCATTAGCCAGAGCTTTATTGAAAGCGGCAATATCGTAATCGACATCATAGTAATCATCCACAATGAATAGATTCTTATCCTGATTGGCGCGAACATCGTATGACATACGTCTAGTCAAATAGTTAGTCTGTCTGCGTAATTGTTTCCTTGCTACGCTATCCGATGGATTGTTTTGACCATCAATGAGATAATTACTATCATAGGTTGGACTATTGTTTACTTGATTAAAGAAAGTCTTAGTAGCAGATTGAACAGCTAAGATTGAATTATTGATGTTATTGGTTAAGTTAGATACTTGACCTTGGAGGTCTTTGATCTGGGACGCGACACTCTGACTAATGTTTGCTGGTAGGTTTGTAGATAAAGCGTTGATGGCACCTAATCCAGTCAAAGCTTTTTGCAAATCGTTAAACTTCTTGAGCTTGCTGTCAAGATCTGCATTGGCATTGGTCACTGTCAATTGAGCCTGCATGGCCTGGGCAATAGCCTGTTCATTCATGACCAGATTCTTATATGGAATGAAATTTCCCCATAGTGTATTGCTCTTGGTCAAACTGGTTCTTAGAGAATTGATAAATGAGTATGAAGAAGATTGCTTGCTCTGTGGATCTCCACTGAAACCAAATAAATCCTGCGTAGCTTTGTAGTAAGTAGCGAAGTTATACGGTGTTCCAGTGATTAACAGAGAAATTACGTTCATAACATCCAAACCAGCAAATGGTTCTTTATAGATGTTTGGAGTTCCTACCAAACTTGGATCGTTGATAGTGCTGGAAGAGCCTGCCTGCGTGAAGACGCCAATTCCTTGTTTCCATTTGTAAACCAAACCATCTGGAGCATAAAGAACTCGTGTGAGTCTACCAGTTGTTTGATCGATGCTTTGATCTTGAATGTAGTTTCCTTGAGTAGCCTTTTCTCCAGCTAAAGCCCCCTGCTTGAACTTAACCATGGAGCCAGCACCAGTTTCGGAAAGGATAGCTTTGTTCTCGTCTAACAGTTCCAGTGTACCAGGAACATTGTTAACAATAATGCTGTCAAAATTGGATTTAAACGGAGTAAGAGGATCAAAAATTAATCCATTGAATGCATCAGCTCCTGGCTTAAAATTGATTTTTCCCTGCTTAAAATAGTAGCTATTGTCCATACCACTTACATCAATGGTGAACTTTCCACTTTGCCATGTATCTATGGCGCTTTCAACAACTCCACCAAAAACGTGCGTGCCTTCTTTTTCCGTTACGAACTGTGTTCTGACCAAAGCCCAAAGGTAATTAGGAAAATCTGGACCCACATACATGGATTTTTCAGCTTGAAGCGATATGTTAGCTGATGGGTTGAACAAAATATCAGTGGCGTTGGTTATCGAATTTTGCATGTTGGCAATGTTTTGCAAAATACCCAATCCGCTAAACATTTGCGTAAGACCTGTCATTATTTTGTTGTCCATCTGAGTTTTGGAACTCATATAGATGTGGGCAACATCCATCGGTTGAATGATCAGTTTTCCTGAAAAGTTAAAACGAAGTTTACGACGAGCATAGTTGGTTAGTTGGTTATTGTTGGAAAAAGTTCCGGCTGTACTGGCTAACAAATCTAGTTGTTGAAAGATGGCCGTGATGATGCTTTGAAATAGACTCAATTCATTCTGATTGAAGAGTCTTGCGACATTCTGACCAATACCTAATGGACTCGGTGCAGTGCTCAAACCATCATAACCAGCAACAGCTCCACCTTCGAGGTAATCATCTGGAACAGTTACGCTACCGCCAGATCCCCCCAATCCAGGAATGATGCCTAAAGCATTATAGGTGAACGGAATCTCTATACCAGAACGTTCGATAATAACAGTTACTCTTGGGCCTGCTAATGTATTCGTGTCAATTTGAAAATCGAGAGGGCTAGCATTTCTACTGCTGCGAAGAGAGCTTAGTTGATTCTGTTGATCAGCAATTACTTGGTTAGAGCTTTGAACGCCAAATTGAAATGCTTTGTTATTGTAGAATAGATTAGTTGCATCGCTAAGGGCCACTTCAATATCATAGTCAGAAATTAACATTGATTCATATGGATCAACGATACTGAGACTGAAACGTCCACCATCTAAAGTTGTAGTAGTAGTCGTATTGATAGTGGTGAAGTTAGTTATTTCAATTACACCGGTGCCGGCTCCTAAAGTGGACTGATACAAATTAGTGGCGTCCGTAATCCAAGTAGTGTACGGATTAGTATGATTAAAAGCTAATAGGACTCTTAATCTATCTACCGTTTTAATAAAGCTAGTTCCATCCTGAGTTGTAAATGGATTAGTGCCACCAGGATATGATCCGAAAACGTTACCAGTGTTATTAATGGCTCCACCAGTGGCGTATGCGTTGTTAGCAATGTCTGCTAGGGTAACGATTACTGGAAGAAGCTGCTCATTAACATTTCCAACAGCAGCGGTAACGTGTGCTATTTTACTTAATTTTTCAAGGGCTGATATTTGATTGCATTTGTTCTGAAACAATATGCTCATGGCCTTGTAATACAGCTTATCATCAGCATCCATAAAATCAGGACGATAATTCTCAGCTACAGAAGAATACATTCTCTTCTTAATTAAAACTGTAGCATTAGGCTCTTGCCATAGAATATCATTCGATTTTGGAAGTGTACTGTAAGGATCTCTTCTTAAATATCCCTCTTCCACATATCTTCTTTCAGCAGAATGATCGAAGGGAAAAGATCCCAAATTTCCATATTGTGTTTGTTGACCATCTACAATAGAATTTAATGAAGTAGTAGTGTTTTCACCCAGACTATACTGACTACTGATCTGATCTGATAAATCACCCAAAAAACTCATAAAATCCTTACAGGTTCACCAAAGTATTAGCATTAATAGTTGCTCCTTGAGAAGCTGCAGTTGCATTTACTTGAGTAAAACCACTGAAAGACGGTGGAGTGTTGTAACTGCTTGGACCATTAATTGGGCTGTTACTCCATGGGAAGTAATTGGTTCTGTAACCTCTTCTCTGAGTAACAGTAAATAGCATGCTGTATTCCAATAGAAAATTGTCAGCTCGCTCATTAATAGTCATATTCTCAAAGTATCCTCTATAAACCCAGCCATCATAATACATTTCCACTGCGAAGGCCAAAGATGCCAAAGATGGAATATTTCTAGCCGATAAGAGATTGCTAGGGGAATCTAATCCTAATATACCACCTAGAAGACCAGCTCCGTTGGAAGCTTGTACGAAATTGTTGGTACCAATTGTCTGCCCTATAGCGCCACCAATACCCTGATTTAAGTTGTTAGCCACGTCAGCTGAAGCATTATTTGCAGCTAAGGTGAGGCCAATAGCGTCAAAAGCATATTGCTCAGCACGATAAATCTCGTACAACATATTAATGCCTTCGATACCAGAACTACCAGTCGTACCACCAATATTGAGTTGGCTTAATTCTTCTCCCCAGTATTGCAAAGTAAATCCACCCTTAGTTCTGTCCTTATTAATTAGTTTTTTGTGAACATAGGAAATATTCTGCGGGTTGATAAACATACGCACTGTTCCATACTGTGGAACGAACCAAGTAATAATATTTCTGTTAATTGAAGCATTAACATTTGGGCTAATTTGGGTAAATGGTAATCCGTTGCCATCATCTGCTGGAGTAGCTCCAACCAGGAATCCACTTTGCTGAGCCAAGCCCAATTGCTGTTGTGTAACTGGGTTCAGACCATTTATGGTAGCGGCTAAATTATTTACACCGCTTATTGATGAGTCTAATGAAAAGGTAGCCATATTATTTCCTTGTTATCAGTTAAAATCCTGCTCCAAAACCACCCAAAGCTTGCGGTGCAACAGTGTGTGCCACTTCGGTAGTGTGAACGCCTTTTCCACAATGAGGACAGACGCCTGTAAAGTTAACGCTGATTGCGGAACCACTAGCCAATACTACTGGTATTGGTTGACCACTGGACTGTCCACCACCTAATTGAGTTGGTGTCAGTGCAGTCTTACCTGCTGTGTGACCACCTGTTGTAGTTCCGCCGCCACCTCCAGTTGTCACGTTACGACCAAGTTGTCTTCCAGCTGGGGCATAGTCTTCAATTTGACTGAAAGCACCGAGTGATACATTTTGACGACTTACAGCGCCCTGTACGGCCTCAGTTACACGTTGGTTGGCCTGGGTAATAGTTTCTCGTTTACCAGATGAAACTGCATCTCTGAGTGTATTCATAGCTTCTTTTACTGAGGCCGGCAAATTACCGATTGACTCACCCAATTCTTTGAATACATCTGCGCCAGTTCCACCTGTTGTAGCAACTCTCTGAGCGGCCCTTATTCTTTCTTGTATAGCGGGAGAAATTCCAGCCCCAGCTCCACCCATACCGCCACCCAACATTCCAGTAGCTCCAGTCAGTCCTCTGACAGTTCTTAAGTTAATTGTACCAGCTTGTACTTGCCTTTCCCTTAGAATACCTACAGCTTTAGATACTTCCGTATAAGTTCCTTCTTGCCACTTGGTACCACGTGCTACGGTCTCATTCAAAGATTGTTCGGCAGTCTTTCCGGTAGTAGGAATTTTCTTACCTTCTTTCATAGCTTGCAAGAGAGCTTCAGCTTCTGGTCTGGTTTTAGCCAAACCACCCAATGGTCCACTTTGTAGCAATTGAATTTGACGAGTGTATTGGGCTGCAGCGCCTTCACTTTTGGAAGCTTCATCCAAGGAAACGAGGGGGCCAGTCATTCTTCTAATTGTTTGCTCAACTTTGCGTCGAATCTCTTCGAAATTGCCCTGTCTAACTAGCTGGTCCATTTGAAAAGCGCCACGAAGTCCGCCCGGTCCACCAGTCATGGTAGATACGAATGCCTGTTGACCAAGATTCATATCTTTCATAACGCTGGTATAGTTTCTAAACATTTGGATAGCATTTTGTGCCGGAATACCAACTGAAGTTAGTTCACCAACATAGTTTCTCATCGCATCGGCCATGCCCTGCGTCATGTTGGCAGCGTTAGCGCCATCAGAAACAAACATCTTAAAAGCGTCAGCTGATTCTGTCAAAGCACCCTGCACATCTCTAACTTGAGCGCCTAACGTATCAGCTACTTCAGTCATTCTGGCAGAGAACCTAAGGGCGTCACCACCAGTCAAACTATATTCTGTCATGGCCTTGTTCATGTCATCGAAGACAGATTTTTGATCTCGGCCAGCCCCTACAGCATAATGCATGCTAGCAGTCAGGAGATCAGTTTTGTTGCCAGCCAGTTCCGTTTGTGTCAGTAGTGCTTTTAGACCACCAGGCATTCTATTGATTTCTGCCATGTACTGTGATGCTAATTCTTGATTGCCACCTAAAGCCCTAGTAGCATTGTTCAAAACTGCGGTGTAACGTGATGTAACATCGTTTATATTGTTGAAATCTGTTCCTACTCCCTTAATGGTTTCAGAGATGTTTCTAAAGAGGGCATTTGAACCACTTCCTTGAATGGTCATTTGCATGAAAGAATTTTGAAGTCTAACAATGTTATCGGCGCTGTTTAGAAATGCTGCGGCCATTGTTGTAACACCAGTCTTAAGTTCTGCAAAGGCTTTTTTGGTTATATCCGATGATGCGCCTAGGGATGTCATTTCGCCAATTATGTCAGAGATGGCTCTAGCTGCTAATTGAGTTCCGGGACCTTCTCTAACGATGTCAAGAAGGTCTTTCAGTTGGCCTTTGAAAGTAACTAGACGAGTGGTATCTACACCAGCCAGATTTTTGAATGCTTCTGTGGCACCAATAACAGATGTTGTAATCAAACCAAATTTAGCAGCGGTATCGTCTGTCATACCACTTAGCGAATTGAATGAATTACCTAAGGTTGATATTTGGCCACCAAGGCTATTGAAAACGTTGGTGATTGTATGGCCAATATTACCGACATTGGTTAGGCTGGTGCCAGTACTATCGATAAGTGTATTAAACTGTTGCCACTGTTGCTGATCATCAGCACTAGGCGTCACTATGTCGGTAGTTGCTGTTGTCGTTGGGTCAGTTCCGTTGGCCATTTATCATTCCTTTAGGGTTGCCTTACGCTTTCTTCTTTTCGGGGCTTTCTCAGCTTGTAGTAGCTTGAGATTGGTGTCTCTAACCATTCTCAGAGACTCTTCATAATCCTCATCGGAGGATTCGTGAACATTATCATTTAGTAGTTGTTGTACCGCTTCAGAGTTAAAGAAGGAGCCTAATAGATATGCGTGATTTTTAGCTAGTTCTGCATCATCTCGATGATCGCCTAGCCATTGTTCATACAGCCACATCTTTAGAACCGGATCCATTTCAGTAATAAATGGATCAATTGGCAATTTCTGGTACATCTTACACAAATGCCAAATGAAACGGTGTTCCGGTTCATTTATTATTTTTTTAGATCTTCCAGTACCTCCTTAACCTGGGCCTCAGTCTTCATAGCGTATTTATCCTGAGCTTCCTGTGCCAAGGCTACATATTCATTGTATAATCTTTGTAATAGGGCGTGATCCATCAACTCGATGAACTCTAAACGAGCTTCCATTTCAGTAGAATTTAAGAACTGATCAACTTCCACTCCAGCCACTATTACAAGTGAACGAGCCAGTAGTTGTTTTCTAGTTTCAAAAATAAACTGAACAGTACCATCATATTCGGCTGCTCCAGTAATAGCATCACGTAATTCCTGTGATGTTAGTGTCTGCAATCTATAATGTTGTCCAGCAATATCTAAATCCTTGCTTGATCTGGTCATACCAATTAGCATCTCAATACGACGCTTGGCACCATCTGTCAATCTTTCTTTACCTTCTCTTCTAGCTCTTTTAGCTGCTAGAATATCTTGTTCTGCTGGCGACATCTCTCTCATTTGAGGAGGAGGTGGTTGCATACGAGATTGAAACTCTTGGAATGCTGCCTGGTCAAGAACAGGTGGTGATTGATGAGGACGTGCTGGTAAAGGTGCTTGTCCACTTTCATCAGGAACATTGATCTCTCTCATTCCTGGATTACGAAACTCTCTACTACCTAATGGACTTTCAAATTTTGGCATTGTTTAACTCCACAAAATAAATACCCTGCAAAGATTATATATCATTACAGGGTACTTTAAGAACTATTTATGGATGTTATTCTATTGAATTAGAAGATGTTGGTTGTATTGACAGTACCGTAGTTGGCAGAACCAATATCGATAAGTCCGGCAGCATCCAAAGAACCTCTTCTACCATTGAGACCCATATCAGTTGCAACTTCAATCCAAGCTGGATTGCCTTGCTGGAAGGACTGAATCTGGTTGTATCCACCTTGAGCAGCTGGGTTGCCACCAAGGGTCATGCTAAAGATTGTTTCTGCTTCCCAGGTCATGCTGTCTGTGATAACCCAGTCAGTAACTTGGTAAGTATAATCAATACCAGAGATCCAAACGTTCTTAATAACCGTTTGAATTTGGCTACCTGTAACAAATTTTTGTTTATCGAAAATGATAATATCAAAAGGATAAACTTGAGCTGATGCATGCAAAAAGCTTCTATCAAAAGCTTCAGCAACTCTTAATTGATCGAATCTTACTCTCTGGCAAGTTCCAGTGATGTTTGTAGATTGATTTGGAGTAGAGTCAATATGACCATCTGTTCCAACTTCATCAATCATCTTAAGTGGACGTCTTTCGGAAATAGCCATCGACTGAACTGCACCTACTGGTACATAACCACCTGGAGCATTTGGATTTCTAACTGTAATCAATATGTTAGTAGCAATTGATGTAGCAGTTACGTTAATTGCACCAACTGTAGTACTTCCGCCTGGTACGTATAAGGTTGAACCTGTTTGTGGATAAGTTGAACTCGAAGTCATAAGTTATTACTCCCTAAAGGGTATATATCTTTCATATTCCCAAATTACCAACATTCACTACGATATAGATCCAGTTGAGTGGATAAATTGGCTGAACACTAACAGCAATATCGAATTGACGTGGGTCTACTTGATCTTGTGTTACTGTCAATCCCTTGTAACCAGCAATCAATCCTTGGGTAACTAGAGAGTTGAGCAAGAGCACAGCTTCTGTATTCAAAGCGATTGGTGTATTGGCGGTTTGTGGAGTTCCAATGAAGCCTGCGAATCCAGAACGCAATACCTTAGCAACTCTGTCTCTGATGAAGACGATAGAGATTTCTTGTTCCTCTGGGAATCCACTTTGTGAAGTGGTAATACCCCAGACCACTCTTCCACCACCAGCGACTGGTTGTAGAGTAGTGACGCCTGCTTGAGCCAATTGCTCCAAGACCATAGTAGAGAAGGTCTTGTTTCTGAGGATGGTAAATCCGCTGAACACCTTGTTGGTGAATGGATTTGCCAAGTTGAGGTCCGCGTTAGCATAACCTGCGGCAGCAGCTGCGATATAGAATCCATCGATGAGCACGTTTTCACTGCCAGCCTGTACCACGATCTGGTCAGGATAGAAATAAACGGCTCTGAATGTCTCGCCATAAGCATCTGGTACAGAGTAGTTAGCAATGTCCTGGATGTTACCAGCCAAAGTGCTAGTAATATCGTTGTTAGGAATTCCTTCCAGGATACCCAAATCTTCAACTGCGGCCAGTTGTGCGCCAGTCAAGTTGGCTGGTGTCAAACCTTGGATAGCTCCGATGAACAACACTCTTTCTTTTCTGTTCGCAATATTGCTCATTGTGATACAATGACTCAAGCAGTTCTGGAAAATAACTGTGATGGTTTGATTTGGTAGTGGAACCAAGATATCGCATTCGACAGTTGTTAGAACTTCGAGAGCATTGACCCAGCCAGCATCATAGAAAGCTGCGTCTCTGGCGTCAACGATAGTAACTCTAAGTTGGTTGCCGTTTGGAACAACGTTGTGGTTCAAAACCAAGTAAGTGCTGGTGAGATCTGGATCTAGGACTTCATATCTCAGACCGCTCTCGCTAACAAAGGCCATTTGTATTGTCAAAGTGTTGGTTAGAGAGTTGTAGCCAATGATATCGTATAGACCATTGTTTCCAACAGTTGATCCATTGATTTGCAGTCTGTAATCTGCTATCAAGTTAGGGAAGGTACTGAAGTTAACAGCGGTGCTGTGTAGCGTAGCTTGTGCGGTGTTTGTGAAACCAACCAATGTACCATCTGTACCAGATCCGCCCACCACTGGCAAACCAGTTGGGACATAGATGAGTTCAAATGTTTGTGGAAGAGGATCCTGAACGAAATCGGGGAAGCCGCTTGGAGTTGGATATGGAATTGGATCACCAGGCTCACCAGTTGTGATGGTCTGGATAGTCAATTGACCGCTGGAAACACCAGTGATGTTGAAGATACCAACGTTGGCTCTGTTGTTAGAGTCGATAACCTTTAGTAACTGTCCGACATAGCTTAAATCAAATTCAACACTTGGTGAGTTGAAGACTGCTGTCGTTCCGAAAGCTGGTAGTCTACCAATGTAACCGTCAAATTCGCTAACCACGGTTTCGAAGCTGTTGACGACAGTATAATCGAAGGAGTATCCTGCTGGAGGCTGAAGGTTACTGAAGACGAATTCTTGAGTAGTTGGCTGGCCAGCAGTATTCAGGGTGTAATAGGTAAACTTGTTAGGTAGTACCTGAGTTTCTACTTGAGTGGCTGGATTGGTTACGAAGACATGGATGTCAGAGTTGAAATCTGGAACAACACCAATTGGGAAAGGGAAGGTAAAGTCATCTGGATTTGTGGATAGAGCATTTACGCTTGGATCCAAAACATAAGATGTTCTTCTTGGCAATGGTGGGGCCGCTTGTAGAGCGAGCAAGGAAGAAGCTCCGTTTGCGAAGAACATTTGAGCGCCTAAGCTCAAGTTGTTTGTCAAACTTGCTGGTCCGCAGAAATTGGTTGCATCGGAAATTCCTGTGAGAACAGTTGGCAAGTTGATGTTGTTTACTGGAATCTCATTTGTAGTCAAAGAGTCACCACGCACTAGAACGCCGCTAGCGACGATGATAGTAAATGCGTCACCTTGACGGAATGGAGAAACAGCCATACCGCCTACTTGTGTTTCGGTAATGCTGAAGCTTAGAATTCCGTTAGTAACGGTCTCGCCATTTGCAATCCAGATAATTGGATTACCATTTGCATCTAGTGGAGAGCCAGAGACAGTTCCGAAAGCTTGGAAATCTGCAGTTCCGGCAATTGGTTGGTTCATGGCATTTCTTTGAACGCCAACACAACGAATGGTCCAAGTCTCTGGTGGAGCATTTGGATCTTCTAGTGTCAGGTTGTTTAAAGTACCCAAACCAACGTTGGTGCTGAGTGGTACATAAAAAGTTCCGCCCTGATCTTGTAGATGGGCAGACTGTAACAAAATATGTCCGGTAGTAGGATCGAGTTGATAATCGTAAATATCACTAAAAGTTGTAGTTGGTGTAATTGGACCTAATTCAAATCCAACTAGTGGAATACCATTCTTGAATATAGTAGTACGGTTAGAAACTAGGGGAAAATTTGCTGTAGCAAAGTGTCTGCCGTCAGAGCCTGTGCTACTTGTGTATTCTGGGTTTAGTCCGTCTTGACCACCACCTAAAGCCTGGGCAACTAAGGTCTCATTGGTAGAACCTTGGCCAATCATGGCTGTAACACGTGAACCTCCAGGAATCGCAACACCACTTGACTGTGTTATTACGTTTGTAAATACTCCTGGTAAGGCATTTGTTGCGCCTGGTATATTTGCCATGTTAAATCCTTCTCACTCGGTTTGTGGACTGCATCACTAAAATGTAGTAATATTGCTATCCTTGAAGTCATATTCACACATTTTGTGGCTTGCCGGTCTTAAACTTTATAATTATGCCTAAATCTACCCACCCTATTTTACATATTTAGTAGCATATCCACCATACCAACTTCTGTATTGATAGTTAGATTGGCTGCTATTGGGCTGTTTGGCTGCGACAAATCTGAAAAGGTGGCTGTAAAGAAAATAGAGTCAATAGTATTCTCTATTGGTATCACTCTCTTCCACTCAGTTCTTATATCTAATGTTAGAGTTTGCCTAAATAGCTTGTCGTTTCGGTCGTCTGTCTCGGTTGTGCCACTGACTGTAATTGGCTTGACTATAATGCCTATGTCGTGTAGTGTGTCGAAATGTATTTCTGTGAAACACATTCCAATTAGCTCTACCAAATCATCTCTAGCTCTTAAACTCCTGCTCATAACATCTATCAAAATTGACCCTTCCCAAGCACCATTTGTTACGACGGCCACAGGTCTGTAGATAGCTGTTTCATTACCATACCCATCCGCAAAGAGAATTTTACTAAACTCAATGCCGCCTTGGTTACGATTGATAGAAATTGGTACATATCTAGTGCCGCCACTCTTAACCAGGATAGCAGGATAAAAAATAGCATCGTATCTCCAGTTTTCACCAATGAAGATACGAGTGGGCAGAATTGGGCTCGGGTTCAATTGTGGGTTAGCACCCGGCCCTCTAGGCAAGTCGGCTCCGGGTGGCAGATCGGTGTGATCTGTTGTGTTTGCAAATCCCCATTGATCCTTAGAAAAATGGTAATAACTATCCTGTGAAAAGAAATCACGTAATGTAGCAATAATGATTTCCTTTGGATACACTATCATCGAAGATTGAACGATATTGTAGATATTATTCAGGTCTGTTTTAGAGAAATTATTAGTACCCATTATTTACCATCTGTATTGTACAACTATTGGAGATAGGTACCAGGTTACGAAATGCGCGGCTGTGGTACCACCCATTCTCTTATAGTTGAAATCAAAGGTTGCTGCAATTCTGTGGAGACCATCCACGGTATACCATTGTTGGTTTGCGGAAGTCTGCGCAGCTGTAATAGTCATGTATTGAGTTGCGCTGGTCAAATCTGATATTTGTCTTTGATTTGATGTGGTAGAGCTACCGACAAAGAAAGTACTTTGTAGAAGTCCGAAGATATTCAAAGCTTCGTCAGTTATACCGCCAAGTAGCCTTATGTTACTCTTGACATCTGCTACTCCGTTTGCAGAGTTGGCAGTTGCGGTTGGGAGATAAGGTATCAAGCTCAGCGTGTACTGGTTATTTGTACCGGCAGAAATATCCAAGGTTGCTCCGTTCTGTGTCAAATAAATACCCATGGTGACAGAAATGATCTTGGCGCCCATTGGCAAGCCGTGATCTAGTGGAACAGTAAAGCTGTAGTTTCTTTCACCAGCAGCTGGCACGTAAGTGTAATCAGAAACAATCATGTACTCGGCGGCTGGACCATAGCTTGTTCCAAGACCAAAGCTAAGAGATCCAACTACCCTGGCAACTTGGAATCCGTTGCTAGAATCTATATAGAAAGCTCCGTTATAGTCAGTTCCAAAAGTACCTTGTCCACCACCTGCTCCAACTGCACCGCTAGCTGTATTTTCATTTGACAGACCAAGACTTGATGCGTAATTCTGGTAATCAGTTGCAGAAATAGATAGGTAAGCTGTTTGATTGACGTTGGTGTGGAATGTCCAGTAAGGAGAGATGTTAATGCCTACAGTGGTAGTGCTTCCATCGATAGTTGGACTATCAAGAGTGTTGCCGGTGATATTAACATTGTTAATAGCGGTATTGTTGATGCCCTGGAAATAAGCTGCTATGATGGTGCTTCCACGGCTCAGTATGTTTCCATTGCATCTGATAATTGGTCCACCGGAGGCAGTGCCGCCCAATAGAATCATAGTAGAAGAACGTCCTGGACGATCTATGGTGTTGTTGATTATATTAGCGCTATTTTCACACTTGATACCGATAGCATAGTTAAAGGTGTTGTAAACGAAACCTACCGACTCTAACCAAGTTCTAGAATCAATGATATTATCATTGATGACGCTTTGGGTAATGTTAAAATCAGATTGCTGATAAGCATCGTATCTTAGATGGATAGCAATATTTGGAGGTACGAGTCCGCTGTTGTTGACGTCTTGATAAGCATTCAAGAAGGCAGAGTTGTATGCTGAGAGCCTGTTCTTGGAAATGATTGCTCCCTCACCATTAAGATTTGTATAGACTGCAGTGTTTTGGCTCCAATTTGAAGCTCCGACTAGAATCCAGCTGCTTGCATTTTTCTCTATGGTAACAGCACCAGTTCCGACCTTGACCCAATCTACAGGAGTTGCTTGTTCAGAAGTATTGAAGGCGATGTACTGTCCTACTGAATCCAAGTTGGTAATCAGTTTACAGGTGTTGTGTTGGATAACCAGCTGGTCAATCTTGTCTCGGATAGCTCCAAGATTGGCAGTCTCCGAGTTGTCTCCGCTGGAAATTACATCGGAAGCAGTCATGTAACCAATTACACCGCAAACGTTGTCTTGAATGGTACAGTCCACACAGGTCAACATAGAGCCAGTGATTGGCGAACCGGCAATTCTAACGGTGGACAATAGGATCATCTGATCATAGTTGCAAACGTTGTCAGTAATGCTGACATCCACCAATTTTGGAAACGCCGGGTAACTGCTGGCTGGAGGAGCTGCGGTGATAGTAGATGTAATAGCGATTACGGCTCTGCGATCATTACCAACGAACAGGTTGTTGAATTGGTTGTCGTCGATATCTATTCCACGAACAATTGCGCTGTAAGCAAATGGGGCCATGGCTCCACCGAGCTGCAAGCTAATGAATGGAAAGTGATCGGCTAGAGTGTTGTTGAAAGTACACTTTCTAACGGTCAATCCACCAAGTGAAGTAGTAACGTTGGCATACATCATACCTGATCCGGCATTGACCAAATCAGAAGTGCTGTAACCGCCGCCACCTACTGGGTTGGCAGTGTAGTTGAAAGTCGAGCCAGCGAAAGTGTTGGTTGAACCAAGGGCAAATCCTTGTGTAACGCTGACATTGACAGTCGAATTTAGGATTGATGTTTGTGAAACGGTCACCAAACCGGCGACATTAACTACAGACGGGTCGATAATGACATTAGTTAGTGTAGTTGCTGCATTGAAAGTGATATTGCAGTTATTGAAGGTGACGTTAGTTGCAGTTAGTGCTCCGTTGAATACTACAGTTACATTGTTGAATGTAACGTTTGACATATTCATGGTAGTATTGAATGTTAAGCTTGCTGTTGAACCACCACCACTGATGTACAGCGGGAAATTCAAACCAGGATCGGTAGATATTGCGAATGCGCCCTTAACCTGTAGCTGGTCTTGGAAAGCAGCGTTAAATTTGAGCCAATTTAGAGCGGCAGCGAGTGTCTTGAAGTTACCTTGCGAGTTGTCGCTAGTCAAAACGGCAGGAACGCTGGAATCAGAGTCGTTAACGAATCTTCTAACATCACGGATAGTGAGCGCAGTAGTTGCTGAACTTCCAGTTCCAGTTACTACTGACGAGACAATGTAAAGGACTGTCAAATCCTTTCTATTGTTGAGGATGTAAGAGAAAGTGTTGGAATCGACTTCGTATGAGGTAGAAGAAACTACGTTAGTGACAGTGACCACTCTGGTTGGAGCATTTGGTGTTCCCAAAACAGGGTCATAGTCTGTGAGTACGATAGTAACTAGCTCACCACCCGAATTAACGCACAAAGCGTAGTTGATCGGGTACATAACGGAGAGATATGTTTCTTGAAGTGGTGGTACAGTGAATATTTGATCGTTAATGGACAGCAAATCACCATTGGCCAGAGCCAATCCACCTGTTAGAGTAAGTAATCCGCTGGTTGCATAACCCCCTGCCACTGTAGCATCAAATCCTCTGATTACACCATTGAAATGTAACAGTCTGTCAGATGCCGATATCAAATTGAGAGCAGAAGTGCTTAGTTCGTTTTCAGTAATATTTCCGAACTGTCGTAGATCTACAATGTGGTCAACGATATTCGTATCGGTACGCTCTTGACAAGAAGCGAGTATCATGATCTCGCCATCCAAGGCTAGGCTTGGGAACAACTGGAAATCAATATATTGGTTAGAGAAAGTTGGAATAGTATTACCAAACTCAAAGATGACTTCGATATAATCGATGTTCGTTTCATCGTAGAACTTGATTACTTCACCGACCTTACCAGAAGTGACTGGGCCCGGTCTTGAGAATGGGCCTCCATTAAACTCAGCCAAATTAGCAGTAAGGATACCGGTAGTGGAGTTGAAGCTGGATATTTGTAGCGTAATTTTGTTAACAGAACCAAATTGATATCCTCTCAACTTTGGAGAGATGCTAACCATATCAAGTTGTCCCAACTGTGGCAAACTGTTGTATAGAGTTACTCCGTTAACAACGACATTACCAGTAATACTGAGTCTGCCTCTTTCGTGAGTGTAAGTGTTGCCATTATCATCAACGTAAAGTTCGAAGTGTCTCTTGAATGGAGCGCTAACTGGAGAGAAATCCGTGGCAGTCTCAGCATTGAAAGATACAGAAGATGAACTGAAGTAGATAGCTACTTGGGATCCGATTGGAGCGACTATGGATGGTGAAACGCCGGTGGCATGAACACCGTCATATACAGTGATTTGAGTTTCAATTGGTGGACAGCAGCTGAATGTAACATTCTGGATAATGAAACGACCGTAGTTGACCAATCCTAGATTGTTTCCTAATTGCTGGACAATTAAAGTCTTGCCTATCTTCAATCCGGAAGCTGACAAATCTAGTGGGATATTGTAAGTAACCGTAGTATGTCCTGGTGGACCTGGGTTGTTTGAATAACCATCAACAGTAGCAACCCAATAACCATCACCGTAGGTGTCCAACACCTGGCCAACGTCTAAGTTGAGCAATTCACGTTCGGTTCCATCAACATAGTAGTTATTACGTCTAAGTGGTGGCAACAAGATAGTTGGGAACTGAGCTTGTTCAGCCGTGATGTATGACATCTGGAATGGTGGGCTTGCGATACCCGCGTTGGCAGGACCAAAACCCAATGGATCCAACGCCACAGTACCAGTAACTGGAAAGACATCGATAACGTTGTTAGGGAAGTTTAGTTGTGTATTGGCCTGATCATAACCACTTCCATTGACCACAGCGCTAATTATTGAGAACGAAGCATTGTTTATGGAATCGGCCAACATGATACCGAATTCGCCTTGATATTCGAAGGCAATGAATCGATAGTTGAAGCCAGGCTGTCTAAAAGCATTGTTAGTGGCGGTGACGATAGAATCTAGTGTATAGGAACCTGGTGTAGTACCTCGGTTTCCAGTGACGTCGATTCCTGGTAGTATGGTGTATCCATCTAGAGGATTACCGTCAGTGAACAAAGCTAGATACAACAGATAGTGCGATTCGTTGAATTGATCCGGACTAAAATTGACGCCTAGAGCTTGGGCTCCTCTTGGAGCAGCTACAATCAAGCTTGGGATAAGTCCTGTTAGAGAAGTTCCAGAAGAGTTGGCAGCTGCACCTGAAGCAACAGCCAATACACCATACTTGTTGATGTTGTACAGATCTCTATCGATGCGAGCTGTAGCATTTGGAGAATACATGATATTCTTGCCAGCAATTCTGACAATGAAAATCTTGTTGCCACCACCTTGAATGTATTTTTTCTCAGAGATGACGAACGGAACTTCTATATTGTATCCATCACCAGCATAGTTAACTCTGATAATGTCACCAACTTTAACGAGAGCGAATTGCTCATCGAATGAGTTATTGCTGGTTACTGAAGAAGATGGCAGGAATTGAATGATATCATCACCGATAGCGATATCATCGATTGGAATACTGTTATTACCCATGCCTCTCAAGAACGCAATGGCCGCAGTAACTGGAACTAGTGGCTGTCCATAGCCATCAGTTGTTAAGCTAGAAGAGGTGGAGTGCTTGGAGATGCCATTACCGTAAAGGTTCTGGATTCTAGTACCCAAGAGGAAGAGACTGTTGCTGTCAAAGTATTCAAATATTGATTGTGCATCAGTGTCCGTTTGAGGAATTACTGCAAATCTGCTAGTGTTAACATAGATACCGCTAGCTACGTGAGCATAATTGGATGGATATGTTGAACCGTTGTTGGTTGTAATATTCTGAATAGTGCCGAATGGCGAACCATCTGCCCATTGGTGAGCCAATAGTTCATTGTTGATATCACTGATTAAAGTATAAGCGTCTGTATTATTTCTAGCAACTCTAAAGACGTTATTCAAAAATTGGGCTGGACTTTCTCCAACATCAATTTGTAATAGATTGTGGCGATAGATAACACCAATAAGATGAGGCTCTAGTTTAACACCAGTAACTGAGATCCAGCCAAGTGCCAAATTGACATCTCTGGATAGGTCTCTAATGTAGTTATAAAGAGTTTGTGTTGGATAGTCTAGAGTGAGCTTAGATTCTACGATACCAGCATTATCAGCAACTTGAAAGTTAAAGATTGGAAGGGTTACTAGACCTAGGCTGGTGAAGGTAGCAATATTTGGGCTGCCATCTAGGTTAATTAGGGTGAGTAGACGAGTTGCCAAATTTGGAGTCGTACCTTGGACATTAATTCCAAGAGTCATCTCAATTTGCATAACAGCATCTCTCAGCGCATTAATGGCATCGCCACCAATCTGATCGATATTGTCATTTACAGCTGGAAGTGTGCTGTCGTCATCAAAAGCATTTGGATAATTGCTCATATTCACCATATATAACTAAAAAGTATCAGACCTGACCTCTTGGAGGCAATTGATTTAGTGGTATTTGTCCAGTAGTTGTTGTAATTGTAGTTGTAGTACCTGGTGCAACAACTGTTGGAGTAAGATTTTGAACTGCAGACGTTAGTTTCTGATAAAGTAAAGACTTAATTACACGATACATCACTGTAGAGAATAATCCGGCTACTAATCCGAAAATAATTCTATCACCTCTAGCAACTACACCATGGATATCTGGAGTAAATCCAGGATATGGGAACTTTTTGAGTACGATCGCTGCAGCAACACCAAAAAAGACGGGCAGAATTGGTAGAAGTAGATTATTCCAAAGATTAGATGTTGAAAGATCTTTCTTGAGAACCGAAGCTATATATTCAACAATCAATCGAATAACATACATTACTGCGGCAACAGCTAATCCAAAGAGGACAAACTGCCAGCTCAGCAAAACTTGCAGAATTGGATCCATAAAAACTCCTTATTACTAATGCGAAACAAGTAATATAAGCAGAATTATCCTTGAATCAAAGCAACAAACCCTGGAAATCCCATCATTCCTGCTCCCATTGGACCGGTGCCACCCATTCCTGGTGCTGGGACAACTAGTCCGGTGAAAGAATAAGTTCCAGAAACAATTATAATAACACCACCGCCACCGCCTCCACCACCAGCCCATTGTACGGCTGTAGCATTAGCTCCATTGCCACCATTTGCTTGAATTGTACCGGTTCCAGTAATTGCGCTGGCAAAGATCAAAATAATACCTCCACCACCGCCACCACCACCTCCGTCAACTGGTGGACCACCGCCAGGTGAAGCTCCACCACCGCCGCCAGTACCACCACCAAAAGAAATTAGGCTAGCAGCACCAGTTGATCCGGCACCAGCCAAACCAGCATTGAATATTCTTGATGACATGAGTATGCTACCCAAATCTAGATGATCCGCTCTCCAAACAAGTGTGCTGGCACCGATTGGGTTGTTGGTTGCTCCACCCAAATTAGAGATATTACCACCCATTCCACCCTGACCACCCAAAGCTACGTTGTTATTTGTACCAACAGTAGTAAAACTTACACCAGACTGTTGTGCGCTAAAATGTGAACCAGAACCGCCATCAGAACCACCACCCATGAAAGTCCAGAAAGCTCCAGTACCTTGTGTGGTACCACTAGCAGCAGTACCAGAGTTATCTATTATACCGTTAACTGTCAATAGACCGGTACACATGATGATAAATCCCTGAGTGACAACAGTAACACCAGGATTGATTGTCATGTTTGAGCACTCAATATTGGCCGTCATAAAATAAGTTTGGGCAGCGTTTGGCACTAGACCTAAAACGGTAGAAGTACCATCGAATGTTGCATTACCATCAGCGTGAGTTCCGTAGTAGGCTTTACCCGTAAGAGCGCTTGAAGGAGCCCATGCAGTTCCATTATAAACCAAGGCTTGAGATGCAGATGGAGGAGCGGAAGAAACAGAAGTTCCTTGCAATTTTGCTACAGTTGGATTTGGATAGGTTCCAGAAAGATCGCCACCGGCTGCACCACTTGGAGGCAATGAAGATATTGTGGTCGGTGTCCAAGAAGTTCCGTTGAACTGTAGCAACTGATTAAGAGTTGGTACAGCAGAAGAAACAGAAGTACCTTGCAATTTTGCCACGGTTGGGTTTGGATAAGATCCAGATAAGTCACCACCAGCAGATCCGCCTGGAGGAGGGGCTGTAGCAGGAGCCCAAGCACTTCCATTGAAGGCCAATACTTGTCCGAGAGTTGGAATAGCATTTTGGATTGGAATTCCTTGAATGCCTCCTACTTTTGGAGATAGGGCACTGGAACCAGTGCCAGCAAAATCTCCACCCAAAGTGACAATACCCAAGTTGCCAGTACCCGTTCCTATAGTTGCTTGAGGTACGGTAGGTACAGTTAAAATGCCAACCAAAGCCTGTAATGCTTGCTGCACAGTCGTAACAGTAGTACTATTGATGACCAATGTTGGAAACAGGTCAATCATAGTGGCATTGTGTCTAAATGACTGACCATCTACATGCGCTTCAAAGTCGAAACGATCGGTGACCAGTCTACCGACACCTGGAACGAAATTTGGAACTTGTGGGTTTTGGCTATCAGGCATTATTTTTCTCTTTTACGCTAGTATGCAGATTTATGGCAAGATTATTTGATGAGTATGGCCCAAAACCGTCTGAACAACACCATTTACAATTGGATGGTTATGTCCCTGCGTAAGTCCAGTGGTTTGATTGATTTGGCTTACCGACAAAACTTTTTCATTTACGACAACTGTGTGGCTATGAGGCGGAATTCCTGGTACGAATGCCAAACTGGTATTTAGTGTACTTGGGAAGTCAGCAGTATTTCTAAAGATACGAATCTGATAGATCGGATCGGTCTTTCTAACTCTAAAAGTTCTAAGATGCTGACCGCCATCCAAACCTAGAATAGTTTGGTTACGGATAACGTCTGAAACTTCGTATCGGAATGATTCGTTGTCATCTTGATCGAATACAACTAATACATCTCTGGTTTTGATAGTTGGCACAGTCAATGTCCAAATATCTAGAGGGAACTCAGATTCCAAACCAGCTTCGTGCATTTTAAGATTTTCAGCAGTTGGTCCAAGTCTAATTTGGATACGACCGTCTGATTGACGTGGGTTAAAGTATTGTTCATAACCAAACACGAACTTGGTACCATAACAGAATGGACAACGATCGTCTGGATACTCACTAGATGCTAGATAACAAGAACAAGTGATGCCCGTTTGAACTCTCTTGATAAGAACGGCTGGTTGTCCAGTGACAGATAAGAGAACATCTTCTCTCTGCGTGTTTTGATCTTGTAGAGAGAATCCACGATAGATGTTGTAGTTGCCATAGGCATCAATACATCCCATTTCTCCTCCGATATAGCTTCCGACACAAGTGCCGTCCAAGAGTTGCACAGGATCAGTTCTGTGATAGCCTGCATAGTCGTACATTGGGAATGTAACGTTAGCAGCATCAGCAGCAGAGTCATCTGTGGACAAATAGTCTATCGGAACTTGACGGTAGCCATCTACGACAGTAAATGGAAAGTTAGGATACTCAAAACGTACTTGACAGGCATAAATATTATCCCAACGCAGATCTTCTTCGATAGCAATCATGCTAACAATTGGACTATAAGTGTGATAGCCGTCATAACCCGAAACTGTGTGCATAGTAATCGGAGTAAAGTTGAAACCTCGACCTCCACCAAGTCCCATAGTGGCACCAATTGTTTGTACGGTGAAATAATCGCCAACCTGGAATTGCGCAGTCTCTACAACTGAAAATTCCAGAGTGTCGTTTGGTATTGATGGGCCATTGGCTTCCCAAGTGATTACATTGGAGTATTGATCACGAATACTGCCAGTAACAGTGCCGATAGCTTCGAATTTGGTGGTAACATTGCCGTAACCATCTGTATCAACAGCGCAGCAAAGGATTTTGAATGTTTCATTTGGCGCGTTGGTACTGGTTAGTGTTATACCAGCCAAACTTCCTTGTCCAACGTTGTCCGGGCCTGGTAAATAGTATTGATTATTGGATTGTAGGGCCAAATGTGCAGGCGTACCATTAGTGCCAGGTGGTACAATCAAATTTTGGTTGATTGGATCGACGGCTAGGTACTGAATTAGTTCAATTCCGACTTGGACAATACCAGAACTTGGAAATCCGGCTACATCAAGAAGAGGAACGATCAAATCTGTGGCAGTCATATCCCTTCGCAACATACTGCTTGGATAAAATCTCAAGTTATCATGTGCGATCGGCAAATTTTGAAGGAAAGTAATGACAGTTGGGTCATATTCGACCGGTCTCATCGAAAACCAATAGTCTTGACCTGGCGTCAGATCAACAATGTTGGCTGTTACCGAGCCATCGATGACCACAAATTTGACGCCTTCATCAAACACGGTATCTTGTGCTGTGGAGTAGTAAATATGGTACGCTATTTTGTTGTTCGGATTAACGGGATAGGCAATAAACCACTGCAAGGTGACAGAATATCCGTCACCCAGTGATAAAGCGTTATTTAAACCACTTAATATGGGATTAGCGTAGTGGACCATACTATAATTCTATTTTATTGATTACGTATGTGTGCAGGTGGCTTGACAACTTTAATTCCGCCCAATATGGCTTCCTTCAAATCTTGAGGACGATCATCATAATGGATAATCGGCTTCAAAGCCAGAAGTGCCTCACTCTTGTTCAAATGGTGAGATGTTATGTCAGTACTAGGACATGATAAAACGGGAACATTAATGCCAATTTTATTCAGCATATGCCTTGCCTGCTTTGCTTCTTGACTATTTCTATGTGTGACTACAGCCACTTTATAGCCCTCAGACAAATAACGTTTCAAAAGATTAATAGTGGGTTCCATAAATTGTCTTGCATTGTAATCCCATAGAGTGGCATCAAAGTCAAAGGTAACTAATTTCTTTTTTGCTATCTTTGACATCAAGGTATCTTTCTTTTCCTCGATTTCCTTTTTGGATTCCACTTCATGATGCTCTAACAAATCGTCTACGTATTGCTCCGCTTCATCTTCACCAAATTGCTCGGCAATATATTCGACTTGGTTTTGAAATCCTTCTTGCTCATATGGATTATCAAGATAGCTTCCATCGTCAGAACTCTTGGTGGCTTTGTTACCAGTAGTTTGTTGAAGCCAGTGAGTCATTTCATGAACGCCATATGAAAAGTCTTTGAAAAAATCTGCATCAGTCAAAAGTTTGTAATTGAAGATAATGACACCATGATCAGTCTTGGCTGATACGTCTAGCTCACCAAACCTCATTGGTATTTCATCAATTTCACTGATGTCCACGTCATACTCGTCAAATACCTTTTTCACCACATCATTTTGCTTTAGATACTCTCGCATTTTTCTAATCATGCGATTTAGTGACTGATAAGGTAATTTTTTGACCGCAGGGAGCGGAATTTTCTTTTCTTTTTGCTCGGCCATACAAGTATGGTTAAATAGTCATATTAGAAGGTTAACATGGCATTTCTAGGAATACGTATCCCACACGAAACAGGTCGTTTATTGTCGCAAATTGAGGTTCCCGGTGAAAAAAGTAGCCTATCGGAACTACACATTACCCTCCTATATTTTGGCGACGAATGGCCTATCTCTGAAATCTCTAAATCTTTGGAAGCTACCTACAAAGTGGTCTCTAAATTTCATCCATTCATAGCTAAGATGAGCAAAGTGACTTGTTTCCCTAAAAATCCAGAAGGTAAAGTACCAGTCATTACTAGAATTGAGTCTGAAAAACTACATGAGCTACGTGATAAGTTAGCAAAAGAGTTTGATGACCAGAAAATCGAATTCTCCAAGGTCCATAAAGATTTCAAACCACATGTTACCTTATCATACTCTGAGGAAGAGCCCAAGGAGACTGAGTTTCATCCATTGGAGTTCTCAATTGCAGAACTTGTATTGTGGGGAGGCGATCATGGCGACGATAGAATCTTCGTTACCTTCCCATTAGCTGGGCCTGCTTTTGATAAAAATGCTTTGCTGATACAGAAAGCAGAAATATTCGAGAAGATTGCCGGCAATCCATTGCAAGAAGTCTTAACTCATACTTACGAACGCAGAAAAACAGAAAGATGATATATTTGTAGTATATGACTTCTACAAATATACTTATCTTTACCAGTGATAAACAAGCACTTGGTGCAATTGAATCTCTTACTATTAAAGAGTTTGTTCAAGAGAATGAACCAGCATCTGTTAATGCTAAATTAGAAATAACCAGAATGCGCCTCTCTCGTGAAAGATTGAATGAAACATTCAAGGATGGCAAATTCCACGTAGACTCCCAAATATACCCAGTACATATTATTATTGTGGAAGATAAAGTAGAAACTATTCGAGCAACCAATGTTTGGTTCTCAGGAATTAGCGTATCTTACATGACTGATGAGTGGGTTATTTCCGAAGGTGTTGAAGCAGAGTGTGAATCCGTAACTGGTACCAAAACTTACAAATCTTCTGCTGATTAAATCAATCTTCTGGCTCTCAAATGACGCAATCTAGCAAAGGCTGGATTGATGGCACTGTTCATGCTGAAGACACCCAATCCTCTTGGAGCTGGACGCAAGCTATTCTTAATGTATTTGAGTTTGTCCCAATATACGGTCAATAACGAACTTACCTGCGTTTGCATCAATTCGCTGACAGTTGGAGGATTGAAGTTCAAGCCATTGTCTGTCAATTGAAATTCACGACCACGTTCTATCAAAGCTTTGGAAGCTAGAGCGTATAGAGTGGCTCCTTCTACCAAAATCTCTCCAAACTGATCAACGAAGTCATCGTCTTCGAATCGGAAGAAAGTAAAGTAAGGAACTTGGTTAAAATCCCATAGTGCAGTAGCAATAAATGTAGTTAGCATGTCTACTGAGAAAATATCACAGTCAACGTAGACCGTATTACCATAGGCATCGACTGACTTGGCTTTACCAGCACTGTTGAGTCTGGCTCTAAGAGACTTGATAAGTTTGTTAACATTGATTATGGCACACTGAGAGTAATGAAAGCCAACATCATCTCCCAAGTGGGCAAAACCATCGGTGTTAATGGCTGGAACTTGTGTGTGAGTAACTACGAAGCTGAAAGTAGTCTCTACTCTGAATCCGTTGATGAAACCAGTCCAAATATCGTTGAAAACACCATAAGGGCCGTTGATAGGAACACTATAAACGTAGGAATAGAGACCCTCGCCTAGTTGCTGCACTCCCGCTGATGTTGGAGTTAGGGCCACCAAGCCGCTTGGTTGAACAATAGAAATTGTTGGGAAGGAATCCGTGTTGACGGGGTTACCCATTGCGTCTTTAAATTGTACAGTTAAGTTAACCTGATCTGTTACGTCGATTAACTCACCTCGTGCTTTGATACTCACCATGCCCTCCCCGGAAAACAACCAAATCTTTTGCCGCTCAAAACATTGAACATACCAAATGGAGCGGAGACTATTATTTGTCTTTTATCATTAACAATAAGCCCAGTATCTGGATTCTGATAGGCAATGTCAACAAGATAGGTGCCTATCACATATCCGTCACAATTGCCAAAACTTTCACTCGTTCCTTGTGTGTTGGGCGTCCTGAACACGAAATCTCTATCATCTCTAAAATCTCTACCTACACATTTAAGATCAGGTCTTTGATGTTCAAAATGTCTGTAATGATCATGACCACGATCATGTCTATCCAATCTAGGAAGTTTAAATTGGAAATACCACAGACCAACATCATATCGAATCATATTTTGAGGATAACCTGAGAGTTGTACGAAAGCTGGATTTAGTATTTGAGTAATAACTGGAGTATAGCCATCGTCAACACGTTGACGATATCCGTCCAGCACTTCCTGAAAGAAAGTAACTGTTTGTCCTGGCGTATAGTACAAATTACCGCTCATTAGTCCTCAATATCATGTTAAATTATGAATAGAGTTCTTTTTAACCCAATGATTCAATTTGTATAAATGGTCCAACGAAACCGCCTACTGTGCTACCTCCCACGGTAACACCACTAGGCGCATAAATAATTCTAAATGATATGGTGTATACAGTTCCTTCAGGAACCGTTGCATAAGCCACAGCATCTGTACTCAAAGCAGGACTTATATTGGCGCCAATTGTACCAAATCCAGTATTAAAAGTTTCATTCCACCACTGCCAAGAACAAGCTACACTTACGAGGGCTGGGTTACCTCTGAAACGATAAGTGTGACCTCCCTGAAGCGTGAACGTTGTGTTTCCTTCAACCGCAATTAGATCTCCAACATTTTCAATTGAACCAAATGCTCCACCAAATTGAACTTGTGCCCCACCAGGAGCAATAGTTTGTGTAGCGATATTATTTGCAAAGAGAAATGACAAATCCAAAACAGGTGGAACTGCTGGAAAATTAGTTGGTGTCCAAGCCGTACCGTTCCATTGCAAGAACTGGTTAAGTGTTGGGATGAGTGGCGAAACAGGAATGCCTTGAATTTGAGCAACGATAGGATTTGGATACATTCCGGCCAAATCACCACCAGCTACACCAGTTGCACCACTTGGTGGAGGAGTTGGAGGAACCGGAGTAGGACTACCGCTGGACGAAGAGGCCGCATAGTTACCATATGGTGCCGTCACAACAATTTGTCGAGAATCGTTGGATAACTGTCCAGTATTCGGATCAAGGAATATGATATCAACGAAATAAGTTCCTATGGCTGACGCACCTGAGGGCAGAGTTAATTGGAAATAATAAAGACCAACATCCACACGAACCATGTTGAGTGGATAGCCTGGAGCCAAAGTAAGACCAGGATAAATGACTCTAGCAACAACTGGGATGTAACCATCATCAGTACGTTGATCATAGCCGTCTTTGACTTCCTTGTAGAAGGTAACCAGTTGACCTGGTGTATAACTTAAGATGTCGCTGTCGCCCATTAGAGTCCTCGCTATTATGACGAATTATGAATATACTTACATTATAGTATGAAAACTCCTCCAAAACCAGCTTTTTGGGTCACTAATGGAAGTCCAAGAAATGTAACTTTGGCAGATTTGGCTTTGAATATCAAAGCATTTACCACAGTTAATCTATTGGATAGTAGACATTACAGTTATACACTAGAACAATTAATAAAATCTAGAGATTCAGGATCCATTTTCGCTAAAAGAGATAAAATAAAAGTTCGTGATTTGCCACCAGAACAAGTTAAGCAAGATTCTCTAATTTATAGAGAGGCGGCTATTCCTTCCAGAGAAAGATCCGTTCTCGTTATTGAAGAGAAGGAATACGATGAGTTGAAAGTAAGTGAAGAAGATCAGCAGAAGCAAGATGAGCTTTACGCCAAAGAAAACGCTGATCTAGCTGAAATAGACATCCAAAGGGCTATAGCCAACAAGAAGGTATAATATGCATTCACGTAAACAATTAGCTAATGTAATTGCTGAAATTCTCACGTCAGAAATAGAAATTGACTGCGATTGCATTAATCAATCCACTGTTGATGAGTATAGAAAACTCAACGATAAATGTGATGCTGTTATTGAAAAAATTCGAGAAAGAAAAAGTAAAAAGTCTAATCAAATAGGTGAGTGATGTCTGACAAAGACAAAGACAAAATAATACCTCTCGATCAAGTTAATAGGAGAGATCTTGATATCATTTTAGAAGTCAATAAGAAAGCTGTTGAAATTGAGACAGAAGTGGCTGGACAAAATGAAGAGATCATTGCATTGCTTAATAATACACGAAGCAATCAAGAAGCAATGGATATTAAAATAGATAAACTTCTAGAAAAATCAGAGAAGCAATCTAGAGATTTGTTCAAAATCCAAGTACTATTTATCACTGGGCTATTGACCCTAGTGGCACAGATTGTGCAAATTTTTCTTAAGAAGTAATCAGTTCTTCATAATTTCGACATTGGTAGCTTTTGGATCACCACGCTTGTTGGTACCAAGATCGAAAGAAACCTTTTGGTGTTTGTAAAGGGTTTTAAAGCCTTCGCAAGCAACATCAGAGAAATGGACAAACATATCTTTTTGTTTGACACCATCTTTTTCCCAACCAATGAATCCGAAGCCTCTCTTCGGATCGAACCACAATACTTCTCCGTAATACTTTGCGTCAGTCATTTACTTTCCTTTATATACTAGTTCGCCATCTACCCAAAGTTCACCCATATTAGAGTCTAACCCCGGAATAGAAAGTGCTCCACCAGCTTTAAGAGATGCGAAACATTCTCCTAGTAGTTTATATGTTTCTATTGCCCCAATTTTACCAATATCTTTTCTCTTAGCTTCATCTTCACAGTTACGAAGTAACTTATCGTATTTGGCAAAAATCAAAAGCATATCTCTTTCGCGTCCCGCCCAACGAGCAACTGTGAGAAACTTCTTGCGTGTTTCTGCCTCACTGGTAACTTTGTTACTTAAATCATCTGGATTGGTGCTATCCATTATTACTTTACTCATGCTTTATCCCAATTTTGAAAGACTTATTTTTAAACTCTACATAGGGCGTATCTAAATCTTCGATGTTGCGCTTTCCATCCAACTCGTATACTAAGGTACGCTTATTTGGCAATTTAGTAGAAGGAAAAACTCCAATGATTTTAAGACGGCCGGTATGAGTTAATGCGTGACAATTGGCACATAGAATAGCTAAATTGAAATCATGATTGGTAGTGTTAATTTCTGTTCTTTCAATGATATGGTGCAATTCTAGCAGCTTGGGGTCAACCACCTCACAAGACTCGATTTCGCACTTATTCTTAATTAACTTACTCATGTACTTAACTATATCGCAGACTTATCTAACGCCCCAGGCTTCTACACGAACAACGGGAGAGCCAGCCTGTGTGCTAAACCAAATCTTGGAGATAACTCTGTTGTCGAACTGCAAGAACTGAGGCGCAGTCAAGCCAGCACCATCAAGAGTCCCATGAATAGTGTTACCATTGAAAGAATATTGCACGGTGCCAGAGTTGCCACCAGAAGGCGGTAACCAAAAAGTTACAGTGTAGGTTGGAACTATTATATTGATGACGACATCACAGTCTGTACCAAAAACGCCAGCTCCAGATGAACCTGGGGTCACCTGTTTGAAAAAATTGTAATCAAAGCCATAAGTGATGGCCGCTTTTGGATCGTTCGATCTGTCGTTTGGATAAGCACCCATGATATCTCCTCTTAGTATGTAGAAATATTACATTATGTAATTGGTCTTGGCGTCGTTGTAGCCTTTTTCCATCATTTCCCGTATTTTGTCGGGATTAAAGTCCAAAACGTTGTCCAAAAGGTTGTAATGAGGTCTCAAAATACGCAATTTAACAGGTTTTTTGTTGCTCAGGCCAGCCTCAGCCAATTTATTATACATCATGGCCAGTTCTATGTCATTAGATAAGATTTTATCAGTAGCTACATCGAATGCTCTTCTAACAATATCAATTATATTTGGATCTTCTATAAATTTCTTATCCCTTATATCTGGTGAAGTAGTAATAACATCTATTTCATCAGCTCCCATCTCAATAGCTACTTTGATTGGGCTCAACATCTTCATTCCACCATCTATGAAGAGGTCATTATTTATCTTAACCGGAGTTAGTGTAGCTGGAAAAGCTGATGAAGCTAATACTGCATCAATAAAATTGTCATCATCTTGATCGAAAACCACATATTTTCCAGTATGTAGATTAAGAGCCCCCACAGCAATCTTCTTGCCAGACGTTCTTATCTTTTCCAGGTCAACTTCATTCCTAATGAGAGTTTGCAATGGTGTACTATCGTAGAAAGATTTGCGCCAAGCTGCTGCAATTCGGCCCCAAAATGGCCAACGCCTGTATATCTTAGAATTATCTAGTTTTAGCCACCAATCCTTCAAGAGTTTAGCGGCTTCCTTTTCTTCACCCTCTTTGAACATAGCTAGGAAGGAGGTATTAATAGCCCCAACACTGGTGCCTGTTAAGATATCGTAATGTATTTCAAGGTCGCCTAGCAAATATTGAATGATGCCACAAGCCCAGGCTCCTTTGGCAGCTCCACCACTGTGAACTAATGCTTTCATCCCTACCTCTTCCCGTTTATAGGGTCTATGAAAGATATATCAGAATAGTGCCTAAAAAACTAATGCCCAGCGAATTACTCCACTGGGCATCAATATTTTATCGTTCTGTAAATTAGACTGCGTAGTATGGAATCTTAACGTTAGTTCCATTTAGGTCTACTACCATGAATCCAACTGGGTTGGCTGGCAAGGTAGCTGAACCAGAGCTAGCTACGTTAGTAGATACAATGTTTAGAGCCAAGGCTCCAGTAGAATCTACACTATCATAGCTAAATTGAGCTACTACAGTACCGTTAGCTACCATGGTTGTTGCGGACGTGCTTTGGATACTATTGCAGTTAGCAATGGTGGCTCCTTGTAGGTCAAGCAAACCAGGTGACATCAAAGCGGCGTACTGTTCACTACCGTAAGGGCCTACTTTGAAGTAGATGTGAGAAGAAGGAGCAGTGCTGTCCATAGCATGACCAATGACAGCGTGCCGTGCAACTGGAGCAGTACCATTCCAGTAAGACGCAACCAAACGATGCTCAGGAGCATTGCTCAAAGTTACAGTGGAATTGGCGTTAACACCAATTTGGTTAACTTGACCGCTGTTGAACACTTCAAAACGATCATAACCGTAGTTTGGCTCGGTAATGCGGATTTGAACGTTACCTTCATGGGTATCGTCGTACTTGGAAATGGTTAGTGCATTAGCTGGAGTTGCAGTTGCTACGAACAAACCGTAGTTTGGAATAGTAGCTTGCTCCCACAAAGCATTAAACATGATTGCGTTAGATAGTCCGGCAATCTGAACGTCAGCCAAGAATCCAGTGGTGTTATTAGCCCAAGAAGCAGATTCGTAACCGATGCCACCAGTTCCGAAGTGAGCTACATAGTGAGCATCCCCTGCGCCTAGATGGTTTACTTTGGTGAAAGATCCGCCAGTACCATCCTGACTAGAATCAATCTCTCCGTAAATACCATAAACCATTTGACTAGAGCTGTGATTCATCTTCATGTAAACAGCAGTACTTTCGGCAGAAGAGCCGATTGGCTGTGTGAACATGTTCATAGAATAACGAACTTGGTCAGGACCGTATGGAGGCGGTACAATATTGTTGGTGGTAAAATTACCGAAGTTGATTACGGCTCCGCTAGAATCGACCAAAGACATTTGATCGGTACCGATTCTATAGAATCCCAACTTCTGATCGCTGTTGAACGCAATGGATGGTGCTGAAGAGCTTCCATCACAAGCGAGTAAATTAGTACAAGGCATATGTTTCCTCATTGTAAAGTTTCCGGTGAAACTTGAAACTTACGACTTACAACTTACAACTTACAACTACATGTAAAATTATGCAGTGTCGGACGAGGAGATTAGAATGGAACTTCAATCCAACTCATACTAAATACAACTTTGGGTGAGCTACCAGAACCAGCTACAGCCTCAAGGCTAAGTGCACAACCTGGCTGAATTACATATCTTCCTTGTGTCGTTTCTTCCAAAACGAAAGGCTGGAAAACAGAGGTAGCTAACATTGGAGTTAGCGTCCACAATCCTCGAATCATTGTTGGTGAAGCTGGTAAAGTAGATGTAGTAAATGCTTGTGCTTGTGCCGTAATAGTGCTACCAATATAAGTACAAACTGGTGTAATACTGGTTCCAGTTGGAGCAGAAGCGGCTGGGTTAGTATTAGCGCAAAGATAGACAGCCCCAGAACCCAATGTTCCAGAAACATAAGCCATATTGATTTCTTGTACCACCAGGTTTCTAGTAGAAGTTTTTGGGTTGTATAATGTGAAGGCTCCAGTTGTTCCAATGGTGGTTCCAGGCGCTACACCAGAAGTTGCAGTGGACGCCTCATACATGGTGGAGTTAATAGATGGAAGGTAAAAATCTCCGTAGAGATCATCTTGCGAAACGCCATCCTTACAAATAGCTGTAACGTATACACCAGTAAAAGAGGGAGTCGTACCACCAACAGTCCAAGAAACTTGCACCACGCCAGAAGTAACAGTTGGAAGTGTTAGTACCTGTGTGCCTGCCGCTTTGATAGCTGCACCCGTCACAGTGCTTCTAACAGCGGTAGCTTTGTCACCAGGGTCTACTTCGGTCAGTGAAAATGTCAAAGTAGGACTGGTTCCAGTTGGAGCATTTTTGACGTTGATGAAGAGATAAACTGATGTATCTCCGATATCCACTAGGTTTGAAATGTTATTCGATGTAATGGTACCATTAATGAAAACTGGTTGAGTATTAGGCGCATCGGCAACTAGCATCGAGTCGTCGGATGCTAATTGAGCATAACCGGCCACACCAGCAGGGTTTACTCCTCCTACTAGGATTGGATTAACTGTGGCAGCTGCGCCCACTGCGTTAGAACCTGATACTAAAAGACGTCCAGAGGTATCAGGCTGGAAAACTCTTTCAACACCAGTAGCATCTATGCCGCTAAATACTGTAGTTGGTTTGGTAGTTAATGTAGCATAGACACCAGTAAAGGATGGGGTCGTTCCTACAATAATCCATGAAACTTTAATTACGCTAGAAGTGGTTAAATTAAGTGTAATTTCCTGTGTACCTGCTGCCGTAATAGACAAACCAGTAACGGTCGTTCCAACCACTGTTGTCAAATCGCCAGGATCTACTTCTTGAAGGGTGAATTGTAAGCCTGGTGCGGTTCCGGTTGGAGCATTTTTGACGTTGATGAAGAGATTAATTTGTCGATTACCGAAACCAGCGAAAGTTTGGCTGCCACCCACTGTTACAGTGGAATTGGACATAATTACTTGTCCATTGGCGCTTGGAGTAATACGCTGATTTGCTCCCGCCACCCAATTAGTATTAAAATCAGACAAATCGGAATTATTTTGTGACTGAGAATATCCTCCAGCAATGATGCCATCAGGAACAGTTCCGTCCCACATAGTAGCTATGTAAACTTCTGGCGGGTCGTAAAAATAGACAGTAGTTATCGTACCATCATCATAATATTGATATGGTCCTCCTTTGATAGCATATATAGATTTCCAATTAGTCCAGCTATAGTTTTTCTGTGTAAATTGAGGGGCGATAGATAGGGACATTATTTGCCTTTACATGTCATAAGAGCCGAAAGAGCCACGATAATTGTAGCTGGCAGTTGAATTTGGCACAATGTATGCTGTTATTCTGCTGGGACCAGCCATTTTAATAGGAGATCCATAGTTACGTGTAATAGCATTCGAAACAGCAGCACATGTAATAGAGTCTCCAATTTGAATTTCAGGGGCAGAAGTTCCTATACTGGTAGCTTTAATATACCCCACGCCTCCACCAGCCGCATCATTGTTGCCAAGCATAAAATCTGTAATATAACAAGTTTTACCAGACACAACATAGTGATGAGTCCAGAAAGTCTTATTATCACCAACTCCAATAGTGCCGACAACAGTACCAGTTCCACCTGTTCCAGTATAAAGCGTAATAGTACCTGCGTTTGAGCCGCCGCTACCAACAGTTGCTACAACAATTTTTTCTATGAAGCATTTGGTTGTGGTTACAAGGTTTACTGCTGTCGTACCATTTAGTGTCGCAGTTTCGCTACCAGTCGTTGTTCCGGCTGAGTTCATCCAATAAATAGTAACAGTTCTAGCTCCAGTTCCAGCCGAGGTATCGCTTGTGCTAGATGAGACAATAGATCCAGTAAAGTTAGCCGATTGTTCAGTGTAAGCCGTTCTGCGGATAGCTTGTACAGTTGTTGATGCTGTAGTCAAATCTCCAAAGGCTAGGTTAGGGGTGGAATTAGTAGGTGATGTGGTAACCGGAATGGCTGCTTGATTAGGACTCAGGACGACAACAAGTGCCGGATCAGTGGCTAATGGAGCTGTAGAAGCTGGTTTAACAGCAACAGGACCATTAGTTCCATCTGTAATATAGGTGTCTTGATTAAAAGTGGCAATAGCAGTCCAATATGGAGTGACTGAACCCGTACCAGTAATCACTGTCGTAAGGTTAGCTCTAATTTGTTGAAAACCTTGCAACACAATCAAAAATGGTTGATTGGTCGAAGCTACGAATGTGTATGGGTTAGTTAGTTGAGCAAAAGTCTGTGGATTCAGAACTTGGGCTACTGGAATGGTAACCCAGTTAGTTCCATCGTACGTTCCTTGAAATGTTACAGCGCCACCCGTTAGTGTGGTGGTTTGATCAAGTTGAACGAGGAGGGCTTGTGCCCCAAGAGAAGCACCAACAGTCGTAGTTCCAGTTGGATATTGCAGCGTATTGATAGCTGTACCGGAACTCCAAGCTGCACCAGTCTTAGTCTGAACGCCTGGGAAGGTGAGTAGATTGCCCGATTGGTCGGATTGTAGGCTAAGCGTCTGAGTATTAGTCGGTGCAGGCTGCGTTGTGTTGTATTGAGCTAGAGTACCCAAACCATCTGTTGGGGCAGTACCTGCGACCAACGTAGCATCAAGTGTGGCCCCAGCATTACCAACAATACCAACTTTCTGAACGCCTGAGGCAGATGTTGCAGTTGTAGCACCTGCTACTTGGGCAAGGTTGACGCTTTGGTTAGCCGAAAGGGCTCCAATGATGTTCGTGCCTGCTGGAAGCGGGGTATTTGGACCGATAGTAACAACCAAAGCTGGATCGGTTGCAACAGCGGCGGTAGATGCGGCTTTGACAGCGACAGGTCCGTTAGTACCGTCTGTAAGTTTTTCTGGCCAGGCATTCGCTAGGGTATTAGCGGTTCCCTGGTTAGCTGTAACAGTTCCACTAACAGGTTGCGTTACTCCGCTTCCGTCTACTCTGAGACCGCCAGATGTATTTAGTGACAAAGCACTTAGCTGACCTGTAGTATAAGTCGGGGCAGCAGTGGTAACAGCACCACCGACAAAAGTAATATCTGTAGTAGGAGTAGTGGCATTGACAGGATAAACGCCATCAATACGTAGCAAACCAGCAGTTGTCAAAGACAACGGGTCCATCTGTCCAGTAGTATAAGTTGGAGCTGATGTGGTAACAGATCCGCCCATATAGGTAGCATCTGCTGGTGGAGTAGCAGCAGTAGCCCCAACAGAAGCGTTGTTGAAATTACCAGTACCAGCATTTGCAGTAACGGTTCCTGAAACTGGCTGTGTAACGGCACTACCATCTATTCTCAAAGCGCCAGCAGTTGTTAGAGATAATGCATTTATTGTAGCATTCGTATATGCTGGAGCTGCTGTGGTTACAGAACCACCCATTTGTGCTATAACAGGAGGGAGGGCCGAACCGGCAGCACCACCAAATAAGAGCGATGGATCATGAATATCTGAGGCTCTTACAGTAACGTTAGCAGTACCAGATGTATAAGCTGAGACTCTAACACGAGTCATGCCAGCACCACCAGCCCCTACGATACTTTCGGCGGTTGCCGTATTAGATGAGGCAAACACGATGCTAGAAACAATATTGCTAGTAGACGGACTATCGAAGAATGTTTGATTCCAAGTGGTACCACCGTCAAATGAAATTTCAGGAACGATTGTACCAATAAGTGTACCGGCAGCGAGTTGCATACCTACTGTCTGTAATCCTGGGTGTGTAACTGCAACTGTGGCATTTAGTGCGCCAAGTGCGCCTGTGTTAGTTACGTCTTGAGTTGAGATAGAAAAACTGTTATTTGGACTGATTGCAACTACAAGAGCCGGATCTGTAGCAACAGCGGCAGTTGAAGCCGGTTTGACAGCCACAGGACCATTGGTACCGTCAGTAATTTTTTCTGGCCAAGCATTGGCCAATGTATTTGCAGTACCCTGATTAGACGTAACTGTTCCACTCACTGGTTGTGTAACGGCGGAACCATCTACCTTTAAAGCATTGGAAGCGGTAACGGTAGCTGAGTTACCGCCTTGGTTGATGGTAATCAACCATGGAGTTGTATTGGCCGTGTTGCCAGGTTGAACTGTCCAAGTGCCAGATTGTGTAGCAAGAATGTTAGAGTCATTGGAAACTGTTACCCTTGGAATACCAGCTCCGCTTGCACCAGTTCCAGTAGAAATATTAGTTCCACCAAATTGAGTAATGTTATCTACCCAAGGAGATGTGCTTTGTGTAACTGCCACAGTTCCGCTTACAGGAACTACTGTGCCCCCCGAAACTCCTTGAATAGTAATTACTCCACCAGAAGGTGTGCCGGCTGTACCTGGACCAACTATTACTGGATGTCCAGATGTATCAGTAGACATAGCTCTTAGGTTAGAACCATCAGTTCCGCCTATCTGAGCAATGGTTGGAGGCAAGACGCCACCAGCTGTACCAGAATATAGTACAGAGGGTTCGTTTTGACTGCTGCCTCTCAAATTACAAGTTGCAGTGCCAGAAGTATAAGCAGACACTCTAACGCGCATGTTAGAGGCACCATCTGCAGTAGCTAGTACTCTAGTCGTAGCAGTGTTGTTGGAAGCAAAGACAATACTGCTTGTTTTATTTCCGGTAGATGGATCGTCAAAAAATGTAGAGACCCAAGTAGTACCACCATCAAAAGAAATTTCGGGAACTATGGTGCCTACTAATGTACCAGCCACCAACTGCATAGCAACACCACTGGTGCCCGCTAAAGTAATTGGCACTGTAGCATTGAGAGCGCCCAAAGATCCTGTAGCGGTTGTATCGGGCGTGTTTATGGAAATAGGAATTACAGTACCACCCGAAACACCTTGAATAGTGATAATTCCACCAGATGGAGTACCTGCTGTACCAGCGCCTACAAATACCGGTCGGCCAGAAGTATCAACAGTCATATATCTAGAGTTGGTTCCATCAGAACCACCCATTAATAGCATTGGTGTGTTAGCTGGAATAGCGGATCCATTTTGAACTGGCATTTCATTGCCATTCATATCATATAGAACTGCTACTGGACTCTCTGTACCCATGTATCTCCTTACTCAAATGCTGAATTATACGCAAAGAAAAAGGCTTGCCATTTCTAGCAAGCCTCTTTTTATTTATCTTTTCAACTAACTAGATTATGGAGTTAGTTCAGTTACAAGTACAGTAGATACGTTCGTAGAGAAGCAGCTAACAGCACCAGTCCAATCTACTGGAATTTCCCAATAAGAAGAAGGTAGCAAGGTAATGCTGAAGTTAGATGCGCTGGCTGTTCCACCTCCTAGTAAGACGTACATAGTTCCCTTGGAACCGTTGTTGTACAAAGAGGCAAATACTCTAGAAGTATTAGCAGCTAGCAAAGAAGTAGGTGTAGAAGCCGTTACAGCAACAGAAGTAACAGCGGCGGTACTTGCCTTGTTAGTTACGACACGCAAGTTACCACCAACATCTGTGGTCAAAGCGTTGAGCTGACCAGCGGTGTAGGTTGGAGGACCAGCTACGGTGATAGCGCCCATTTCAGTAGCGTCTGGAGCGTTAGCTGTCGTTGTACCAGTTGGATAAACTGAGTCGATACGCAACTGACCAACAGTTGTCAGAGACAATGCATTGATTTGTCCAGTGGTGTAAGTTGGTGCAGCTGTAGTTACGATACCACCGACCTGACCCATATCAGGGGCATTGGCGGTCGTGGTGCCAGTTGGATAATGACCATCGATACGTAGCAAACCTGTAGTGGTGATGTTGAATGCGTACATATCTCCGTTGGTCAAACCCGACTCTTGAGAAGTAGTGGCCAAAGCACCAACATAGGTTGCCATGCTTGGAGGGGCGGCACCGATGGAGCTTACGGAAGGGTTAGTAGCACTGAGAGAGCCAGTAACCCAGATTGGATTGTTTGGCTCACCAAAGAGATTGCCGTAACCGTCAGTTAGTTCAACTGGCCACGCGTTGATAAGTGAGTTTGGAGTACCTTGGTTAGCAGTGACAGTGCCGCTAACAACCCAAGGGCTAGTAGACTGTGTGACAGCAACCGTTCCAGTTACGCTAGTAACCCAGGGGCTAGTAGATTGAGTAACGCCAACTGTACCAGTGATAGATACAGAACCGTTGACAGTTTGAGTAGAAGGTGTGCTTCTGCTTGTTACATAAGAAGTAATGGTTGCACTGAATGTACCTGTGACTGTCCAAGTTACCCTTATGTTAACTGCCGTACTAACTGGCAAAACAGCCGTGAAGACACCTGGAGCATTTCCACTATTGATGACAACAGTGGAGGCAGAGTTACCATAAACGTTACCTGCGAGGTCTACTTCTTGAATAGTGTATTGAATAGAACCAGCGCCAGTAACCGTTCCTACATCAACAACGAGGGCGGCTTCTTGGGCACCAGCATAGAAGTTGGTGGTAGTAAAAGAGCCGGTGGCCGTAACTGTAGCAGCACTCTGCGCAGTTTGGATATTGGCCATCTGAGTAATGCCAAGCACGCCTTCCTGAGTGGCTGGAATCCAGTTAGAGTTTCCTGAAGGACTTACACCAGAAATTAGTATCGCGCCTGTTCCGCTAGGAACGGCGGTGTTAGTCTGTACATCTAACTCTACACCAGTTGATGTATATAGAATTATTGCTGGGGATTGACCTGACATTAGTTGGCCTCACATAATTTATAAGATAAGACTTACTATTTGAATGTGACTTTATCCATATATTATGGGGTTAGCTCATCGATTCTGGCAAAGCCACTTATTCCAGTGCCGCCCGCCCAAATACCTTCTATTTCACCTAAATATCCAAAAGGAACTTCGTAATAAGAAGTGGGTAGCATTTTTATTGTGAAATCGGAAGTGGTAGCCGTAGTTCCAAGCTTGAGATACAAGATAGCTGTTGAATCATTATAAACAGTCGCTCCAAGTCGTAAAGTATTGGATGACAACAACAATACGTTGGTGGCCGAGCTAGCCACGCTACTAGTGGTGCTAGTGGTCGGCTTCTGAAAATTGACTGTGAATGAGTTGTTCGGACTGATAGCCACAACCAAAGCAGGATCAGCTGTGGTTGCTCCAGTGAATGGAGGAGTAACGGCTACAGGACCATTGCCATAACCATCAACGATGATATCCTGCGTTTGTAATCTATAGATAGTGCCATCAAAAATAACGCCAACTGGCTGACCCAGTTCATTAAATAATATGGCTGCTGGTGAATCGCTCGACATTAGCTTATCGTCCTTGTTCTAGTCGTTTCAAATGCCGCGTTGTAAGAAATAGTATCAGTAACATTGTGCACGATAGTTACACCATCATAATCATACATATTCCATGATATGATAACTGGGAAGTTGTTGGCATTGTATGTTATCAGTTTTTCTACTAATTTGGTTGTTAGTGAGCTGTCTAAATACCAAATGACAGAAGTTGGGAATGGACTGCCTGTTGGAAGCGTCACCTTCACAGCTCCAGAAGCGAAACCATCACCAGGGCCTTCATTTACAAAGTGGATGAGTTGACGTAAAGTTTCATGTTGTGTTGGCGTAATACCACCGCCACCACCATTGAGTATTAGATTTTGGGTATATCCATCTAATTGCTCAAATCCAACCAAGACTCCAGTAGTAAAACCATATCCGTGTAAATATTGAATTCCACAGTCATTGAACTGCAAAAGATCAATATTACTAAAGACTAGTTGAATGTCTCCCACTCTTAATTTGTGTCGAATTTGACCCTTCATCAAAGCTGATTTGATATCACCTTCTGAAACGCCTGGAATTTGTAATAGATCTCTAGTGGCACCCAAATTGATAGGATAGTTAAAAATGTTGATGGTCTTTTTCTGTGGAGAGATGTTTCTAACAATAAACTGACCACATTCATTACGACCGGGTGCGAAATCGTTCATTCCCATGTTAACCTTCTTTGTGGAATCGATCTCTAATGGTTATAGTGATAGTTCTCTCTACGTCTGGATTTTCGGCACTGGCTTTACATCCGTCGAACAATTTTTCTATTAGGGAATCATATCCCTTTGTAGCAACATCACTCTTAGTGATCTCTAGAGCTTGTTTGACATCTTTACGAGTTAATTCTTCATCTCTCGATAGCAGAACTTTCTTCAAATCAGCTTCACCAAGTCTAGTCATTTGATCAAAACTGAGACGATATCTGACATTCAATAATTCGTCTAGATAATCAAAACTACCAACACCTGGTTGGTTTACTGCAAAATCTTCATCTTCAATGCCGGTTCGTAAACCGCTATCCACTGCCGTTAATAGGATACGCACATTACTATCTTGCCACTCATTTTCTTTACCGTATACTGTCTTTAGATCATTAAGAACTTTACGCAACTTGGCAAAATTTTTAACTCTCTGTCCAAGAGCCTCGGAAAGAAAACCTTCACTACGATTATAGTGCTGTAGTCCTCTACGTGGATTGTATTCAACTTCCTGATCGATACGACGTGTATCAAAAGCTACTTTGGTAAAACCTTGATTGGAAGAAACGGAACCAAGAGCTACTTTACGTAGTTCTCTAGTTTGTTTCCTGGTTTCCCTGTTTTGGGAACCTCTAGAAATCAAGTTGTATATTTCTGAAGCTTCTAATACACTCATATTCCTCTATTTTTGGTAGAACTCTAGTAATATGCCTACTTATTACGTGCCCCGGACTTGACAGCTAATTTTTTAAGTTTAGATTGCTCCCCATGGAAAATCCGTACATCCCTCCTCGTTTGATTCATCCTCTGGCCATTAAGGTCTGTCGTATGTTGCAAGAGCACCAATACCAAGCCTTCATTGTAGGCGGATGTGTCCGTGACCTAATCTTGAAACAGAAGCCCAAAGATTGGGATATCTGCACGGATGCCTCTCCACAAAAAGTCATGGAGATTTTTGAAAGAACCATCCCCACTGGATTGCAGCATGGTACTGTAACCGTCTGTATGGGTGAGGGTGTAGAAAATCATTTCGAGGTCACAACCTTTCGTATTGAAGGTGAATATTCAGATGGTCGTAGGCCAGATGAAGTTTTCTTTGTGATGAATGTTGAACAAGACTTGGCCCGTCGAGATTTGACTATCAATGCAATTGCTTACGATCCTGTAACTCAAAGAATCACTGACCCATACGGTGGTGTCAAGGATTTGATGAATGGCCTAATCAAGGCCGTTGGCAAACCAACCGTTCGATTTCAAGAAGATGGGCTTCGTATTATGCGTGTGGCTCGCTTTGCTGCTCGTTTTGGTTATGCAGTGGATGGAGATACTTTTCAAGGTATGAAAGATAGTTTGGATACTTTGAGAAAGGTCTCTAAAGAACGCATCAATGATGAATTATGCAAGACACTAATGACATCAGATCCCTCCTTCGGATTGCAGCTTTTACAGCAATGCGGAGCGCTAGAAATTGCCTGTCCAGCTCTGACTAGCCACTCTTTGCCGATTCTAAACAAGTGCCAAGGTGAACTAGAAACTCGATTGGCCTTTCTCTATGCGAGTGTGCCAATCCCTGAAGTTCAGGGCGAAATGCTTTCGCTAAAGTTTTCTAATAAGCAAATCAAAAAAGTAATATTTTTGCTGGACTTACTGGGAAAATACAATGTTTTTGTCCAGAAAGACACGGCTTTATCTTATAAGAGCTTTATGGCCACCGTCAAAAATCATGCCCCCGAAGCCTGGGACCAATCCTTGGAGCAATTTATACTATTGACTGAAGCCCTAGGATTAGGTTCTAGAAGGCAACTGGACAAGTATTACGCGGAAGTTGTCTTCTCCAAGCGCGAAATGCAGATAAACGGAGACGATATTCTGGCAGCCGGAATACCTGCTGGACCTCGTATTAAAAAGGCTTTGGAAGAATGTTATTTAGAGATATTGCGTCATCCGGAACACAATAACAAATATCATCTACTAGAATTAGTCAGACAATTCTGATGGCGCTCTATTAGATTTAGATTTTTCTTCTAGTGCCTTATAGAGTTTATTGTTGATCTTACGCAAAATTTCTTTTTGTTTATCCGTTAACTTAGCACTAGTTTTAGGATCACGAAACTTTTCGTAAATTTGATGTAAGAATTCTTTATATGGTTTGTATTCAATTGGCATTACTTGCAACTCGAAATTAACGCCGTTAATATTCAAGTCAACATGTTTAATGCCATGAGAATCAAGACCATGTTCATTATCAACTTCTCTATCAACTTTCTTGATTTTGTTACCGAATAGTTTTTCGAGAATATCTAATACTTCTTCAAAATTGAAATTCTCAGAAAAGAATAAACGGCCTCTTATTAGATCTGAGAGAGCTAATGGATTACTTTCTTTATTAAGTTCCATTTTCCTCTTGACACTAGTATAAGGCTTGACGTTGGTTTCCAATAGAAATTCAGCTGGTGGTAAATCTGCCAATTGTTCATGTACGTGTTTTAGCGCCTTATTCAAGTGAGGCACGGTGAGCATATACTTTTTGCGGAGTTTCTTAGAGTCCATACTATTATGCCAGAAAAGAGAAAGGGTCTCTAGATTTCATTTGAGATGACAGGTTTGCAATCGTCAGATATATGTTGCTGCATGAGTAAACCTATTGATTTGGCTGGCCAAAAATTTGGTAAACTTATGGTAATTGAAGAGGCTTATCGTAAGAAAAATGTCTATTGGAAATGTCTTTGTGATTGTGGCACTGAAACCATTGTTATTGGCTCTGGATTAAGAAATGGCCATACAACATCGTGCGGATGCAACAAGATAGATGGTGCCATTAAAACAGCAAAAAAGATGTTATCTACCGATCCTCAAAAGGCATCTGCCAGACATGTTTATACAAATGGATATAAGGATGGCGATATTTCTTTCGACAAATTCTTAGAAATGTCACAGCAACCTTGTTATTATTGTGGTACTCTGCCGCAAAATTCCAATGTGTATAATAAGTATAGAAAGAAATTTGCAACTACAGTTCTAAAAGACATTTCTTCAGGCGATTTCTTTTATAATGGATTAGATAGAGTTGACAATTTTAAGCCACATAACTTGGATAATGTAGTGCCTTGTTGTAAATGGTGCAATTCGGCAAAAATGGATAGAACACACAAACAATTTGTCGCCTGGATTGAGCAAACCTATAAGACGATACAAAAAAGAAAAGGTTCGTAGTTTCCTACGAACCTTTTCTGTTATTCTTTAATCAACTAGCTTATTAAGCTCCGATGACTACTGATTTTCTGCCTGCTGCAACACCGCGTGGGTTTACGATAGCGATACCGATGATCTCGGAAACTACCCAACCTAGCTTCAATTGCTTTGGTTCGTCAGCTGGGAGCACTTCAATATCCTGACGGATTGGCATTACACCAACGAACTCAGGATCAGCTACACCGTAGATTGTACCAGGTGGAACAATTTTGCTAACCATAATGTCAGTACCCCAGATATGGGCGTAAAGACCAGTTTGTAGAACTTCTCTCATTGTTACTGGATCGAAGTCACCACCACCAACACCTTGACCACCACCAGAACCCCACTTGAGGATATCGGTGAACTCATTGATGTTCATGAAGTACTTGGTAGTTACCAAGTCCCAACGATCGACTTGTTGCTTGATTTCAACTAAGTCTCTCTTTAGCAAACCTGCATCAGCAATGTCTGTTAGAGTGTTTTCAACGGAGGCAGCAGCATCCAAAGCAGCAAAGATGTTTGCATCTTCTTGTGCCATGATTTCTTGACGTGCCTTCTGAACAGCTCTATCAATCACGTTAAATCTACGACGCTTAACTTCAGCGATTCTAACCGTTGGGTTAGCGTAGATTTCAAACTCAGGAACAACCACTCTGTCACCGAAGACTCTGGACTCTGGACCAGTGCCGTTGGAGGAGATGACAACTGCGGCAACATCGATATCTCTATCGTAGGTTGGCATTGCACCCTGTGGAAGTGGATCAACAACCAAGGCACGACGAGCGATACCATGGTAATCGAGGTTTCTACGGATTGGGTTTGCCATAGCCTGAGCTAGAGCAATCTTACCGTCCTGAGTCATGATAGCGCGAGTAATTAACTCATCACGCTTCTCATCGCTCAATGCTGGTTGGCCAGCGAGACCTATGTTGGAAGGAACATTCTCTTCGAGAATGGCAGCATACTTGACCAATCCCTGCAAAGCCTCTTTGAAAGAGGAGGCGTTTAAATCGCCTTTACCGCTAAACATATTCATAGATTCTCCTAGAAAAATTTGCCAGTCTTACCAGCTTAAAAACTTACTTGTTAAAGGGTGAGAGGAGTCTGTTAGGACTTCGAGAATGGCAGGTTTTCACCTGGCATCTCCCCCAGCCTCTCGGCTAGAGAAGTTTTATTGCATCAGCTCAATTAAGAGGTTGGAGGTGCAAAGTAGATTGTTGCGAACTGGAATGCTCTTGGACCAACGGAGCTAACGTTACCAGATGGGCTGTTTAGAGCAGCTACCAAGTAGTTAGGGGTTGTTACCAAAGATTGGTTGGTATTGAACTCAACCAAGTGAGCTACGACTGGAGCACCAGCTAGTGCGTCAGAAGAACCAGTTGGAGTCAAGAGACCCAAGCTGGTGAAGGTCAGTGCGTTACCAATCACCAATGCAGTGTTGGTTGGTTGCAAGTAACCGTCTACTGCGTCTAGAGAGACTGCGTAGAGACCTGGCTTATCCCAGCAAGTTGTCTTGCCAGAGCCGGTTGAGGTGTGAGGTCCAAGTAGGTTAGCTGCGGCAACAGTAGAAGTTGGGCCGTAGGATACTTGACCGACAGTTCCACCAACAACAGTTCCGAACAAAGTACCGTATCCAGTAATACCATCATCAGAAAGCATTAGTGGACGGGATGAAGCGGTTAGAGTAGTTGTACCATCGAAGTGACGAGTTACAGCTGGACGCTTGAAGGTGCCTGCTTGGTTGACATAACCATCGAACACATCGTAAGCAGCTTGGTCAAGACCGCTTGTGGTAACACCTGGTTGACCAGAAGTGGTTACTTGAGCAAAAGAAACAACTTCACCACCCTTGAGGGTCAAAACATCTGTGTCAAGACCATCGAATTGGCCTAGAGGCTGAATGCCTGGTTGTAATAGTTTTAACATTTTTATTTTCCCGTTAATCTTAAAATGTCACGAAGGACATGGTTACTTACACCTAAACTTACAAAATCTGAAAAGCATACTTTTTTATTGCCATATTTCGGATAAAAAAGAGCTAGTATCATCCTAAATGTTTTGCTATGCCTAGATTATCTAGGAATTAATCCACCTAAACCACCCATCAAACCTTCACCCTCTTCCTCTAAAGAGCCAATTCCGCTTTCCTCTACAGCTGGCTTAGTAGGCTGTGCCTCTGGGGTTTCAGGTTCTGCAGCAAACATCTTAGCAGTTTCTGATTGAGCAGCTTCTGCTTCTTGTATAAACTTTTGTTTAATATTGGTAGCATCTCTTAGACCTTTGACAATATTATTGATATCTACCATCAAGGTTTGTAAAGCATGCTTGACATCATCGAAATCATCAGCCACTAGGCCTTTACCACCATGTAGGACTTCAGTTACATCTATCAAAGAAGTAAGGGCGCCCTTTTCCTTAATAGCTCTTTGCTTATAGCTTTCATTTCCGAAATCAAGTACTACTTTTTGGATAAATGGTTGAATTTTTTCTACTTCTTGTCTAAATTCATCAAGTGCCCTAGAAGCTTCCATTGAATCTGATTGTTGAGCCATTTGTAGCAATTCTTGTTTGGTACGAGGCTTCTCAACCTTATCTAGGATTGGTAAAATTTTCTGAACTTCTGAATGCAATTCAGAAAGCACGGTCTTAAGCTGATTAACTGTCTGAATGAATTCTGGCGTGTAAGCATATCCTACTCCCCAATTGCTGTTGGAATTGAGTAGATCATCGATTTCTGCAATGGCCTTGTCGTAGTCGGCCTCGAAACCATCACTGTGGAAACGCAAATGTTCTTTAGCATATAGAGCGGCAAATAAAGCACCAGCAGCTGCTATGACTAGTCCCCAAACGGCTCGTTTCTCAATTTTTTTTTGAGAGGCTTGCAATAAGCAAACGTCAGCTAGCTTACGCAACTCATCTTGGTCACGGTTATCTAGCTCGTTAGCAACTCTAACAAGAGATAGAACTAAATTTTGTTGAGCATATTTACGCTGTGTGAGATGGCCATCAGGCTCTTTTCTCACGATACGTAGTCTGATATTCTGACCTTCAATATTATTCTCAATCAAGCCGTTTAGTTTATCATGAGATGGCGAAATCACCAACATAGAAGACTCGGGATGAGCAACTTCCATGATGTTGTTCTTGTATTCCATACCCTTTGGCATCTGTGGTTTGTTGCCATACAGTTTGCCAATTTGCTCAATAGACAATGAGTCATGACGAGGATTGGTCTCATGAAAATCTTTTTCGGTATGCTCGGCATGGTCAGCTTCGGCAATCAAACCCTTTTCTTGGGCTATTTTAACAAAGCTTTCAAAAATTTCGCTTCTTTTCATGTATTAATACCTCGTAATGTATAGATTATCCAGCTCGTTTAGCCACGTCATCTATGAAGTAATCTACTAACTGCTTTTTAGAGGTGAAGTTGCTTGGTATAAAAATAACTGCACTTCCCGGATTATGAACATTATACCATTCTATTTCTTCTCTAATAGCTTGGAACGCAGCAGAACTTTGTATAATACTTTCTTTGCCATCTAATCCGTCATATACATCTTTGGTAAATTGGATTAACATATTCTCTATATTGGACGGCGTATTAGTTAAAGGCCAAGAGGATGGCAACGGAGCGTCTGATTTTAACTTGAACTTAGTTTGTTTAGAAACTGGACCAACTGGAACATTAACTTTAGCTTCTGGTGCTGTCTCTTTACCTGCTTGATAGGTCTTATCAAACGCGTTTGGACGACCTATCACCTTGTTAACGACATCACCAGCTACCATTAGACCAGCAGATGCCAAAGCAATCTTGATAACCCAGCCAAATATCCTGGCAAGCAAGCTAGTTCCCTTGGCTTTGGTACTACCAAAACCACTAAAGAAAGAGCTAGGGTCGAACTTTGGTGCACCTTCTTTGGTCAATCTCATTCTTTGATCTTCATATGAAATAAGAGCTAAACTGATAATCTTTGCATCATGCATCAGCTCCAAAGAAGAATAAACTGCCCCATCATCTGCCCAAGAACTGCTTTGTCCGCTTTGATGTTCTTGCAGTCTTTGATAGCCTTTTTGTGCCTCTTCTTGAGTAGCTGGTTTAGCAAACTCCTGAGCACTTTCTTGTACTGCAGAATCAACTTGTGCCGAGGAAACTTTTTCTCCACTTGATAACATACTGCGCACTTTTCCGAAAAGTGATTTCAACATGCCATAAGCGTCTACGTGGAAAACTTCAGTTAGAAGACCAAGCAAAAGACCGAATTTACCCAATCCCAAGGATTGAAACAAAAGCCACAAAGCTCCTGGAGCTAGCACATCGATAACGCTAGCAACTGGGTTGCTTTTATCGATGTGAGCGCTAAAATACTCTTGAACGCTAGTTAGCATATCAGATACAAAGCCAGCTTTCTTGTAGAATTTTGGATCTGCTAACACAGTTTCTACAAGCAGCGTATCAACGCAAAAGCTGACTTCACTGTCTGATATCATCGTTTCTGCCATTCTTGTTGTAAGTCGAACTTGAGTTCGTTGAGTGTGGAAATGTTAGTTAGTTGTGGACCACCTGGAACAACTTGCTGCATCATACCTCTGAAGAGACCTGGATCTACACGATCGAGTTGATCGCGAGCAACTGTTTGTAGTGAGGCAAGCATTTGCTGATACAACACACCAGCATAGTGCACGATATCATATAAAATACCTACTGCAATTTGAGCGGCAGCAGGATTTTTGAGCCAAGATTTAAACTGTGAGCCAGTTAAATTGTATAACTGAACTGTATCACTAGGAATGGCCATATAAGACTTGAAGGTATCGATATATCCCTGAATCTGTTGAGCCGCAGCAGTTACTTCAGGGCTGTTTGCTAATGCAGCGTAACTCTTTAAGAACGTAGATATTTCATGGAAGTTTATATATTGGCTATTGAAAGGCTTCAAGCTGGCTAATTGTTGAAGGGCCGCTGCACTTATTCTAGCCCCTCCACCTGCTCCTGCACCCTCTCCAGTGCCACCACCAGTTTCTGTTGTGGAGACGCCAGTTAGGCTGCAACTAGCTTGTCCAGCAATTTGCTTCATGCTGGCAAGATAAGCCTTGCCTTCTGGACGTTGAGTTCCACCATATAGTTTCTGTGCTCTATTATGCAAAATGTTAATGACTTTGCAGATATCAAAATACTGCAAATCTTTTACGGTAGCATTAATAGGAGTCTTTAAGCTCTGTCCTTGATCATTCTTTGTTTCCATTACGGTCTTCAAAGACACGTTTCTCATTCTAAGCCAATTGCGAAGCGCATCAACCGATTTAATATCGGCTAAAATTAGAGGAATTGTTCCTTCATCGCCCCAATGTTCAGCGTCCAAGACTTGTGGTACAGTATCCACTTGAGTGGCCATAGAAACAGCTCCTGTTGGAGCGGTTTCCTCAGCACCTAACTTGGTACCAAGAAGTTTATTGATTTGTTGAGCCAAATTGTTCAATATGCCGGTTAAAAGTTGTCCGCCTTCATCACCCGCTTCTTGTTGCAATGATTTGAAGTAAGCCACTAGACCATCTTTGTAGATTGCAGGCGTAGCACCACCAACTGTTATGGCGCCTTCTCCCTTGAAAGGAACATAGAGACGCTTCATATCTGCATCTAACTTATTATAGTCAGGCTGCACGATCATTATGTTATTATACTTAACGCCATTGATATTCAAAAAATTGACGAGCTGACCCAAGCTTTGTAAATCACGCATGAACAACTGAACATCAGGATTATCAACGCTAATCGATGACTCTACACCCAATTTGTTGACTAACTTGCTAGCTATTGCTTTAATCGCATCAGCATCAGGTGGCGCAGCTTGACCTTGCTTGACTGGTTGAACAATGTCAAGTAGGTCGCTGATTAGTTTTTGGTCATTAAAAATGGATGGTAGGTATGGCATGTTAAAATCCTGCTCCAAAGGTAGCGCCTTCGAGATCATATTTTATTGCATCAATGTGTTTTTGTAATTCACCAGGTCTGCTGAGATCAACATTGGCGCTTTGCAAGAACTTTCTAAAAGATGGAAGATCTTGGATATTAGCCAACATAAGTGGCTTGCCGTTAATGACAACTCCTGGAACTACAGCTGATTTATTGGCGTCATAAATTGCCTGTTCTTGTTCATTTAGCTTTTGTGCTACATTCTTAGAATAATCAACAAAGGCCTTTTCTTGGTTGATTAATGGTTTGAATGCAGGATTTTCTAGTACCGTATTTTCAAATTGCTTGTAAAACTTGGTTAGCTTATTGATGTATGGTGTGATTTCTGCGGCTCTTTGACCAACATCACCTTTTAGTTCGGTGTATGATTCTGGTATTAGTGAGCGCAACTTTTCTAGATCTTCATCAGAAAAGTCATTGCTTGCAAGACGCATGTGCTTAGCAAATTCCATCAAGGCTTTTCCAACAGCATAAATCTGTTTAAGAGCGTTGTTTGTGCGATTTTTCCAATCACCATCTGGCTTATGTTCTGCACCTGCTCCACCTACGTAACTGATAGTCTTGATGATACCGGCGAGATTGGTAGAAGGTATAGCGGTAGAAGTACGAAGTGGTTCTGCCATACCGATGTTGACATATTGTTTACCACCCACTACTTCAGGATTGTTGACATATTGGTTAACCAAGAAGTTACCGAATGCACTTGTGCCACCTAAAAAGTCAGGTTGCTTGGTGCCTTCACGTTCCTGTTGACCTCCACCCTTCATTGACATGACAGGATGAGCGGAGAGTACATCACCGAAATTGAGAATAGCCTCTTGCATCTGAACTACTTCAGGATTGGATACACCTCGACCACCACCACCGCCACCACCAAATGGTGTAGGAGTGCCGCCCATTATGGCTTCTGCTCCACCATACTCCTTCTTTGTGGTTCCGCCACCGCCTTTATCAGTAGGGGCCGTTACGGTACCAGCTGGAGTCTTTTTGAGTGAAACGAATTGGGCTTCTCTCTTAATTGCTTCCACAATTTTTTTAAGTCTGTTCTCGTCACTCATATTATTGTGATCCTAGTTCTTTTTTGATCTGGTTAAAGATACCCATAGCCTTATCTTTTACGCCCTTCATGTAAGGCTCATCGAAATCGAATCCTGGAGAATAGTTATCGAAGATAAGATTACCTAGTCCCTTTTCAAAGGCTTGAAGAGCAGCTAATACGCCAGTAAAAGTTTTCTGTTGACCAATAGTAGTTTTGCCAAGTATTCCGCTTTTGAAAACATCACCAACTTCTTTGAAGCTTACTCTAGCTTGCTCTAAGTCATCAACGACAGATAGTCTTTGCTTTTCTAAGGCCCTCGCTTTTTGGAAAGCGGTTTGACAAGCTTTCCAAAATTCCGCACCAAAGTTTCCGATGTATTCTTTACCAGATTTAACTGCTGGACCGACGTTCCTAGCGATTCTGGTATCAGCATTGGCTAAGTCTTCTAATTGTTGTAACAATGGAAGAATCTTACCAATTGGTGCTGCAGCTCTACCTAAGACTTCACTGATGTACTTAGCGTTGGCTCTGTCACCATCACTCCAGGCAGCTTCATCAATCAACTTACCTTCAATTGGATCTTGTGACATGGGTTTCATTTCTGGAATACCCTCTATCCTTTGTCCCAAAACTTTCTTTACTTCTTTGATGAGAGCATTAGCATTGGTTAACTTGCCAGTTGGCTTTTTGTTAACCATCTGCAAAGACTTTACATGTCTATCTAAAAGATCTTCAAAGACTGCTTCGTCACCCTCTACATCTTCCAATTTGTGGCTACCATCGGGATGAGCCATTTGGAGCAAATCTTCGCCCGTTTCTTTGTGAGCTTGATAAAGAGTTTGGGCACGCTTGTAGTTGAGATAATCAACTTCTAGCTCAGCGGCCTCCTTGACGAAGCCTTGGGCTCTCAAACCCGTACATAGCTTAAAGATATTCTCCATTAAGTCAGTGGATGCAGTTAAATCCAGTTTCTTAGGAGCTGAAGCCTGCTTTTGAATAGGCTCCGGTTTAACTAGACCCTTTTCCTTTGCAACCTTTTCTAGGGCACGCATTGTAGGAGAATCTTCAAATTTCACATGTTTAAAAGTCATTGTAGCCTCAAATGAGTAGATTATCTACAATATGCAGCGATATTAGTCGCTTATTACTATTAGAACCAAAGGACTTCTATCATTGGGCTCATAGGAGTAGGAGGCGCAGTGACCATGGCTACAGCGGGATGGATTGGACTTGGCCTTCTGGTGGTCAAGAAACCAACTTCGCTAACGTATAAATTAGCCCTGACAGGATATTGCTGGTTTGTTTCGTACTGGTCAGTCTGGAAAAACATTCTTTCAAACCAGACCGTCATTCTGCCTGAACCAGCCGTACTATCATCACCTGGAATATTAGCTATTTGATAAGTATAATTGACTATTGACTTGATAGCATTTACTGAACCAGTACCTGCTAAGTCGAAATTAAGTGGTGTTCCAGCGATAAATGTAATGATACCATTTATCGGATTAAGAGTAACACTTACTGTGGAATTGAAGCTAGAAGGAATAATATTTGGTTTTCTTAATTCTGCTTTGATATCAACTGGAGTAACAATGGTATTGTTAGGGCCAGGAACGCCAACAGCAGGAACGATAACTGTTTCATTCCAAGAAACGTTAGTGAAAGCTTTGGTTTTAATATCGTCAATTACACCGATAGGTGCGGTACCGTTGCTTACGGTAGCCATAACCTGATTTCCAATAACTGTTAATTCGGCAATTTGTCCAGGTTGAAATTCAGCGGAGGGGTCGCAAATAAAGCTAACTGGAAGAGTATTTCCAACTTGTACTAGTCTTAGCATGAGTGTCCTTTGTCACCTATACGGCTCTAGTACCTATATAACGGTTGGATTTAGTCTCTTTCGTCTTCGAAATCTTCTATGGTCATATCTTTTTCAGATACTTCTAAAGTATCATCGTAAATATCCATATTCATCAATTCATCAATACCATCAATTGCAAATGCATCATCAGCCATGGTGATATTAAGTGGATGTCCATGTTCCAAAAGGTTTTTAACCTCCTTTGCAGGAGTTAATCCTTTGGTGGCAGGGTCTTTGATTTTATCTGGTCTGCCAGGGTTCTTAGGCTTTTTTTTTAATGCGAGACTCTTGAACTCGAATGCCTGTTCCCCTTCACCTACTGGTGTACTAGGAGCTAGACTTTTAAATTCCATTAGGGAGCCCGGTTCATTTGGACTAATAGCTTTACGAGCAGCTTCTTCGGACATAACTTTGCCTGGTCCTAAGAACTTTGCAATTTCGTGCTCGGACAGTCCTAGCTTGCGCAAAACCAAATTGAGTTTGGCTGTAGCTTTTGGACTGCCTCTGGCAAATTCTTTTAGATCGTGTTGTGTAACGCCAGCTTCCATTAACTGTTGAAGTGAATGAATCTTAGCTTCCTTGACTAATGAGGCGCCTTGGGCAATCTTGTCTAATAGCTGTAGAACCTGATCGGCTCTAGCTTGTAAACCTTGTTCTTCAAGAATCTCTAAAGCTGTATGCAAACACTCTGCTGCCTTAACAAGATTTGGTTGTTCATCCGAAGCTTGTTTGATTAGCTCTTTGTGCATACTGAGACTTAACTCATCTAAGTGAAATTCTTTCATCCAAGATCCTCAGCGAGGCTTTGCAATACTGCGGTAACTTCAGCAGCTTCTTCGTGCATACCTGCTTGTTCAAAGATAGCTGCGGCTGTGTTCAAGAGGTCGACAGCTTTAGCGAGTCTATTAAACCCGTGTGTGTTTTCCGTCTGGTTTTTGACCAGAGTCGTTTCCATTGAACGAAAGATTTCGTCCTCATTGCTGCCTTGTTTGAACATGGTCACCTATATTATTTAGAAGACTTCTTTGATTCCTTCTTATCAGACTTCTTGGAATCACTCTTCTTATCAGACTTCTTGTCCTTAGCAGACTGAGAGTCTTTCTTAGAATCCTTCTTGTCAGACTTTTTGGACTTCTTGGATTCCTTTTCCTTCTTCTTAGCTTCAACAACTAGAGAAGCAATCTTCAAAGTAAGGGCGGAACCACGGCCAAGACCTACTGAGTCAAGAGCGGCAGAAGCAGTTAGCAAACTGTCGATAGCAACATCGTAACCAGCTGCAGCTTCCATATCATCAGCTCTTAGAACATCACCTGGTCTGTACTCATCAGCATCATATTGAGATGGGTACTCGTGACCTAGTTTGCTATCAACATCGTTGTCATCAGCGGAGCTAGAATCAGAAGACTTAGATTCCTTCTTTTTCTTAGCATCTTGATCGTCGGCAGATGAACTATCAGAGGAAGATTCTTTTTCCTTCTTCTTACGAGCATCTTGGTCGTCAGCGCTGCTAGAATCAGAGGAAGACTCTTTTTCTTTCTTCTTGCGAGCATCGTTGATGTCGGAAGCAGATGAGCTGTCAGAAGAGGATTCTTCCTTCTTCTTACGGGCATCATTGTCGTCGGCCATGCAAGAATCTTTGTCACCGTGATCATGTCCACACTTAGCGCACATCTTGTCACCGGCAAGCTTATATTGAGTTGTGAACAAAGACTTGTGTTCTTTGCTGTTTAGAACTGCATCCATAGTTGCAGCTACGAAATCTGATACACTTTGGTTTTTCATTTGCATCCTCGTTCTAGGTTTAGAACACACCCTTTTTGGTTCCGAACATTGAAGACAATTGGGCATATGCGTCTTCTTCGACTGCTACGGTTGCTTGAGACTCACCGTTGCCAATCAAGCCAATTTGTGGTAGATGACCGGCCATCTTACGTAGACCTGGTTCGTGTCTTGCCACGACCTTCTTGAGAGATTCAAAAGCGTCCTCATTGAACTTCATAATCTGATCAACTTGGTCAGAGATAGTGGCTCTGTCTTCACGGCATAGACCACGATCAACCATGTCATAGGTTAACTCATAAGCACGAGCTAACTTGACTCTGAACTTGTTAAGTTCCTCTTCCATGGCAGCCTTGACGTGTTCCTTTACTAGCTCTGTAGCAAATTCACTTCCGCCTTCAACTTCACCATAGTACTTCTTCCAGTAAGCTACTGCGTCCTTATCGAGACCTAGTGATGCTAGTTGGTCAACATCGTTTGGATCTAGATGACCTGCCTTAACCATCTTTTGAATGGCTTCAGCTTCTTTGCGAACCTTTGGTGGCATTCTAGCAACTTCTAGCATAGCCTTCATGTTCTCTGCTGGAGTCTCAACCAAACCTAGTGGGAATTTAGCCTCACCTACGTTGCTTGATGGCTTGACATCCAATTGAGTTTGACCATCAGCCAAACCGTCAGCTTGGTCTAACATATCGCTGAACTGAATCTTTTCAGCACTCTGGATCTCACCATCTTCTTCTTTGCCAGTGGCATCAGCAGCCAACTTAGCCCTAAGAATTGCACGTCCTTGCTTAGAATCGTAAGAAGCAGACTTGACTGAAATGTCAGCATCTGGTGCCTTCTTTGCGAGGTCAGCAGCTACGTTAGCATTTGGTGCCATGATAGTTGCAACGTTCTGGTCTTCTGCCAAACCTTCGAGTAGGGATTCAATACCGCCACCCTCTTCTGGCTTCTCTTCTAGACCTTCGAGGCCCATATCACCTAGATCTGTGTGATCTTGGTCATCATCCATCATCTCATGTACGGCATCCAAATCTGCGTTGGTATCGTTGATTAGTGCCATTAAGTCACCGCCATCTGCGGAGTGACTATCCTTCTTGTCGCTCATAGCATCTCCTTCGTCTGCGGCTAGTGCCTGTAGTTCTGTTTCTAATTCAGCACGCTTGACAATAGCTTCTGTACCACGAGCATACTTAACAAAGGCGGTCATTAACTTGAAACCATCTGCTACAGCAGTCTTAGCTTCGCCTAATGCATCTTCTACGATGGTATTCACGAAGTCTTGGTTGGCTTCAGTTACGGCACCCTTATCATACATGCCGACAATCATGTCAAGTTCTTGTTGATGCTCGTTGAGTTCAGCAACAGCTTCCTTGATTGCGTGGGTTAGAGCACCATTGATTTCTTTTCTCAAAGTATTGAGGGTAGAAGCGCTGAAGTTCTCAGCAGTGGACTCCTTGGAAGATTCCTTTGAGGATTCCATCTTCTTCTTGCGGGCATCTTGGTCATCTGCGGCCATTGGACCACCAGCTGGACCACCAACACCACCTTCACCAGCACCCATTTCAGCTTGTTCACCAGTTAAGGCACGAACAGCTTCTACTAGGTCCGAGCTAAGGTCTCTTACCTTCTCAGATAGTTCCATAGCACTTTGCTTTGGGTCACCAGACTTGCCAGCATCTTCAGCTGGAGGACCGGCCTCACCACCACCCATATCGGCTGGAGGAGCACCCATATCACCACCAGGAGCTGCTGGTGGCATGGCTTGTGCCTTCTTGATTAGCTTAGAAACGGACTCAGCACCACTGGTCTTGACCTTTTCGATCAACTTAGCACCAAAATCCTTGGTAGCAATACTGTCGTACATCATATCAGTGTTTCCACCAGATAGTTCATCGACAGATGCAGATAATAGAAGCTTGTCGCCTAGGAAAACTTCCCAAGCACTCTTAGACTTGTTCTGAGTACCATCACCATTAGCGGCCTTGATGAATCTAGCTCTCAAAGAAGCTCTAGCAAGCATCTCCTTACGCTTCAACTCATCCTTAGGATCAGCAGAGGATGGGGAAGGGTGAAGACCGTCTACAGGACCAACGCCTGGGAATGGTGGTTGACCAACCATTTGCTTATCTTCATACTCACGCAATTCTTCGTTGAGCTTATCTTTTGGATACTTTGGCTTGTTTGGAGTTGGCTCATTAACACCACCGCCACCTTGCCAGTAAGCTTCTTTTTGCTTCAAAGCGTCTTTGGCCAATTGGACGATAGCATTACGTCTCATTTGTCTCTCCTCAGCTTCTGCACGAGCGAGCATCTTCTTGCGCTCTAGCTCATCAGAAGGATCAACGGAACCTGGGGATGGATGCATTCCATCAACTGGTCCGACTCCTGGGAAAGGAGGTTGACCCACCATTTGCTTGTCTTCGTGTTCACGAAGTTGCTCATTGAGTGGATCCTTTGGGTATTTAACTTGACCTGGAGTTGGTTCGTTAACACCACCAGCACCCTGGAAATAAGCTGACTTATTTAGTTTATCTGATCCTGACATAGTTTCCTCTTGTGTATTTATAGAAGTAGTTTTAGCTAACTTATCCAAGCTCTTTTTCATTTGATTTAGCTTTTCTTCGATAGCGGAAGTAACTTCCTGAAGTTCAGCTAAATATCCCACATCAGAAGAAGCAAATCTGACGTTTTGTGGAGTTTGGAGAGCCAATCCAGAATCCGTGGGGGCGCCTTCATCCATAGCGATCGAACCCGACGATTGATTAGATGCAGAAGAATTAGTATCTTTTTCAGAAATTTTTACGTTTTTGAATTCCTGGACCTTACGGAATGCTTCATCTAATTCACTCTTAAACTTACCAATATCATCAGCTTCGACATTGAAAGAAGCGCTACCGCCACCTTCAAGACCTTGTGGGTCAGATACTTGTACATTCGCACTGTACCTGAGATCAGCGAGCTTTTCTAGCTCTTTAGCTCTGTTCTCAAGATACGTGTTCATTGTATTAGCTGCGGCAATGATATGCTTGATGTTGGCTCTAGGGTCAGCACCATTGACAACGATAGATAACTCAATTGGATTGAGGTCTACGTTGATTTCACCGTAGCAAGTCTTATTTTTCATGTGATTGCAGAAGTCTGCTTCTACTCTAGCGACTCTACCACAATCATAACAGATAGCACGACCAACAGCCGTACCCATAGATACGCAGTTGGAAACGCCAGTTGAAATCTGTCTAGCTAATTGAGGGAATCCGGCCTTATCCAAAGCACAAAGAGCAATCACTCTCTTGAGGCTACGATCGTAATACGTATCAACAATAAAGCCTCTCACGTGATCAACCGAACTCGATTTATGATCCACGCATAGAGGCTTGTGTCTCCACTTTTTGTAAGCTTTGGTTAACTCTTCTTCTGGAAAGATATCACCATTTGAATTCTTATATGGTTTTACATTAGGGTCATTAGAAGTCCACTTCCAAGTATTACCGCTCTTATCCCAGCCCACTTGAACAGCTTCACCCTTAGCATTTAATCGTGGAGTACCATCTTCATTAAGGGCTGCGGCTTCAGCAGCATGCATCATAACAGCAGAAAAATACAAAAAGTCTTCTGCTTTAGGTGCAATCTTCTTAAGATTAGTTGCAAACTTCCTAAAGTTTTCCAAGACCTCAGCGCTAACTTCTGGAATACAAGATTCTGCATTCTCAAGTCTAATTTCGTGCGCTTCGCCTAGTTTAATAATGGGCATGTATTAACTCCCTGACTTCTTCTGTGAAGAATCAGTTGTTTCGTCAGATTTTTTGACGAATTCTTTAGACATTTTCTTAACAGCTTGCTTCTGCTCTTCCGTCAAAGCATTCTCGTCAAGGACGTCTACTATTTTTCCATCACCGTGTTTAACAAATGGCATATATTTTCTCCAAAGGGAGACTCTACACAATTATAATGTAATATTGCTACAATTTTCGGCAGACAGCCAAAAACATCACTTAATATGTAACGATATTACCATTTTTAGCGTCAGCCTTAGTTTCCCAGTGTAGTCCTTTCCTTAATGGCATCATTTAGCTGATCTTGTCGTTTATTGAAGAGATCAACTATTAAAGGAGTCTTTTTCTCTATTTTCATCTGTAAATCATTGCTAATAGAGTCTACCCAACTGGTAGCTAAAATATTAGTCTGAATATGAGATTTGATTCTTTCATCAATAATCTCATCAATTTCATCACACTGCTTTTGAACATCTTCTATGCTAGTGACTACATTTTTGGAGAAATCTTTTGATTGCAAATCATTGAATAACTCTGACAATAGATTTACTTTAGTCTCCAAATCATCAACTGAACTAATAAATGACTTCATTAGCTTAACAGTTTGAGTATCTGTAGCAAAAGTTTGCATTACACTAACACATTGAAAAGCGGCCTCTTTAAATTTGTCAAAATTTTCAAGAGCCTTGTCTCTGAATCGTCTAATGACTGCTCTAGCCTTCATGACATCTTCTTCTGACATATCTGGATTATCTTTAAAAGGAGTCTTCATGATATTAAGATGATCAGAAGCTTGTTGTAATAGCTTCTCAGTCGCCTTAAAATAACTCAAAGCTTTCTCTGCCTGCTGCTTTTCGCTATCAGACACATTGTAGCTCATTTGTACAGAATAAGACTTTTTAATCATTTAGTGACCTATTTCAGAGAAGAAACCGTTGTAGTTTTCCATTGGGCCGAAACCACGTTGACCCGAATCATTATCAAATTCTCCAACATTTGGAATCGCACTACCCTTATCAGGATCATACTCAAATAATGATGTATCCGGATAATTTTGTCGAGTAGGAGATTGATCTAATGTGTAGCCCCATAGAGCATCCATTGGATTCTGGCGGGTATGATCCAAGTCAGGAGCAAAAGAACCTTGATGCATTTCATCGAAGTAGTTGTCTCGATTGTCTCCCGTATATTCTCTTTCGATGGAAACTATATCAGCACTATTTTGGTCTTTGGCTGGTTTGCTTGCACGAATCAACTTTTCAAACAATTCAGTCACTTGAGGAGGAATACCCACACCAAAGCCTAGTGACTTAGCCTCTTCAATAGCCTTTTCTGGATCCATCTTTAGAAACTTACATTTAACTAGAGCTGATGCTAAACCAGTGCGATCTTTTCCTTCATGACAATGAACGAAAGTTGGCCCATCTTTTAAGAATAGGTGTCCTAAATCTTTTGATAGAAAGCGTAATAGACCTTCTCTATCACCACCAATATATTGTTTAATGTGTTTGATACCTAGCAGTTTGCAAGCGCGATCAATTTTCTCACCAGTTGGTTTATCCAAACTAACAATCTTTTTGATGCCCATGTTGTCTTTTAACCATTGGACATCTTGAATTGATGGTGCGGAACCACGATACATTTTACCAGGGACTACTTCTAAAAATCTTTTCATCATAGGCTCCTCACTAAACTATTGAGGACTTCTCTGACGTATCTAGCATCTTGGTTAAATAAAACATGTTTAACGAAGGTAATGGCCTGACCATAAGCTGCTGCTTGTGGCAAATTCTTGGAAGATATTTCTGATTCATTCAACATAGAAAACTTCTGTTTGAGAACTTCCGTAGCGTGCTGTCTTTTCTCTGTAGGAATGCGATTTAGAATGAATTTTACAATATCTGATAGATATCTGCCTACAGCCTCTGCATTGCCCAATTCAGCTACAGCCGCACTCTTAACCATGTCTTTGTCGAGTTTAACTTTGTGCATCTTGCTGAATCTTACCATTGCATTCTGTAAAGCAATTCTGTCTGGATCGTGTTTGTCGTTTTTAACTGCTTTGTCAAAATATAGTTTGAATAACTTCAAAAAGTCTTTAACTTGTTTTGGAGTTCCCTTTTGACGTAGCTTTCTCATAATAGCAGAATAAGCAAACTCATCAATTCCAGTCAAATCAATAACTGGAGAATCATTCGCTTTCGATTTGTCATGATGTTTGAAATATTCCACCTGACGAAGACGCTTTACTGCTTCTCCCTTCGTTTCAGAAGTGCCTAGATTTTTACCCTTTTCTGAGAGTACACGATACTTACCGCCTGGTAATTTGCGAATTCTCGCAAACTTGGTCAGACTCTGTTGGCACTCATTTTCGTAAGTGCTTGCCAGTTGTAGTAAGTCATCAGTGTTTTTCATTTCTTCTTAGGTTCTGGTAGAGGGGCCGGTTGATCAATAAAAGCGGCCTTAACATCCAAAGTTTCTTTGCTGCGTAACATCATGTCTTCTATGATGCCCTTACCGTCAACTTCATTAAGGGCTCTAATGGCTCTTTCATTGACAAAAACCATATTACCCAATTGTAAATGACGGGAAGTTGGATTGACGAAAGCACAATTCATAATTAAACATTCGCGATAGGCCGCTATCACTTTTCCACAAAAAACAGCAGGATAAGTCGTAGATACCTGTTCAGTGCTGACATCTTCATAAGCGTCACCAACATATACTTCGATGAACTTATTATGAAATAATTCAGCTATGAATTCGGCAAAGGTTTTTCCGGAACCCTTAACATGTTCTATCATGTCTGTTATTTGTTTCTCAGATACCATTGCGTTTCCTTAGATGAATTTAAGTAGGAACTTCCTATAGTTGGTGCCAGCAGTTTTGAAGCTAATTGGTTGATAAGATGACTTCTTATTCATAATACAGTTAGTAGTAATTTTAATTCCACCAATTTTAGAAGTGGCATCTTTAAATGTTTCGGCCACGGCCTCTGCCATTTGTTTGACTGCCTCAAAACATTCCTTTTCAGGGCCAGGAATTGAACATTCAATTTCAACCAGGTGTCCATCCGTGTGTGTGTATGCGGTAGATAACAAATCTTCATCCAAAGCAGTGCAAAGCACACGGCCAAATTCTACAGCACTAATATGGTCAGGGGCTGCAACCTGGATTAGAATATCATTATTTGGTAAGTTCTTTTTGTACAATCTCTTTAATGAGGAACTTGAAGCACCAGAAACAAATCCTAAATACTTGTCCAAAATCGAATCAAAACCGCCAGAACCAGCAGGTGCCACTGTTTGTTGTTGAGCAACCATAGTAGATGGTTTCTGACTTGGTGCATAACCAGTTCTGCGTGTCATGTCAGCAACGGCTTGTTGGTAAATAGGGTTTTTTCTAGTTGTTTCTGCTTGTTTGATCATATCGCCATAAGTGATGTATCCCTTTTTATCACGATCAAAAAGAGGATTAGTTATGTAGGCTTTTCTTTCAAAATTGGGATCTATTTTGAATCCTATATCGTAATACTTCTTACTCCACTCTTTCTGAGTCTTAGGATCTATAACAGTTTCTGGATGCGATTCCAGGATGCGAGTACTTGGGTCACCTTTGATAACGCCAGGCAGTTTGAGAGCGACCGGCCAAAAATTACCAGTGTAATAAAGACCAGCAGATGTGAATGGACGACCACCCATGACTCCCTTTTTCTCTTGGATAAACTTTTTGACCCAATCTAATTGTTCTTCACCAGTTAGTTGTGTAAAGTCTCTCCAAGTACCTTGATAGCCAAGGCCCTTTAGAGTATCCGGCATAAAGCCGATAAGCCCAGCTCCCTTGTACTTTTCCTCATAGGCAGACGGATTCAAGCCAGACTCCGAGGTCATGACAGCTAGAAGATCTTCTGGCTTCATTCCTAGTTCGGATGATATTTGAACCAACTTCGGATAGAAATTAGGTCCAAGGTTGGCTTTACCTCTGACTGGCATTTTATCCCCTTATTTGTTTGACGAGAGTGAACAATCTGATAGCGGTTTCTGGATCTTCACCCTGAATGGATGAAGCGTACTTAGAGATGAAGCCGGCCAAGATACGCGGATCTTCTTGACTCATCGCTTCCAATGAATTTAGGAATTGTTGGTGAGCGACTCTTGCTTTGGTACCTTCTGGAATCTTTGCAAGCTCTGAGCCCGCTGGAACTGCCAATGGCTGTCTTTCTGTTATTGGAGCTTCTTCCTCAGTTACAACTGGTATAGCAAATGGCGGTGAGGCACCTGGTGGATTGCCTGGCATGCCTGGAGATGGGGGTGCAGGAGGAGATGGTGGAGATGGTGGGGCAGGAGGCGTTTCACCTAACTCAATTTTTTCAGGAGCGGGTGCGACTTGTGGCTTAGCTTGTTCTTGCTCAACTCTTGTCTTTTCCTTGGCCTCAATCTCATCTCTAATCTTCATCCATGGAAGAACGGCATTTTGATAGAAAGCCTTAAAACCTTTGTCACCAGAGTCAAACTTACTAAATGCTGCTTTGATTTTGTTGGCAGCTTCCATGTAATCGTCTGGTCTACGAATGGCGCGGGCAGTTGCCATTTCCTTCAAAGTAGAAATTACATTTCCCAATAAATTCTCGGCTTCAGTGACTAGTTTAGCGCCACCCTCACGAAGATCTTTTGTTTCCTTTGGATATTTCTTTTCCCAAGCTAGCAAGCCACGGCCACGAGTAGTTAAGAAGTTATGATAGAAGTCCATGATGCCAGCTTCTTTGGTTAGCTGTTCAATGGCTTCCATTCTAGCTCCCTTTTCCATATACTCTCTTAGTTTCTTAACTCTCTCCATGTCCTCTGGTTTCAAACCTTCAAACAAGAATTTGTTATGAATCTTATTGACGTCAACTTTCCATTTGTCGATATCTTTTACGATAGTGTCCATCTTCTTATGGAACATTCCCAAATCTGCAACACCTAACATGTATTCTCGACGATTAAAGTTAGTGCGAGCAGATCTCAAAAGATCCTTAGCTGATTTTTCAATTTCAGGCGCATCAGCGTCTCCAATTTTTTTACCAGTAAGTTCAGAGCGAACTCTGTCGTCTAATGCTTTCAATGCGGCCATGACTCTGTCTAGTTCAGGCTTGAAAATGCCTTCTAGATAAGCACCTGGCATATTGATTACTTCCCTTAACTGGCTGGGAATACTTCGTTTTTGTGCAGCTTTTTGCATATGGAACCCTCGGCTTATGAGCAATTACTAAAAGTATACGTAATTATTCACAACTAGAGGCTTATTCAATAGATTAACTGCGTTATGGACCTGGGGGAGGGCCACCGCCGCCACCACCTCCACCGCCACCTCCTGCTGGAGGGGCTGGGGGAGGACCACCGCCACCTGGTGGTGGAGGTGGAGGAGGAGGTCCACCAAGACCGCCTGGAGGAGGACCGCCTGGTAATCCTAAATCTGGTAGGCCACCTGGAGCACCACCAGGAACTTCACCTGGAAGTGGTTGCTCTGCGGCTTGACCTGGCGCCACTTTTGGTTCTGGAATTTCATCTTCATCATCCAAGGCACGTAGTGAGTTAAGATCCATGGCATCCAAAGCTGCTGCTTCTTTCTTGGAAATGGCATTTTGAATGGTTTCCTTACGCATCTTTCTGACTTCGTCTTCGAATTCCAAACCCAAAGAACGATATAAGGTGTGCAAAGAGACTCTCTTCTGATCAGCAGTTCCCTGTGACAGAGTAGTCAAGGTGTTGATGTAATCACCTGCATCAAACAAACTCATGTGGTTCCAATCGATTTCTGGAACGATGAGTTGCTTCTCACCACCCGAGTAATCGTAGAATCCTTGAATCTTGGAGATTGGAGCAAAGATTTTGTTCTTAAGCCAAGTAGACATCATGTTACGGAATGACATGTAACGTTGTCTCAAAACATCAAGAGCAACACCACCGTTTGCATACGTGGTATCAGCACCACCATCCATCATAACTGGTGGAACGAACAAACCAATCCAAATTTCTTTAACTAGTTGTGTAATGTCTGGACCGATATCATAGATACCTTGACCCCAACCTACTCTTTCGACAGCAACACCTTCATGGGTGAAGATTTTGAAGTCCTTGTCATATTGAGCTTCTTCGAAAACACTTCTCCAAGCTTCCAAGTCAGCAAAAGTTGGCTTATAGTCAGCCGAACCAATTTTGACCAAGGTAAGTGGGTTAATCATGTTATCAGATTGAGCATACTTAGATTCACGCAATTTATCGAACAACATCAATTGACGGAAAATACAGACTGGCAAACCAGTACCTCTGATTTCATAAGGGCTGATTCTACGAGCCAAATGAGATACATGGAAGTTGTCTAGAGGAATATTTTCACCACGTCTGACTGCGTCAATGATGTGTTGGTTGAGTTGTTTACGTTGTTCAATGTCAGTTGGACGATTGGAGAAGATAATCTTCTTAAGGTTTTCGTCAGGACGTAACATAATGATAGGTTCACTAGCTACTACTGTGCGCTTGACAATCATAAAGTCTGGATTTTGAATATGGATACGCGCCCATTTACCTTTGCCTTCATCAAGTTCGCAGTAAACGAATGCCTCACCAAGTAGCCAATACTCTTGAGCGATCTGAATACAAATGTTCATCAAGTCTATTTCTTCAATCATGTCATTGAAGAACTTTTCGATATCCTTGTTAGGACACTTGATGGAAAGTTTGCTAATTGGGTAAGTGCTATGCAAACTGACAGCGTTGTGCACAAATGGGTTCAAAGCAAAAAAGCTACGACACCATGCATTAATAGTTGCACGGTCACGTGGCAAATTTAAGTTACTGTTAAGCCAAAGGGGAGAATAAACTTCTGGAGTTTGTTTAACGGAGTCTCCATGAATACCACGGAACATACCACCAACACTACTGACTACTTGTCCATATTTTTTTAAACTGACGGATGAAACAACACGAGAGTTGGCTGTTTCAGCAGCTTCTCCAGTTTTAATACTTGGGCCAGACCCATCTCGAAAATAACCTTGGTCTACTTCATCTGAAAGAATAATTCTTCTCTCCTGAGAAATGCCATGTGCCATGATAGCGCTAACTTGTGGAGTAGTAGATCTATTAGATAGAAACTTTGTTGAAAAGGATGGGGCGTCTCCTAAACCTGATTTTTTAATGCCAACCATATTACCTCTGTTCCACTATACCTTCTACTAAATACACTAAATATGATATATCAGTGGACTTTTAAATCTTTCTGGGCACATATGCAGCTAGTACCAATGGTTTATTGGCATTTTTGTTTGTTTGCAATAAAGGATTGTTGTTGGTGAAACCACGACTAATAATAAACTTATAGGCCAAATAAGCATTCAATAAAGCCATGAAACCGTCGTTTGGAGTTCCACCTTTTACATAATGAATGCTAGGATCTCCAAATCTAGAAATAGATGGTTTAATCTCCATACTGGCACAATGATCAACTAACCAAGCTACTTTTTCATAATCTCCGTATGGAAATCTAATCATTCCTTTTTTCATTTGTTCATACATTTCTCCAATATAATGATCTCTTTCAAAGATAATTTCTTTTGGAAAAGCATCAACATTCACTTTAACATAATCGTTGACCTTGTTATGAGCACGAGAAACTAAATACTTATCACCGTAAGCACTATGAAGTGTGTAGGAAAAATCGTTAGAGTAACCAATATCGCCTATTGCTAAATCGATACTGTACTGTCTCATCAGTTGATCAATGATTCCCTTTTTACTTTCCGGATCGTTACGTTTGAATTTGGTGGCAAATTCAACAGACAAAAGGTTTGGTCCTTTAGTTAATAGGACAACTGCCGTACTGTAGGACTGCCCTTGTGGTTTAGCCCTGTCTGGATCTGCCAACTGCTCCAAATCTGCACGAGCACCATAATCGATTCCCAATACTGCAAATTGCTGCGTTAAGCCACGGCTTGGTATAATCCTTGGACTGAATTTTCTTTCTATGTCAGCACAGAATTCTCGTATCTCATCAGTGGTAATAGGGCTGGAATCTCCCTGAAAGAATTCTCCTAGAACTTCATTCATGAAAACTCTTTCAGTATTGATTGGGTGTTTGCCAGGCTTTTCTTTTTCGATATCCTCTCTGGTGAACATAGGCATGTAAAGTTGATTGATATGGAATCCAATCATCTCACAATCTGGATCGTCTGGATCCTTAAGGGCTATCCATTTACCACGTTCCTGAGCTGCTAATTTATCTTGTTCGAAATCGCATTTTGGACACTTAACAATTTTCTCGCGAATCCAAACCTTCTCCCAATCATCTGAGCCAGGAGTATAGAGCGGGAAATATTCTTTACAATTTTCACATCCCAGATAATAATACTGCTGAGAAGAGGTTTGCCACATCTTATGGAAGTCGGAACCTTTACGTCTTGGAGTTCCAAAGTAAACTTGAACTCCCTTGGAAGGTCTACCATACTTGGCTGTGGTCAAAATCTTAAGAGCGTTTCCGATAGCCTGACCTGTTGTTTTCTGAACTTCGTCAAAGAAAATGATATCGGCTGTACGACCCATGATGCGGTCTGCGTCTACGCCAGTTGATTCAATCCATAAGTGATTTCCACCTACGAATTGTTTGAAGTGCAATGAATCATTGGTAGCAGTTGACTGATCTAATAGCTGTTGCATGAAAGACTTTGGTCGAGAACCTGTCTTAGTTTCTTTGGTGCCATCAGCGATCTTGGCTTGAGAGATCATTTGGTTTAGCTTAGTTTTTGAATAAGCCGCTGCCAACTCTAATTGTGGGAAAGCATGAATGACACGAATTGGAGGGCGGAATCCATCTCCAAAAAGTCCAGAGCCCATGAAGTACATCTCAAGAGCACTTGCCATAGTCGTAGCTCCAACCTGACGACCTTTGACGATGATAACGGGTTTAGCACTTGGTTCTAAAGCTTTGATACCGATGTATCTATAGATATCAGCAAAGGGCTTGTACCCGTTGCCACTTAGAGTAAATGGTTTCCCATCAAGTGTTAAATAAGTTTCTGAAAAGGTAACAGGATCAAGCATGACCAACTGCTTTTTCAACTTTTCAAATAGTTCTTTGTTTTCTGCATTTGCTGTTGACATACTAAAATGAAGGTATATCCAGTATAATGACTTCCACGAAAAAACGAGGAAAAAAGAAATGTCTCAAATGCGCCACCCTGTTATCCAGTGCAAATTGGGCGACTTATGATCAGAAGAAGGGACATTACATCTGCAAGACATGTCGAAAGAGCAACGATGAAAAATGTCATCGGGCAGATCCAAACTACGCTAAAAAACAAAGAAATAGATACCGCATGAGGAGAAGCGCGGTTATTTTGGCTTACGGTAATGCTTGTAGTATTTGCGGAGAAGATGATTATACTAAGCTAACAATTAATGGAAGCGTCAATTATCTGTATGACAATATCGTACAAAAAGCGGGACATCAAGTTATCTGCTACAACTGCAAACAGAAGCCGTATAAAAACAAATATGTACTAAAATACAAAAAACAATCAACACAATTGTATGGTGATTGTTGTAGAGATTGTCGGGAAGATCGTATTGAACGTTTGGTAATTACCAACGAACAACTGCTTTGTTACAATTGCTATCACAGCCAAAAAGCTGAAAAAGAACTTAAAGCAGAAGAAACGCTTAAATCTTTGCCGGCATCAAAATATTGAAGGCATCAGTATTGGAAGGATCGACGTCAGAGTTATCTGTGAAGTCACCCTTTCCTAGATTATCAAAATTTTCGAAGTTACTTGGATTATCTTTTTTGGCTTGGAGATTCAGTTGACTTACCAAACGAATAAGCTTCTCATCTTCCCAAGCGCCTTCATCAGGAATATCTGATGCATGTAGTGAGTGCAAACGACTAATGATAGCGGGTACTGGCATGTTACCACGAGTATCTTTGATGATGTTTTCTAGAGTGCGCAAAATGCTTGGCTTCTCTTTGATAATATCTGGAGTCTTTGGATTTACTTTTTCAGGCGCATGTGCATTTTGCACTTGGGCAGTTTTCTTTGATTTCTGAGTGTTATCTTCCTCAGAGTACTTAGTTTGATCAAGATAATCGCTCAATCCACTACGTTGCATCATATCATCTACTGCAGCCTGCACTGATGGATACTTAGCCTTACCATTGTTCATGATAGTGCTAATTTCATCAAATAAGCTCTGACCACGTGGTTGTACACTGGTCTTTTGCAACTTATTTTCAAACTCTTTCAGCCAATGATCTTCGCTATAAGATGCATCGGATTGTCTATTGATTACTGATTGGTGACGATTGTATTTGGACATCATTAACCTCTGTAGTTAGCTGCCCAATCCATATTGTCGCTATCCCATACTTCAAGGTCATCACCTGGCATGAAACCACGGTCTTGACGCAATGGATATCCCATGTCGAACAAAAGTTGTTGCACTTCAGCTTGCTCGCGCTCGCTCAAATCCCACTTCTTAACTTGTCTGTTGTATAAGTCTTCAATGTCGTGTCCTGCAGAAACAGTACCGTTAACACAGACTCTTGCAATTCTAGAAATCAAAAGTGGAACGGTAATCATTACACCGCTACCAACACCGTAGATTTTTTGTGCAGTCTTAACCCAACCACCCTCGAAACCTGGTTCCTCACCTTGGTTAGCAATTTGAACAATGGCCTTATCAATGCTCCAAGTTTCACCTGGAACAGTAGTATCGGCTACGTAAGAATTAATGTCTTCATCAGACCATCTCTTCAAAACATCTTGTATCTGAACAGATAGATCCTGAGCGGTCTTCTTGCGCTTGCGAGAAGATTTCTTAGACTCCTTGACCTTGTCAAGACGGGCTTGTAGTCTGTTCATGCCATCTTCTAGTTCAGCACGAACTTTTTCAATCTTGTTAGCATCTAATTCACCATCCAAGTCCATTCTCATAGCTTTGGAGATTTCATTGTCGAGTCTATCCATGTAAGCCATGGCACGTTCAAGACCAGCAGAATCATAACCAGAGTGCTTTGGCACATCGTCTATTCTACCCTTGACCCAAGCAACGAATCCGTGTGGACCGTGTTTTGCCCAATCCCACTTTTCGTTTTTACCGCCCTTGCCCTTCTTGGCGTCGTTAGCATCTTCCTCTTCAGCGGCATGAATTGGTTCATCTGCAACTTCGATAATTTCCGGATCCTTAGTACCTGCTGGGGCTCCTGGTAATTCTTCTACCACGATCTCAACATCAACAGGCTCAGTCACTTCTAGTGGGCTAAAGCTAATAAGTTGCTCCTTACCCTCATGGTGATGGTGAGGAGGTATGCCCGATACCGAATTTACATCAGCTGGCAATTGAGATGCTGGCGAAATCGGATCAATTACAAATAGCTCTTGTGCGTTAGATTGCAAAGTCATTTAGGTACCTCTGGATGCTTTATCGATATGGTTATATGCAAGGATATTGCTTGGTTTTAGATATTCCATTTATCCTCATACATTTCACGACTAATATCAGAAATTGTGTCGTAAGGCTGCTCTATTTGGACAGTTTGGTCTGCGTCATGGCCTTCTGGATCTACTCCGTCAGGCAAGCCCAAAATTCCAGTTTCTGTGGATTCTAGATACTTAGACTCCAAGCCATCCAAATCCATTTGTTTATCATCATCGTGAGCTATGTCAGAAGCACGGCCTGGAAGGGTTTCCTCGGTGTAATCTCTGCCGAAATCTAATTCGCTCGCATTATCGTTTTTGCCTTCGAAATCTGGGTCCGGCAAATAGGTGTGCTCACCAGCAATTTGGGGACTGGTCAAAGAAATATTAGTGTACTCTGGTCCCATATTGTTTCCTTCAGAAGGATAATCGTACTTATCACCTTTCATTCTTCTGATTTGATATTCAGCTTCTTCAGGATAAATCATTTGATCCTGTCGATTAACCATATCATCAATCGGGAAGTCAATATCATTGTCGTCTGCTTTTTGAATAGGATGCTTGGCTCTTTCCCATTCTGGCTTAATCTTGGCTCCGTGGCCAGGACCGAGTGGAGTATGCTCAATAAAATCTCTGACACTCTTGTACTTCTCTAGATTCTCATAGAAACCGTATCCAAGTTCATTGTCATCTGCTTTGTGCTTGTCTGCCGGCGATTTAGGTGTGCCTTGGTAAATACTGTTTTTAGCATCATAGATTGCAGTACCATGCTCTTTAGGGGGTAGCATATGGTCATCATTATCATCGGCAAAGAAGGCGCCCGGACTCTTATGAGGAGCATCCGTGATGGACTTTATCTTTTTACCTTCGCTCATAGCAGTGTAAGCGCCATCACCATAATCAAAGTTGGGACCATCGTTATCATCACCTTTGAATTTGTTTTGCAATTGGTGCACTAAACCCATTCCAGGCATGCGGGCTTGCTTGATAATTTTTTCAAAAATGGCAGCGCGAGCTTTGATATTAGGATTCTTTTTTACTCTTTCGCCACTATCAATTTGCCAAGAATCATCGGCAACATAACGGGGCTTGAGTCTCTTTCGACGTGCTTCTAGAAATTCTTCCACCGTATTATAATTTTGTAGACCATGCCAGCCTGTGCCGGGACCGATGTGCTCCATTCCAGGAATCGTATACAAATCGTAGTTGCGATAAAATGGTTCCTTGAATCGTGGTTGAACCACCAAGGCTGGATCTGATTTATATTTTTTCTGACCGGGAGTTGGTTCGTTTACTCCACCACCGCCCTGAAAGTAAGCTATTTTATTTCTGGACATTGGTAATTCCTTGAGTCTGCTTTATATAGTAAGGATACATAGTTTCAGTAACGGGAATATAACTCCACAAATTCATTTTACTGATAAGATAAGAGGCCTTATCGGCATCTCGTGAAAAAGCATCATTTAACTTCTCTGTCAGAGACTTTTCAGTTGATATCTTAACGGTTTGTGGGTTCTTACTTACATAATCAATAATAGCATGATCGATACTGAAATCTAGCTTACAGGCCAGATAAATAGCCCTAACTACCCTGTTTCTATTAGCGGTTAAAGTTATCTCTGGAGATAAGCATGTCTTGATTTTACGGTCCTTGATATCTTGAAGTCCATGCTTAGTTGGATCCAAGATTTTCTTTAAATCCAAAGTCAACAAAAGCGAATTGCATGTAAAATCGCGACTGAACATTTCGCGCTGCATATCGCTGGGCTCTCTAATTCCCATCTGATTTAAGATGTGATCTATGTTAGGAACCATAAAATTAGATGAGAAGTCTACTTTTAACTTACCTACAAAGATGGTGCTATGACCATCTTCCATAGCTTTTCTGGTAACGTTGTAACGTTTTCTAAACTTGATATAAAACTCTTGCGAAAGATAATCAACTGTTTTATCACCCGTTGTAATATCTAAATCAGCGATATTTTCCAAATGGCCCATAAACTTATCTCTGGGCGTACCTCCGCAAATAAAAGCTGGTGAGGCTCCTATTTCTTCTTGTACTGTCTTCATTTCTTGAAGTAGTTCTCGGAGTTTCATTCATTTTCTTCGCTTAGCCTAATGGCCTTGGAGCTGGACCGACTGCTGGTGCGGCAGGAGGTGGTGGAGCGGCAGGTGCGCCTAACTCACCCATTTCGACTACTGGAGTCTCTTTCTTTGGGGCGGTTAATTCGGCAGCTTCTTGCTCTTTTCTCATTTGCTTGCGTTGCTTTTCTTTATCTTGCTCGCTTTGTAGTTTGCCTTTGATGCCAGCAAGTTCTGGATTCTCTGGCTCTGGAGCGGTTGGTGCAGCTTCCTGGCTAGCCATAGCTCCACGTAGTTTGGACAAAATGTCATCTATACGAGTTGAAATATAGTTGTTAGCTTCCAGTGCTTTGTTCTGAGCTTCAGAAAGTGAAGGGAAGAAAGAAGCTAAGCCTTTGCTATCTAAAGCCATATCAACCCAACCTAGTCTCCTTGGTTGTTCTCTAGTCTTGTATGACTTGGAAATATCTTCTAGTTCGGATACGATATCAGCCAAAGTAACATCAGCAAAGGTGCCATTTATTTTAGCGCTGAATCCGCCTGGAGCAGTTACCGGGATATCATCCTCGGTTACTTCCAATGGTTCTTCAGCCGCTGGTTTAGCTGGCTTATCTGCCTTTGGAGCAACTGTTGGAATGAAAGTTGGTGGGTTTCTCTCAGGAGCAGGTGAATCTGTCATTGGAACATCTTCCAAAACGGCAGGTGGTACACCTGGTGGGGCAACTGGTGGGGCAGCTTGAGCTTCAGTAACCATCGAAGTTCCTGGGTCTTCAACTTCTAAATGATCGAACACTTCTAGATCATCCTCAGCGCCCGTTTCGTCAGTCTTGTTACCTTTGTTCATATTTTCAATGAACTCTTTGATGCCTTTTGGTTGCGGATCTTCTTGTGGTATGATGGCTGGACTGGATACTGCAGTACCTGGGTCCGCCTTAGGAGCGGGGGTTAATCCCTTCATATTTGGATGATCTAATTGCTGATCTCCATCAACTGGAGTTTGGACATTTGGAGTTCCTGGAATAGTAGCCGGAAGGCCGCTCATAGTTCCAGATTGACCAGCGCCAGAAGGATCGGCTGGTGGAGTTGGTGGGATCAAACCTACATCGCCACCTTTCTTTTTACCAGTGGCTTTTTCACCGGATTGACCTGGGGATTGAGCTAATGAGTATAGCAATCCAGCAGCTTTGACAAAACCTTTACGGCTGAGAACGTTGCCTTCACGCACGATCATATCTTCATATAGTCGAGTGGAAACACTAATCTTGTTAACTAACTGAACTTTCTTTTTGAGGCTGTAAATAGCTTCCATCAAATTTTCCAACTCGTCGCCAGCGAACATTTGTCCCTCTGGAGAGCGTAGAAGCTTCTCAGCAGAATCCAAACGTCCGATAATCTTTTGACGTTGCTTTTCAATGGTCTGTTTCTTTTCCTCTAGTTTGTTAGCCTCTTCACGAGCATCATTGACAGATTGAGCATCTGTTAATGGTTGAGGCTCTGGTTTTGGATCTGGCTTGATATGTAAAAAGTAACCTGGTTGTCCATTTTCATACCAGACTTGTGCGGTTTTGTATTTCATATGAGCCCCTTCGTCATAGAATTTTAGCCAATTCAAAAAGTCGTATACTTCCATTTTAGGCCAACCAGAAGTTGCTTGACGAATAGCATCTTTATATTGAAAGCCGGCCTTCTGCTTATAATGAACATCTTTCAGAGCGAACATCCATTTCTTCATATCATGACGGCTAGGTATGAACATATACTGATCGACGTTTGGATAAGCCTTTTTGTCAGTGATGAAAGAAATCTATTCCTGATTAAAATTAATTTAATCTATGCCATATAAATAAAACGACTCCATAAGCTTTTGTATTTTGGCTTGCAACTCGGGATCGTTTAATTTTTTCAAGTCGCGAATTTCGCTTTCCAGCTTAGAAGCTTCCTGTTCATAAGGGTTGACCTTTTCCAGTTTTTTGGAAGGTACGTCCTTAATTGATTTCTTGGAAGATTTGATTTCTGGCATTATTGATTCAACTTTTTGTTAATTGTTTCATTTAAGAGTTTAGCCTCGGCCAATTTCACATCTGTGTTGGGCATTGATTCAGGAGTAGGCGGCTTGAGTTTAGCCATCTTTTCCTGAAAAAGTTCCATAAATAACATAGAACTTTCCAAGTCCAATTGAGACAAAACTTCTCGGATTACATCATGAAATACCGAAATATGCTGATCCACTGCCTGCAAAGTCACGTTGTGCTGGATAACTAAGTCGGCTGGGCTTTCAGTGAATTTATAATATTTTTCCAATAGACCGCCGAGCAACTCACCGTATTCAATCAATACGCGGTCAATTCGACTGTTTATGTCGCGGGGGTTTTCTTGGATTTCGTCGAAAACCTGGCCTAAACGGGTCTCAATGGCGATGCACAATTGGGCAACCATTTGACGAACATCTATTTCTTTGTTAGCCAATTCCAACATTTTACTCTTATAAGTTGGATTGTTCCTAACAGCTAGCTCTAACTCAGCTTCTGTGCTAGTAGCTACAGCTTGTTTAGTTTTCTGAATATCTTCACGAATCATATTATAAACATCCAAATAATTATCTTTGAATGTCTTAATTGATTTCTCAGCTACGACAAATTTAGCTTCGCTGACATTAGTATACTTAGCAGCTAACCAATCATGAATATCTTTAGCAGGATAATCTAATACTAGTTTTGCAATAATTTCATCTTTATCTGGATGATCCAGAATTTTCTTGAGTGCGTTTTTGTTCATTATACATTGTTATATCGAACCCAAGTATTACTTATTGTAACCTAGTCTGCCCTCACGGGTGTCAAAAATGGCGTGGTATGGAATATTGAGACTTTGAGTTTGTTCAGCCACATCTCCACCAGGTACTTTCGTTCCGTTATTGAGTTCGTAACCAGTCTCAAAATTGTAAGTCTTCTTGTCTAAATCGCATTGCCACATGTGTTCACCAACACGTGCAATTTGAGCGCCTGGATGGTCTGGACAGTAACGTGTGTTGAGCGGAGCTTCTAGAATTCTATATTCCTTAGTGAAGTTGCTTTTATCAATGGCCTTCTCGGAAATACCACTCTTGTTGTACTCGTGAAGTTTTTCACGAACACCCTGATATTTCTTACGTAGCTCTTCGATACGATTACTCTCAGCAGCCTTCTTCTCAGCTAATGCCTGAGGTGGGGCAGCGATGGTAAGTAGCAATTCGTCTAGTACGGAAGCCATCTTCTTGAGTTGAGGATCACCAGCAGCATCTAGGGCTTGTGCTAAAGCGGCAGTCTCTTCAATCGACTCGGCAGTGATAAGAGATTCGGTGGCTGGCTCCAAGGTATCAACCTCTTCAGCAGCCTTCTTGAGCAACTCGGCAGCAAGAACACAAGACTCAGCTACTACGTGTAGGCAATCTTCATCGCCTTCAGCAAGTAACATAGCTTCGTTATTTGGACTTTCTAGCCAAGCAGCCATAGCGTTTAATAGTTCAGCAGTTCTCATAGTTTATCCTCTTAATCGGTTTCCTCGTCCTCTTCCTCAAAAAGGGAGACCGGAGAGGCCGGTTTCTCTGGGCCTTGCTCTAATGCCGGAAGATTAGTCTTTTTAGCATCTAACCACGCCTTTATCGCAGCAGCTTCAGCCATGACCTGTGGTCCATCTATTGGGAAATGTCCTCGATCAATGGCATTAATAAGTGTAGTTAATCTTTCTTTAGTCTCTGGATAAGCTAGCAATTGTGTCATAACTTCTAGGTTATCTAGACCGTATTGCTGTGCCGCACGACTATGCATGAACATCAGTAGCTTTTCTTTGCTCAAGGCTTTACGCTGAGCAGCCACTGGTCCACCAGTCAATTCGGCACCAGGAACAAAAGCTTTTAATAGTTTTCTGACTTTGTCTAAACCAGAAGAAATACTGCGTAAGTTGGTTTCAAAACCAGATTTAAGGTGTTCTCGGAAATTCCTATCAGATTCTTTTGAAACGGCAACTGAATCATGAATGCTTTGTCGATATGCTTTATTAGCATGCATCTCGCTGATCATGCCCAATATTTTATTGACACGATTGAATAATTGTAATGGAGAATAAGTGTCAATATTGGCTACCAAATCATTGTAAAGTGCATACAAAGCTTTAGCATGTGGTTCGCCACTCTCGGCCAATATCTTGAGGGCTCGATATTTACCCATGACCCACATTTTGTAGTTGGTTAAAATTTGATCCTTAGCATCCTCTAGAATATCTTTGGGAGATGCAGATGTTTTTACAAACGAGCCTAAACCGTGCTTATGCTCGAAAAGTTTGGCCAGTCTAAACATCCTCATGGATCACCCGAAGATTTTAGAGTTCATGAAGGAGGCACCCTCGTAAGTCTCATCCATACCCTTACGGTACAATGGACGGCAGTTGCCATCTTTGTCTTGGTATACCTTATTGATTGGTAATCCAGTGTGGGAACAAATTGGATACTCACTGACTGAACCCTTCTTTGGTTGAATCATATTAGAGCACTTGGTCTCGGCAGTCTTGTTACCAACCAATCCATCCATATAGATTTGGAATGCGGTGGCATAAGCCTTTGAATCGCCAGAGTTAGCTAGCACATTGAGAGCGTCTTCTGCCTTAGCAAAGTTTTCATCAGCCAAAGCTTGACGTAGATTGTTAACAATTTCACTTGGCTTGAGAGCAGCCATGTTAGAAGCAACAGCAGCTGTCTTAACGTCTGTCTTGTTTTCACTAACTAGTTGATTGATTCCTGACTTATCGAAGGAGGCCAATGAACCGTTGCACAGCATGAAGGCTGGCTTTTGAATTTTGCCACCAGCTACCTTAACTGGAACAGTGAATGCAACTTTGCCCGTATCTAGAGAGATGCCATAGAAGATAGTATTCTCATCGTTACCAGTTACAACAATCTGTGGGTTAGAAAAGCCAAAAGAAGCGATTTCGCGAGCTAGATGAACTCTAGCAGCGTCCAACACGTCCTGACCAAATCTCCAAGAAGCAAGTCCTTGTGGAGTGGTAAATTTCTTTTCGAAGGAGAAGAACTCATCAGACTTTGGAAGTTCAACATCTTTCTTAGCAGCTTCGGCTACCTTCTGTCCAACAATTTGTCCTTGGAAGAATTCAGAGTTTGATTGACGAGAAGCGTTGAGACGAGCAACTGCCAATTCAGCGGCAGTAACCTCACGCTTTTCCGTGGTAGCAGCAGTAATCGCTGTTAAAATATCAGTGGCAGCAATCTTGGTCTTGACACCAGCTTGCTGAGTCAAATAGGCTTTAATAGAAGTGTGATTGAGGTCTTCTGGTCCAGTATTACCCATGAAAACTTCTGGCTCTAGAACTTCATTCTTAGTTACTTCTACTGGAACGTAAAAACTAGTGATACCCTTTGGAGTCTCATAATCAGCCTTAATAACGATAAACTTATCGTTACCAGCACTGACAGTTAAGTGAGATGGCTTGAGGTTCCAAGCATCTAGGGTAGCGCTAACCGACTTAACGGCCTTTTCAGCCAATGGTTGCGAATACATCTTTAGTGGAAGTTGATTATCAAAAGCACTATTGAGGGCGTTAGCCAATACTTGATCACCAATGTGATAAGCGTTAGCCTTAACAGCCTCATCACGTTGATAAGTGGTTATCTCTGGCTCGGCTGGCTCTTCGCCAAGTTCAGAGGCAAAGAGTTCGTTAAACTTAGTACCACGAGAATAAAGTTTGTGGTATAGGGCTTTCAAATCACCCTTACGAATAAAAAGGGTCTCATTTTGAGCCATCTTGCCGATAACTCTGGACATCGCACCGATGGTTTGATCTTGAGGATAGGCTGCTACACATTTAGTTAGCTTAGCTGCTAAAAGTGGAGTAGCTAACTTTTCATTGTCATCTACTGCTTTTGCTAGAGAACCTACCAATTGGTATAATTTATCGAGGCTCATTAAACACCTATTCCGTTAAACCAGTTCTGGATATCTTCTAGCTACCTCTTGTCTAGCAGCTTCGTTCAACTCACTCAAGAGAGTTTTCACTAGTTTGCTATTGGTAGCCAATTTCTCAGGTAGGTACTGTTCAGCCTTGTGCAATTCGGTTGAAGGAATGCCAAGCTTAGATGCTGCAAATCTTACAATAGGATCGCCCTTGTAAGAAATTTGCAAATCTGTACCGCTCTTGGTAACTAATACACTCCAAGGATTTTGGGAGGCAGTCTTCTCGGACTCATCTTCATCATAAAGAGCAACGATGTAATCTCCATCATCCGCACTTTGAACTTGCCATAGCTCGGCACCTTTATCTCCGTCTTTAAACCTAACTACATCGAAAGCAACTGTCTCCAACTGATCTTTAACGTCAGAAAGACGGTATGCTTTTTTAGTAATCTGGTTAGCCAAGCCTGAGTAATCTATCGAAAATTTAGACATCGTGTCTCCCATTGAACAGGATATACCCTATCTTAGATAGAGAAATATTGATAATATTCTGTCTTTTATTGATGAGGGTTGCCCATCAGGTAAATTACAAATTATTACCAGCGTTCATCTCTAAGATCGCGCATTTTGGCCAAAATATCCTTGATCTTATCATCGTTTTCAACGATCTTGCGAATTTTCTTCCTAGCTCCACCATAAATCTTCTTACCGTTCTTGTAATCTACGTTGCCATTTAACGACTTGGTGATGGAACTTTGGTTGACATTTAGCATCTTAGCTATCTCCATTTGAGTGTAGCCATCAGCATAAAGTCTAATTACTTGTCTTTGTCTGTCGGTTAGTAGGGTATCTACCACTCTCCAGAACTCTTTCTTGAGCTGCTCTTCCAGCTCGATCAAATCTTCATTGTACTCAAATGGATTAAGTCTTGCAGCAATGCTATCCTCATTGCAAAAGGCTTCCATCATATCATTTGAACAAACTGTTTCAAGAAGTACCCACTGGTATTTATCTGACCTATTCTTGCGTCTCTCCATATTAACCTCGCTCATTATAGGTTTTACCAGTTACAATCTTGAAAATACAGTCTTGCGTTAAACTGTATTTTTTACCTAATTGCTTCTGGGTGATCAAGCCAGTGGCATATTCTTTCCTTATCTCTTCCGCTTGATCAAAAGTTAATTTTCTATTGGGTGCCACATGTCCCAACTGACTTTCTGAAAGATTTTTTTTATGTTCCTCTGAAAATTCTCTACCCTTATTACTGGCGGAAATCTTAGCCTTCCATTCCTCGGAAAACTTCTTGCCACCATTAGTATTACCGCCTTCACCTCCTGGCGTGTCATTATAGCCATAAGGAGATTTATAGGTATCGAAATAAGAAATCCAATCTATTTCGCCCACTAACATAGCTTTTTTGGTAGGATATTCCTCGATCATTCGAATATCGAAGTTATCTTTTCCATATTTTCTGATGGCTTTATGAAGGGTGCATAATGATCCCTCATTGACTTTAACAAGATGTTTCTGCCATCGTATTTTAAGCTCTCTTTCAGTAGAGCCAACATATATCTTGCCGTTTAACTTGTTTACCACCACATAAGTCTGATACATTCATCCCCTAAAGAGTAAAAGAACACAATCACAATATAACAATACGGGATGATTGAAATTTTCAATAAATTTCAATTCTTAAGGGTAAAAGACATCTCAGTATAGTCACTAATGTTTCCCTTAGTGATGTACTCATCTATGTCCTTAAACCCGTCTGGTATGTAAAAATCACGAATATTGGCGAACTCGCCAAACTTTTTAATGATCCGTTTCCTCCCTTTGTCACCGGCTTCATCATTATCTAATAACAGACATATGTTACTAGTGTATCTGCTAATGACGGAAAATTGATAGGAAGTCATATTAGAATTACCTAAAGCAACAATATTCCTAAATCCTTTCTCCATTGCCTTAATAACATCAAATTGACCTTCTACGACAAAGACCTCTCCAAGATCTAATATGGCCTTCTTATTTTCATAAAGTCCAAATAATAAGTTACCCTTTTTAAATAGAGGGGATTCTAATGTATTTTTGTATTTGGAGAGTTTTCGCTTCTTACGCTCATCTTCACCCAGCAAGGTTCGACCCACCAAACCAACTGCCTGACCATAGATATTACGGAAAGGCATTACCAGAGGGTACTCTTCAAAATAACAAGAGCGGACCTTTCGTGGGAAAAGTGAATCCTCAATATCTCTAATGTAGAGCAATCTTTCTTTGATTAGAGCTTCTTCGCCCACTAAGTCAGTAAGGGCCGCGATGTTTTGGACACCTGGAAAATAACCAAACTGAAAAGCTTCTTGACTCTCCGATTCCAATCGAGAATCGAGGTAAGATTTGCTTGCCTGTGCTTCTGGATAATTGTTCAACAGAAATTGACAGGACTCTACTATTTTATCTAACATGCTTTATACGTCTTTATTTGCGGTCCTGAGTTTGTCTCTCAACATAATTTTGAATGGCTCACTCAGCTGATCGTGCGCTTTACCGCACCCTGGACACACTATATCATCGCCAACTATCTTGGGTTGCGCATCTTTTCCACAGTTTTTGCATTTGACGCCAAAAGCTACCGGCTGCTTTTGCCTGTATTGCTTCAGCGTTTTCATGGTGGACTTCATGAAATGAGTAACGTTGGTCATCTCACTATCACATTTGGAACAATAGACCTTATCTGTTTTGGGGTCCATGTAAGGCTCCATCTCGCCACATTTTCTTTGTTTACCTTTGTCATCAGTATATGTGTTGTTACAGAATAGTGCAAGAGCCATTATTTTACCTCATCTCGTAAGACATCCACCAGCTTATCGATATTCTTGGGATATTGTACGTCCAGAATCACTCGCTGTTCACCAGTACCGCTTACACCACAATGAGGGATAATTACCTCATCACAATTTCTGGACTGTGGTTTAACCTGGATTTCTTTATCACCATGAATGGTCTTAACAGTACGCGCACAACCCCGCAAAGCATCCAATAAAGATACTGTCAAGTGACTGACCACACTCTTGCCCTCTAAGCTCAAATCAGGATCAGCGGTCACATGAACGTGACAAAAAGCATCCGTATACTGATCTGCAAATCCCATAAAAGAACCAGCATAGTTTCCCATACCTTGAAGTCGTAGAATAGTGTTGTTGATAATTCCCGCAGGCACGGACACGTGCACGGATACGTCTGTGTGCATAACACCTTCGCCCTTGCAAGAACTACATTCCTCAATACTGGACCTACCAAAGCATTCAGAGCAAGTGGTAATCATAACTGATTGCCCTTGTCTCACAACGGTCTGTCCCTTGCCACCACATTTTTTACAACCGTTGTTGAGACGAACGTCACCGGCACCATCACATTGACTGCATTTAGCTTGGCGTGAATATTTGACTTCTCTTTTACATCCTAAAACAGAATCTTTGAAAGAAACAGTTAAATGAACTTCTACATTGTCTAATTGAATAACATGTTGTTTATGAAATGGAGAACGTTGTGAATGCCTGTCTTCCAAGTCAGTGCTTTTACCAGTTTGTACAACTTGATAAGCCTCATTTATTTTCTTGAACTTGTCCTCGGCTCCAGGCTCCTTGTTTATGTCTGGATGAAATTCCTTGGTCAATTTCCTGTATTGTTTTTTAGCTTCCTCGGACGAGGCGCTAGAGGACAAACCAAGAATCGTATAAGCTTCACTCAATTTCATAAATCAACCTGTTGGATTTTTTAATATTTTCGATTGCCTCTAAAGGTCGCAAATTAGTCAATGACCAACACTTCAGAAAATCATCATCTTTCATAGATGTATAGAAGAAACTAGACTGTGGAGTAATATGATCAAGATGCCAATAACTACCATAATTGTCCCAGCTCATACATTCGTCAAATTGAAACTCTAAGTGACTCTTTAGCTCACTTACGGTATATGGAAGAAAATCCCAAATTGAATAATTATTTTTATTACCATTTAATGCTAAATTAATCATTCTTGAACAGTTGTTTGCCAATCTAAAAGACGGATCATCGGACCTACGCCTCTTTTTATAGAGCTTGTTTTTGAGCAAAATTTTGTCTTTGTTATCTTGTCGATATCTCTTTGCATATTCTCTGCGACGTTTATCTTTACAAGACTTGCATACTGGCGTTGCATTACCTCTAATGAAACAGTGGTTTTCTTTTTCTATATGGCAAATAGAACAAATTTTCATTTTTTCTTACCCTTGCGCTTGACTTTTCCAGCCAACACAAATGCGTGATAAAGGGCGACAGCAACACCATCGGCTTTGTCGTAACTTTCAACTTTTATCTTGCCCTTTTTATTGTACTCGTAAGGAAATGTAATTCCTAAATGATTTGCCACAAGAGCCGGCATATCTTCTTTTTTTGGTAAATCTTTGCCGGTCTTCAAACCATGACGAATTGTCATTACACTATAAAGAGTAGGAGATTTACCTAAATAGTCATAAGAAGTCAATCCAATCATTCTATTGAAAGTAGTTAGCATAATAATGGTTTGGGCAGTACTATGACCCTTCATGAACTTAATAATCTCTTCAATAGCGATAAAGTCAGGTTTGGAGTCTACAATAACCTTTTGAACTTCATTTCTAGTATCTACTATACGTTCTATAATAGAGCCTTCTTTTTCTGGCTTTATGTAGCCTGCTTTTACAAAGCTGATAGCATTAGTTTCTTCTTCCCAACTTAGTACACAATATCCAATAGTGGTCGAAGAAGCATCAAATCCAAGTATAGTTTTTGTCATACTTGGTAATATATCGGTCAAAAAGAAAAGGCCCACAACGTTAGTTATGGACCTTTTTGATATCTAGGGACTGATGTTGATTATGATTGAGAAGAGTCGCCTTCATAAGAAGGGAAGGAATTCTCCAACTCCTCATCATCTGTCATGCTGACGGCTGGAGTAACAGCCTTTGGCGTTGCGGCTTTGGTAGTTGTCTTAGCAGCTACTGGAGCAGTGCTAGTGGCAACACCATTGATCTTATCCAATCTCTTCTGAACAATCTCAGGAGATGGAGGAGTCACTCTACGTTTGAGATCATCCATATCAACTTGGCCGTCTTTAATTACTTGATCAGCAGCGGATAGTGGTTCTTTGCTCATGGCTTGTACTGAGTAGTAGCCAGTTGCTCCACCGTTCTTATCAACTTCAATGTTGATATCATACTTGCTTGGGTCACCGAACTTTGGGTTCTTGTTGTATTTTCTGATTTGAGAAAACACAGCAAAAGAAATGTCCAAAATCTTGTAAGAGTTGGTCTTACGGCTTATTACACCGAGCAACCAACGTGGCTTAGCCTTATCACCCGTTGCACAAAGTGGGCAGCTTCCATGAATGGCAGAGCATTGAACTTTTTGTCCAAAACCTGCATCACCTTCCTTCTTGTACTTGTGAACGAAGTACTGAAAGGGCTGGGTGAGGATTCTAACCTCGTTTGCGCCTTCATCTAGTCTAAGGAATAAATCCTTACTGTTAGTGGTCTTTTTACCACCTTCACCTGCAAAAACATCATCATTCCAAGATACTTCACCGAATGTAGTCATATTGATCTCCTACTGTTATTTTTTTTCTATTGTACACTAAGGTACGTTTCTTCTTAACAAAACATCGATCGTAATTCATTCAACACATTAGCGTGTAAATCTTACGAAACGAGTGCGTGCATGGTCAGTGGTTCGGCCAAATCTTACGCCGATACCTCTATTGCGCAGTCTATTGACTACTCTGTTAATGACCACTCTGAGAGCACCTGGGGAACCGGGTAGAAAAGTCCTTTGACGCTTGCTCAAAACTCTGTTGAGAGCAGTTGTCAAATTCGTCATCGTTCCAGTCCAGTTGCTTCCAGATTGTCCTTCCATAATCGAATTGATACCACGAAACACAATTTCACTTATATCTGATGCAGACCAGTTCTCGGTTCTGCGCATATTCCTCTTACGTGTCATTTATTACTCACTTCCTTATTTGTAATTATTTGTCTGTTGACGGACTTACCGTAGTTGTAGTTTTAACTGCATTGAAGACCAAACTTCTAATGTGGATAATTCTGTGCAACGGGAACATCATCTCCAAAATTAATTCTTTGGGAGTACTTGTCAAGATGGAACTAAAGGATTTGATTATTTCATCTTCTGCCTTTTCACAGAAAATTCCCTTTACTTGAATAAAACCATTTAGAGACTCTGGCTTATCTAAAGAAATAAATCTTTCAACAATATGCTGTTTGCCTTCAGTTCTTTCTAACGTAATTAGAAATGGCGGCTTCTTTAAAGTAGGCGCCCCACTTCCAGTCAAGCTATTTGGTCCTAAATCAATTGGCATAATTACTTACCCTTCTTGCTCTTTTTGGCTTCTTCAACAGCTTGATCAGAAACAGTTACGCCATTCTTTTTAGCTTCTTGTTCTTTTCTTGCTGCTTCCATCTTAGCATCACGAGCTTCACCAATCTTTATAGTTAACTCATTAGCTAATGCTGGATCATCTTTAATTGCTTCACACAATTTTGGAAATCCAACCCACTTTTTGTCGCCATATTCATGAGAAACTGTGGAGGTCATTTGAATGACGCCATAGTCTTTGGCGAGCTGTGCGATTTCCTCGTGCCTGTCTATAACACCGATTCCAAAGTTCACCTTAAATTCACACTTGCGTGGCCAAGGTCCGAACTTTGATTTTTCGATAGCAGCGCGAATGGTGGCACCAATTCTATTTTCTTTTTCGTCTAGAATGAGCTTATCCTTCGCTGTGGCTGCCTCGAAGTAAACGTTGACAGACAAAAAGTGAGAGTAGCTGTTACCGCCAGAGAATGTATGGTCAGCACCATATGGATCCATTCCATCTTTCTTGTGGTTGATGAAGATGAATGGTACCTTCGCTTTGTTAGCGTCTAATGACAGCTTACGGAAGGTGGTGGTCAAGAATCTGGCCAACAGAGACATGTTCATCTTGCCAACTCTAGAGATATCTTCGCCTGGTGGCATGATGGCACCTAACGAGTCTAGAACGACCATATTGATGTTCAACTCGCCAGCCATGATTAGGTCTAACAAACCGTCTTTTTGCTTGCCTACCAATTCGTGAGTCTTCTTGTCTTCCTTGGGAACGCCAAGGATCATTTCAAAGCACTTGCGTCCAATAACAGCCGTCTCTTGGTCCACCACGATAATGCGTGATGTATCCAATCCTAACGTCTCTGCCCAATTTGGATCGAAGGTTCCTTCTGCGTCAATAAACATTTGCTGGGCAGAAGGGTCTGCCATCTGAGCTTCTTTGATGGCTAACATGGCCATCATGGTTTTGCCAGAACCGGCAGGACCGTAATATTGAATTAGTCTGCCTTTAGGGATTCCGCCAGAAGAGAGTGCATCATCTAATGCGAGAGAACCCGTGGATGTAACTGGTAACTTTTGACCAACTGTTTCATGGGCCATTCTGAAGTCTAGTAATTCGTCGGCTTCTGCAAAACTCTTAAAAAAACTCGTTAGCGTGTCGCTTTTCTTTTTCTTATCATCTGACATTTTATCTCCCATCATTCGTAGCCTTCGGCCGCGTTCGATGTGCCTGAACTATATCCGAGGATCGTCTTGCGCATGCCACCCGCAATATCTTTAAAATGGTGGTGTGCCTTGATCAAAATCTCGTATTTTCGGTCCAGCGCCATCTTGCCGCCTTTAGCATCTCCTAGTTTAATATACGCTTGTTCTACATCGGGCGATGATTCTGCTGCCCATTTCTTCATGTCTACTGTCGTTCGTGCCCCATCAGGAGCTACATATTCTAAAGACACTCTGTTCTTTATGCTATTTACTTGCGATTCTAGATAACTTATCGTCTTTACCATCTTGGCCAGATATTCTGCCATGATGTCTGCACATCTAAGTGCCTTCTGTTGCAAAAGTTCAGCGTGAGCCAAATCTATTGCGTCTGTTTCCCTGAGTTGTTCTAATACTTCCTGTATCTCCGTTAGGTCGAAATTTCTAAAGTCTTCCACTAGGTTAGACCCTAAAAGATCGCCAAGTCTTACTTGTTGGCTCATGTCTGTCTTCCTTCTGTAATATATAATTAGTCGAACTTTTTCTCGACAAAAATTGCTTTAGCGAATTATTTTTTCTTCTTTAACTCGGCCACTACTTCGTCCACCTGTTTGTGCATCATACGCAGGTGCTGATGCTGCATTAAGGCCATCAGAAATAAGAATACTTCCAAACTAGTTTGGCGTTTGGAAGGAGGCTTGAGGAACATAATGATACCCTCATCATTTGACTCAAAAAGATCGATAAACAAATCTTCGCCCTTGTTCATCATAGTAGTATAGGACTTAACGATTTTTTGGTACATCGTCCATTCATCATCAGTCATTTCCACTTTTTTGTTGTCAATAATCTTGAGAGGCATTTATCTTACCTTACGTTCTAGAGAAGCCGCCTTTACCAGAGTTCAATCGTTTTTGAGCGTTTGCTACTTTGTTTTGCATCTCGTGCAAAGTCTTTAAATCCTTGTCTTGGGAGCTAGACTTGTTAGCGGCTCTAGAGGCCATAGATAGAACTATTGATGGAATTTCATCATCGTCGCCAGTAGCGGATTCTGGCAAACCTGAAGCAACTATATCACCACCAGCAATCTGCGACTGAAATTCTGCCACAGCGTCTGGATCGGCTTGATCTAGCATATCAGGACTAATCATAGATGCCATACCACCTTCGTTGGTGCTGAGGGCTCCTTCGGCTTTGATTCGCTCTGCCATTGCTTTAAGATCTCTAGTTTTTTCTGCGACACTTTTAGGAGCGTCCTTTTTGTCCCTGTCTGTGGTCTTGAGAGCTTCTGCCCTATCGAAAAATCCTGCAGCTTTGGCATCCGATTGGACTTTTTCTACAACCACTTCTTGCTCTACCACTTCACCGTTTTCATCAAGTGCTTTAATCTTGACAATGGACTTCTTTTTCTCCTGGAACTCAGCATCGTCAATTTCTCTGCGCATTTCTTTAATGGCTTCTTTTGGCAAATAGTTTCTGAGACTTGGGGAGTCTGTCTTAATGTAATTGTAATTAGACAGTAAGAAATCATCCAACTGTGCAGAATATTGTTGCAAGGATTCCATGTTTTCACGCAAGGAAGTTAACAAATTCTTAAGGTGCTCTTCCATTATGTGTTTGCCACAAAATGGACACACGTTCATATCAATGGCGTGTTTCCACTGTGGATTGATGTCTATTTCACAAGATATGCACTTCATCTTAATCCTTATCTGTTTCAGAAGGAGATGTTATTCCTAAACTTTGTTCCATACCATTAACGGCTTCCCTCAAAGAATCAATAGCGTCACCACCTATTTCAGTAACATCGGTTGTGATTGGAGGAGAAACGATAGTAACAGGAATTGATTTAACTGCCTTTTGAGCAGCTAGTTTAGCTTGCTTTTCTTCATAGGATTTACGAGATAAAAGAACAGGATGTTTCGAGTTATCCTTAACAAAAGTGTCGCTTGAAACGAAAGCCTGCAAACTAGGACGAGCCTTCAGATCAACCATCCAAGCAGCCTTGCTCTCTTCTACCGTTGGGAAAGGTGTCCCACGGGGATCATTAACTTCAGAGTAGGCAGGAGGAGGTGGTGGCGCTACGTAATCTGGGTCTTTGCCCTTCAACACAATCAAATAGCGCAAAACAGCATTGGTACGATTCATTAGAAAAGTAGCAAACCATGTAACTAAGCTGAGATAAAATCTTTTGAAGAAATTCATATTAATACCTTCTAAAACTGCCTTTGAAATTAGATTTCTGAGGCTTGTCCATCTTATCTAATACTCTCTCTAGAGATTCGAGAGCGTCGTCATTTAACATCATATTCTGTGCTACCTGCTCTGCAATAGCGACTGCATCATTTGGTAGTAGATTCATCTTTACCAGTTTGGCCGTTAAAGCTTGGGCCTTCTCAGCTTTCCCGGCTAATTGGGCTCGGAATTCTTTACGATCTTCTGGATTATCTAGATTTACCACAGGAGTAGAAACTGATTCCTTGATACCTGGGGTTGGTTTTCTAGTAATCTTCTTGTTTAACTTTTTCTTGGTGGTTTTAATACCAGGCTTCTTCTTAGTTGTTTTTTCTTTTTTGGCGTCAAATACGCCAGCTTTTTGTGCAATATCTACTAGTTGTTGGAGTGCATCACCAGGATTAAATGTGGCAACTTCTCCCTTTATGTATTGATCAGCATGCTGACTAATACTCTTCAACTCGGCTTTTAGGTTCTCACGCTCTTGATCCTCATCTATCAAAGGAATTTCTCTTTTGGCAGAAACGGGAGCAATTTGATTGACTTCTTGGTCAATGGTGAATGGGCCACTAGATTCACTTCTTGTTAAATTAGAAATGTCAGTGAGACCCACAAATGTTTCTTGAGTTAAATCTCCCCATCTTGCATCTTCACGAACTTTATCGAATTTCTTTTGAACCCAAGAAACGTCATAATCATCATCGTATTCACTTTGATGAAACTTTTCAAAAACTCCTAGTAAGGCTAACAATTCTTGCTTACCAGGCTCAGAGTTAGGATCTAACCCTTTAACAGTAAGTAGGTGCTTTACAAAAGTAGTAACTGGAACTAGAACATAGTTCAATGCTACAATGCTAGTATCAACATACTTCCTCACAAGTTCTGGATTTTTGTCCAAAAAATCTTTGAAAGTTTGAGAGGCGCCCTTTTGGAATAATTCTTGCAATTTCATAGTTATCTCTTCTTAGATGGTTTTCTGCCGCGCTTACGAGGCAAGTCCTCAGTCTCGGCTGTTTCTATAACCTTGGCAGCAGACATTAGTTCTTTTTGGGTAGGTTGAAATGATCCCTGGCCGTTAAAATACAGACCGCCTGATTGCCATCCCATATCATTGTTGGCAAAAGAATCGCCAATACTATTACTTACCATATTGCTACTTATAATGGAAGAAGTTGGTCCACCACTGAAAGTCTGGCTAGTAGAGCCGGTATAGTTGATCTGTTGTGGAGTTGTGTTACAATCAACACTTCTTGTAACCAGACCTTCAGTAGGGGAACTTGTGAAGACGGAATTGAAGTTAGCTTCAACCTCATCTAAAGATTGTGTGAAATAATCATTTGAAGTATTATCAACGGTCGGAAATACTTCTGGTAGTTCACCAGATGTTGGGGATAGACTTGATGGCACCACGTCACCAGCGGTCTTGCCTTCCTTAAGTAATGTTTTGACAGCCTTGAGGTGTTCAACATTCTTTGGATCAGGAATGAATTTCTGAAAATGCTTCTGAACTTCTTCGGCCTTTGGTTTATTCTTAGAATACTTGGGGCTATCTGAAATGCTATTGAGTTTCAATTGGAAATTAGAAATAACATAAGCTGCAAAGTCTTCTACTGAAGAATTGTTCTTACTAAACTCAACTGTCTTTCTCAGAAAAAGGGACATTGCATCGTTGGATGTACTACCAGCCATTGTTTGCTCCAGGGAATCATCTTCTACAAGGATGGTACCAGAATCAAGCTGCATAGCTCCAGGTATCATACCCGCATGAAAATGCCTGTTTGCAGTCAAGTATGACAGATTATGTTTGTCGGCCCATTCCTTCAATTTTATTTTCGGCATGATTACATCCCTTATTATTAGTATACAACCGATATCATTTGTATCTTTTTTTGATGAAAACGTCGATTTTGTTATTATTCCATATCGTATATATCAATCGTCCTCTGGTTCTTCATCCAAATCGATGAGTCCTTCATCATATAAAGTATCCTCTATCTGATCGAGTATCTCCTGAGGACTCTTAGGTTTTTCGGTAATATTGAGTTTGGCTTTAGCCTCTTTGAGGTTGATCTTCTTAGCTTTCAAGTCGCTGGGTAAACCAGGCGGTAAAGCGATATTGAATAATTGATCTAATATGATTCCCATATTATCTTCGTAATTATTTGTATTTCCAGAGAAGTGCAATGCTATACCTATACCGAACTCGGCCTTCTTGTTAATTTCCTGAATTCTCTGCTGAACATTTTTCCATCGATCTGGGAAGATTGTGCAAGTACACTGCTCACCAAACTTGTCTTCAACGACGGCTTTGATCATAGCCTGACCATAATACTTGCCTTCCTTCTTTACTCTAAACTCGAAGAAGTCTCGTACCACCACTTTGATAGTATCGATGTTAGTTTTGTCTTTAGACTTTTTAACATCAGACACTGTAGTGTGTTCATCATTGAAAAATTGACCATAAGCTACAGCTGGCTTGCAGATAAAAGATTCGCCCAGATAATATTGTTCTAGAGCATACAATTCCGGTTTAGACCACTCTGGTTCACTTGGCCAAGGATAAACAAATTGCTCAACCTTGGGATCATGTTTCTTGAGCCAGACTTGTAATTTCTTACGATAGTCAGAGCAGTACAAGAACATCATCTTGCGTGGTATACCAAAAGAATCCAAAGCACCGCATGCTGCCAATGCCTGAATACTATTAGCTCGAACAGCCTTAGAACTTACACGGACCATGAAATCCGCAAAGTCAGTGAATGGTCGTTTTTCAATGATATCTTTGATGGCGTCTTCTCCAACAAACTTGATAGCATCTAACCCAGTGATTAATTGATTGCCATCTTCAATTGTGTAAACCAATTGGGACTTATTGATATTTGGCGCAATTACCTTAACCTTGTGCTTACGCAATTCCTTTTTGATTTTCTCAATATTGCTTCGAGCATCTGGAGCATTGGATTTAACTTCTGCCATCAAGTTAGCCATCAAAAACTCGATTGGAAAGTGTGCCTTCAGATAAGCTGTCTTGTAACTTGTCATAGAATACAAGATTGAGTGTGACATATTAAATCCGTAACCTTGAAACTTATCTACGACTTCATCCCAAATTCTTTTGGCAATGGCCTCATTAACATCGTTGACAACGGCATCCTTGATGAATTCCGCTCTCCATTCTTGGGCTTTCTTAGGATTCTTGCCCTTTTCCTTGGTTAGCTTGCGCAAACGGTCGGCTGAGTGCAAAGACCATCCAGCTACGTCTTGGGCCAGATACATCAAGCTTTCTTCGTACAATCCGAATCCGAATGTATTGTTGAAGGCTCTTCCAAGCGTTGGATGAAGCAGGGCAAATGGCTTCTTACCATCCTTAGTTAAGATGAAGTCATTTCGCATATCACGAGCAGAGGGACGAGCTAGCGAGTTAATGTAACTAATGTCGTTGATTGATCTTGGCTTGATTCGACGACACAAATCAATGGTGCCGCCAGATGTTCCGAGTTGGAATACACAGAACGTATCACCGTTGGAAATGATGTCATAGGCCAACTGATCATACTCATCATAGTCAAGATTGTTAGGAGGCATAGTCTTACCTGAAGCCTTGATGAGCTGCATAGTTTGACCGATGATATCTAGAGTCGAAAGACCGAGAGTATCCATCTTGACCAAGCCATTTTCTTCGGCCTTGTCTTTGTCGTATTCAATTGCCAGGGCTCCATCTTTATCTTTTCTCAAAGGTACAAGTCCAGTAAGTGGACGAGCAGAGATGATGATACCGCCAGCGTGTGTGGACCATGCACGATACTTGCCACAGATATCCTTGTACTTTTCGAACTCAGGATATTTCTTAGCATACTCCGCAAAGAGAGGAACCTTTGCCAAAGCATCATCGATGGAGTGTATCTCTGATGGAATACAATCTGCCACTTCGTTGCCAATTTTGACAGATGCCTCTTTGGAGCCACCCAATTCGCAAGCACGTGCAATATCTCTTGCATACACTTTGGGCGTAATGGTATTGACGTTAGATACGTGGGCCACATGGTCCTCTCCGTATTTTTTTCTGAGATAGTTTTGAACCTTCTCGCGACCAGATGGAGCAAAGTCTGTATCGATATCTGGAAAGCTGGACTTTTCCTTGTTATGGAATCTGGCGAAAATCAAGTTGTATTTGATTGGATCTGCCTGGTGGATTCCTAACAAGAACGCAATCAAAGAGCCTCCGACAGATCCTCGACCCTCTCCAACTGCAATTTCATGCTTTCTAGCCCATTCTATAAAATCAGCAACGATGAGCATGTAGCTGGAGAAGCCGTGGTATTCCAAAACGTCTAGTTCTTCGTCTATGCGCTTCTGGTATTGTTCTATTTGAGAAGGCTGCATTTCCTTAATTAGGGTATGAGCTATGAAGTTGGCATTACAACGATAGCGTAGGAAAAGCTTATCTTCCTCTAGCTTCTGAATATTTTCTGGCTGATGAGAAACCCAGGTCAAAAAGTTTTGATAATCAGGTTCGTCCTTGACAGGGAAGACTGGAAGCTCTTTGCCGGTTGGGTTGGAGAATTTGGGATCAATCCACTCTGGCTTCTCGCATAGATTGGCAAAGTAAATACTGTTGTCGCACAATTGCTGCGCAGTCTCTTCGCCATAGTTTCTGGTGAAGAAAGCTTTTACTTCATCGCCCGTCTTCAAATAGAAATCAGACACCGGATAACGCAAACGATAATTGGAGAAGATGGGCTGATGTGAACCAATAGCCAGGAAGACGTCGTGTGTTTCCGATTCTTCCTTGGTTAGGTAATGCGTATTACAAGCCGCCACCACACGAACATTGTGCTTCTTGCCCAAGTTGATAAGTTGTCTGTTCAAAAACTGCTGATCGATTTCATCATTGAAAATGTTCGAACCGCGTTTCATATTGTTGGGTTGAACTTCAATACCCAAATTGTCACCGAAAAAGTCTTTAAGTTTCAGCAGAGTCTTTTCTGCCTCATCCATTTTGTGATTCATTAGTAGCTGGCTAATGATACCGTTGCCACAGGCTGTCAAGCAAATCAGACCCTCAGTGTGATCTGCTAACAACTTCCAATCCAATACCGAATAGACGCGCTTACCTACGAAGGAGCTTTGGTCAAATCCCTTTTTATTGAGAGTGAGTAGGTTTCGATAACCAGTGGCATTCTTAGCCAACAAAATGATATGTCGAAACTTCTCGTTGACATTAGTGGCATCATTTTGGAAATAGCATTCACAGCCGATGATTAGTTTGACGCCAGTATCTTTGGAAGCCTTCCAGGCATCCCAAGCACCAGCCAACGAACCATGATCGGTAACCGCTACAGCTGTCTGCCCTAATTCTTTGGCACGTTTGAAAAGTGCCTTGGGCGTGATAAGTGAATCGAGAATAGAAAATTCAGTTTGATTGTGCAAAGAAACGAAGTCGGTCATAAGACCTCCATTGGGTTGTGTATTATGACATTTGCATATCGACTCACATCAGGAGCTGTTCAGTCTAAGGATAGACTGCGTACGCGTTGCCAGGGAATACGGCGTTAAAGTGAAGTTACCTAGACAATATAGATTTTAGATCATTTTCGTCAAGGTGTTCATTATTGTTGTAAAAATAAGTGATGTTCTTGAATTGCTCTTTCCAGAATTTTTTCTTCTTGGATTTTGTGGTGAGCAATATTTGTAGATCATCAAAGGTAAGTCTGCGATGAGAAAATAAGGCATGTGCAACTAGTGTAACAGCATCCCAATTATCATGAAGTTCACTTTGAACTTTTCTCATTAATTTTTGTTTATAAGCACTTCTTTTTTGGCCAGGTGGCGCTAAATTGTATTTAATAATGGAGTTGCGAGCTGCTTTATTATCTTCAGCAGAACCCTCACTAATAAACATAGGTATCTGTTGGGAGCCGGAAATGCTCTTAAAAAGAGTTTTTTCGGCAATTAAGCCAGAATAACTAACGCCTACTTCTGCCTGAACTAGGGTATTAAGAAGCTCAAGATCCTGGATTTTATCCAAATCAGTTGGAAAATCATAATAGGTTATCCCGTTGATTCTCTTCAGCTTTTTGTCTTCGAAGACTGAAACTGAACTTACTTTCATAAAGTGTAAAAGTGCATAAATCGTATGTCCAGCCTCATGATAAGAGGTCGAAATTGATTCATGGGTCTTGGTTACTTTCTTTCTGATTTCAGCAATAGATCCTGTGCCTTTAGCCATTCTCACCCCGTTCTGAGAAGTAATGCCTCAAAATCATTGAGGATTTGGTCACAGTCAGCCTTTTTACACTTAGCGTTGATTCTATCAGCGCCGAATGGACCCGATACTATTAAGTCCGGATTATCGGCATATAATATACCAGCCTGTGTAAAGTGGGGGAGTTCTGTGAACCCATTACTTTTCAGAACGTCGAGTAAAGCTTTGTCAACAGGTCTATCCAATTTGAAGGAAATCTGTTTGCGACCGCAACAAGCTTGTACTACGATTTTCTCAACCTTCATTATTCTTCTCTGTTATCCAAATCTACACCCTTGCTTTCTAAGCATAGGAGGGCGTATTGGATCTTGGCCTGCTGATACTTCTTAGCCTCGCGGTATGGAGCAGACAATTCCTTGGCCATCTCCCTAGCACCACTTAACTTAATATCAGCTTCTTCATCTCTGCTGACAGTATGAATATTACCTTCACACTCAACAATGATTTTTTTGAGGTCGTCAACACTAGCCGCATCGGCCGTGTCTTTGAACTCAGGCATCTTCTTAATCATGTCATCCCATTTTTTGGGCAAGCTGGTCAATGCACCAGCACCATCTTTCTTTGTCATTTATTTACTCCACTACCTTAATCGTTTTGGTAATATGATCCATTGTGTGTTCATCTTTAATTCGAGAGAACAGAATTTGTAGATATCCAGTACGGTTCATTTGCTGGATCATATCATCCAAGCTTTGACCAGTTTTGGTATTTGCCAAATTCCTCTTGATAATATCAAATACTTCTTGATCTGTTAATTGAGCTTCTGGTTCAGTTTCTCTAACCTTATCTAGGATGAGAGTTAACTTAACGTTCTGCTCGCCTAACTCTAAAAACTTTTCTTTGTCAACATCTGGAATTGCATTCCAATCTATTTGAGATTGGCTTGCCAAATATTGTGCCTCTGACAATGCCATCCAGTTAGGAACTTTGACTTGAGTCTCTGTCACTAATCTCTTAGATACCGCATCACGAAGCTTTGATTTGTTCATATGCTCTGTTCTAGCAAAGGCAGTTTGAGACACAAATTCCTTTACTTCTGCAAAATCTTTCTTGTTCATTCTTTTGGCCAACTCATCATCGAGAGGGCATGGAACTGTTTTGGAGCCCATGACAAGAGTTACTTTGAAATGAATCATCTTACCGGAGATAGATGGCAGTCCACCCTCTGGAGCTTGGAAATCAAACTCTCTGGTTTCACCTAATGTCATGCCCAACAAATTGCTATCAAAAGCCGCCATCGGACCTGAACCAACTGTTATCATTTCTCCTTGGGCAGTTAAAGCGTCTAAGACCTTACCATCAACGGAGGCTTCGTAGTCTACAATGACAGAGTCATTAGTTTGAACGAAGTCTGTCTCGTTGTATGGTGACACATCTCCTAGACGAACTCTCAGTTCTTGCAGCATGCGCTCTGTCAATTGGACAACATCACTATCTTCATGTGGCTTAGGAATTTCCATATCCTTCCAAGCAGGAAGTTCAAATTCTGGCTTGGTGAACATTTCGAAATCACAAGTGAACTTGCCACCATCTAGTAACATACCAATGAAACGAGGTGCTCCATGTGGGCGCAACTTCTTTTCGAAGAGTGTATTGTGATAGGCGTCTTCTGCCAATGCACGCTTAAGAGATTCTTCAATCTGCTTATTGTAGTGCATCTTGATAGCCTCTGGAGGCGCCTTACCTTCTCTAAATCCTGGCACTGGAGCTTTCTTGAAGGCGTTTTGCACCTCAGCTCGTTTGTCCATAATCTCTAGAGTATTAGCCTCATAATGAACAGACAACTTACATGGCTCTATTTCAGTAATATCGATTTGCATTTATTCCTCTGCTGCTGGTGCTGCTGCGCCACACAAAACTTGTGCTTTGCCGATTATTTTGTTATTCTCTTGTGCTACAGAACCCCTGGTACGAAGAACGGTTTTCATATCATAAAAGGTACAGACGTTCTTGGCTCTCTTGACTGCTTCGAGTTCAAGCTTGGCTGCCAAATCATCTCCCTCTTTGGAAGCTAATTGCACCGTTGATGCCACTGCCACTTCATAATGGACACTCATATATTGATTGTCTGGAGATATCACTATCTCTGCAGCATCTGGAATTGGTGGTACGGGCACCACACGTGGAGCTGTTGCACATCCTGCTAATGCTAAAATGAAACCTATTGACGAAATTTTCTTAATCATTGTATTCCTCACCAGTTAACTTCACCATAAACGTTTTGATTGTAAGCTTTACTCTTGCCTGCCGGACAGTTATCTAAATAGTCACAGTAGTTACATAAGTTAGTTGGGTTAGGTTCAAACTCCTTTTCCGCTAAAATCTTCTCAGCGTAGTCCAGATATTTGTCTTTAACCTTTAGTATCTCTGACCTCGTAAATTCTTGGGTAACATATTCAAAATCATGTCGGAGCAAAATGTAAGAGGCTCTAACTTTTTTAATACTTGGGTCATCCAAAGCTATAACATAAGCATATGTCAAAAGTTGGAAAAAATCGTTCTTCAAGTATTTTTTATGTTTAGTGGTTTTGTAGTCGGCCACGTGGATGACATTATCAGCATCTAGTTGAATTCTGTCAATTGCGCCATTTAAAACAAGATTTTCGGCGATGGGAATCTCAAATCTTTTTTCAACTTGAATTACGTTTGCAGGCAATCCACTCTTCTTATCTTGCGTGATCAATTTCAAATATTGATTGATGATATCCCAGCACTCTTTCTTCATCTCGGGAGTCATCTTATCTTTAAACTCGGCCCAAGCGACTTTGAAAGCATCAGTCATTGTTGTGTTGTAAGGTAACAAACAGCCATCGACATATTGTTGATGAAACCATTCAAGAACCTTGTGGCAGAACTTACCGAATATGTGGAAGTCCCAATCTTTACGTGGTAATTTTTCGACGTAACAAAACTTATACTTGGCTTTGCAATCCAAAAAAGTTTTGGTTTTGCTTACCGATAGGCGCAAATCTTCTGTCATAATAATCTTTTCGTTTAATGTGTAATCAGTATATATCAGGCGAATATTATCAAACTATCCATCTTGCGTAGAAAATTATCAACATATTCCATGGCGTCTTCGTAAGAATGAAAAGATTTTGGTCGGTAGCTTTTTTCCAAGAACTTCAAGTCTCCATGAAATTCTGGCCAGAATTCACCAGGACCGCTACAGTTAATAAAAACGCAAGTGCGTCCAAAATACATACCGTTAAAATCATCGCCAGGTATGAATCTATATGGACTATGATACATGGTATAATTACCACGACCATCAGATACGGATGGATAAATCCAGTCTTCTAGTTCAATCTTACCGATCTTGAGCATTTTAAAATAGTACTCTTCTTGTAAAGGGAAGCCACTCAAATACGACCCCAGCTCCGCTCTTAAGGCCCATCGCTGATTGGGCCATATTAATACCACCGCCAGATGGACCTGGCTGATATGGTGCCGTGGAAATAATCCATCTGTTAGACCATGAGTCACGATAGTAATGTGTGATCATGTTAGTTCTAGGATTGTAATGGGCTCTGAGGAATGAACCGCTGACTGGAGCAGAAGCATCTTGTCCAGTATTGAAATAGAAAGTTCCGTCTCTGGCTCTTTCAGGATTTTCCAAAGTAAAGTATTGACGGTTAACTTGTGGCGGATCATTTGGATCCTCTTGAGTGAAGTCTTGAAAAATTACCAAAGCTCTAGGATCGAACATCGACGTAAATTGATTGGTTTGTTCTGGACCTTGGTTACCAGTTTGTCCCGGATCTATCTGTACGTCATCTGGATATGGTAATGTAACTTTACCTGGTATGTTTCCAATGCCTGGTCCTGATACGCCTTTGCTGATAAGTCCGAATCCTTCAGCACCTTCGGCATCTCTATCATTGTAAACGATTTGATAGTTTTTAGTATTGTATGGTTCGTTAGAGAAATTCGTTGGATTACCATTGGCATCAAAAGCATTTGGGACAGCTTTTGGATCGTTTGGGTCGTAAACAGCGCCACCGTAGGCGCCCGAATCAGCTGGGTTAGTATAGTCTTGTTTTGGCTGGAAAGGTGGGTTACCGTAAGGGTATCTATCTGGAACCAAGTGGGCTGCACGTGCGGTAGTACCAGCATGTGGCAAACGAGCATTACTATCTACGATGTTGGTTTGATATTGCTCAACAACAATAGGCGAAGAGTCCGTACCATTGGTAGCAAGAATCTGAAGCGTTACTAATAACTGATCAAATGGCAAAAAGATTGGGCCAGTATATATGGTCGAAAATAAAGTAGGAGTAGTGCCATCTAAAGTATAGAAAATGGTTGCAGGAATATTGGTAGTAATGGATACTGTTCTAGGAATGCCCGAAACTACTTGTTCGGAAGATTGTGTAACTGTAACGCAAATAACTGCCATATTATACCAAATTGAGGAATCTAGAATTCTTTTCGGTCATCTTCGATCTTAACATCGTACGATAGACTTTATGAGCTGCCCTGCGAAAAACTCGGGCTAAATCTAGGTAAATATCCTCACCTTCTCTTCTATACAAAATTATGAACTGTTCGTAACACCTTAGAAAAAGCAACTCAGGGGACGTTCCTTTATAGGTTCCTTTTTGAGTATTCATCAACAATTTGGTGGCTAGAGCGAGCAAATTGCGATAGAATCCCTGTTCACCTTTTAACAGGAATTTAGGTACAAACTCGTTTTTGAGTGCCTCGACGCTCATGATAAATGTATGTCAAAATATACTTAGGTATACTTCAAATTAGGAATTATCTGCCCGATTACCTCTCGCTTCAAATCCCCTAACCCTTTATCGTTATGAATGACATAATCAAATTCACTATCAGCAATCGTATTCTGATTAGATTCGCTTACGTGCTGTATAGCGGGCTGACCGGTATCTCTGTAAAGCCTTATTTGGTAAAAACCTTTATTCTTGAGATGCTCGAATTCATTGCGAAATCTAACATCAGTTACCATTATAATTTTTTTGTACTTAACTTTATCGAGTCTAAAATCGAAGTTATCTAACCAAACGGTTTCTTTGTAACCCCTACCAACAGCCGTCCCTAAATCCAAAAGCAATTGACGAATTGTCAAAGGTTTACCATCTTTGAAAGCACCGGGAATGATTTCTCCACGGTATTTAGATGAGCCATAAAGGTAGTTTCGAGGTAATGATGGAAACATTTGACGGACCATTTCTTTAATAGGATCCGCAAAGGCCATGTATTTCACACCGAGGTATGCGTCTCTATCTTTGCGCAATTCCTTGACTATCATTTTACTCAGTGTGTTCTTGCCCGTATTAGCCTTACCTGAAATTGCAATTTTATACATGTGACCTCACCATGAAGAAACTACCCTAGCTCGGGATACCAGGTTTATATCTTGCTCTACTAAAATGGCGTGAGAGAATTTGTCTTTCAATCTGTCGTTGTGAGTGATAACCAAAATCGTGTAGTCTTTTTGGAAGAATTTCACGAGATCGGCAAAGAAATCCACACGGGCTTTATCGAGTGATTGATCGATTTCATCCAAGAGCAAAAACCTAACGTCTACGCCCATCAACTTTTGCAAGAGGAATGAAAGTCCCATCTTCAAGCTAAAGTTAACAACAAGCTGCATAGCGCCAGAAATGTTCTCATAGTATCTCTTTTTGCCATTGACAGTATAGTTAATATCCAAAGTATCGGCTTGGTCACCAGTTTTCTCTACCGTTTTCTCTATAGCAAATGATAATTGCAGTCCTGGTTTCAACTGATTCAATAGATTGTTGGACTCTATTTGTAAATCATCCAAGACATTTTGGATGATCAGATTTGGAATGCCCGTGCTGGAGAAAGCTTGAATAACATCTGGATACATATCCAACTTGTTTTCTAGTTCTTTGAGTATTCTAATGAACTCAATTTTCTTGCGTTTCTCTTCCGTCTTTTGATTGAGGTTATCCTGAATGATAGCTTTAGTATTGCTAAAATGCGTAGTCTCTTTATTAAGAGCCAGTATTTGAGTATTAACCGATGCTATATTTTGTTTTTCTGCTTGAATTTGTTTTTCAATAATCTTAGCTTCATTAATAGAAGACTTCTGTAATTCTTTATCAACTTCTTCAAGTTCTTTGATTTTATCTTCTAGTTCTTTATTGAACTTTTCCAATAACTCTTTATATTCGTCATGAAAGGCCCTTTTATCTGCCATGTCCTTCTTCTTGCTGGCAATCTTAGTATTGAGGCTTTCAAGATGCTGTTTAGATAGAGTTAGTTTGTTAATGTTCTGCTGATGAACGACGCTTTGAGAGTTAAGGGCGGCAATCTCTTTCCTGCAATTTTGGATATTGGCCTGCTTCTCACGCATCTCCATGTCAAATTTCTTCTGACAATCCTTTCTGTGCTCGATAGAAATTGTCTGACGGCATTCCTCACACTCACTGCCTGCGGGCATAGGAACTGAAAGTTTGCTAATCCTAGCCATATCATTTTGGATGGTTAGATTGAGTTGTGCAACTTTTTCTTTATTTGCCACTATCTGTTCTGACAGAATATCAATTTGATTAAAATCAAGCTCAGCCAATTTAACTTGAGTGCTCTCTAGCTCTTTTAGTTCTGCTAGTATCTCCTGGGCGGCTCGAATAACATTGGACTTCTTAGTAGTATACTCTTTAATAGAGGTTTCTATTCTAGTTTTCTCGTTATTGAGCGCCTGTTCCTTAACCAACAAAGTAGAAAACTTACTCTCCAAATTAGAGTGTTCGTTCATAAGTTGATTTATTTTCTCATTGTACTGAGATAGGGTTGCATTTAAATCTGCCGCTCTAACTGAACAATCGGCCAATTTCTGTTCGGTATCAACCAACTTTTGAGATAGTTCCGATAGCAACACATCTGGGTCTCCAAGAGAACTAACAAGTGTATCAAAACGATCGAACTCTTTAGATAAAGCGCTGGATTTTTCTTTGGCTATTTTCTCCAACTTTGAGTAAATGACAAGATTAAGTGCATCTTTCAAGATGAGTTTGCGCTTCTCGGGCGTGGCAGTAGCCAAACCATTGAAGTCATGTTGCATGAAATGCACGAAGATTCTGAATGACTTTAGATTAACCTTGATTAATTTGGCCAATTCTTTTTCTGTATCGGCAGCTCTGCGACCAGAGATGTCTTTCCAATACTTTTGCTCTTCATCGTTAATTGGAGTATAACGATCTCCCTTGATGCTATGTAGAGCCTCTGTTTCTGTGCCATCTACAGCTGTCCTTTTGAACATTGTAAGGTCAGTTGTACCCTTGCGTGTACGTGTGCGCGTGACTCTGTACTCTTGATTATCCACGATAAAATCGAGAGTTATGCTGCATTTATCTGTTTCATCTCGTATAATGTTTTCTACTTTGACATCAGCATGATTAAAAAGCACATATTCAATAGCCCTAAAAATGGTGGTCTTACCCACACCATTCGACTCATCGCTGTTGATCTCAGATTTGCCAACAATGAGCGCTGAACTGAATTGATTGAAATCAATAAAGGCATCATCATAGCACATGAAGTTGTCAATATACAGCCTAGCTGGTCTCATTCCTTGCCCTCAGTCTTATAGACATTATAGATATCCATTGCTAGCTCAATAAAGCCCGCCCTCTTGTCACTATCTATATATGTCTGCGCATAAGTTTTGATGGCAGCAGAAACATCCATTTTTGTATCGATGGTGTTGCTACTATCTTTTTTGATTAGGTTAACTTTCCTGGATTCGGAAATAGCATTGACATTGAATGCGCCTTGAGATGTCAAGAATTTTTCAATGGTAGATTTGTTTACGGATTTCAATTCTGGAGTGGTTAAAGCAATCTCCACGCGAACAATTGATTTGTCCTGAATGCCAGCCTTCTTTATCTCTTCCATAACATAGGCCGTGGTATCTTCGGTGTCCTTTGGAACACTAACAGTAATTTTCTGCAAAGCTCTCGTGGGCAAATCCTCTTTGCTCCATCCGTTTTCCTCTGCACAATTGAAAATGACGATATGCTTTTTATGATCTGTTTCACCGAAATTGGATATGTCCATGCTGCCAATATGGGCAATGTATGGATCTTTCTTGCGCATGACTTGTGGTTTATGGACGTGTCCCATCCAAACGTAGTCATATCCCTGAAACATATCCAGAGGGCAGAATATTTCATTGGTTAGATCATCAATCTCGTCTCCAATAGGGATCGAGCCTTCTAGTGCTAGATGGCCAATCAATACCTTGCGATAGGTGATTGGAATACTGGCCAACTCATACACGAGGCTATCGCGCACAATGGAAACGGCTTCAGCATTTGATCCAACGCTGAACGATTTTCTATCACGATAGGGCACCAATGTAAATGCTGATGTTCCTATAATGATGGTATCAATGTCTTTGTAGACATGAATCTTGTCCATATCTACCGCACCAAGGATATCTAACGGTGAAGTGTAGACAAATCCAGTACGTAGAATGTCGTGGTTTCCTACGATGATGTGGACATTGATATCATGTACCTGACATTTCTTAAGCCAAGAAATGAAAAGCGTAATGAGCGCTGGATGTGGCTTGGGCTCCTCAAACACATCACCAGTAATGATAATGTGCTCTGCATAATGCTCCACAGCACGATCTAACGTCCAGTCCAAAAGATTAAGTTGATCGACGATACGGCTATTGAGTGCAGAACCTACACCAGCTTTGCCGATATTGGTTCCCTTACCCAAATGCACATCGCCAAGAATAATGGCAGTTGTCATGGTTTGTATAGAGTAATGTATTCCTTTAGCTGCTCTACGGTGCGACGCAATGCTTCATTATTAAGCTTCTTTTTCAGATTCAACGCATCGTATTTCTTGCATGCTGCCTCAACATATACCCTCGCATGTTCGGTAGGATATGTTTGATGAAATTCTCTGACAGCGTTAGAAAAATCTAACATTATTTCTAGGCGTTCGGAAAAGCTCGCCTTATCGTAAATGTTATCCTCGTCAACATCAGACTCGAAAAGTTCCAGTACCTTGTGTGCAGATTGCACTCTAGTACAGTTATCCATCTCTGCTACGAAGTCACAGGGACGAGTGCCTATCTTACAACCAAAACAATAGAAGGTGTTAGTCTCTGGATAAAAATAAAAAGATGGCGTGCTTTCGCGGCCACCTTTATGAGATTTGAAGGGACATGTTACTTTTCTATTGTAAGCATCTAAACGGATACCATAGTGCTTGAATATCTTGACGAGTGGAGCAGTATTAGCTCGCCCAATCAGCTCTTGATAATAATCTTTTCCTGCAAAAGACGTTGCAGAATTTCCAGTCTCCCCTGATGTCTCGCTGTTGCTGTCGGGTCCACTGGTATCAGGTAATGGGCACATAATTGTGAATATTCTCCAAAGCGTTCCTTTTCCTCAGAAATTAGAAATAAAAGTAGCTCTTTAGGTGTCATGGCTAAGTTATTCACTATCTTTTTTCTTGTCAAGCGCCTTAGTAATTTCTTTGTTTATATAGTCAGACAAAACCCCAGAATCTAATTTCTTTTGTAAAAGACTGATAACATACTCTAGCTCATTCATTCTATCTCTTTGAGCTAAGCATTGCTTGAACAACAAAGTGATCCAGGTTAAAGAGCCCATGCCCTCTTGTTCGTTGGGATCATTGTTAATATCAATAGCCAACTGAATCATCATTTGAAGCATTTCCTTTTCAGTTTCAGCATTCAAAATATTACGATTCTGAGCGAGCGTTTTATCCTTCATGGCACGATCAAACTTAACAAATAAGTCAGCTGCTCGTTTCTTATAGCCTGACTTTACTTCTTCAACGGATTCGACCTGTTGACGGAATTCTTCTTGAGTTGGAGGGCGAGGCTTGGCTTCAAACATGGACTTTTGTCCAGGTTGTTGTTTCAGACCTACCCTTGGTTTGTATTCTTTCGGCTCTTCCTCATCGAACGCTTTTTTCTCTTTTTTATCGTTTGACATGAGCCTCCCCAATTACTTCAATAACTTTGGAACACGCTTTACAATCACAAACTTGTCAGCTAGTTCAACGACAAAATGTGGTGCAACGGCTGCTTCCAAAGATGGCAAGGTGGCACTGGAACGAATGGTCACATACAATTGACTTGGTTCAACTGTAACAAATGTACAGTGCATGGAAACAAATTGGTTTGGTAATCCAAACATATCAATTGGAAGATCCTTAATCTCGGACCAAATCTTTTCTGCTTCTGACTTAACAGGAGCTGGCGCAGCGACTGGCACAGCCGGAACAGCTGGTGCAGCTGGAACTACCGCTGGAGGAGCTACTACTGCTGGAGCAGCCTTCTTGGTCTTCTTAGTCTTCTTTGGTGCCTTAGCTGTAGTCTTGGTTTTCTTAGAGGATTTTTTTGCTTTTAATGTTTTCTTTGGCATATTAAACTCCGTTTATGGATTCAAGATGTACATATATCAGCAAAAGCACGCTTAAATGCGCTGGTTAAGACTAAGCCATTAATTCTTTTGACCTCTTTACCGCCCTGCAAAATTAAAACTGTAGGGACAGAACTAATTGAAAACCTCTTACATTGACTAGTGAATTGATCTACATCAATAGCAAAGAAAGAAATATCCTTGTGCTTTTCTTCCATTTTACCTATCATGGTTAAAAACTTCTTATGATAGGGCATCCAAGAAGCGTAAAAATATAAAGCCTGCAAAGGCAAATCCATATTTATCTCTTCTTCTTGGGTAATGAACAACATATCAATTAATCTTCTTATCTGAGTTCTCAAGAGTATTAATAAATTCGTCAACACTCTTGGAAGCTTGTGCTTTTTCTAAAACTACCTTAGCAACTCGCTTGGCAATCTCATCAGTGGACGTCGAAAGTTCTTCTTGAGTAAAAATACCCTTTTCAATCAAAAGTTTTTCAATAGCAGTAATTCTTAACATAACATCTGCTAGAAGCACTTCAGTAGTTATTTCTACTTTCTTGGGATCTGGTTTCTTATCGGTCATAATACTCTCCTGTATGATCTATACCAGAACATTTTATTTTCCGCAGCATTTCTTATACTTTTTGCCAGAACCACAAGGGCATTGTTCATTGGGGCCAACTTTAATAGTCGTTTTGACAACGGTAGTTGGTTTAACTACTTTTCTGTCCATGAACAAAGTAGAATTGAGATGGTCTAATTCATGTTGACAAACTACTGCTACGAAACCCCTGGCGATGAAACTGTGAGGCTCAACCAGATTGTTGGAGATGAAAACCTCCTGAAATCGCATGGTATTCTCCGAACGACCAGGAAATGATAAACATCCTTCATCTGTGAACATAGCAGGATCGTATCCCTGCACCAATTTAGCATTAACCAAATTGAAGTTCATCTTGGGCAAGCGTACAATAGCGATATTCTTGGCAATACCTATTTGCGGGGCTGCCAAACCTATTCCACCTTTGCCTAATCGATTGGCATATTCTAACTCTTTTTCAAGAGTTTCTATCAGTGCACCAACCTCATCTGGGGTCACGGGTTCACAAAATACTCGAAGCTTAGCTTCATCGTTGGTAATAATCATCTTTTATCTATATACCCCGAAATATTGTAATCACTTGTGACCACAATTGCAACCCTTGGGAGGTTGTGGACTTGGGAGCTTTCTTACACAGACCGAGCAAATTTTGTCATTTATCGAGCAACGCTCGCAAACTGTGGCAATATTAATCGCAACTTCCCCTTGACAACGAAGACATTTCTTCTTGGTAAACAAATAAGCTAGTTTGGAACAGTTTGCGCACATCATGTTATTAATATTCTAACATATACACAGACCGGGAGTTGCTATGGACAATTTCTTTCCTTTCATTTTCGAGATTGAGAAAAAGAAAAAGCAGGAAGAACTACAGCCTTTGTACATAGAACTAATACCTCCACCACCTGAAAAGGAAGAGGAAAAGAAAGAAGAAGACTTTCCTGGGGTAATTGTTATTGAATTATGACCGCTTCTTGTTAGAAGTCACGTCATCTACAATATCAGAAGCTTCCTTGAAGAGACCCTTAGTCTCAGCGAACCAAAGATAAGAATTGATAATTTCACGAGCCTGACGGTAATCCTCAGCCGGATCACATTGATCTAGGCAAGCCTGACAAATTTTGAAACGTGTAACATTGATTTTAGACAAAGCTACACTCTGAAGTTCTTCTAAGTTGAACTCTTTAGCGCAGACAATGCAGTTACAAGATTTCTGGGTCATAGTGCTACCTATATATCAGGAGTGGTTATACAGGTATTCCTTATTATTGACCGAAGAAAGGGGATAATATTTCTATTATCCCCTCCCTATTTTAGCCCTTCAAAAAGTCATCCCAATCCGAATGCCAATGTTCTTGGGGATCTGCCACATAATAATGTGCAGAAAAGGATGGGTGTGTAGGCTTTCTGAGAAGCTTCATTCCTGCTTGTTCAGGCGTTCTGTCGGCCTTTTTGTTGTTACAAATCTGGCAACATACCACACAGTTAGTGAAAGAGGTAATACCCCCTTGTGCTCTAGGCAATACGTGGTCGATTGTAATTTGAGAAGCAGTTAACTTCCGACCGCAAAACTGACAAGTGCTTCTATCTCTTTTAACCAAAGCTTTACGGCTGAAGTTTGAGTTGAAGTAGTTTCTTTTTACGTGATTCTTCAATCTCAAGATAGAAGGGTGCTTAACCTTTCCGGAACCCCAGGCAATGACATCATCCCAAGTAGAGATGACTTCTACCTTGTCCTTGAAAAGCAATTTGAAGACTTTTCTTTCGGGAATGAAAGATAGCACCTCATAACTGGCATTCAGTAATAGCGTTTTCTTTGACATATTGACTATTAACCTCCGTTGATTAGTTTGGAGAGAGATACTTGCATATCTTCTCCGTTACATACCTCGTTACCTAGACAAGTCCAACCGGGACGGATGCGCCTGGCGAACAATTCTAGTTTACGAGCTTTTGGAAACATAATTTCCAAAGAGTCTTGTAATGCTTCGGGTTTGGATGAATGACTTAAATTCTCTCCAAAACAAACCGAGCGTTGTGATTTATTTTCGAGCTGATGGTAAATTTGATTGTTGGAAATGCCAACCAAACAAATTTCATGAGTCTGCCTGAATAAACGACCCATACCAAAAGCCAAAGTCTTGAGCAAATCTTTACCAACTGGAATACAAGCTTCAGCAATTGATTTGATTATTCTCATATAAGCAAACTTATCATAAACAATTTCAGGTTGCTTGCGTGCTTTGAGAATAGCTTTCTTGAAGAAGTCTAATGGTTGCTTCTTAGTTTTGACCCATACATATGTCTGCTTGTGCTTGAAGCCCCAAGCTTTCATGGTGTCAAGGCCCTCTTGCAGCAAAGATCCAGGCACCCATAAACATAACACCGCCCCCTCTGGATTGCAAACTTTTTCGACGGGCAGCTCCCGAATTTGTTGCATTGTCATGGTGCTGTAGTTAGCCAGAGCCCCACGCTTGACGTCGGACATTTTTAAAGAATCTTTGAACGGCCAGGGAGGGTCCGCCACGATTACTCGGAACTTCTTGTTCATATTACCCCGTAATTACTTGATAATCAACATTGGTAATTCGAGAGGTGATTGAGAACCATCCACTTGAATATCTTGTACGGCTTCTAGTTTTTCCTTGTTTCCAGAAGCACGCTTACCAATCTTCACCTGATAAGCTCCTATACCAAGGGATGCCATCCATTTTCCAGTTCCATTTGTTCTTGTTTTGAAAACTGGCTGACTGGTTGATAAGTCCGTGACTTCTACATCCGCCAAGAAAATTGATTTGCCATTCTTATCCACTATACGTTGCATAATAGGAACTGCGCCTTGGGGAGGTTGAGACTCTCTGTAAGGTGAAGATGGCTGACGTTGGGGGCCAGGCATAACTGCACCTTTTCTATTTGCATATTCCGGAGTTGGTGGAGGTGGCGCAAAAGTCTCTGATTGGGAACGACCAGGAGGCGGCACCATTTGTTGACGACCAGGAGGAACTTGTTGAGGCTGAGGCTGGGGCTGAGGTTGAGGTTGTTGTTGAAGTTGCTGTTGCTTCATTCCTGGAGGCAACTGCACTGGCATTCTTACATCTTCTGGTGGATTTGCTGAACGGTTTAGGTAAGCATCATCACCAGCAAAGCTTTCAGGTCGTGAAGTACGACGGAAACCCTTTGGCTCATTAGACTGAGGTAACGTCGATTCGGCCTGAATGGGAATAGTTCTCTCAGGATCACCAGCCGGTAACTGAACGAAACCAGGCGGCATTTCTGGCGCTTTAGGCATTGGCGTAGTATTTACCGCTTCGACAATAATTTTCTTTTGCTCATTTTGTTGCCTGAGCTGGCCCATAGCATCATTTAGCTTATTGGATAATATCTTAATGTTCAAATCCTGAGTACGAATGATGTCTAACATCATATTCATCTTGGATTCTAACTCTAAAAGTATATCAGTAGCTTTCCTTGGTTCCTGTGGCATTGTGTCCTTTATTCTAAGAAAAGACCAACTTTTACCTTGACTCTCTTAAGAATAACTATATCATCAACTGGTACAGGATTTCCATCACATATTTCATGTTCACCAAAAACTAGGGCTCTGGCCTGGTCTTCGATCTCTTCTTTAGGGCCTGAACAAACTGGTACCCCAGCTACAATCAACAAATAAGCTTCAAAATCTAAATCAGCCACAATTGGCATTAAATCTTCTGAATTAGTAGTTTGACGAATAGCTTGCACTTCCTTCTCTATTACAGCAGCTGGGAAGGTCTCAAATTTAGGCTGAATATCAGCGGCAGTTAAGCCATTTCTGAATCCAAGTGCCTCTTGAGTAACAAAGTCATTATTATCTACCATTGGATGATTAGGGTCAACTTCTTGTTGATCCAAGTCATCTACAATTTCGCCATCAACGCCGCTTGACCATGAATGTTCCATATTATTTCCTACATTAGGTACTGGACCACGACCGATGGGTGAAGGAGTTGCGGCAGCATATGGCTGACGAACTGTCCTTCTTGCCCTTGGGTTATCAGATGGAAGTTCGTTGGCCCTGGTGATGATTACACCACCAGGTACCACTGCACCGCCCTGATACACCTGTGGCTCTACACCCTCAATTTGATACTGTGGCACATATGGTTTATATGTCACAGGCTTATCCCTGTCGGGATGTTTATGAAGTTTTGGTTTTCCATCGGTATCAGACATTTTAGTTCCAGTTATTCTGAAGACTTGCGCTTGAATGTTCTTGGCTTGCGATTCTTGGCATGTTCTGCGTGAATGCACTCGCCTTTGCTGCAGAATTCAAGTTGTTTCCTTACGGATTCATTTCGCTTTCTTCTACGTTTATCGGATGGCTTTTCATACGTTTGTTTTTCTTTGTATGTGGAAAGAACTCTTTCCTTTTGCACTAGTGCTCGAAAAGCTCTGAGGGCTTTATCGAAATTGTTCCCGTACACTTTGACTTCTAGTGGTTGAGCTTGAATTGCCTCTCCTGGGCCAATTCTGGGAACATCGGCTAATGATTCACCCCCTTTCGGCGCCTTCTTAAAGTTCTTCTTGTTTCTTCTATTATGGTCTTTCATTTTTGAGAGCCCGTTTTAACCTTATCACTTAGAGTATTTATCCATGTTAATAGAACCGCCATTCAGTAGATTTTTGTCTTTGACTAGTCGGTTAAGTGCGTTCTGAACATCTTTCTCAGTCGGAGCTTTACGATTATATGCTAAAGCTTCAAACATTGCAGAAATATATAGTTCTTTCAAGTAAGCATAAGAAAATTCGTATTTAGCAGCGTATTTGGCAAGGTCCCTGCACTTATTTGCAGAGATGAGATTACCAAACCATCTCTTAAGATATATATAAGCCATTTCTGTGTTTGGTAATGGAATTTCAAACTTTCTGTCAAATCTGGATGGCCTATCAGTAATATTTGACTTTAGCTTTTTAACATCGTTGGCTGTTGCAATAATCAACAAACCATTCTTTGCTGAGATTCCGTCCATCAAATTAAGGAAGGAAGATGTATCTATGCTTTTCTCAAGTAGAGAATCCAAGTCCTCAAAATAAAGCAGTGATGGACTCTGCTCCTCTGCATAAGTAAAGGCTTCACGTACTGCCTCATTGTTAGCCTCTGGCACAATGGTTACAGGCTTGAAGTTGTAATGAGAAATAATGGTTCGGATGAGAGAGGTCTTTCCGTTACCTGGCTTGCCGTACAATAAGATACCACGCTTCCAAGGGATTCTGTTTTTGACATAAAACTCTTGGGAGGCCAAGAAATTCTCAACCAATCCTCTAATTTCGTCCTTAATTCCACTTGGCAAGAACAAATCATCCCAAGTATGATCCTTTGTATAAGGAATATCATCACCTTCGATTACACGAATGTGGAGATTGCTACGGTCTCGGTCCTGAACCCAATCATCAAATTGATTGCGCAATTCAGCATACTTCTCGAAGTTCTTCTCAGAGACAATTACGAAGAAGCTAATTTCATCTTCTTGTTGATTGCCCTTGTGGAACAGAGCGGCATGCAAAAACTCCAAACCTTTTGCCTTGATAAGGAAAACTCCCTGAACAAAGAACTTTTCAAAATCGTGGTCTGTAGTCCAAGAAATGTTAGAGTCTTTGAATAAACACTCTACAGTTACATTGTTCTGTTCACAAAACTGCATAAATTGTCCATCAATGATGATTCGGTTATGCACGAATTTGTTTAGGCGGGTTTGATCCTTAAGAAAAGAACCAAAGTTCTCCAGCGTCCAGTTCATCAATTCAATGAAGTTGGCGGGAGGACGGACACTCAAAAGTAAGTCGCCCGAGGGCTCTAACTTCGCTAGCCTTTGAAGAGAAAGATGTTCTTGCTTCTCCAAATCTTGCGGAGTTAAATATTCTGTTTTATCTGTACTCATTCTTCGATTACTCGTTCTTTCAGTTAAGCAACGTTCTGTGAGGGTGATGCACCAAGATTAATAGTGTTCTTACACTTTGGATATCCGGAGCATCCTAAAAACTTATCGCCAGTTTTTGTCGTACGAACTGACATTGGACTTCCGCATTTTGGACACATGGTCGCACCATGTTGTAGATATGCCTTGTCCAATTCCTTTTTGAATTCTGGGAAAAACTTTTTCAACATATCTACGTGGTTAACTTTACCACTTTCGATTTCATCAAGCTGTTGTTCCATCTTAGCGGTGTAATCATAATCCATGAAAGTAAAGAACTGCAATAGTTCATCAGTAATCTTCTTGCCCAAGTCGGTAGCATGGAATACACTACCCTTCTTTTCTACATAGTTACGAGCTGTAATTTTGCTTAGCAATTCGGCATAAGTGGCTGGACGACCAATATTTTTATTGACCAATTCCTTGATCAACTTATCTTCGGAGTATCTTGGAGGAGGTTGGGTTGCCTTCTTCTCCAACTGAACCGGAATTTTTCCGAACAACTTTAAGACATCGCCAACATTTAGTAGTGGAATCTCAATCTTAGAATCATCCTGAATACCCAAGATTTCAAGAAAGCCCTTGGTCTTAAGAGCTTTGCCAGAAGCCTTCACTTCTTGCTTCTTATCGCTTTGAAGATGAGCAGTTACTTTCAAGGTATCATAAATAGCTGGCATCATCTGGCTTGCTACGAATTGCTTCCAAATAACTTCATACACCAGCTTCTCATCGGGATCTGCCATCGCATAGTTATCATTAGGAACTAAAGTCAAATCGGATGGCCTGATACATTCGTGAGCATCTTGTGCGGCATCTCTATTCTTGTAGGCATAAGCCTTGGCTGGAACTGAGTGCTTGTTGTCAGTTAACCATTGACGCACTTCTGTCAAAGCTTCATCGCTAACTCTAACGGAGTCAGTTCTAATGTAGGTACAGTAACCTGATTCATATAAAGACTGAGCGGCTTTCATGGTGCGATCTGCACTGAATCCATGCTCTTTGGACATGATTCGTTGAAGCGTAGAGGTCACCAATGGTGGTTGCGGGTATTTTGCTTCTTCATTAGACGTCACTTCCGAAACAACATATGGATCGGTACTCAGCGTTTTCTTTACAGCTAAAGCGTCTTTTTCATTGGTTGGACGACCATTGAATTTGGTTGCAAAGCCAGTCTTGCCATCCTTGGACAGAATTACTTGAACGGTCCAAAATTCTTCCGGTACGAATGCTTCAATTTCTCGTTCTCGGTCGATAACCATACGGGTTACTACTGATTGAACACGACCGGCTGACAACTTGGGGCCGAAAAAGTTCATTAGGAATGGCGAGGCCATAAATCCAACTAAACGATCCAGAATGCGACGAGCTTCCTGGGAATGGAACAAGTCCATGTCAATATCGCGAACCTCTTTGACTGCCTTAAGCAATTTAGCCTTCTTAATTTCGTTGAAGACCATTCGTTTGATTGGCTTTTCCAGATCAGCAAGACGTTGGGCCAAGTGCCAAGCGATAGCTTCACCCTCACGATCAGGGTCGCTTGCCACAAAAATTTGGTCACACTTCTTGGCAGCATTTATGAGCACATCCAAAGTGTCCACTTTATCTTCCATCAACACATAATGTGGATGAAAGTTTTTGTCAATATCAACTCCCAAACCAAACCTGCCACCTTTAGCCAAATCAGTGATATGACCTTTGCTAGCTAATACTACGTAATCCTTACCGAGATATCCTTGAATCTTTGATGCTTTTGCTGGAGATTCTACAATTACTAATGTCTTCATTAATTACCAAGTCTTTCAATATTCCAACATCATATAATGGAACTGATGAACGGGAATGTCAGTAGTTTTTTCGATGAGCTGTTAGCTGATCTTAAATGCCAAAACGATACTAAGGCATACATCGTTAGTATTTATGGAAAATACAAGACAGCCGAATTTGATCTTTCTAAAGATAGCATCACTTTGCTGTTCGCGCAAGCCCGCAGTAAACAAGATTTTTTAGTTTACCAAAATTTGGGCGATTGGATTTTTTTCGCTAATACTATAGTTCCTCAGCATCTCAAATTCGCTAGCAAAGAATATTATGATACGATCGCTAGACTTTCGTACTATTCATGTTACAAATTAATCAATCGACAATGGAAATTGTTTGAAGAACTAGCCGATGACTTTCCCGCTTTGGAAGCTCAGGTCAAGCGAATTCTACATCATACCCCTCAAATTTTTGTGGGTAACCATATCGTCCCTTACGATTTCTAATCTCGGGACGATTCTTAACTGATTTATGATTGAATAACCAGACAGCGTGACCGCAATCACAACTTAATGCCTCCACTATATGATCTTTACCAGTAGAAAAACCACGTGTTTTGTGCATTACTGGTCGATAACTCTTATCGAAAAGTCTAAAAGAAAAATCTTCGATATGATCAAAATCTTTAGGTGATTCAGTTAGATACCAATCAGCAGTCATGCGCTTCAGCCATCTCTTAGTTGCCTCTCTAAGTGGACTTTTTAATAGGGCAGACTTCCTACGAAAATAGTAGAAGGACGGTCCCTTTCCACATTTTTTACAGCGGGCACGTGGTAAAAAAGAAGATGAAATATTCACCCTAATTATTTCAATCTTGGAAGGGCTCAAAGCTTTTATAATAGATAGCAATTCTCTTTGTAAATCAGCTAAATGATTCATTGTAATGTCCTTGCACGCTCAACGATTTTTTTACGAACACGGTTGACATAAGCCATACCACCCATTTGATAGTGAGGCGGTACTCGTAGATGTGTCACGGTAACAGATACACCCGGTTCTATATCTCGCATACGGATTCTAGAGAAGCTGTAATCTTTTACTTGCTGCATCAATGGCGTCTTCGTATCTTGTCGAATTATATTTAACAACTTACCAATGTAAAATGGTTTAGCATAGGTAGCTTTTCTTCCACCAATATAAAACTCTGTGGTTCCATTCTTGATGACAAGCTTGTCATTAATCACACCATTGAAGGTGGAAATACCATCGAACAAACACAAATTGTCATCAAGCAAATTATCGATCTTAATAAGACGACGATTCTTTGTAATCATAAACGGTAGCGAGTCTTCTAATAATCTAATGTACTCTTGGAATATCTTGTGCTGAAAGCCCATATGGCTATCAGTGCTACTCAGTAAATAGCTTGCCATTTCCATAGGAAACTTATCCAAAAGATTGGAAATCGCTTGATAAACCAGCTGTTTATGCTTAACAGTTGCATCAGAGCTACTGTAAGCAGTATTATTGCTTTGTGTTTCAATGATTTCTTTGAGTGACTCTACCTTGTCTTGTAAGTCTTCTGTGATTTCCAATTGAGTCTGAGCATCTATTTCTTGAGACGCCACGTTGTCTTTGAAGCAAAATCCCTCTTTAGAAACATCCAAAATCAGCTTTTCAGGATTCGATTTGGATGTTGGGTGATGCATCTTCTGCAACTCTTTAATATTGCCTGTAAAAAGGCAATCAAAATATGGACAAGAAACCGCAGATGAATTATCTAAGGGATGTGGAATAAACCTTTCACAATCCGGACATCGATAGCCACTCTTATTGTGACGATGAAATATTCGGAAGAAGTGCTCTCTTTTGGGATCGGATGAGTTGCTTTTCAATTCTGACTCGCACTCATCACATTGAAACACTTTGGTATAAAAGAGGACAGAATATTCTTTGCCCAAAAAAACGCAGCCCGGACAAATATATTCTGCTTTTTGTTTCTGTTGTGGTTTGCTGGTCTTCTTACAAAACGCGTTGACAATGTAGAATAGGTAGTCATTCAATTCGTCTAGTGGCGAACCATTGTTGACAAAGGTTACACAACCAGTTCGAAGTTCTTCTTTAACCTCTTCCTTCAGTGCACGCAGGGATATTGCACTGTCACTCTTGAAATATATTCGATGTAGAGTGGCAATTCCTTGTTCGTGTTCCTCTAGAAATTCTTCTATCAAGGAATCAACGTCCAATAAATTAAGTGGACGAGCAGCTTCCATTATTCTCCAAAAAACCTACACACTTCCGTTGAATCCGTATATGCCACCTGAAATCGTTCCATATGACGAAAGTTATCACGAAGGAGTGCGTCTCCTTTTCCTAGCAAATTTTCTGCCCCGGTAGAGTCTAAAACTACCTTAGAGTCAACGTGGCTGGCCACCCTGCAAGCAATACGAGCTGGGAAGTTGGCTTTGATGGCTCCATTGATAATATTGACTGAGGGCCTTTGTGTAGATAGAACGATAGAAATATGGGCAGCCCGACATTTCTGAGCCAACTTGCACAACTTAGTAAAAAACAAATCATCCCGGTCTTGCATAATCAGATCTGCAAATTCGTCTATCATCAGAAGAATGTATGGAAAATCTGAAGCTGGCTTACCAGTTCGCATTAGATTATATCGCTCATCCATGGTAGCAAGCAAAGTGTCCAAGACGAACATAGCTTCATCGTATGTATACGAGACATCAATGTCGCGTCTAACTTTCTTACCGTACTCGTGGAACTCAATGTTCTTGGGATCCACTAAATACATGTGGCAATCATTGTAGTTGAGCATATTGGCAATGATGTTGTGAAGCAATGTGCTCTTACCTGAACCTGTGGTACCCGCAATGATCATGTGCGGATTCTGTGACAAGTCCATCCACATCTTTTGACCGTCAACCGTCTGGCCCAATAGAGCAACCATTCCACCATCAGGTACGTTATCATTGGTGAAGTATTCAAACAGCTTGAGAGGCTTTTCACGAGTCATGGCGAATTCCAAACGAACTACACCTTGCTCATGCAAAACCTTGATGCTAGGCTTGCTGGGTTTCTTCAAAGCCAGCGAAATCTCATCGCTGTACTTCTGAATTTCTTTCACCTTGCCATTGGGTCGCAACTTGAGATCATAAAAAATGTAGTTGTCAACCTGTTGAGTATTCACACAGTTGGCATTGATATGAAACGAACTCAAAATGTTGTTGAAATGTTGAATGGTATCCATGACTTATCTAACAATCTAATCCTATAAATTGTGGGCGCAAGGGGTATCAGAATTTTACAAAATGTTCAAATTTTTCGGCAATTAGCTTACGTAGTTCAGTTGGTGTTGGCTTTACCAATCCAACTAGTTGGCCGATTTTGATTTGTGCGGCATCTACTGTACCGTGAGGTAATTCAATTACCAAATCACTTGGTTTGTCACCGCCAATAATAGAAGTGGAGTTTGGCTCACCATAATGAATTTCACAAATCCTACCCTCACAACAAAAGACAATATCTAATGGACTTGGGGTATTCTTCATCCAGAATTTGTTAATACATGGCGCACCATAAACAAAAGACATAACTGGAGGTGGCCAAACTTGATGCATAAGTCCCTGACTTTGTTCTTCAGAGGAGATAGCTAACAAAGTTGAGAAGACATTATTGTGAATGAAAACGTAACCTTGTTCCATAATCATTTCCCATACATCTTAACAAGTTCACGCATTTGCTTTTGTTGCAATAGCTTGCTCAGTTCAGCCTTTTGCTTTGGAGCCAAATCTACACCATAATCACCCAAGCGACCACGCTCTAACAAATTGATGAACTCTGGTTGATATCCTTGTCCACGAATTGTGGAAGTTAGACCTTGCATCAGCGATTTCATTTTGAGCATATTTTCGCCAATTTCTTTTAACAGTGCAGCAATGGCTTCTTTATTAAGTCCCTCTTCTAGATGATCCATAACCTTATCAAGAAGCTTCTTGTTTTGTACGGCCATCTTGTAGATATCTAGACGGAAAGAAGAAGTTTTGTCGAATGGTGAAATTTGATGCTTGAGCTTTTTAAGAAATGCTTGTGCAACTGTTTGCAATTGATCATTAGCTGAAGCAGTTGTAGGTGGCGTCTTTAGTTCGAATGCAGCAATCTCAGCGAAAGAATTTTGCACAGGAATTGCTTTATTAGCACAAACTTGTATAACCATTCTCTGATATTCATCCAAGAAAGCATCTACCATCTGTAGTTTTTCGTCAGGCATAGCTAAAGCAAACTTCTTGGCAGTTTGTCTTAGGCCAGGCATTCCAATAACGCCTCTAAAGTTGTTGCTATAAGTTTGAATATCTTGTACGGCGGCTAAAGCTTTAACTACTCTTGGATCTGTTAAAGCGGGCGCAGCTTGTGGAGCTGGGCCAGCCACAGGTGAAGTTGGAGCCTCTTCTCCTTTAACGGAAGGTGGTATTTCAATTTTGGCACCAGTATCAACTGGACCTGGTAAGGTCTCTACAAATGTTCTGAAACCGGAAGTAAGAAATACCCAACTGTTCTCAGATTTGTCCAAAAGCTTGCTAGCTATGAAAATGCTTTCAGGACCAGATCCGACAACGGCTGATTGTAATTTTTTCATGTCTTTGTACATTGCAAGAGCTGCATCAAGCAATGACATTCTGTATCTTCGAATTCTAGCGGCCTCACTACGACCAATACCTGGAGTGAGAAGGCGTGTAAAGAATCGGCTTAATGGATTAGAAGCCTGCGAAATGAGATAATAACTATCATCAGCGGCCAAACCTAGTTGTAACTGTTTGGATAGGTCTGGGGCTGGTTTAGGAGGCTCAGTTGGGGTGGCTGGAGTTGCTGGCTGTGGAAATGGCAAGTTCAATTGCTTCGGCTGTTTTTGACGACGTGTTTTGGAATAGTTCAATTGCTCTTGGATAATACTGTTGCCTCTGTTAACAATTTCCTGGAAATCACCAGCAAGAGCCCCAATAATAGTGGCTGGATCAGCGGGAACTGGCTCAATAATGCGGGAACGCTCTTTAAAAAACTTGGAAGGCCAACCATTCATCGTCTTCTTGAAATGAATCAAGTCGTTAATGAACGCCGAAACCTCTTTGTTCCAATTTGTTTTGTTTTGCCTCAACCTCTCCTGTACGGGATCAGCAGATGGCTTTCGAGCAGTCTTTTCCATACAAATATAATGAATTATTACTACTTGATGATTTGAACTGCTTTTTTTCTAAGAGAATGAAACTTTTTGAATTTTCGGTCTTCCTGCAATTTCTTTTCTAATTTACGATTATAATCAGCAATCAAAGGTCCGGCAAACCCCAATCTTTCGTCTACAAGACCATCATCAGAGTCTATTCCAATTATTATGCCGCCTTCTATTTGGTTGGTTTCCAAAGAAACACGTTGATAACCCTGCTCTGAAAGCAGGGCTATCAACGACTCCACAACTTCACTCCATCCAATCCAGCCCTTCTTCCTTGGGTCTAGATGTTTAAGAGCGGCTCGATAACCTGCCTTTGGTAAAAGGCGGGCACAGAGTTCTTTAAAATCTTCTAACGTGGCACCTATCGGACCTTCTAGAAAGTGATGTTCTTTCCAGTCAAAATCACAATATACCAAGTCAAATAATTTCTTATCCATCTCAAATAATATGGTCGATAATGCCGTACTCCTTGGCTGCCTTGGCATCCATCCAATACTCTCTAGCACAGTCTTCCTTAATTTTCTCCAGAGTTTGACCAGTATGTTTAGACAAAATCTTCATAAGAAGATCGTTAGTGTCATCTACAAACTCTAAATAGTTCTTGCTATTGACCATATCTTCGCCAGGAATTGGAAAAGTAAACTGAATGCCGTGAATCATGACATTAGAACTTCTCAAAGCATAGCGTTCACCTTTAGTGCCAGCGGACAGAATAACAGCCCCAGCTGAATAGCACTTTCCCAATAATATGGTATGAACTGGCGCATGAATCATTTGCATAACGTCATAAATCTTAAGCATGCCACTGATGGCACCACCATTGGAATGAAGATACAATTGAATTGGCTCTTCGTGATCTTGATGATCGAAATACAACATCATGGCTGATAGTTCAGCGGCCACTTTGTCGGTAACGTCTTCTGACAGAAAGGCTGATCGAAATTTGGACATCTTAACATAACTATCAGCATAACCTCTCAAAAGTGGGGCGACTAGTGGACCATGTTCGTGTTCATTTGTCTTACTCATGATATTGCCTCATTTGTTTGGCGATACAACCTTGTCAATTAGACCATACTTCATAGCTTTGGAAGCAGTAAAGTACATTCGACGATCAAAATCTTCTCTCAACTGTTTGACAGTTTTGCCGGTTGCTTTGAACAAAATATCTAGCAAACGATCATTATCAGTCTTAAATTGTTCCATCAAATTCTTAGCATCTGTCATATTGGTATGCATGTGCCAATTATTGACTAACTGATTAACAGAAATGACAGAGTTCTTGGTGGCCATGCGCATACCCTTAGTTCCACCAGCCAACAGTAAGGCGGCTTCATCAGAGGCGGCACCGATGCACCACGTTTCAATAGGCGCGTGGACCATTTGCATAACATCATAGATCATGAAGACGTTGCGAATATCACCGCCAGGTGAATTAATGAAAAGAGTGATTTTCTTTTCTTCATCTTCGTTATCTTTCAATAACAAGGTAGCGATGAGATCAGTTGCAGTATCGTCATCAATGTAATCTGTGATAAACAGAATTCTGTCATTAGCCAACTTCTGATACACATCCATCGGCACTTCACCATGTTCAGTTTGCTCTAATACTAATGTGTTCAAGATTAAGACCTCTTTCGTTGCTTCTCTTCGATTTCACGTTCTTCTGCACAAGAAACACAGGTTTGAAAATATGGATTGTTCAACAATCGTTTCTCAGGAATTGACTCACCACAGTCTAGACATAAGCCGTAAGAGTTCTCTTCAATTCTCTTGAGTGCCGCTTCAATTTGGGACAGCTTGACGGAATTGCGGCTATTGAGTTGGTTGGTCATTTCGATCAACATATTGCCTTGAATCTCGTCTGTTTCATCACCTTCGGTGTCCACATCGACTTCTTGTTGTACAGTTTGCTTTAATAGATCTTGCTTCTGTGCTAGAAGCGAGTTTTTCATTTTTTGAAGAAATGACTTATTCATTCAGATAAACCTCAGTTCAGAGAGGGGCACAACCACTGTACCCTTCGGGGCGGGCTGTTTTTTACCATCCGTCCTTTTGATAAAGATTAAATATGCATGGTTTTCGGGCTCTTTCAAAAAGACAGCGGTAACTTCCCAATCATTATAAAATGCTCGTTTTTGTTCACTTGAGAATTTCAAAGTGCGCGTATTCTCTAATACTTGCGCTCTCTTTGGTCGAAAAGGGCCATGGACAGTTTGCGCTTTACTTTTCGTTTGTTCAAAAAATAAAGAGGCGGCTTCCTGTTGGGAAACTGCCTGAATTACTCTCGACACAAATTCATTAGGCTTTTGATGATCCATACCAATGCACACAAAAACGACGGGACGAGGGCCTCTTTTGTTCATCTTAATTATTCCTCAATTTGTTGTCAAGATCTAAAGAGTCACACAATTTTTTGCGAATAGGTTTGGCCAAAAATAACCTCATAATTCGATGACCTGGTGACTCCATTATGCGACGAAATCTTACATCATGATACTTGCGTGGTGATGTGTTTTTCAACAATAATGTACCGAAGTTAGCGATTTTAATCTCTTGCCCCGCTTGCAAGTCCTTTATCATCTCTTCAAATAGGATACTGATGACACTAAATACATGGTAATGATGAATCAATCGCTTTATTTTACGATTAACATAGTGCCATAAATCTCTTTTACTTATACTCAACGACATTATTTCCCAGATGTAACGTTGGGCAGAAATTGCAAATAGTTCTTTCTTTTACGAGACTTTTTATTCTTCTTACGAGCTTTTTGCATATGTTTTGCTGGACCATCATCTCTGTCTTCAAGATACCAATACTCGGTCCACAAATCGCCGCCCTGTTCTTGTATTTTACAATTTCTAGTAAGTTCGTTTTGCAAGGTGCTCTTAACATCACGAAAATCACTCCACCTTACCATAGCCTCGTAAGTACTATAGCAATCACGACAAATATTATGTACGGCATTATCCAAAGCTAAAAGATTAACCACTTCATTTTGTGGAGAGATGGAGCCAAAATAAATGTGACCGCAAATAGTGTACTTGTTACCATTAGGGCCAGTATAATCCACTAGGTGCATCTTATTTTTCTATCTTGTAATAGTAAAAGAATCATTGGTCCTCACCTAATACGAAAGTCATGTATTCTTCAAATCGCTCACCACGAACTAGTTTTTCTTCGGCTCTAGCAAGTATTTTAGCTTCGATCATTTGTTTGATGCAAAAATTGTACTCGGCAACATCGAGATCAGTAGTTACCCAATTTGAAGTTGGCAAGAACGTTACTTTATGCTTCAATAACTCACAAATTTCTTTGCAAGTTTTCGGATACTGGATTTTGAAGAAAGACAGCATCTTGGCCTCTTCGGCTTTGTTGCTGGTTGGTTTTTCAAAAGCAGCTATAACATCCAATAACTTGGAGCGAGTAATTTTCTTTTTCTCGACAGCGCGAATGTCTTCATCAATCTCTTGAATGATAATTTTGGCTTGCTTGACGATGTCATCAGATGTTTGCAGCCCTAGACCCGCAACACAATGTTGTATGAATTCAGAAATAAAAACAGTATCAGCTTTCTTGCCCCTCATCTTCAGCTCCATAAAAATTGTTGTGAAATTTGATAAAAGAAAGCAAATGCTTATATTGCTCTTGATAACCAGTACACTTGGACCAGCTAAAACCTAAATCTCGAATTTGTTCCATACCTGCTAAGAAAGTTGCTTGTAAATAAGCGCTACATGGCATCCAATGTACCTTATCAACACTAACAGCGATCATAGCCTCTGAGTCAGTTGGTTCGCTAACCAATTGATTGAAAACTAAATAAAGAGCAAATGTGGGAGAATCTTTTAACTGAACTAGCAAACAATACTCTGGTAAATCTTTGTCTTGAGTGCAATCTGCTAAAAGCATCTTGAACTCCTTGGAATTTGTTACCGTAATCTGACAACCATAAATATTCTTGCGTTGAATTTCTCCACCTTCGATTTCAAAAGATACTTTTTCTGGTAAAAGAAATTGCTTATCTATGAGAGATTGTGTAGCCTTTTGCCCAACAAAAGTAGATGGTAATGCACCCAGATTTGCTAAGACATGATACACTATTTGTTCAGTCAACTTTTGATTCATCTAGAAAATTTCCTCATATTGATGGCCTTTTGAAGCACAGTACGAATATCTGAAACAGATAAATCTAATTCGGGTAATTCACCATGCACCTTTTCAATATAACTTTCGAAATCAAAATTATCACCAGCCAATCTGCGCTTAGATAATTCTTCCATGCAGATACTGGAAATTTTTTGCTCCAAACCAAAGTAACGATCACAAACGATCATTTCACATATCTTCTCACTACTAAACTTAGGAAGATTTTCTTTTACTTTGTCTAAGTCTAATTTGGTTTCGACAAGCGGTTCGTTGGTTAATAGAAGATCATCTAACTCTTTGTTTGACATTATTTCCTCAGCCTTGGCGGGGTGGAGACGCGAACTTTCAGAGAAGGTAATATATGACCGTCTCGTCGATGCTCAAAGAAATGTAATTTTGCATCGAAAAACAAATTATTGAAATTCAGAACTTTTCCGAGAACCAGAAGATCGCGAAAACTTGCAAATACTGCTTTGATAATGATTCCCACCTCTGACTTGTCTAGCAAAGGATATCTGGCATGGACTCGTTCAACTAGATCTTCATTGTGTTTTAGACTTATTGGATAGTTCTCATTTAGGTGATCTACCATTTGTTGATTGGTCATATCTTTGAAAGAAAAGGGAACGACTGTCTTTTGTTTCTTCATGGGACTCCAAAAATATATATAACCACTACTCCCCCTATAGGGTACCCCCTCATCGTTTGTCGAGATCGAGTTCGCCTTTTTGATTTTTTACGGGCTCGGATATAACTGATCAATATGACAGCGTTAATTATAGAGAAGGCTATCCGTAAATTATTGGTAGTAGGACCAATCTACAATCAGACTAATAAACTATCACGAGTCAAAGAATTAATGCCTAACTATGATTGTATCGTCTTCAATGGTGGATTAAGTTACCCTTATGATGACATTCAAGAAGTTAAAAATCGCATTGATCAAATGAATGAACTATTGATCTCTAAAAAAGTTATCTATATAGCAGGCCGATATGATCTTCTATTACTTAAAGAAACAGAAGATACTAAAGTGAGTCAATGGATAAGCAACATGTGTAATGTTGTTTTGGTAAACTTTCCAACTCGTAGCGTATTGATCACAGATGGTGGTATTCCATATGGTACTAGCAGTAAAGGTGAACTATTCGATAATCTAGAACTAAGCTTTGTCTCTCAGTATCAGGATAAGCCCTGGCACCAGTCTTATAATGGTGGGTTAGGCTATGTTATCTCTAACAACCCATTAACTAGCAGGGCTCCGCAATATTACAGTTATTCAATGCAATTAGGAAATCTGTACAGCAAGGAAGTTGCGGTTTATGCCCAAGAAGTTGATGAAGTAGGCTTGAAACAGACTATTTTACTATAAAGTTACTAATAAAAACATATGCTTTTGCAAACCAGTTAGTAGGGACAACTCATGGATAAATGCGGCAAGATATGTGCTTTGTACGTTGCTTCACTCAAGGCAATAGCACTAATTCATCAACATAATCATTGGACTGCCAAAGGTATTGCTTTTTATGGTAATCACCTAATGTATGAGAGAGTTTACAATGATACCTTGAAGAATCTGGATGCGGCTGCTGAAAAATTCATAGGTCTCTTTGGCGCTCCATGCCTCGACTACGAACTACAGGCCAATCTCTTGCGTCAAGTTTTATTGAAATATGAGAGTTTAGAAAGTGACCCAGTGCAGATGGGCCTCCAGGTCGAGAAAGATTTTCTTAAATTCTCCCAGGACGCCTACAACTGCTTTGAAGAAGAGGGCAAGCTGACGCTAGGTTTGGACGATATGATTATGGAGATTGCCAGCAAGCGTGAAGAAGTCTGCTATTTGTTACAGCAAACATCAAGTGCGGAGTAATTATGAATTCCAAAGAAAAGACTATTATTCAAAAACTAGTTAAAATTGCCAAAAAGCAACAGGATATTCTACAGAAATTGGCCCAAGGACTTGACCCTAATGTTGAGTATTTGAGAAAAGCCGCCCAAGTAGCTGCAATGAATGTTGGATTTGCCGCTACCAGCATCGATGTGAAACATGATAAGGGCGGTGGCCTTGGCTCAACTCCAGGCTCTAGTAGCTTGGTAGTTGCGGCTCCAAACTACTCAGTTTTCGTAAAAGGCGCCCCAAGAGATAACAAAATTCGCCAGAAATACATTGACACTCTAAAGGCTCAAGTACAGTCCCAAAAACCAGATTTGGGGGCTACACTTTCGATCACATTTACTGACTAATAATCTGGTATTATCAATTATAGGAGCTACTATGGATTCCAAGAAGATTATCGAAACACTCGTAAAAATTGCCGAAAAGCAACAAAAGGCAATTGAAAAGTTGGCACAAATTCAAACTGCCCCACAGCACATGGAGCCAGCTAAACCAGAATTGAACCAAGTAGAGGTTATTAAGGCCGCTCTTCCACCTGCCGTCCTAGCAATGATTCAAAAGGGACCTGATGGTATGGTGGCAGCCGCTGACCGATTGGATGTCAAGCTTGGACCAGGAGCCACTCAATCTACCGTTACAACAATTCAAAATGTTGTTAACCAATTGGCTAGCCATAACAAGCTACCATTCGTCTTGAAGGTTAATCCAGTTTAAGCTACTGGATGCTTCTTACTGTAGTGCTCTATATTACGATACTGTAAAGCCGTATTCAAAGCTTCAAAGACGTTAACATTGTCCTTTAAGGACAAGCAAGTCAGTGTCAATAGAATCTCGCCCATTGTGCGAGATTTTATCTTTTGGCGTTCTTCTTCTGGAATTTCTGTTCTGGAATCGATTACTTTATAAAGATTACACTTTAGAGTAAGCTCTTCTAGAACGGATTGAGTCGAACTATTAGACTCTTTGAAAAAGTCTTCGCATTTTACCCAAAGCTCTTCAAAGTGGATAGTCATCTCAATCGTCCAATTCTTTATTATCCATCAAAGCAATTTGAAGTTGTTCATCGCCCTTATCAGAAACGAAGACAAGAAACACTGCGCCCATGGAGCAGTCAATCAAAATCGGTGCCTTAATCTTGCCAACATAAAAAGTTTGGCCGTCAACATCTTTTCTAGCTTTCAAATCAATAGTAACATTCTTGTTAGACATTATCTTCCTTGCATATTTTTGACGTACTCGGTCATACAAATGGCTAATGCATATTCTGAATTGGTCATCCGGAAACCGGCCCTTACCAATTTTTCAGTAGAAAGTATGCAATTAGATCGTTTAGCCACCGTCAATTGATCCAGTTGTTGTTCGTTAATAATTTCGAACTTATGGTCTGGAACATATTTCTGGAACTCTTTCATAACACGAGCAGCCGTTAATGGTTCCGGATTGGCTACATGATAAATTCCTCCGGGTCTATTATCAGCGGCCCATTTAACACAACGAGTTAGGTCGCTCATAAAAGTCACAGAATTTGGGATATCAATTACTTGCTTGTATCCCCTAAGCTTGTTAATGAGATTGCGTGAAGTATCTTGATCTGAGATTGGCATTCTAATGCGCAATGTAGTCACGTGCGGCATCTGCCCTAACATCAAATCACAAGCATATTTGGTCTTGGAATAGAATGACTTGGGATTAGCAAAGTCATCTTCTTTCCAACCAAAATCAACTTCAATTGCTGGTGCCCGTGCTACGTTTTGTGGTTGAATCCATTTAACATTAGGTGACTCACCAAAATAAATACAGCCCGATCCAATCTGGACCATGTGTACATCGTTTTTCTTACACCATTCGGATATCAATAATGGAATAACTACATTGGATTCATAAGTCTCAAATTTATGAGACTCACACCAATCAACGTTTGGCCTGCCAGTTTTGCCGATACAGTTGACAATGACATTTGGTTTCCCACCAAATTGTACAGCGGCTGTCTTTAGCAAAGCGTTAACCTCGTCACTGCTAGGCAACACCCTACCAGTTATCTTATCATATGGCAAATGATCAGCTATAAAGCCGGAACCTAAAGTTAGTACTTTCATCGCTCTCCAAATCGTTAATACAGTAATCTGAGTCTACTATATCAAAGATTTTGAGATTTAGTATAGAAGTAATTATTGACAAATGCAATTGACTCGTGTGTGCCTGCGTCACTCCATAAGCCATTGATGGTGGAGTATGAAAGATTGTCATCTTGCAAATAGTAGCGAATGATGTCAGTGATTTCATATTCGCCACGAGCGCTTGGTTTTAATCTTTCAAAATACTCAAAATACTGAGGAGTAAAGAGGTAACAGCCAGAAATGGCTAAATTTTTGTAATTGGGATCTAGCTCTTTAGGCTTTTCTTCAATCTTGATTATCTTACCTTCTTGATCTACAGAGGCAACGCCGAAACGCTTCAAATCACGATGGTGAGATAGCATGATTTGTGCTCGTGGATTGGTTTTCCAATTAGGATTGTTCCAGCGCAATGTGTTCTCGAAAATATTGTCACCTAAAATGACAGAAAAATCTGAATCGTCATAGACGAATTTTTTGCACAAACTGATAGCGTGAGCAATGCCTTTTGGCTCGGACTGGTAGACATAGTTGAAATTTAGGCCGTATCGGTTGCCGTCACCTAAGTATCCCACAACCTGGGAGTAATGATTGCCGCCCAAGATGACCGTGACATCTTGGCACCCCATTTTCTTGAGTGATTCTATGGGGTAATCAATAATGAATTTTCCGTTGACTCCCAACAAGTGTTTGTTAACAACTTGGGTGAGAGGTAACAATCTAGAGCCAGTTCCGCCAGCTAGAATAATTCCGTTCTTCATAACGGATTATATATCAGTTATGGTATCCCCGATTGGACTCGAACCAACATAAAAACAGTTTAGGAAACTGTTGCCTATCCTTTAGGCTACGGGGACATGATTTCCAAAACAATGGCTTCACCCACTTGTTTTGGCCCTTCCATACACTTTAATACGTCATTAATGGCAACATTATTCCAAAAATCTATAGCCAATGGTTCTAATATACCCGTGCATTTTTCTCCTGGGTTAAGTATTGGCACGTCAATCAGAATCTGAGCACAATTATAATCTGGCTTGCTATCTGATACCCAATCTGGACGATAGTAGGACATGATAGGAGTTTGCCTATTTGCATTCAAACTGAATAGAACTTTGAATTTCATTAAGCATAAACTTTCAGATTTATCAAACGATGAAAAAGATCCCAAGCTCTTTCATGCATATCATCACTAGTAGAGATTGGAATGAAATATGGTAATTCAATAATGCCTGCTGGCTGAAAATCCCAAGCTTCTAAAATCGTTTTGGCTTCATATGGCCTACCTTGATGGTATGGATCTACTAGGTAATCGTAGCTTCGTAGAATATAGTGTTTTTCTTTATGTTTGAAGGAAAAACTATATTCATGACAGACCCATTCTTTGGGGTCCTCGGTGATTACGCCCATATGGCATCTTGCACGACATCTATTGGGTTCTCGCGGATCTCCTCGATTGTAACAGTGCAAATCCATTCTCTCTCTGCCAGGTTGGTGTGGGAGGGCATGAATCTCACTAATACATTTCATAATGGAAAAACACGTAGGACATTTCATTACTTGCCGTTACCTTTAGCGGGGTTAACCATCATCCACATGATCTTGCCTTCCAACGAAATCTGTGGATTGGTGGAGATAAGACCGTCCAATTGCTCAAGAATCCACTCAAGCTTTGCTCTACCTATATCAGAGTGGACAATTTCACGACCACGGAAGCGAACTGCAAACTTAACTTTGTTTCCTTCTTCGAGGAACTCTTTAGCCTGAACTAGCTTATGATTTAAGTCATTTTCATCAGTATTAGGACGGAAGGTCAACTCTTTCATCTCTTGAGTCTGTTGATTCTTCTTAGCTGCCTGAGCCTTTTTCTTTTCTTCGTATTTGTATTTGCCGTAGTCCATAATCTTGCAGACTGGTGGCACGGCTCGCGGATTGATTTCTACCAAGTCAAGACCTTGATCTTGAGCCAGCTTGAGAGCTTCATAGGTGTTCATCACACCACCATTGCTACCATCCGATAAAACCACTCGGATTTGAGGAACACGAATATACTTATTGATACGAGTACGATACTGAGATTGATTATTGGTTGTTTGCATTTAGCTTGATTTTCTCCTGTAACACTTCTTTTGCTGCTTCCAGCAAATCTTCCAGTCTATTGGTTGTGTAAAACTCGCCTGGAATTCCGCGAGTATTGTAAACTTTGTAACCCATGTCTGTCAAGGTTTGGAAAACCTTATCATGTGTGGGGTTAGTCATGGTTTTGTCTAGTTCCAACGCCACAGCCAAAGGACAGAACTTTCCGTCTTCATAATTAAATGAGTCCAATACCATTTCGCCAGGATAGTTAATGACTCTTTCTAATTGCTCGACAGTCAATTGGCGAAGGCCATTCTTGAGACCCATCTTACGCGGATCTTCTAACACCCAATATCTTTTGTCAGGTTGAGAATCAGACGGTATGCTTCCACCACTTGAAAAGTACCACTTAGTAATCATTCGGGTTCCTTTAGCTTTTCTGGATCAATGCCATACCGTTTCAGATACGATAGATCTAGAGTCCATTTTTGTTTGCTACGGCTTCTCCAAGTGTCAAAAGCTTGTGCAATGTATTCTTCAGCTGCTTGCCGCTTTAGACCATTTACCTTGATGAAGTGTTTGAGCGCTTCTTTGTATTTACCCTTGACTCTAGCTAAGCCAATGTGTTTGACCATATGGCAATCTGGGCACAAAGCAACCATTCCAATTAATTTCTGGATTTGTGTCCGCTCGTTGTATTGCCATATTTCATGGCACTCAACTGGATGTTCGGGACCAACTCCACCACAAACCTCGCAGACATTCCAAGCCTGATCACAGACCATGCCGCTTAGTGCGTTCCATTGTCTGTTCGTCATTACGGCTCTTATGTTGTTTCCCCATGAGGTAGATGGAACCAACTCAATGGTCAATTTCAATTCACTCAAATTTGCTCAATCGATAAATAAGGTTAAACATCTCGTTTTGAAGAGTTTCAGTTGGTACAGGTGTGCCATCTTCAGCGGCCATTTTGACGATGCCAGTTTTGGTCCTAGCTTCTAATTCTTCACGAAGATCTTTCACACGAATCTGCATCTCTAATTTAGTCATGAATTTTTGCATGTCAAATTATATATCATTTTATTCGTGATTTCTTTTGGCACAGGACGCGTGATGTTGAAGTATCCTACCGTAATCATGAGGTAATTTTCTCAATTGTTCTCGACGGTCTTGTGGAAACCACCAATCTGGACAGGTGCATTCAATATTGTCTTGAGCACGACAAGCTGGACACTTGGTATTGCAATCTGCATGTTCATCTTTTTTCCAGGCAGAACAAGTATGACTTTTCATGATTCTCCTTGAGGGCTGTACGGGAGTCGAACCCGTGACCAGATAATTTAGAGGTATCCGCTCTACCAACTGAGCTAACAGCCCATACGACTTACTTTTTATTACGTTCAACCCAATCATTCCAAATATGCATTAGGATTCCTAAAAATGTACCAGCAACTATAGATATTAGTAAGCATGAAACGATAACCATAATAACCTCTTGCGCCCCCAGCGAATTCTGACATCGCATCCACCGTTTTAGAGACGGCTGCTCTTCCTTTGAGCTATGGAGGCATACTATCATAGCATAGTAATGATATCCGCTTCCCCTTTATAATTTGGATTCCATCTATAATAAGAAGTGGGCACTCCGTCTTCATCCACTGCTTTGTCTTCAATGCACCCTACTTCTACTAAATCTATTAAGAACCATTCTAGTATAGCTCCTAGTGGCTCATGCTTAGTGGTGTAGATGACATCTTTGACTCCATTCCATGGATCATTAGAATCATCCACAGAAGGTGGCGCTCCAAATTCGGGCCAAAATCCCAAGCAAGCGCCTACTTCATACATGGCTTTATCCCACGGTAACCAACCAGTCAACCGCTCTTTAAGAGAGGCTAAGCTTGTTTTTCTCATGTTCCTTTTCCGCTTCCCGAACATCATGCTCATCTTGACCCTTAAGCATTAATGCATCCAAGTCGTCAATGGAAAGGTTAGGCCAAGTTTCGGGCCTTTCATTTGGTAATGGAAATAAAGCTCCATTAGCTCCTTCATGAAGAATGCAGATCAAACCGGCAGTGCCACTTTCATCCACAATCACGAAGGTTGGCATACCACAAAAACATTCGGGCCCATCTTCTTTATCAGTCCACTTCATTTTACTTTCCTCTTAATGCCAAAGGCAATCGACTGCACAACTTCTTTGATTTTGTACCAGGTGCCAAAGCAATTGCTGTGATCTGGTTGTCAACATCAGGCTCTCTAAAAACAGAGAACGGAATGTTATGATACGTTGCCTGTTCAATCAAATCTGTCAACTCTTTTTCATCTGCGACTGAGAGCAAACCTAAGTAATTAGATTGCTCAAACCATTGCCTATCAATCTCGGGATGATCAGCCGTAAACTGTCTCAAAGCATGCATGCTTTGCACGGCTTGGTAACCCGGTTCCAAATCCCTACGAGTAATAACATATAGCTTGTCGCCTTCTTTAATCTATAGACACATGATTATCTCCAAATAGTTTCTGACAAATCGCTTTGCCACGTTTGTTAATTTGACTCCACTTGATCTTAAAGGACTCAGATTCAATGCCGCCAAACATCTTGGCGTTGCTATGAATTTCAGCTAATCCCGCCAACAACAACGTTGTGGCCTCGGGATGCTGAATGAATTCATCAATATCAGCCGCTTTCATGGTATGAATTTTCATATCCATACGAATGAGATTGGCGACTGTTTGATTGGAACTGACAGTCTGCCAGATACGATAAGAAACTTCGGCATGATCTGGAAAGTGTCGCTTGCCCTTTTCATCAATGGTCAAGCAGTATGGTTTACCGCAATCATGGAAGATAGTGTACTCTTCAATGATATCTTCTGAAAGAAGCGAGGACAATAATTGTGCTCGGTAATCATACATCCAGGTAGGTAATCGCCAACCTTCACTAATCTGGCCGGTTTTTAAAAATGAAATCAATTCAAAAATGTGCTCTTTGACAGAGACGCCGTGTTGATACACGGATTGGGACTCGGTTTGTAGAGTGCCCTTCATATCGATAATCAATTGGTTCTATAGACTCATGACAACTCATATATCCTTTTATTAGTCGGTTAATTTTTCCAGCAATACTCTGGAGTCCAAAAGCTCTTCTGGTTTGATAGTATCCAAGACCCAAGTAACGTGATTCTTAGTTCCTGGAACATAATGTTCAAAATGCAGCATAGTCGTTCCGTTACCCTTGTCCTTCTTGAGGACAGGAATAACAGTGGCAATCAACTCGCCCTCTTTGACGGTTTGTCCAATTTTGATATGGGGAAGCGGTTTGATTTCGCAATAGCCCAAAACACCCGATGCACCTTCCACCAAGATTGACCATGTGTCTAACCACCATGGACTGGGGGGATTTGCATTCGGTCCAGTGAAATTCTCAACAAGAATAACTGTTCCATCTTCAATGGCTTGGACTTCTTGACCAAAGCCACAGTAAACATCCACGCCCGGATGATGGTAGAATGATCGTCTAAAACCAAAATCGCCCACACCTCCCACAGGTGGAAGGGCAGGCACTTTATTTCGGAGAGGCCATTTCATACTTACCACGAATCGTTCAAAGTGTAAATTTCTTTTGGAATATTCTTTTCAGCAAGCTCATCGGCCACTTCCTGTTCAATCAATTGATTGTATTCCCACCAAGTTTCCTTTGCTTCAACACAATCTGCAAAAGGGCCGGCAGCATCCAGCTGCTCTTGATAAAATGCTTCGATGCTACTAAGATTTGGAAAATCCATACTTACCTCTGGTGGACACGAAGGGAATCGAACCCTTGTCCGCGATATGCCCTCAGCGAAATTCGTTCACAGACTTAGTTAGTATTAGCGTCACTAACAACGCTGTTAGATACTCGCTCCAACTGGCTATCTACTGTTAATTTCAATTTGAAACCCGTAACCGATTTCAAACCTATCTTTTGTGGGTTGGCGTTCTTTTGATTACCAAAAATATCTCATCTCAGAACGTGAAGTGCTGTTTAGGCTGCTTCAGCAAATGCATTATCGTTAGCATTCAAACGTTGATTACTTTGAGAAGTGTAATCTCTTCTGTCTGTATCGTTTCGTTGATTCTTTACCACGTCGAAACCTGGGCGTGCCCATTAATTATGTTAATTTATGCGGTTATTATACATACCCTCTATAACTTTAAGTGCCTTATCTACTTCTTCTTCTAATTCGGTTGGACAGGGAACATTAGCCCTGACAAGAGATTCGTATACCTTCTTCATACCATCGAGCCAAGATATCATTCGTTTCTTTGTCTCTGAATCTTGTTCCACATCAATAAGCGATTGATACTTCTGAATAACTTCAGCAACTCGATCAACTGATATCATTTGAATCCTCTAATAAAATGCTTTGGAGCTGATGGTGAGAATCGAACTCACGTGACTGCGGTACGAAGGCAGCGTAATTCCACTATACGACATCAGCTTTAATTTATTCAGTCTTATCAGATTCTGGTTCGACTACTGGCTCTGGTGTTGCCTCTGACTCCACGACTTCTGGAGTAACTTCAAGTTCAGCAGCCAATCTTGCATCATCCGTTGGATTTGGCTCTACAATTCCATTAGCCTTTCTCACTCGCTCAGCTTCTCTTTCCTGTTCAGTTAAGGCTGCCCATCTTGCTCTTTCCGCTTCTTTTTCTTCGTTAGTTAGCGTTTCCCACTTGATCACATCTTCCTGAGTCATGCTCGCTATTCTTTCCAGCTCTATAATACCATCTCGTTCTTCTACAGAAAGTCTAGGCCCTCTGTTCTTCAACATAATATGGAGCACAACATGCTTATCGTTTGGCTCGACCCATGTAAAACTTTCTACCTTATCATTACTTAGTATAAAGTTCTGTAGCTGATCGATGTTGTACTTATTATGAAAGATATCTTCATCTCTACGATATCTGATATCCTCTGGTTTATGATCTGGTTTGATGAACCAAGAAATGATTACTTCTTTTTTAGCAATCCTAATAAACTCATCTAGTGCACGTCGGTGATATTGGAGATGCTCCATTATCTCACGACCATAAACACAATCGTAGCTGTCTTCTGCAACTGGTAAAGGATTGTCCAACTCTGCATCAATCATTGGAATGCCATTGCTTCGATGCAACTCAATTAGATAGGTACAACTATCCAGTCCAGCATAATTGATTGGGTAATTCTCTTCTTTAAAACCGTAGTAGTCAGTAGCCATACCACAGCCACAATCCAAGATACTTTCGTAGAGTTTTTCAGCTATATATTTCCTACAATAAACTCTATCGGTTTGTAAGTCTTTTTCTACCCAAGATTTGAATTCTTCCAGGCGTTCACCCGGCAAATTTTTGTTCCACCAACTTGTCATATGTTCACCACTTAACGAATATATCAAATGTGATGGATTGTTATGGAGCTGAAGTCGAGAGTCGAACTCGATTCTCATCTTTACCAAAGATGAATAATGACCGTTATACTACGTCAGCTTAATGCCCGTCTTGAATCACGAGGATGGGCTTCCCCGAGTATTTAGTCTACGACTGGTTACGTAGCCTTACCAAATGGAGCTGGCGCCGAGAATCGAACTCGGGTCTCTACGTTACAAGGGTAGAATAATGCCATTATACGAAGCCAGCTTACTCGTGCATATAATATATCCATTTATTACCAGATGTCAAGCCCGCGTAATCTTATAAATTACTAGGGCTCCCGCCAATATGTTAAGAAAATAGTATGTAAGTTTTGATTTTCTCCAAGGTAGCCTCTCTATTCCAAGGCTCCCAGGAATCTATCAAAGGAAAATATAATTGAGTACTTACATGAGCCAAACCGGCTACCTTCTCACCATCAAAAAAATGTTCCTTACTAGCGGGTTCAACCATTACTATAGCAGTTTGTTCTTTGATGAGACTATTGCTGACGTTATACCATTTGTTATCTTCCACATGAATCACGAATGATTCACTAATGATAAGTTGTCCAAAAGTTATAGTGCCCGTTGTAAAGTCTTCTATGACAGCAACATGGTATCTGGAAAATGGCTTATCATTGACAGTACGAGCACCTGACACTGTACATCGAAGGCACCGATAGCCTATCTGTCCTTGCGTTTTGAAATACTGATGGTCGATGTAAGACAATGGGAACTGACAGAACGGGCAATCTATTACTTCACCTTTTGCTCTTACAAACCTACGCAGGTTCATTAAAACTTTCCTGTCTAAAAATGTCAGCGCCATTTTTAAAGATATTGGAGAGAAACGACTGATCCTTGGTGAAAATTGGTGGCTCAGTATTTAGATACCACTTATTTTTCATAGTATCGCCAACTATCTTGGGGACCTTATAGCCAGCAACACCCCTTCTAAAAGATAATGGGTAATTATTGAAATCTACTTGGCACTCTTGTTCTAATAAACTTACTTTCTCATCGACACTCAAGCCTGCCAACATTTCCTTAATAGTATTCTTATCATATTTTTTAATCAATTCATATAGACAAGCATTTCTAATAGAGACTTCAAAATTATGTTGTTGCTTGTAAATAATGGTATTAACAGCTTCTCCAATACTTGGTACCACAAATACTTGTGAAACAAAGATTGGATCACCGACCATATTGAGATTGATAGTTGTAGCACACTCGTTAAAATGCATGGTAGCTATTGCCGAAGTAACTGAACAAATTTTTTGCAACTTATTATCATACCAGGGATTGGTTTCACCCGTTTGATCATTACGCGCCACGATTACTATTTCATCATTGTGTTGATAGCTAAACAGTGCCCCCTCAACATCGGTGGATAGGCGTAACATAGTCGAAAGAATGCATTCAGAGAACTTAGGACAATAGGGTTTGTCCAAAAGCTGCGTGAGCTTACTGAATCCGCGTCCATTGATACAAATTATAATTGGAACGCGGTTGAGTAGTTTGTAATCGGTGGCCGCTTGATAGCCTTCGATTCTATCTTTCAACTTGTTTGACATAATTAGAAATATAACTTATCGTTGTTGCTGTTGTTGGGCTGGATTATACTGTCTTATGTAAGTTAGATAATTAACCATATTTTGTCTGAAACTACCATCTAGTCCAAGTTGTTGGGCAGTTGGTCCCGTTGGATTTAATTGAGATAAATTGAGGAGTGGTTGTGAATTGGCAATTGTACTAGCCCAATTTCCTATGTGAGCAGGACTTGGGGCTTGGGGAAGAGCATTACCATTATTAAGAAAAGTTCTATAAAATAATTGAGCTAACAAAACCAAATTTTTAGCATCAACTGATGCCATGCCACTTGGGTCCACGCTACCAATATCATTTTGATCCTTAACTAAATTATGCTGACCATTGCTAGCATAATGTAGAGCGACATGAATCATACGCAATAGGAAAGATAAATATTGAACAGTAGGAGGGTTGTAAGCCCTAACAATCCAAGCCCATGGTCCAGATGCAGCATTAAAGGCAGGTGGGGTCGGCACAGTAGCAGTTGTAGTAGACGTGGTGCTGGTAGATGGCTGACTAACGGCGGCTGCCCCTGTTTGTTGCGCAATTTTAGTTAGGATTTTAAGACGGCTCTTTAACGAAAACATCTACATAATACCAAATTAGTCGTCGTCTCTAACAAACCGTAATTTCCGGCGCTCTAGCTCGTCATGATAACGCCTAAGTTCCTGCATACGGTCTTCGGCCTCTTTTTCGGCTTTTTCAAACTCATCCCACGCTTCTTTATCGGAATAAAAGAAATTGGGCTCGTCATCGTTTTCACCTGGATAGAGCTGCTCGAATATAACCACGCGCCCCTTTGGTGGCCAGTCCTGAAATGCTTCTTTCGTCCAAGCATCAATTTCTTCAATAGTTTTGAGATTTTTGGGGCGAGAATTGTAAATTAAGTTCCATAAATAGTGAATCTCTTCCATCCACTCTTTGTCTGGGCATTTATCCCAACATGCGGCATGAAAGGCAGCATCAGAATATTTACCCAATGGATGATCGCGAGGAATAATGGCCGGGAAACCAGTTATCTTATCATCAGACTCCATTACTTTTTCACACAATGGGCAAACTGACTTGCCTGACAATATTAGCGCCATGGTCTTCCTCCTGTTTCTTTTGTTTGGCACGAAAATCTGCAATAGCTGATTTGATAGCATCTTCAGCTAAAACGCTGCAATGAATCTTAACAGGTGGCAAATTTAACTCTTCTACCAAATCAGAATTCTTCAAAGCCTCTGCTTCATCAACCGTCTTGCCTTTGATCCATTCTGTTGCCAAAGATGAAGCGGCAATTGCCGAACCACAACCGAAAGTCTTGAACTTGGCATCTAAAATAACATTCGTCTCAGGATCAACTTTGATTTGCAGGCGCATAACATCACCACAAGCAGGAGCGCCAACCAAACCAGTTCCCACATTGGGATCAGATTTATCCAGAGTGCCAACATTTTTGGGATTCTCTGCATGTTCTAGAACTTTATCGCTGTACGGCATTTAATTTCCTTTTCTATATACCAAAAAATATGTACCCTCATCATCAAGATATATGAGAGATTATCATGACGACTTCAATAATGATGGTAACTTACAACCGACTCGAATTGACCAAACGAATGTTAGATAGCTTGCTCGCTAATACCAAAAGTCCCTATACATTGATAGTTGTGGATAACGGATCCACTGATGGAACTCAAGATTGGTTGACAGCATTTAAAGAAAAATCTCCGATAACTTGCCACCTTCATCTCAATGCAGCTAATGAAGGTATTGCTGCTGGTAGAAATCAGGGCTTGCTCTTAGCCGACAAACTCACACCAGATTCTGAATTCTTATGTACAATTGATAATGACATTGAATTATCAGACAATTGGTTAACAGAATGTACTGATATTATCAGTGATAATCATAAAATAGCAGTTGGTATTAATTTTGAAACCACAAGTTTTCCTATGGTAACTAGAAATGGTAAAACATTTCAGCTAAAACCAATTGGTAATTTAGGAACTGCTTGTTCAGTATTCCATAAAGAGCTTCATGAGGCAATTGGTTTCTTTACTACTGATTACGGGCTTTATGGCGAAGAAGACGCCGACTTCTACTTCCGTGCTCGTATGAAGGGTTGGGAAATGGGTTATCTTAAAAATAAGGGCGTCCATTTTGGAGAGGGAGCTTTAGATGTTGGTGAATATCGAGAGTTCAAAACCAAGTGCCACAAAGATAATCTAGCTAAATTTCATCAAAATTGTTATGCTTATATGGGTCATACCAAACCAGTTTTTATTCCATATCATGGTCCTGCGATGTGAATAAAACCTAATACTAATAAGGTTAAATATGTTTGACGGTAAGTACTTTGAATGGAATCAAAAGCGTATCAAGGCCATCATAGAATACTATGGCTACAAAGAATTTTATGGCAAGAAAATAGCTGATTTGGGATGTGGGCACGCTGATCTAAGTGGCTCTTTATATCGTTTAGGCTCAGAAATAACCGCCATCGATGCCCGCCAAGAGCACTTAAAGATAGTAAGCAAGAAATTTGCTGGTGTCAAGGTGGTCAAGGCCAACCTGGATGGTCCGTGGCCTTTTTTTGGTCAGAAATTTGATTTGATTTTAGATTTGGCTCTAATCTGCCATTTAGCTTCCTTCGAAGATCATTTGAAGGCAGTTTGTGCTTCTACTACTTATTTAGTACTAGAGACTGCCGTTTGTGATTCTAGTGATCCAAACATGTGCGTTCAAGTTCCAGAGGGAAAGGACGTTTATGATTTGGCCTATAGTGGTATGGGATGTCGACCAACCGCAGCAGCCATCGAAAGAGTTTTGACAGCTTGTGGAATGACTTTTAAACGTATGGACAATGCCAAATTTAATGCGGGTGATTATGTATACGACTGGCAGTCCCAGAATGATAATAGTACTTCTCTAAATAAACGACGAATTTGGTTTGCCGTTAAAAATACTGTTGCCAATACAGTTCAGGATGTGTTGCCGCCACAACAAGCAATAACTTTACAGCCAGTTAATTCAAATATGGGTTTTGCTGAAGTTACGCAACCGAATATACCGCCACTTGTTTTAACGGCCAGTCCAAAACCACCAACCTCACATCATGTTCAAACACAAGAGCAGCCACAGCCGACAACTCAGGCAACAACAGGGACCTGGAAAGTATCTGGAGATAAATTGGTTTGGGATACTGGCAATAATACACCAGCTCCAACCCCACCGCCACCCCCACAATTAAGCACAGCGCCAAACGGGGTGCCTAGCTTTGAAGATCCTAACAAAAGATTTGTCATCGTTATTCCAAGCTACAATAATAGCAGATGGTGTGTTCAAAATATTAATTCTGCCCTAACTCAAAATTACGACAAGTTCAGAATAATCTTCACCGATGATTGTTCTAGTGATGATACCTTTGCTAAGGTAAGTGAAGCAGTTAATGCTTCACCCAATGCTTACAGAGTTACTTTGATAAAAAATACTACTCGTATGGGCGCTCTCGCCAACCTATACAACATGATCATGAGCTGTGATGATGATGAGATCATCCTTACATTAGATGGTGATGATTGGTTTCCACATGATAATGTACTTGGTCGCCTAAGAGAAGTTTACACCAGTCGAGATATCTGGTTGACTTATGGTCAATATAAAAACAGTACAGATGGTCAGGGCGGCGTATCCTCTCCTTATCCACAGGAAGTGGTAGATTCAAATTCATTCAGATCATTTAGATGGGGCGCTTCTCACTTGAGAACCTTTTATACCTGGTTATTTAAGAGAATCAAAAAAGAAGATTTGATGAAGGACGGTGTCTTTTTCCAGATGACTTGGGATTTTGCCATGATGTTCCCAATGTTGGAAATGTCCGGCTCACATTCTCAATTTTTATCTGACATACTATATGTGTACAATCTTGATAATCCAATTAATGATCACAAAGTCAGTCGTCAATTGCAAGCAAGTTTGGACGGTTTCATTAGAAGCAAACCGAGATATGCAAGAACTCAAAGGCCACCAGTACCAAAAACTGCCATAGGATTGCTACTTATAGCAACCGGTAAATATCATAGATTTATTCAAGGACTTATTTCATCGGCAGACAATTACTTTATGGATGATAACTATGATGTCACTTATTTTCTATTTAGTGACGCCAATCATACAATTAGTAGTAAGCGCAATATAGTTCAGATAAACATCGAGCACAGACCCTTCCCATATGCTAGTATGGATAGATTCAAACACTTTACCAAAAATGCTGACAAGCTGAATAGACAAGATTATCTATTCTATGTAGATATAGATTGCTTATTTGTTGATCGCGTAAATAGCGAAATCTTAGGCGATTTAGTTGGCGTACAACACTGTGGATTTGTCCAAAGGGTTGGACCTTACGAAGAAAATCCAAACTCAGTATTTTATGTTCAAGATCGCAGTAAGTATAAGCAATACTATGGTGGTGGATTTAGTGGAGGTAAAAAGGCCAATTATTTGGCACTGTCCAGCTGGTGTAGCGATATGATTGATAAAGATGTATCTAATGGTATCATTCCAGTTTGGCATGATGAAACTGCTATTAACAGATATTTCTTAGATCATCCGCCATTGAGCCTAACACCAAGTTATCATTATCCACAGTCTAATATCGAAAGATACAAAAAGATGTGGGGTGGCAATGTTTTCCATCCAAGAATTATGCTACTGGACAAGGACCATCATAATATACGCCAATGATTTCTTTTAAAAACTTGGGAAACTTAGGAAGATTGGGTAATCAGTTATTTCAAATGGCTGCCACCGTGGCATTGGCTGTAGAAAATAATGATGACTATGTATTTCCACCATGGCCAGATGCGCCCAATTTTAATTTGATTGAATGTTTTGCCAATAACATTCCAAATTTTGATACATTCAGAGAGCCAGGATTTACATACACCAAAATTCCTTATCGACCAAATTTGAATCTCGAAGGATATTTTCAATCAGAAAAGTATTTCGCTGATTCTAAAGATGTTATACAAAGCCTTTTCACACCTAAAATGGGGTTTGGTATCCATTATAATCATACGGCAGTACATGTTCGCAGAGGAGATTATCTCAATCTCAGACGAGAATATGTTCAGTTAGATATGAATTATTATGCTACAGCCATGCAAATGATATCATCAAAACACTATGTTATATTTTCAGATGACATGGCCTGGTGCAGGGCGAATTTCCATGGTGACAACATCATATTTTATGAAGGCGGATCTCCTGCACGAGATTTAGCGATGATGGCAAATTGTGAGCACACTATCATTGCTAATAGTAGCTTTTCGTGGTGGGGAGCTTATCTGAACAAAAGCCCTTCCAAAATCGTTATTGCTCCACAGGGTTGGTTTGGTCCAGCTTTACCACATGATACAAAAGACTTGTTACCCAAAGAATGGATTAGAATATGACTTACAATAGGACAAACGATTTTTTTGTCCAGTATATCACTATTAAAAATATTGGTACACATAGGTTTAAATTCTTCGAAAAGATTTGTGCTAAAAAGAAAACTCTACATGTGGGTTGTGCTGATGCAATGGTTTTCGATCCTGATAGCAACCTTCATATCTATCTAGCTAAAAAAGTTAAGAGATTGCATGGTGTAGATACAAACAAAATGTATTTAGACAAGTTAAATGAAGCGTGCCCAGGAACTTATTTCACAAATTTTAAAGAATGCGATTCTAAATATGATGTGATTATTGTTCCTGAAGTATTAGAACACGTTTGGAATGCTAAAGAGTTTTTAGACAGTTTATTTGCTATCGAGCACAAAGAGATAATAATAACCGTTCCTAATATGGGAACCGGACAATTATTTATGCATGATGAATATTGTGTAGAGTCCGTTCACCCAGATCATAAGTACTGGTTTTCTCCATACACGCTATATAATATCATGACTCCATACATGATGGATCATGATGTTGAAATGTATTATCTCGAACATAAGTCCCAAGTTTGTATTCGCTTATCTAAAAAGGTACAAAAGAAAGCGAAAGGTAAAGGCAAATGAAATTTTTCAATATAGACCAGCACGTTTCAGTAATCGCTGACATAGCATATATCTTTAAAAATCTGGGACATGAAGTAGTTGATTGGTCTTTATCTGGCCATCATTGGGTGATGAATAAACCAAAACCCAAAATTATGCTTAGTGATGGTACACAATTAACTTGTTCAGGAGTCTGTACCGAAGAAGTTTGCGATAAATTTTATCAGCAAAATAAAGATGAATTACAAAAATATGATGCCTTTATTGCCTGTTATCCGGTAGAATTTGCGCTTCTTTATGAAAAATTCAATAAGCCGATTATAATAGTAAACTGTATTAGATACGATCATCCCAATACTTTTAATCCAACCCTCAGAGATAGATTGAACGAATTTTTAAAGCGCCGACATACAGAAGGAAAATTATATTACGTTTGTAATAATAAGGGCGATCAGTGGTACACACAATATATGACTGGAATTCAAGGCATGCATATTCCAAGTTTATGTGAATATACAAATGCAAAATATACTGGAACTAAAAACCAATATGTTATCCATGATCGATCAGAAATAACGGTTCCTGGTAATATATGCATCAGTCTTGGGGCAGTTAGAAATTCCTCCTGGAGATATAGTTGGCAGGATCTTTATAGTTATAAGGGGACAATTCATGTGCCCTATCATAATGGATCCATGTCAATATTCGAACACTATACTGCAAATGTTCCTATGTTTTTCCCATCTAAAACATACATGAAAGAATTGTTTCATCAAAATAGAGCTTTGTCTGATTTGACTTTTTACAGAATAAATAGGGCGCAAGAGCCAGATGATATTAATAATCCTAATAGTCTTCGTAATCCGGCAGTTTTGAATAAATGGCTAGATACTTGTGATTTTTATGATGAGGGGAATATGAAACACATTCAATACTTTGATTCGCCAGCTCACCTAGAACATTTACTACGAATAGTAAATACGCATGAAATCAGTAACAGTATGGCCACCCATAATGAGATGAGAAGGGCATCCATTTATAATAGCTGGCAAGAAATACTTACCAGTATCGCGAGCACAAAATGAAATTTCCATTGGGACAAAATGTTCATGATTCTGAAGATATTCTCAACATGATCGAAACTTTAATTACTGGAAAATTTACCATGGGTGAACAGGTTAGTAGTTTCGAAAAAATGTTTGCTGAATATATTGGGATCAAACATGCAATGATGGTAAATTCTGGTTCGTCGGCCAACCTGATTGCTTTATCTGTCCTTACAAATTACAAATGTAATAATAGATTAGTTCCGGGAGATGAAGTTTTGGTTCCGGCACTGTGTTGGTCTACCAGCATTTTCCCCATTATTCAATGTAATCTTACTCCAATATTTGTTGATGTAAATCCACAAACTTTGAATATAGACTTGTATGATCTTGAAAAAAAGATAACTAATAAGACAAAAGCCATTATGCTTGTTCATGTCCTTGGAAACTGTACCGATATGAAGAAACTAATAGACATCGTTACCCGCTACAATTTAATTTTGATAGAAGATACATGTGAGTCATTAGGCTCTAAATACAATGACAAATACTTGGGAACTTTTGGCTCTATTGGAACATATTCATTTTATTACTCCCACCACATAACAACAATGGAAGGTGGAATGATAATTTGTAATGACAATGAACACTATGAACTAATGAAGTGTCTTCGTGCTCATGGATGGTCTAGGAATCTAAAAGACGAAGAACAAATCCAAGCACAATATCCAGATTTGGACCCAAGGTTTACGTTTGTCAATTTAGGTTACAATGTAAGGCCGATGGAAATACAGGCTTCAATGGGTATTGGCCAACTTCAAAAGTTGAAAGTCAAGAATGATAATAGAAAGATAAACTATTACAATATCAAAAGAAAAATAGAAAGCGATCCAAGAAGTACCTTTCTTTCTTTCGCTAAGGAAAGTGACAACGCCGACATAGCTTGGTTTGGTGTAACTTTGTTTTTAAGAAAAGATATTAAGTTATCGGATTATTTAGATTACCTAACTACCCATGGCGTTGAGAATAGGCCAATTATTACTGGTAACATAATTAGACAACCGGTCATCAAAGATCTGTATTCTGATTTAAACGCTCTTGATTTTCCGGGGGCCGAGGAGTGCCATTTTAGTGGATTATTTATCGGCTTATCGTGCAACCTGATGCCCGACTCTTTAGTTGAAGAGTTGGTTGATATACTATTGAGTTACCCATCATGAAAATTCTTGTGACAGGCAGCAATGGCTGTGTAGGAAGCGCTTTGAAATCCGTGTGTGAAGGCGAAGACAACTGGTTCTTTGCCGATAGGCGAGATTGTGATCTTACGAATAAAGAGCACACTATTGAGATGTTCAAAAGAATTGATCCAGACTATGTGGTTCATCTGGCATCCTACGTTCCGGGTTTTTACAACATTGACAGGGTTGCCTCCTTTTCCAGCAACGTAAGAATAAATGAAAATGTGCTAGAGGCTTCTAGCTTGGCGGGAGTGGAGAGGGGCATGTTCTGTCTTTCTGTGAATATGTTCCCTGAAAAGCCAAAAGCTTTCCCAATGGATGAATCAATGATTTTTGATGGTCATTTAACTGGCGCTTTTGCCGGCTATTCTTATTCCAAGAGAATGCTAGAATTACAATGTCAAAATTATAATACTCAATATGAGAAAAAATATTTTGGAATTATTCCCTGCAATATCTATGGGCCAAACGATAATCTAAGCTCAGGTCGATTAATCCCTAATCTCATCACTAAATTTAAAAAGGCATCTAAAGATAATACAGATGTAGTAATCAATGGAACAGGAAAACCATTACGACAATTCATTTACTCTCTTGATTTAGCTAGAATAATCAAACATTTAGTTGTAAATTACTCAGATACCAAGCCAATCATTTGTTGTGCAGATACTGAAATTACTATTGCCGAGTTGGCAAATCAAATAGCAGAGGTGCTGAATTTCAAAAATCAAATACAATTTGATACTAGCAAATCAGATGGAAACCTAATAAAAACTGTTAGCAACTCTTATCTGAAAACAATAATGCCAGATATTTCTTTCACATCATTAAAGGCCGGACTGGAAAAAACCGTTAGCTCTATGGAGTCTGTATGAAAGTAACTATTTTTGCTTTTGCTGTAAATGACAAGTTTCCAATCGATGTCATGCACAGACAATACAAGAAGTATATGAAAGAAGATTTTGAATTCATTTTATTTAATGATGCCATGGATGTTCAGATGGAACACAACATTAATACGATAGCTGCGTGTAACAATATCAAGTGCGTAAGAGTCCCACAGCAGATTCACGTAATTCAAAACCCTTCCGAGGGTTATGCCGCTACACTAAACTGGGCAATGCATGTCTATGCTCCCCAGAATAATTGCGAAATTATTGTTCTCATACATACAGATGTATTTCCTATTTGTGATGTCAATGTTTCCGAAATTCTGGGAGAACATACCGTCGCAGCTACAACAGAATTCAGGATTAGGAATGGTGTGGGCGTTACTTACCTTTATCCCGCTCTTACGATGGTCAATATGAAGCGTTTGAGTAATGTTCAAGATTTGGATTTTGGTTTAGAGCCAGGACTAGATACAGGCGGAAGAACTAGAGAATTTATTCAAAAGTTTCCCAATGCAGTTAAGTTCTTGGCTAACCATCAAATTTCTTACTTTGTACGCACGCTTGAAGGTGAGCCGCTTGGAGAATATTATAAGGCTGATTTGGAAATCGCTAGAGCCCACGGTTTGAGTGCTGGTTGGGTAGCTGAAGGATTCTACCACTACATGGCGGGATCCCAATGGAACGCTGAGAACCCAGTCTTTGCAGCTGGACACAAACTAAGAATGGATCTGTTTCTGAAGTATTTCTACTAATCAGAATGGCGGAGAGTCTAGAGTGATTCCTTTGTTTGCAGCGTAGTCCCTCACCACTTGCATAGCACGAGGTGGAACGTGCTCTGTAATTCCACCGATGAGAACATCATGATGTTTTTTGCAGTGAGCACAGAAAAAAGTATTTATAGTGTTGGCTTCACGGAATGAAAGTCCTGGAACTGGTTCATCCCATTCTTGATAGGCAGGAATTGGAATGCCGCCATCATTAAAATAACCATTGACAAGTTGTCCTTGATTATTGTATTGTGGATTACCGTAATGTACCATCAGGTCATGGGTAATGTTAGGATAGATTCTATCAGCTAAGAAACCCTGATCATATGTGCCAGTCTTGCAGAAAGCGTCTACTTCCTCAGCCATTTTAGGTAAAATATAGTTTCTTACGCCCCACATACCGCCCATAATCTTCTGACTATGATAGCAATGGTCCCTAATGATGTGAAAATTCTTGTTGCTCGCAAGCCACTGATCAACACAAACCTTTTCTCTAACTGACAACCAAGAGTCAGCATCTCTGGAAATCATGACGGTATCATATTCTGCGGCTGGTAAAAATCTCCATAACATAGCTTCGCTACCTTTGTGGCGCGGCATGTTTATAACTTCAATATAATCAAATGATCTGAGGAGTTTATCTATGCAGGTAGGAATGGTGTCATCAACATAAAACCTACCAGTCCAATCGGGATAAATCTTAGGGAGTAGGAGGCAGTTGATAATGGCGTTTATTACGTCTTTTGGTCTGTTGTTGTAAAGGCTATAGCTAACTATCTTTTTCATCATTTCCTTCCAAAATGTATATCATTGCATCACTCAAGGTACTCTAAATGGACGAACTTTTTCATTACACTCAAATGTTGTATTTCCTCGCTTAAGCTCTTCTATTACTTTGTCTCTTTCCTCAAGATTCGAATAATTTTCAAGTAGCAAGCGGGCATTCGGAGAAAAGTTATTTAGCTTGAGGGCACAGTCGATTTTGTTCATAACCTTTAAGGCAAAATTATCATAAATTTCTGCACGCCTTTGTAATAGATGCGTTTTTTTTTGTTTGTCATTAAGAGACTCAATCATATCCATTAAATCGCCCGGATTTGGATAAGGATCTTGTGCTTTATGATAATTCAAATAATAATCTTCAAAATAAAAAACATCTATGTGAGATAGGGCTGGGAAAAGAGGGCATGAACAATAGCCAAGAACTCTATAATTTCCATTTGCATATACTCTTCCCAAATTTATTACTATAGCATTATCTGGAAGAAAGATAGTATTTATTGCCGGGGCACCGTCGGTTGTAATGTAAATTTTGACACCTTTAAGTATTCTTAACTGTTCTTTGATATCACCTACATAGTCCCAGCGGATAATTTCAACATTATTTGTTAATAATATGTCTTTAAGGTCACTTTGAATGGGAAACTTGCCTGCATCCCCATAAAGTATTTTCTTACCTACTTCTAAATCGATCTCAGATTCCTTGTAATATGCATCCCTAAATTGTCTCCAAATATTATCTTGAAATGGACTTGCATAATTAGAATCGAAAGAAATGGAACCAGAATCTCCATTTCCTACAACAAAAGTTTCGAAACAAACTTGTGAGTATGTTTCTTTAAGACAATTAAGTCCAATAGCTTCTTGTCCAAAAAGACATCTAAATATTCCTTTACAATCATGAAACGTTTCGCCACCAGATGTTTCTACGATACAAACGCATGGGTTGTAATTAATTCTACATCGATAGAGACTATAAAAAACAGAAAACACATCATCTGCTAAAGCGTGAGTTATGTAATTGTTGACAGATTCTTTTAAATAAAAATGAGGAGTTGTAACAACTGGAACATCATTTTGGTCTGGCAATTCCATTATTGCGGGCGCCCAAGTTTCACGTTTAGTATGGCGATAATGAACATTAGGATAAGTAGCAATTTCAGAGCCAGATGCTGTGCCATTAAAAATAAATTTCCCATCTATAAAATAAAGATTACGGAAAACTATTGTTTTTCCGGCTGAAGAATCAAAAATTTGATACGTTGTTTTTAGCATCATTTACCGCATCCGCATGACGAGCACTATAGGGATAAAATAATATTGATATAACCACGTTGACGGTTAGAAAAACAAATGAAAACATTATCGAAAGAAGATTTGAAGCGCTTTGGCAGTTGTGGAGAAAACGTCCAGATTGACTCCTCAGTTCAGTTCATTCACCCAGAAAATATTCATATTGGTTCCAATGTTAGAATTGATGCTCTATCTTTTTTATCTGCCGGTAAGGGAATCATCATAGGCAACAATGTACATATTGCATTCAATGTACAACTCGCTGGTAATGGTGGGCTTATTACCCTAGAAGATTTTGTAGGAATGGCGGCGCGATGCAATATTTTTACAGCTACAGATGATTATAAAGAAGGATATTTAACTGGTCCTACCGTACCAGATGAGTATAAGAAGGTAGAAGCCGGACCAGTTACTTTAGAGAGACACGTCATAGTCGGTTGTGGCAGTGTCATTTTACCGAATATTACCCTAAAAGTTGGATCTTCGGTAGGAGCGTTAAGCTTAATTAGTAAAGACGTTTCAGAATACACAATTGTGGCGGGGTGCCCAATACGAGTATTGGGTTACAGAAATAGAGAGCGATTAGAAAAATTGGAACATGAATACAGGGAGAAAAACCATGGCTGATACTCTTGGAGGGTTGATTGATAAGTTAATTACAATCGACTTGAAAATGTGGAACAATCAAGAATTGCTTTACGAGATTCGTCGAATGACTTTCGAAGAGTATAAAGCAAAATACTTTTCTGAAGAAGGTGCCCAAATTTTATGGGATAGCCTCAAAAAAGCTTGTGATTTGAATGTGCAGCGCAATCAGCTAATTGATGAAGTTGACGAAAAAATTATAGAGATCGTGGAAGCCGCACAGTCAGGCGAAGAGTTAGATAACGGTAAATTTTTGCAAAGAAAACATAAAACATATTAAAGGCGGCGAAATGCAATCTGAAGAATTATTCCAAGAAGTTTTAAGACCCGAAAATTTTCAAGCTGTCCAGAAAATAATTAACACAATGACTCCTGATTTGGTAATTGGTCCTGAACTAATGAATTTACTAAATAATGGGCAAGCTGAAACTAGAAGCTTTGTGTATTGGGCTGCCAAAAAAATTCATCCTAAAAACTATCTAGAGATAGGCACTAGAAGAGGGTGGTCATTGGGCATGGTCTGCGCTACGGTACCAGAGTGTGAGATTTACAGTTTTGATATGTGGCAATACGACTATGCCGGTATTGCTAATCCAGGACCAGATTTTGTAGGTAATGAAATGAGGAAATTAGGTTATCAAAAAGAGATTCATTTCATTAGTGGAGATAGTCATAAGACAATACCAGAATTCTTCCAAAAGAACCCGACGATGCAATTTGATTTAATATTGGTAGATGGAGATCACTCCAGAGAAGGCGCTATTGATGATCTTGTAAATGTTATACCGCATCTAAGTCCTGGTGGCATTCTATTATTTGATGATATCGTCCTAGCAGGATTAAAAGAAGTTTTCGATGGTATGAGGAGCATTTTCCCAGATTTAGAATATCATAACTATGAAAAAAATATGCCTGGTGTTGGAATAGCTATCAAATCTAAATGATCCCCGTTTACAAACCATACTTACCTTCCAGCTCTCTTAAGCATGTACACGATGCTATAGATTCAACTTGGCTTTCTTCGCACGGTAAGTATTTAGTGATGGTACAAGAAAAGCTACAAGAATTATTAGGAGTCAAATACGTTTTACCATTAAACAATGGCACAAGCGCCTGTCATTTATTAGCAAAGTGCCTCTCGACTAAACACGGTAAAAATGCCATCATCGTCCCAAACAATGTATATGTGGCTGCCTGGAATGCCTTTTTATTTGACTCTAGCTATGAATTATTTGCTGTAGAGTGCGAACTTGATACTTGGAATTATGATTTAGAAAAGCTGGATCAAACTATCAAAATGTGTCCCAGTGCTGCTGTGTTAGTAGTTCACAACATCGGAAACATTATCAATGTTCCAGAATTAAAAAGAAAATATCCTAACACTTTATTTGTAGAGGATAACTGTGAAGGTTTTTTAGGAACCTATGAAGATCAATACTCCGGCACTGCCAGCTACGCCTCCGCTATTTCCTTCTTTGGAAACAAGAACATAACCAGTGGAGAAGGTGGAGCTTTCGTTACCAACGATGAGGATGCTTATTTTTTTGCGAAATGTTTATATGGGCAAGGGCAATCTGACAAACGATTCGTTCATAAAGAGCTTGGTTATAATTATAGAATGACTAATATACAGGCAGCTATTCTATTTGGTCAATTAGAAATATTACCAGATATTATTGATATGAAAAAAGTTGTTTTTGGTAATTATTGTAATGCTCTAAATAATAGGGAAGATGTGTTCATCCAAAAGCAAGCTCCTAATACTGAGCACTCGAACTGGATGTTTGGTGTCAGAGTTCCTAGCAATGGTAGCTACGATAAAGCAGAAGCATATTTCAAAGCCAATGATATAGAGATACGACCAATGTTTTACCCTATCAGCGCTCACACACATTTGGTCAATAACTGTGTTGTATCGTATGGTGATTGCACCAATGCTGAAACTCTTAATAGAGAGTGTTTCATTTTACCTAGCTATCCAGAGTTGAGCGGTGCGGAACAGAATCATATATTGGACACCCTCAATCACTATATAAAAAGCAAATAACATGAACATTTTAGTTACCGGTGGTGCTGGATTTATTGGAAGCCATGTAGTTGATGCACTAGTTAAACTCGGTCATGAAGTAATTATAATAGACAATCTGTCAACGGGCAATTTTGATAACATACATGGCGGTATTTTCATAAAGAGAAGTATCACTGATTCTCTCGATGATTTATTTGCTAAGTATAACTTTGATTACGTCTTCCACTTAGCAGCTCAAATTAATTTACGACATTCCATTAGGGAACCTCAGCAAGATGCTCTGACTAATATCGTAGGTAGTCTTAATGTCTTAGAAAACTGTGTCAGGCATAAAGTCAAAAGAGTAATCTTTTCTTCTACAGGTGGAGCTATCTATTCGGTTGATGCCGCTCTGCCTTTTACGGAATCATCTGAAGCAAAACCAGAGTCTCCATATGGATTGGCCAAATTAACAATAGAAAAGTACCTAGAGATGTTTCGCAAGATACATGGATTGCAATACACTGTATTGAGGTACAGCAATGTCTATGGGCCGCGCCAAAATGCTAAAGGAGAGGCTGGAGTAATTTCTATCTTCATAAACAATGCTTTGGAGAATAAAAATCTGACTATTTTTGGTGATGGAGAACAAACCAGAGACTTTGTATATATAGATGATGTAGTCTCCGCTAATATGTTGGCGATGGAGTCTGAATTAGATGGCATCTTCAATGTCAGTTCCAATACACAAACGAGCGTAAACCAAGTCGCTGATAAGATACTAAACATGCTTAATAGTACATCACAAGTAATCCATGCTGACGCTGTGCCTGGCGAAATGCTATATACTATGTTAAGTGCAGACAAATTAATTTCAAAGGGATGGAATTCTGGTTGGACAATCGATGCCGGTATACAATCTACCCTCAACTTTTTCAAGAGAGCATAATGTCTAAATTAGAAATAACAATTGTATATTCCAACTTACCTAATTCATATGTTGCATTCGAAGATGAACGCGCTAGAATTACTTATTCCGATAAAAAGATTTTTGGGACTCATAATGTCGGAGTTAATTGGTATTCAATTCCTAATCCAGATCCAGATGATAGTATCCTAATTATAGAACCACGATGTGTTAATGAAAAAGACTATAACTTTGATTATGTATCTAGATATAATAAGATCTTCACTTGGGCTGTCAAAGCATTTGAACATATGTCACTTCACGACAAAGTTGTAGAAGTTAACTATTACAGTGTTAGCTATACTGATCCAGACTATTTACGCAAGAACTGGTTGCCTTGGAAACTAAAATCAAACGAAGTAGTATTTGTTGCTAATAACAAAACATCAAAACATCCTTCAGAATTATATTCGTTGAGAATGGGGTTAGCAGATTATTTGAGTAACTATACTAAGTTCAAAGTTTCTTGGTACGGCAATTCATTTGTACCAAAGCCATACTATCGTGGAAAGCTTGACACGAATAACAAGATAGAGACTTTGAAAAGTGCAAGGTTTTCAATATGTTGCGAAAATTCATACGACCCAATATTCAGCTACAATTTTTTCAGTGAGAAGATGCCAGATGTCTTGCTAGCTGGAACTATTCCTCTTTACATGGGTTGCTACAACATTGATAGTTTTAATATTCCTCCATATCTTGATTTGAGAAGATTCGTACAAAAAGAAGGAAGATATTACAATATCGACTGTCCAGGCTTAGTAAAAGCTATGGAAGAATATGATGATGCAAAGTATGAAGATTTTTTGAACAAGGTCGAAGCAAATTTGAGAGACCCCTACGGGCTTCATTACATTGCTGATGTCAAAAGGGTTTACAATAAAATAATAGAAACCTTTTCTCCGAAGGAAGAAATGCCTGTAGAAGAAAAGATGTTGCCTATTGTAGAAGAAATGCCTATGGCAGAAGAATCTACAGGAGAAGAAATATGCCCACAGCATGTATTACAGGAATAACAGGACAAACCGGTTCTTACCTATGTGACTCTTTAATAGCCAAGGGTTACAAAGTTTATGGCTTGAAGCGCCGTAGTAGTTCAATTAATACTGACCGTATTGATCACGTGTACTCTGATCCTCATGTTGATAGTACTATGCTGGAAATGATCTATGGTGATCTATCTGACTACTCATCGCTGGCAAGCTGGGTAGGCGATATAAAGCCGGATTTGTTTTTCAATATGGGCGCTCAAAGCCACGTGCGTGTTAGCTTTGATATTCCAGAGTACACAATGGATGTAACTGGTACTGGTGTCATAAGAGTGTTGGAGGCTATTCGTAAAAATAGTCCACAAACAAAATTCTTGACAGCCTCTAGCTCGGAAATGTTTGGCTCTATACCACCACCTCAGAGCGAAAACACGCCATTCCATCCTCGCTCTCCTTATGGAGTCGCTAAGGTGGCAGGCTTCTTCGCCACTGTAAACTATCGAGAAGCTTACGGATTACATGCCTGTAATGCTATTTCTTTCAATCACGAATCTCCACGTAGAGGCGAAACCTTCGTGACTCGTAAGATCACAATGGCTGCTACCAGAATCAAACTCGGATTGCAGGACAAACTTTATCTTGGTAATTTAGATGCTAAGCGAGACTGGTCACATGCCGCAGATGTGGCTGAAGCAATGTATAAAATTATTACAGCGCCACAGGCAGATGATTTTGTGGTGGCCAGCGGTGAGATGCATTCAGTCAAAGAGTTTGCTCAGTTGGTCTTCTCTAAGCTTGGCTTGGATTATTCTCAATATGTTGAATTTGATCCCCGTTATTTAAGACCATCAGAAGTAGATGCCCTATGTGGAGACCCAACTAAACTAATAACTAAACTAGGTTGGGAACCAGTTTATAGTTTTGAAGACTTGGTTGATGAAATGATTAAATTTGATTTAGAATTGGCTCGTAAGGAAAAGACAATAAAGGATCATCATAAATGAGGATATTAGTAACTGGAGGAACTGGATTTCTTGGAAAACATGTAGTTCCTAAATTAAAAGGCGATCAACACGAAGTCTGGGCACCATCAAGTAAGGAATTAAACGTGCTAGATTTTTCTAATTTCGAAGATAATGTAGGGCGCTATCGGCCAGATGTCATTTTGCACATGGCTGCCAAGTGCGCGGGTATTCTTGGAAATCGTATCAATCCTGCTGATTTTCTGAGAGACAACACTCAGATGGCCCTCAACGTTTATGAAGCAGCTCGTATTTATGGTGTGCCAAAAGTTTACTCACTAGGTTCAGTGTGCGCATATCCCAAGTTTTGCCCTGCCCCTTTTAAAGAAGATGACATTTGGAACGGGGCCGCTGAAGAGACAAACTTCCCATATGGACAGGCTAAAAGAACCTTAATGATGCTGGGACAAACATATCGTCAGCAATACAATCTTGCAGGCGCTCACCTTATACCAGTAAATATGTATGGCGAATATGATTCTTTTGATCTCACTTACAGCCACGTTATTCCTGCTCTTGTCCGTAAATTTGAAGAGGCAATTCAGACCAATAGCAAAACTGTAAAATGCTGGGGAACTGGTGAAGCCACTAGAGAGTTCCTCTATGCTGGAGATACGGCAGAAGCCATCGCCAAGGCAATAAATAGTGGTCTTGACACCAACCTGCCAATCAACTTAGGCATTGGCGAAGATATTTCTATCAGAGATCTAGCCTATCTTGTTAAAGATTTAACAGAGTATCAAGGCGAAATTGTATTTACTGGAGAAGTCTCCGATGGTCAGCCAAAGAGAATGTTAGACATTACCCGAGCCCGCGAATTGTTGGGCTGGACCGCTAAGACTGATTTGGTAACTGGCTTGCGTAAAACTATTCAATGGTTCAGAGAAAATCAAGCTCAGATCATTGGACAGGACGCTTCTTAATCACAACAACTTCCGGACCTTTGTTCTCGAATTCATTTGTGAATCCGCACTTCTGACATTTTACTTTTCTGTTGACAGAGCGTTCGTTTCCGACGATATCAATTTCACCCAAACATAGCTTGCACTTCAGTAGTTTCATTTTATTATTTTGCCTTTATCCAATTCGTACTGAATATATATCTGTATTCCAGTTATAGTTGCAGCTAAGTTTAGAGCAATCCACCAGTTCCAAATTGCCGTGAACATTGCCCAATACATTAGAAAAAGGACGGCATTACTGCCCCACCAGATCAACTTTCCCTTGTTCATAATTATTCCTCGTGTTCAAAAGAAACGATTGTGAATTTGTCGTCGAGAATTGGTTCTAAGACTGATTTGACATCACCCCATGTCAAGCCGCCTATACCAACACCTGGTCGAGGGACAATTATGTTTCTTAAATCATACTTGTCAGCCATTACCCTTAACTCAAGAGCTGACCGCTTGATCAGATCTAAGCTGGCCCCATCAATCAAGTTGTTGATAGTTGGGAAGCTGAGTATCAAGCACTTGAACTTACGTTCCTTGATCATCTTGAGAGTGATGTCAATATAGTTTCCTTTGACATCGAGCGCTCCAATTACGAATGGAACATTGGTGCCGAAGTTCTTCAAACACTTGCCCAATCTAATCGCTGTAGTGGGCCAGCGCTTGGCACAAACTCCTGCACATCCACCACCCATAGCCGCCTTACCATCTAGAGTATATTGTCCGTTTGTTGTGATGCATATCGCATCAACTTTGTCCTCAAAAATGGTTTCGAACAGGTCGGCTTTTTTCTCTTTCATGTTGGTAGTACCTCAGGTTGGTTGGAGTGATTTATCTTATTTCGAAGTCTGATTTGTAATATGCCTTTTTCGCTTGGACCTGGACGATTTCCTTGGTCTCCCAAATGAGGGCGGTTAGTCGTCCACCAAAGCAACAGCCGGTATCTATGCCATAACAAGTTACACCTGGAGCCGTCTCCTCAATAAGAGGATCTGTGTAAGAGTGAACGTTGTGCCCATACACTACACTCTTTGGCCCTGACCAGAACTCTGTCCAGAACCTAGCGCCAAGTTGTTCCTTGCCTAGCTTGTTGATTTTTTTGAGACTAATGAATTTCCTATCTGAATCAGTGTATCTCAAGTACATGAGATCATCTTTTGACTGCTCAGATAAACGAATGCCGGGTTTTAACCCGGCGTGAACTGCAATGACATCTGCAAACTCAACATAGAGTGGCATGTCGTGAATATAAACAATATCTTGATCGGATAACTTTCCGTAGTAGTCTCTACGATCATAAACATCTACTTTGGTTCCTTGTGATCTGAACCATTTGACGAACTTGTGTTCATGGTTGCCCATAAGGCACTTTACATTCATCTCTCTAGCTTTCTGAACGACCGCCACAGAATCGGGGCCGCGATCTACCAAATCTCCTAATAGGATGAGTTCATCTCCTTGTGGATCATACTTGAGTTTTTCAAGTAGCTCATTGAACTCATCAATACAACCATGAATGTCGCCAATGAATATTGTGCGTAACTTAGTTTCCATCCTTCTTTAATTCTTCTTTCTTTCCGCTTTCAACAGGTTGTGGATCATCGAAGATAAGCTTAGTCCTACCCTCATGACCATGAACATAGATCACATCATCAATGGAGTGGTATACGTTAATACTTCCGTGACCGCCCAACCAGTGGACAACGGCCTCTCCAGTATCAGTAAATAAGCAGCCTTCAGCTACTCTTCCACAACCACTTACTCCAGACGCATCTTCCAATCTTTCGAAATGAAATCTACGTAAACCCATAGTTCTATCCTTCGTTAAATTCCCCTGTATCTGATGTCTAGTTATTCACATAATATAACGCAGATGCCGGGGGAGTCAAGCACCCAAATTAGGACTTTAATTTATTCTTAATGATTTCCTGATCTTTCCAATGATCCGAAGTTTGTACATGGTTTGCACGAACACACTTCATCACACAATTGGAGAAGTCATTATCTTGAAATTGATTGGCTAAACGGACAACCACGCCCTCCCTTATACCACCGCAACAAGAAGCTTCTTTCATAAAAGATTCTGTTAAAATCTTCAATTCAGATTCTGACTTTACAATTCCTTCGAATAAGACTGGAACTGTTGGAACTCCAATATCTTCTGCCCACATTTTAACTTCTGCCCAAGAAAGCCAAATGGTTGGAAGAACTTCGTTTAGTTCTCTAATGTTGAAAAGAAGAAAATATCCCGGCAGCTCATTATAGGCAATCGAATGAAGTGCATAACACCATTCACCAAACATTTGGTAGTTGGCAGGAATCTTATGCTTGAGTGTTGCGTGCAAAGCTTTAAGGCCATCAAAAGATGGATGAGATGGTGCGCCAGAATGAGTACGCGCAAAACATCCTTTAGTCTCTAAAGAAGTATTTGAACCATCTATCTTTTCAGTAATGATGATAGGCTTACCAATTAGATTATCAACGGACGTAGCTATCTTGTCATCCGAGGTCCCACCAGGACTCCAGGGCAAATGGAATGTTCTATTATATTTGGGGGAATCCATGATAGCACCGTTATGAGAATAACAAATATATTTCTAGCTTTTCTAAAGTTATTGTAAATGGTAATGCAAAATCAAATCTTATTACTGGAGCACCTTTTGACATATTGACGCTTGAAACCTTACACTTTTTATTTGTTAGATCCCATTCAATTACGTAATACCAACCTTTACCATCATCAAATTGTTTGCAGATAATTGGCAAGGGATTGATGTTTTCAAATTGAACCTTCCATGTCCCACATTCACTTCTATTAGAACAATCAGTGTATGAATTCTTTCTTGCCTTTCGCATCCACCTTGAACCGCAAGTAGGACATCGAGTTACATCAATTTTCGTCCACTCCATGGAACTTCCTTGGATCACAATGATACAACATACAGAGTTGAAATAAATCACCATCAGTAATATGCAAAGAACCGTGCTCGACTGTCGGATACATCAACATACCTATTCCGGCATCACCTTCAACATGTTCTAGCCCCAATGAATGTCCAAGTTCATGTAACATGACCTGAGTATAAATCTTATCATCTAATCTCTCTGGAATCAAGGCTATGAAAGGTAAGCCACTCATATTACAGTAGCCTAGTGTTTTTTGATTCTTAGATGCATCCAACATAATGACTTCTGGATAATCTGGGCTAACGTTAACTACTACAATAGCATCCGTAACCATTATTTCTCTTTGAGGCAATCTTTTGATGTCAAAGGTTACTTGGCCGTTGGTAACTTTATTCCACTCCATCGTTGCCCTAAAAATATAAAACAATTCATCATCTTCGATGTAGCGCTCTACATATAAAGTTTTGTGAATTGGTAATTTATGTTCAACACTTTTATGTTTAATAAAGGGCGTAACAACTTGTGCAAATCCGACCAGCAATATGACGGTGAAAATGAGAGACCAAAGGAATAGGCGCATCTTGATTCCTATATCAGTTAACTTTTCTATTAGCTAAAGCTTCCTTAACAAGATTATCAAATTTGTCAGGATGTGCCAAAGCTTCTGCAGCATACTTTCTAACGTCTGGACAATACTGTTTGAAAGAGCCGCCATGACCAAGATGCAGATGGCACTCTTTGGTATCCATACATAGCGTAATTAGATTGTTTGGATCTAACTCTAGGGCTGGGTCTAAATGAAAAGGCTTGCAATGATGCACATTTAAGCGCTTCTTACTGCCACAAGCTTCACATGTTGGATGTTCGGCCAGGAAATGTTTCTCTAGAGTTGGCCATTTGGAAGAGCGCTTTTCGCTAACTCCTACATCTCTTAGAGCGTGTCTTATCAGATTGACACCATGCTTGATTGTCTTAATCATAAGACAATGCAATAATAACACCAACTTACATAACTAATAAGAACTGTTTCATCTTTGATTTTCGCACATATTTAGCGAATTTCTTGATTTCAACTCCATTATCAGTTGCTAAAACAGCTTGTTCAATCTTATCTACGTTGGCCTTCTTTATCTTTTCAGCAAAAAGACGCATGTAAGTAAAGGAGTTAGATTTGATAATTAAATCCTCTATCATCTCGATATCGGATGGCGAATGAGTATGCTTAGCTAATTCGAATAGATATCGTGGTTTATTTGATTCAAGGATAATCTGTTTGAATTTATTAACGTCAACGCCCTTTACATGCTTGAGTAACATGTGGGCATACTTGACTTTTTTAGATTTGAGAATGACTGATTCTAAAAGTTTGCGGTCGGCTTGTTTAACGAAGCAGGCAAATTTGGTAATGTATTTAATCTTCTTTGAATCAACGACTACGTTTTGTAATGCTTTGATATCGGCGTTGGGAATATGTTGAGCAAATGCGAAAGCGTACTTAGGATCTTTTTTATCTAGTACTACCTTTTGCATTCGGTAATGTTTATATGAAAATTCGCTTGCAAAGAAGTAAGCCATAGCAGCATCTTTGGCTGCAATTATTTCATCCTGAAGTTTCTCAAGCTCTTCATCGTTACCGAACTTAGGATTTAATTCGGTAATCTTAGTAAGCCATCTAAGAGAGTCTCCACTATAATCACTCTCATACATGTATTTGTTCATACATAGTATATATCGTAATTAATAGCAAAAACAAAAGGGCCGGTTGATTTAATCAACCGGCCCTTTTTCAACTTACTTCAACTGTTTAACAGGAGAAGTTATTGGTATCTTCTTTACCTCTTTTTGAGGGAGCTGCTTGGCAGCAAGTGTCAGGGTTAGTACACCGTTGGTTAGCTCGGCCCTCACATCATCTGAAGTGTAACCTTCAGGGATGTTGAATGCTTTGCTCACTTCATAAGAGGAAGTGGCGGTAGTACGCTTACCTTTGACATGCACTACGTCCTCTTTGACTTCAATAGTGATGTCTTCTTCCTTGATACCAGGAATGTCAATGGAAACAGCTAAAGTGCCGTCTTCATTCTTTTTGTTCTCAATTCCTAGGCCAGCCCAAGGGGCAGTGAATAGGTCATGAGTCATAGCAGTAAAAGAATCCTCGAACAAACGGTCGAAATAATTCTTTACTGACATTCTACTATCCGAACGTTCCCTAACAGGAACTAATGGATTCCAAAGTGATAACATGATTACCTCCATAAAGAAAATAAAAAGGTTAGGACCGTGGAAGGTCACTGGAAGGGTAACGCCAGTTTTAGGTGGCGTCAACCCCTCCAAATTCCCTATATATCAGGGCGAATGAATTTTTGCCAATTCCAGCATCTTATCAAGAAAACTATTGCCCCAAGTACCGTCTTTGCGGTTCTTAGCAATAAAGTCCTTCATATTCGAGACTTTACCCTCGAACATTTGAAAGAATGGGGCTGACCATAAACTCTTGTTTTGGGTAACCAAAATAGCAAAAGTCTTCTTATCACCTGGCGCCATCAAATCAGCCTTAGCCTTGGCCATTTTATAAGCCTCATCATGCTCTTTGATAGTTGCCTGAACACCGACCTTGAGCTTCTGAAGGTTCTTGACAATCTCTTCTGGCAGCATTGGGATGACATCGTCATCTTTTTCTGACAGAATCAATTCGACGCAATTACGTTCAGAAGTTCCTAAAGCGTCACGTACCTTGTTGTAAGCTACGTATGCCGCATTCTTGACCTTGATACGGTTGAACTTAGAGTCTCTAACTACAACACCTTCGTGTTCCATTGGGTTTAATGAAGATACCCAATCCACAAGTTCTTGCACAGACGTGTACGTGTGTGCTTGCACAAATGGAACTACACAGTTTAGATATTGAACTACCTCGTGATAAAAATCTACTTCCTTACAAGTAGCTAAATCACGAGCCGCAAGCAAAGTTACACCATTGTTTGGATAGTGCACCACAATACGATTGTATGGGGTGGTCAATTCGAAACAATAAGTATAGCCTTTATCAAGGCATCCCGTTAGTGCATTGAAGGTCAATTCAGTCGTGTCTTCTACAGCCTTCTCGAACAAAGTTCGAAAAGTATAGATACCGTTGTCCATCAGCAAGTCTGCTTCGGGAACTGAGCGAGTTGCCACACACCATTGATCGGTGAATGGATCCCAATATACGATGCATAGAGTTCCGTCCAACTTTTCTAATACCGCCAGATATGGATCGCTCCAATTAATTTCGGCCGCAGATCCTTGGCCATAGTTGAAGAATCGCTTCATAGGATATGCTAGAACCTTGGTCTTACCAGGCGAAATGCTATAACGATCATATTCCACACCAGGAAATTTAGCATTTTGGTCTTCGAATATTGAACGACCATCTTCACGAGACAAGACTAGCCCACGGCATTCTTGGGCCAAAGGATCACTTTCCTTTGCTTCAATTTGATCATAATTCAAAGAGAACTTACGATCTGATTTAGAGAAAGATGGATAAACACCATGATCCCTAATCAATTCATTGAAGTTATGAGTTTCCAAATACTGTTGAACTAGTAACATAATTTCACTTAAATCTCATATTAGAAGAAGGCATTACAATGTGATTTTTCCTGGCAGCCTCAGCATTAGCCTGTCCTTGATCAAAAGCCGCCTGTATCTCTTCCTGTGTCGGTGTTGGGCATCGAGCTAACTCTTCCTTGGTCAAGGCCACCAGCTGCCACTTGTCACCATACTTCTCTTGCAAGTAGGCATAGAACTGTTTATCAGTCAAATGACTAAATGCTTTCTTGGCATCTTCTCTGGCTAAAAGAAAATTGGAGAAATGATCGCCCACCATTTTAGCCATGTTAGCTTGTAACGTTAGAACGTCACCATGATTCATGTCTTCAACTTCTTTGGAAGCCAAGACATTACTCAATGCGTTTTTAAACTCTTGCACAACTTTTTGACCCTCTTCACTAAGAAAGCCATTTCCTTTGAACCAATTAGTCATTGTGAACCTTTGTAAATAAAAGAACTAGAAAACATATAACAGTTGGGACTACTGCTGCCCACGTAAAAGAGATGGGGTTATCGACACCGATAGTAATTCCAACTTTAGTGGCCCCTTCGAGATGCATTCGACAGAACACATAAATCCCAAACCAGCCGCCAAAAAACAGAATGATCTTGAAAAGCCATCCATCAATGAACAGCTTCCACAAAAGATAAATGAAAGCCAATAGCACTATTCCGAAAATGATATACATTAGAATATCTCCGAAGAAAGTAAATTTGGTATAGGTTGTCTGTCTCTAAGATGAGAGCCAGAATTAATAATGTTCTCTACGAACTCATAACGAACATATTTGTATCGTCCGATGACCTTTTGATCATCTTCATGCTTGATATACAACCCTTCCATTAAATCCGATTGATCAGTTTGTTTAAGAACTTCCTCTAGATTTAAGTTGAATCTCTCGCAAGATTTCCAAAGACGCTCTCGCCAATGCAACGATTGATACATGGGACGAGTAACTAATCTTGTTACATCAACTAGGCGAGTTGGTTTGAAAGCTTTTTCGATAGGCACTGAAAACATAAATGGACGACATTTAGTCAGCAATTGATTTCTTGCCTTAGTAGAAAGCCATACATTTTCTTTACTATCGTAGATGTCCGATTCCAAAAAATAATGTGGAAGGCTATCGTAAAAGATAGTATGTTTTTGATGCATCCATTCGCCAAATAGAGCGTATCTAGTTTCTAGAGTATCAAACAATTGATTGGTGTAATTTGCGGCCCATCGATGCAGTTGGTAGAACTCTTTTGAATTGGCAGGGCTACCTCTATGCCAAATCTGTAGATTCCAGTCTTTGTCAAAAAACAGGCTGACACCAGTGCCATCTACCTTTTCTTCTACCACTAGAAATTGACCAGCTAATTTATTAAATTCTACCGCCTCGGGATCGGTCTTCCCCTTGGGAAGCCTGGAGCCCTCAATGTGTAGCGTTCGTGGTAGCTTGATCATACACCTATCTTAATTCCGATAAATAGGAGGTCAAGGGCTTATTTTCTAAAATTATTTTTTCAGATTAGACAGCTTATCTTCTAACTCTTTTATCTGCTGCTCTTTCTCCCACTTTTCATAAGCAGCTAATTTCTCTTGAAACTCAGCATATTCTTTATCGAAAGCTTCTTTATCTCGTTTGTAAAGCTCAGGACGGGCGGGGAGATGTTTGTGATAGTGGAAAGATAGTTTAGTACCCTCAACAGCCATATCACTACAGTCTATGTACATAGATATCTTAACATCAGATGGCTGAACACCTTCTGGAAGATTATCTATCAACATTTGAAGATTGATGTCCTCAAGTTTTAACTTCCTAATAGAATTCTTCTCCTCGGTATCTTTATTGTGTATCCAAGTGTCTTCTTCATCATTTTCGTCTAATTCTTCATCCTCATCCTCGTACTCGAATTCATCATCACGAGGAGTCTTTTCGTAGTATGAATAGATTACCGCAGAAATATCTTTTTCTTCGTAATCCCACTCATGGACTGGAAATCTATTCATATAAGGTCTTTTCATTGTTCGCCCTTTGGTAGCATGGAATCGATGATGGCTACTATATCCAATTTTCTGAGAGCCTCGTATGCATCATCAAGCCTACTGTCAGGAAACTCCACCAAAGCTTCTGGTTTAGGCGCGTATTCCTTGATCAACTTGATGTAGCTTAGCCCTTTCAAATCCTCTTTGAACTGTTTGAAGGCAGCATCGGATTTTTCCCCGTATGTTACTTTAAGATAGATGAGACGCCTCATTGCCTCTCCGCAGTAAAAGTTTCAGTTAACTCTTCGATGAGCTTACCATCTTCATTAGAAACTTTCCAAACTTCGTAGACCACTTCGTTGTATTCACGCCTCCAGCTACATTTGGAAACATAAACATAGTCACCAGGCGTAAGATGCGCATTCTTAACGCCTGGTGCTGGTTTCTCATATGCAATCTCATAGGTCGGAAGATAAGTATTGTCTACGGTAATCTTTCTGACTACTACGTAAAAACTCATCTCAGAAATTGCCATAAGCGACTTGGAAGCAAGTTAAGCCCTTGCCCCTCCAAAACTCGACCACTTGATCGCGGTCATCTAAGACAAGCAACACATTATACTTACCTTCAATGTGTTCCTTATAGATTTCTTCTTTGATGATGGCATCCTTACGGAAGTCATCAGTCTTACGCATATGAAGCTGATATGGAATAGGTCTATTAACCATATCTCCTTCTGGCCCAAAAGTAGTGTCAGTTTTCACAACGTATTTGGGGTGTGTCACCCACTTCTCAATGAATCTAACAGTTTCTGGTCGGTATTTGTCTTCCCTGCCCGAACAGAAGATGATCTTGCGACCAGCTGCGTAGTGGGCAAGAATGGTTTCGATAACAGGAACGTTTGGGAAGTCCTTGATATCACAGTCGGAAGCATCGTAGGGGCTTCTGCCATGAATCAGGGCTAATGTACCGTCCAAGTCGCACAAAACTGCTTCTGGTGCACCTGGAACGTTAGCAGGAGCCTCTGCCAACGATTGTAGGTTGCCTTTGTGCTCTTGGAAGATTTCAACACGTGGATGATAATGCCTAAACTGCTTACCACCAGAATCCTTCCACCACTTCTTGACAACGTCATCAGGTACACGAGCCGCACCTTCACGCTTGGAGTTACGCTCTAGAGCATCTTCCAATTCGATATAGAAAGCCTTCTCAAAGACTTGAACGTCTGTGTTGACAGACTTGGCAATCTTACACACATCATCGAAGTGACGACGGTTGAGGTTCAAGTTGTCAATGATGACGTTCTTGCCTCGCTTAAGGGCGTCTCGGATTAGGTAGTTGCGGGCATCCGTAATCATCTTCTCATAATCGGCAGACCAAACGGAGCCGTTCATCATTGCTCGTAAATCATCGTTGTTGATTCGAACATAGTTGGATGGATCCTTGGCAACCACCTGCTTGGCATACGTGGATTTACCTGAACCGGGAATACCGACTAACATCTCTACCTTAATCATAACATTACCTCATTAAAACTTTTATAAAAACGCCTTGTTTCTAATTGCCTTTTCCACTTCATCTAAAGTTTGGAATTTGGTATTAACAACTTTGAATCCTTTTTTGTCAAACGATAGGTCGTCGTTAATTTCAATGCGCAATTTGTCGAATCTTTTCTTTACTTCAATGTAGTCAAAGATCATGCTCATCTTGGCTCGACAAACTGCAACGTCTAAAATCTCTCCCTGCCTATTTGAGACAACTTGATGAATGGCATATACCGCATCAGCTATATCTTCGCCCTCATGCTCATCGAACTTCATAAGTAATTCATATTCCTTCATGGCTTCTTACCCTTTAGAAAATCTTCATAAGTTATGTAGTCGCCCACCGGCCCCACACCCGTTCCAATAAATGTGCCACGAGAGCGCATCACTTTGCTGACATTCCTACGTTCCTTTCGGCTAGTAAAGGGAACGTACTCAATGATTCGACAACCACTGCCGTCACAGTTAAAACAAATTACACCAGTACCCTCTGGCTCCGCAAAGCCACAATAAATACCGGTGCCACCACAAGAGCCACACTCTGTCTTAATTGATTCTTTCATTTAAAGAACTCCGCTTGATCAACATACTGGAAGCCGCAGCGAGTAGCAAACGTCTTGTCAGTTGTCATGTCGCCAACCATAATACACTGTTTGCGATCTAGTTTGTGTTTCAGTATGAATTCAACGCCAATTCCATTCATCGGTTTGCGACAATAGCAACTGATGGGCGCTGATTGATGAGAGCAGAAGCGGTACTCTATATCAATGCCTAATTGTTTATTGGTGTACTCAAACAATTCAGTAACAACTTGCTCACTAACCTCGCCTTTGGCAATGCCGCTTTGATTGGAGGCGCCCAACAAGATATATCCTTTGTCTTTATACGACTTGAGAACTTCTGTACGATTCGGTTTAATCTCAATCTGATCCTTATTGACAGGATACTTATCGTTACCATTGATACATTCTCTGAGAGTGCCGTCATAATCTACAATGAGAGCCTTATTAGTGAAGTTAGGATTGTCCTGACGAACAAACTTTTCAGTCGTTACGAACTTGAATCCCTCTTCCGTTGTTGGCTTTTGAAAATCCTTCTTATACTTGAATAGAACCAATGGCGGGAAAATATTGGTGTGTTTGGCCTTTTTAATCTCTTCAGGAGTTGGAAACTTACCAATTAAGCCAATAGCTCGCTGAACAACATTGAACTGAGCGTCTTCGATACTGGTATCCATAAGAATACAAGCAATCTCAGCTTTGTGTTTGGCTGCCATCTCGATAAATGGTTTACGAACTTCAACGGTAGGAAACAGATTGTCTAGAACTACATCTTTGCGATCTTGGAGCAGTGCTTCCATCTTTGGCAAAAGGTCGGCAATAGTGCCACCTTCTGTATCACGATTAAGCGAGATGGCCCCGTGCTTAACTATCGTTTTGGTTAAAGTGCTTTTCCCACTAGCAGGATAGCCCATCACCATGGTTACTCTTGGCATTCTTTTTTCCACTTTGCAAGTTTCCTTTCGTACTTCTTCATCTCTTTATCATAATTAGGATTAGTAACTATCTCATCCCAAGATAATTCTAGATATGTAATGCAATCATCATATTGCCAATCTTCTATTAGTTCCAGCGTAACGTCTTTAGCGCCAGCCGGAATAGTTTCCTTAGCCCAATCTAGAAAACCATCCCAAGAAACTTTCTTACTAACCCAATCAAAGTTGTAAGTCGCAGTTTGTCTTTGAGTTATCTTCTTTTGTGGTTTTTCCGGCTTAGCTAGAATCATCATAGTTTGGACATTTCTTTTTCTACTTCAACCTCAGCTGCTTCCAGTTCCGCATTGGATGCCTCCAATTGGACTCGTGTTGCTTGAAGGTCAGCAACACGAGCTTTGTTTTTAGCAATCTGTAAAGCAGCATGCTTTTCGATATGAGAGAATGTTACTTCATTTGTTTTGGTGAATGGCCAAACAAATGTCCAATAGAAGAGCCAAAGGAAAGAGGCTGCAACTCTAGTAAATTCATTCTCATCTATTGGATTTCCCCAGCCATCATGTCCCATTTGTTTGGGCCATCGATGTTTCCCATAACCATGGGTTGCTCCTGCCCCTACTATATAGACGATAATGCTAAACAATATGGTCAGGAAGATAATCATGGCTTGGGGCTAACGTTGAGGTCACGAGCTGTCTTGACAGTCATCAAATCAACTAGTGACTGATTAACGCCACCACTGCTATTACCACCGCTCATGAGGATATCAGGAGTTTGACGCTGGCTGCCATAAGCTGCTGCCCATGCCTTCTGAACGTCCACATATGCTGCCAATCTATCTTGCAAGTTGTTGTTAGCCTGAACTTGTAGTTTCTTAGCATCTGCTTCAGCCTTGGCTTCCGTAATGGTCTGTTGAGCAGCTAGCTTGGCTGTATCCAAACTGAGTTGAGCAACTTCTTTGTCCTTCTCAGCCTTAGTCACAGCAACTGCCTTCTCTTGCTCAGCAGCGGTCACAGCTGTAGCCTTTTGAACTTCCTGGTCCCACTTGGCCTTAGCCGCAGCAGCCTTACCTTGTTGTTCCACAGTCAGAGTGTCTTGTTCAGCCTTCTTGGCGTTCACGATAGCCTGTTGGACTGCCATGGTAGCCTGTTGCTGTTGCTGAATCTGTTTCTCTACTTCAGGATCGTACTCAATACCATTGATGGTAATGTTCGATGCATTCATACCAAAACGTTGAATTGGGCTTTCCTCTTCACGCTCGATACCGTTGGGTGCTCCAACCTTCTGCTTGGGCTTGACGGTCTCAATCACCTTCTCTTGTCCAGTAATAGGATCAATAGTCTTGGCTTGATCATGCTCTGTGCGATAGACACCATAAACGATTTGGTCAGTGATGTAATTGATGAGATCGGCTCGCTTCTCAGCATAAGACTCACGAGAACTCATCAGAGGACCGCTCATAAAGACGCTCTTGTTGACCACTTGGCGAACCAATTCATGGTCGATAGCTTCCATGGAATGATAAGTTTGATGCAGAGCAATCATCTTGTTAGGATCAACTGGAAGGGTGTAACGCAACGAACCGCTGATGTTACCGTGACCACCATCGTTAAACCTCACCTTGATGGAGTCATCGGTCTTCTTGCCCTCGTCTTCCTTGGCACTAAACCAAAGCTGAGCACTTCTCTTGTAACGAGTGACGGTACCAAAGTTCTGCCAGTGAACACCAGATGTGTCCCACACATGCAGCTGGCCACCCACTAAGTCCTGCTTAATGACAATTTCATCGGCACCGACTGTAGTAACCATGTTGGCAATAAGGATAACGCCAACTATTAACACAACCAATCCAAGACCAATCTTGATAATCAAGGCGGTCAGGGAATTTTCTTCTGTCTTACTCATTTATGTTTCTCCTGTTGGATTTGCTCTTCATCTTGGAGAGCCTCTTCATACAAATCTTCGTAAAGCTTATCGGCTTCTTTGTTTACCTTAGCGGCTTCCAAATCTATACGAGCCCGCTCAAGTCTTTCCTTAGCTTCCGCTAAAGCGTCTCTCTTGCGAGGTATAACTAGTTTTGCGAACTTGAAAGCTGGAATTCCAATAAGGAAAATTCCGCTAGCCAACAATACCAATAGCATTAAATCTTCAAACCACATGATTGTCCTCTGTAACAAGTTCCCAATCGGTTGCTATCAAATCATCTAGTGATAATTTGATAAACTGGATGTTATCCAAGCTGAGATATTTGATTTGTTCCCAACCTTTGATTTGGTTCCAGCCTTGGCGACGAACTTTAATACCCTCTTTTAGATAGAGGGATGCGATATAAATATTCATTTGATCAAAAAGCTAAAGGCCAGCAAACGCCGGCCCTTTTTCAATATTAAATTGTTAAAACGTAACTTAGCCAGTAATCTTAGTCAAGAAGAAGTTATTCATCTCAGCTAAGCTTGTTAAGCCAACCTTGGAGCCCAATGAACTTCCTCCATTGAACAACATTAGTGTTGGTACTCCTCTTACGCCTAATTTGGCGGTAATCACTGGAGCATCATCAATATCCACTTTAACGACTTTCACACGTTCACCATTTTCAATGGCGAACTTTTCTAATAGTGGCATTTGTCTTTGACAAGGTCCACACCAAGTTGCGCTAAAATCTACCAAAACTGGTACTTTGGAATTGAGAACTTCGGCTTCAAAATTATTATCATCTACATGTACTACTTCACTCATCATGCCTCGCTTTAGAGCTTAAATCCTATAAATAGGATGTCAAGGGTGCGTCATCACTTCTTGAATGTAACGTTCTCACTCAACTTAGTAAAGTGATCAAAAAATGGCTGACAAGTGTATAGCTTGTGCGCCCTGATCATGTCAAAATCAAAAGAGTTATGTAACCCCATGACCTGAACTTCAGCTTCTACTTTGTATTGGTTGAAAAAGTTACATAAGTGCTCTAGATATACAAATCTATTCTTAGATTTCACAGAAAAGACTTTCTGTTTTGCATAATAACAAGCAGATACTACGAAGACAACTTTCTCAGTAGGTGCTAAGCTACTGAAATCGAGAGACATTTCGCCACGTTCAATTAGTGAATGAACGAAAGGCTCAAACTTACGAAAATACTCATACCAAATTTTGAACCTTAGGGCCGCTTCAAATCCGACATAACCGGAGATGATTTGGGTGACCGAATCTATATCGCCTATTTTGAGTTCCTTGGCCTTCAACAAAGCTTGTGATGCCCATGTCCAACTTCTAGGTGATGGCGAAGCGTAAACAGATTCTTCTACTTTTCCACAAGCAAAATCTGGATCGCTGCGCAAAAAACCGAGAATAAGATCATGCACGTTATGTGCCTTGGCCCAATCCACCCACTTTTCAAAATTGAATGTCAAAATGTACTTAGCGCCTCGATCTAACAAGGCTGAACTAAGCTCATTGGAGTAAGCGCCTTCATTCATCAAGTTGCCGGTTAAAATACAGGCAGCAGCATTGATGGGTATACCATTGATCTTCTTGAACAATAGAATCTCTAATAGGGGAGCGGTTACTTCTGCTTGAACTTTATCCACTTCATCAAACAGAATAATACTGTCTGGTTTAGAATCAGGTAGAAGCTTTGGTAAGAAGTGGGGCGATTTATAATTAATGATATCGCTTTCCGTATTCATATCTGGATAGCCAGCCAAATCAGGCCTTTCAATTACACTTAGATTAATATAATTGATTTTATATCCACATTCTTTGGCCGCTTGAATAGCAATGTCTGTCTTACCTACACCTCGTCTTCCAAACAAAAAAACATTCTGTTGTGATTGGATAAAAAACTTGGTAAGATTAAGAGCTTGTTCTTGATCTATTTCTGTGAGATTCAGAGCATTCGACATGTTTCCCTTGAGATATCATGTAACTATATAACATGCCATCTCATAGGAAAGGAGCAAGATGCTTTACCTCTGGGTAATTCTTGTATAGTAAGAAAAATTTATCAATTAGACGATGACTCTTGGATTTAACAATACTCTGTAACAACTCTTTTTTGTTCTTATTAACGCCTAATAGAAGAAGATATTCCCATAAATTCTCAGACTCAGCCCTATGGTATAAATAGTCTAGAGTATGTGGAATGTTTTCTGCATTATGATATAAGACCTCATTCAAGAATGTACAATTGTACAATTGAGTAATTGGAAGCATGCATCTTTGTAAAGCCAATGCTAAAACGTCCTGATCTTTGTTCGTTTTGAATTGATTGGAGACAAAGACTTTAAACTCTGCAACCAGGGCGTTTTGTAAATCATAAACTTGGGAACTATGTTTTTCCACAGCCCTAACTAGAACCATGTAGCGATCGGGCACTTCTAGCTTACCCATAACTACACTGTTAAGTAACCTGCGAGCTTTACCGCCAGGGCCCTTCGATTCCATTATTAGAAGTATTAGAGAATACTTGTCGATACCAATATTGGGAGAAATCAAGTCGATAATTTGCATCATCTCTTCAAACCGAGATTGAGGCGTTCTGCCCAAATTCTCAATCAGGGCGTCAAGAACATTTCTTTCTTTACGGAATTCATTACGGTATAAATAATAGAAATGATCAAAGCACTCTCTATTTATGGTCATGAAGACCACTAACCGCTCATTGACCAACTTACTAAGATGACTAGTCTTCTCTGATTTTTCTAGATTACGAATCAAATTCAACAGATACTGAGAGTGGAAATTTTCTTTCAGACGTTGATTAATATATGTTTCAAACATATATTCAAATACTTTATTTAACTCCACAAGCTTGGTAAAATTTGCCAGGCTTTCGGGAGACGCTTCATTTATCTCGAAGTGCAATAAGTAATCGTAAAAATCTTGTGATAACATAGCTTAATTGAACATTGGTTTTTGTTCTTTAATCTCGTCTACATACTCAGGAATCCAGAAGACTGTATCGAAAATTTGGACAGCCACTTCCGCTTGTTCGTTACCCTCTTGTTCAGCTTGCTTTTTGAAAGTTGCTATCTCAAGATTTGCTGCTTCTGGAGACATTGCTAATGACACTAGGTGCCACTTGTTTTTGGGCCTGCTTCGTAGGTAGATTCCATGAATCATGTTAATTCCTTTATCAAACTGAGAAAGAATGACCGCATCCACATTTTGACTTCTCATTCGGATTAATGAACTTGAAGCCCTGATGTATTAAGGTCTTTTCCCAATCTAAAGTACAACCATTAAGGTAAACCAAGCTCTTAATATCTACTACGACACTGATGTCATGCATTTGAAAGAGTTTGTCTTTCTCTCTTGGAGCAGAATCTTCAAATTGAATAACGTAAGAATAGCCAGAACAGCCGGCACCCTTAACACCCAATCTAAGATGGGCATTTGGAGTCCCTCGCTTTTCCAGCTGAAGCTTAACCTGTTTGGCCGCTTCCGGCGAAACAGTAATCTGGTAATTCTTGTTTGCTTCCATTAAGTTAATGCCTGAAAATTACTCGATACCCCTAAATTGCTTTAAGGTATGAATAAAGACATTAGCAATGTTTTTCGCATCATCAACCCCTCGGTGATGAGTGCCTTCTAGTTTCATTCCAAGATAATCCAGGGCGGTATCAAGGCCCGGTTCTCTGTCCAGCCCATGGAGCATGGTGAAAGAATTTTTAAGATTCATATGGCGCGGTCCAAAGGGGTACTTGACCTCATAGTCACGACAGTTCCTCTCAAACATCTTGCGATCGTAGTCTCCCCAACTAACGAAAGTGCTATCATCTGATTGATAATCCTTCTTCAGAATTCTCATAGCTTCACTGAATAAAACTCCCTTATTAACCATTTCTTGGGTTAAGGTAGTCAATTTGGTGCAAAACTTGCTAACTTTTGATCTTTGGGGGCGAACCATAATCGAATCATTTTTGATAATCTTGAGATCGTTGATATTAACAACGGCAATACCAATTTCGATAATCTCAGAGATTTCATCTTTACCTTGTATTTCGGGTAGCTCCCAACAGGTGCTTTCTACATCAATTACAAGTACATTGGGGTTTAATGGTCTTGGCATATTACTTCCTTTTAGTTTTAGTCTTTTTATCAGCTGACTCATCCAGCACGCCAATCTCTTCTGCCTCAGGTTGCTGAGGTAAATCGGCAATGCGCTTCTTCAACGTATCTTCATTGCTGGCAATGTATTTGTCAGCATGTAAATACTCAATACGCTCGACCAATTTGTTAACCATATTGTTGGATATGAATTGGGCATTGTCTGTCACGAATTTCTCAATCTCCTTGGCATCATCCGATACTAATTTGACTTGAGCAATCTTATCCATGCTACTGTACTTCTCTTTACTCTCTTTCCATTGAGAGCGTTTGGCGGCAATCAGGTCTGACAAGAAGACCTGATACACCACCACTACGGCAACCACAATCAATGCAAATTCAAATAAAGATGCAAACAAATAGGCAAACATCAAGAGCCTCCAAATAGTTTACGGACGTTGTACCACGAGTATTTCGACAAGGCCATTTGCACCAATCGAATACAAAGTTGATCCAGCTTTTCTTTGTCGGGCGTCTTAGGCAAAGCTGTAGAAGTGTTATACAACTCGGCAAGGGCTTTGTCCTCACGATCAGCGAATTCAATCAACTGATCATAAGTCCAAGCTCCGTTACGAATAGCCAACAGTTCTTCTCGGTCAGGTCTTTTCACTTGAACAACACCTGTGGTCAAGATCTCTCGACACATACGAATGAGTCGGACCAAGTGATAGGCATGTTTAGTATCGTAACCAAACTTCTCTTCCAAGGCGGAACGAGTTGGGTTACGAGTCTTTTTCCAGTTCTGATACTGATCCCACTCACGTTTAGCGCTGGTGTACTGGCGCTCGCGCTGCATGATTTCAATAAAGTTATCAGTCAGGCCAATCTTGCGAGCCGCAGCTTCCCAATGCTGATCGGCAGTGATTTTGAGTTCCGCCAGCATTTCAGAAACAGTAGTACGAATCCCAATCTTTTGAGACTCTTCCAAACCTTCCATGAAATCGAACTGGAATCGATCCAATTCCTTTTGCACTTCAGCTGTGGCAGCCATCAGCTGATCGTTTGGAATCAAAGTCTGTTCTGGCAATCCCAAGCTAGCTCTTGTAGGAGGGGCGCTAGGTGGATTCATAATCCAGCGCTTGTGAGTCTTGATTCTCTTCAATTGAGCCACGGAGTAACCCAAGAAGGTATGCTTGATTTTCTTAGACAAGAATTCGTTCTTGTGTTCCAAGATGACTTCACCGATTGGGTCCACAATGAAGTGGTCCGAAGGATCAGTATGCAACACTTCGATGATGTTCGGGTTGCAATCGGCAGCCAGATTGAAGAATTTACGAATGTCATAGATAACAGCATCTGGATCTGGAGCTTTCAATTCAGCTTGCTCAAAACGATGCATGGTTCCTAGGAAATACTTTCTAGGAGGAATAGCAATGCCTTTGAAGTCTTCATCTGAGGTGGCTGTGTTGGTACCATAAGCATGAGAACCATGTCGAACCAACAAGACAGTTCCTTCCTGTATCCACCCAAGATGTGGGCTTCTCTTCTCAATCAAATCTAATACAGGATGCTTGCTCATTTACTTTTCCATTCTTTATGACCACAGGTAGGACACGTTTCCACTGCCGCTCTTTCGCCATCTCTGAACCTAGCAAGAGTGATATTGTAATCCTCATTATCAGATTCATTTTTCCAAGGCCACTCAATGTAGCCCAACATGGTTATCTTAAGACCATACTTATCAGCATTATTGATATGCCAGAATCCATTGATAACTTCACCGTCCAGTGTTACCAATAGTAGATGATCAGGATTATCGTTAACTTGGAAGACTTCACAAATCATGATTACACACTAAAACTTGAACCACAACCACAACTGCCAGTAGCATTAGGGTTGATGAATTTGAATCCCCTACCGTATGTGTCATCAACGAAATCAACGGTTACGCCTTCCAGATATTGGACGGATAATGGATCCACAACCACTTTGATGCCATCGGTTTCAATGACTTCATCGGCTTCATTGATTAGATCGTCAAAATACATATCGTAAGTGAAGCCAGCACAACCCCCACCCTTCACTTTGAGTCTAACTATGTAATAGCCAATGCCTTCATCATCTGAAATGCTCTTGACAGCCTTAATGGCCTTTTCAGTTATCGTTATCATTCAGATCCTCTTGATCAACTGCCTGTGCAACATAAGGATACTCATCGTAATCCTCAGAGATAGGACATGGAGAATTGCTCCAAGTTTCCAATTCTGCCAAGGCAGCAACTAGCCCATCTTGTAGATCTATATCCGTTTGTTTTAATAGTAGATCGTCTTGTATTAGACTGATTACCTTGAGCTGAAGCTCGTAACTTAATTCGTTCCACATCACGGCAACATATTCCCACAAATTACCGCGTCAAGCGGTGTGATTTTTTAAGTTTCGCCCAGCCCTCTGACTCAGCGATTTTCTTGATGAGTTTCTTGGTTCTCTTACTCGGCTCCTTGGTCAAGAAACCAATTCCACGAGATTTGGAATAGTCAACCGACGATTTGAATTGGTTGTATGTCAAATCCAAAATGAAGCCAGATTTGTGTTTGAGAAACCAGTGTGGCTCTCCTAGATGTCTGATGAATTGTGGAGTCCAGCCTTCTTCCTTACCACCTAGTAAGTGATAAGAGGCTTCGCTTGCAACATAGCAGTGTCCGAAAGAGTCGGGAACATCAAACTTCTTCTTCAGTCGTCGATATTTTGAAGTTAATAAATCATCGGATAGATTATCGAGAATCAATCCCCTAAAGTCTGACCAATCCATTATTTCACCAAATGTTGTAGAACTGGAATGATATGAGATAAGATTATCCAAGCTACTGGTAGCAAGAACACAATATGAATAATCTGATCGATGGCAATCATTAGAATCTTGCCCATTGTACCTTGAACCCACTCTGCAAATCCAGCCTTAGCATCAGGCGGCATGATGGTCACATAACCGTCCAATTCTGTTTTCTTACGAGGCTCAGTCATCTCAGGCGGCTTGCGAATGTATTTAGCCCATAGGAAAACTGGAATGTAAGTGTCTTCACAAAAGTGAGACCAGAATAGGATATTGGTAGCAATCAACCACTCAACCAATGATAAATGACAAACTGCCAAGAGCGGAATGAAACCAGCTGTATAGATAAGGCAGTGTTTAGCTCTAATCTTGGGATTGTTGTGTTTAACCATAGCTTCAGCATGACTCTGGAAAATCCAATCCACAAAGAAGTGGATGGTTGCTAAAACCATCATCAAACCGCCCAATAGAGCGATTTCAAGAATCAGTAACATTTACTTACTCCAATACTTAATCTTTTTTGCTTAGATTGTAAAACAAACTAACAGACAAAAGAACGCTAATTATAATGAACATAACGAAAGTCATTTTATTTTTGATAGACAGGAGGCCAATTTATTGATTTCTTTTCGAATAAACTTGAAGTCCTTGTAGGTCTGATTAGATAACATCCTAGCCATATCTGGATCGTTGGCTTCCAGTTTAAACAATGGCATCAAGTCTCCACCATGAGAAGTCTCAATTCCAATCCACCAATAATTCTTGGCATACTCTTTAAACTTGGCTGGGAGGCGACCTGCACCACTCAATCCTCCATAAACAGAGAAGAAAACTTCTACAGCCTCAGATATTTTGAGCAACTCATCAACACCCTTGCCATAGAAAGGATGTTTGTCATCAACACCAACAAACCCTTTCCAAATACCCATACCCATGTCTCGGACGGCTATGCAAGGTAACTTCTTTTCCCAATAACAGAAATCAGGCTCTCTCAACCACTTACCTGGTGGAAAATTCTCCTTATCGTAAAACTCTAAGAAGATTACCTTACTCATAATTAAGGATTGAAGACTTCTACTTGAGAAGGTTGAAGCTGTCTAATATTTTCTCGGAGAGAATTTAGAAGCGCCTCTAATCTAGAAGCTTGATCAGGAAGGATAGTTTCTAATGCAACTGTTGCAGTAGATATGTCTTGGATGGCTGAATCAAAGAACTTCTTCATATTTAGAATGGTTTCACCATCTAAACTGTATCTTTGAGTTGCCTCATCATAAACTTCGTTCATCTTTGGGGCCAGTATTTGCCTATAAAGACTAACGACGTTTTGAGCGGCAACAGCGTTTGCACCTACTAGCTGCTTCTTGTATGTTGGATTTTCCAAATATGAAACCAAACGATACAAGGCGTTTAATGCATATTTTATCTTTGACTCGGGATCTGGACCTACTTGTTGACCTAAAGACAACAAACGGTACTTTCTCTCGAATTTATTAGCTAATTTGGATAAACTATAGGCGCTCATGACAAAGATGCCGCGCTAGTAGTCGGTCTATTATAAGACCAAAAATTAGGGTGTCAAGGCTCTATTTATAGGGTTAGCTAGAGCGCAAATCAAATGCTCTGCCAAAAGGTGGGTTGAAAGCGCTACCACTGGTAATTAGCCAGATAACATCAACACCTGGATGCTTCATCTCTGCCACATCACTGTCCAACAGGAAGCCATCTGTAACTACGATGAGGAAGTCACATTTTCCAATATGCTGCTCATAATCTGTAAAGAACTCAGCGTACTTAGTTCCACCACGTCCAACTACCTTAACCTTGGTAATTTCGTCAGCAACTGCCTTCTTGATCTTAGTTGCATTCTCCCAATAGATAGTCGCATCTGCTGGAACAATAGTGCCCTCAGAGCGCTCGTCTAGAGCGCAGAGTTGTGACAAACCAAATGCCATATCATCTTTGCTCATAGAACCAGATGTATCTAGCAAGCAACCAAAGTGAGCGTAGAAGCTCTTTCTCTTGGGCACCAAAAGTCCGGTGAACATTGGACGAGTACGGAAACGAGTCCAATCGTTGCGCCCATTGCCAGCACGTGCCTTGAGCAATCTGGTACGGATGATATCCTGCCAGGTCACTTTAGGAGCAGTTAACTTACCAAGTTCATCTTCCAAAGCTGCTGGAACGTGACCGGCCATCTTCTTGGCAGCTTCCATAGCGTCGGAAATTCTCTTAGCTAGTTTCTCTTCAGACTCCTCAGAGTCCATATGATCATCTACAGTGCCACCAAGTCCAAAGATGTCGGTACCATCACCGCATTCATCACATGGTCCATCGCCATTACAGCTTTGTCCTTGGCCATTTGGATCTCCTTGACCTTGACCCTGTCCTTGTCCCTGACCTTGGCCTTGCCCAGGGCAGTTACAATCACATGGCTGATCACCACCATGATTATGTTGATCGTTTTGACCTTGACCTTGACCTTGACCTTGACCTTGACCTTGACCTTGCTGTTCTTGATTGCCTTGGTCACCCTGACCCTGCTGATCCTTCTTGCCATTTTTCTGAGGTTGTTGGCCCTGTTGCTTTTGCTTCTTAGGGTAAACACCTACACGACCACACTTTGGGCACTTAGGGAGAAGGCTATACAGAAGATCGTAAATCTTCTCTGGTCTCTTCATATCCTCTTCGATATCTGGATCAGCATAGTAGAACTTGGCGCCCTTCTCGCGTCTCTCCAACTCCTTACGCTCTTGAGCAGTTAGCTCACGATCTTCGTTAGGGGCAGGCAATTCACACGAAGGCTTGTCTGGATCATCCATGCCAAACTTGATATCTTCGAAGCCAGGAATCTTAGCATAAGGATTCTTGATGAATTCACAGAAGGTACTTAGTGGCATGAAGCGTCCAAGGTTTTTAGTGAACTCAACAGATGCATCCATCTTACGAGTCTTGAAGTCTTCCATAACCGTACCGTTAACAATGTAGTCAACAGCAATGTTCCAGAGCTTTGGAATTCTAGATCCTCTTCTTTGAGGATGCATGTAGATGGCGTGCCAAGCTTCATGTCCACAAACGATTCTTAGTCCCTTCTTGGAGTGCTTAAGAACGAACTTAGGGTTCCAGTAATATCTTTTACCGTCAGTAGCGGCAGTAGGTATGTTCATCGTGCAAACATGTTCTACCGGATACATTAAGCTAAAGATGAGCGGATCGCCGCCCATACCAGTTCCTACATGTTCGTTGTCATATCTTGTTCCAAGTTCCAAGAAAACTGTGGAAAGTTTGTCTTCAGCTTGTTGAACCAATTTTGGATCAATTTTACCTATTACTCTAGTAAATTTCATGGAAACTCCTATAGATCATATATCTTAAGAGATAGGTATTATTGATCTACTTCTTTATTAATTCTGCTGAGGACTTGAGCCCAATCAGGATGCTCATCAAGGTTGAACTTAACAAGGCGCTCGATTTGGACCTGGCTTCTTACTGCCACCAAGACATTTTCGTGAGAGACCTTGTGCAAGAACTTGCCCACATGTTTAACGGATGGAGGCAGTTCATTGAGGTTCTGTACTTTGTCCAATTGTGCAGCAAGACGTGCACAAGTAATCATACAGGCTACCAGTCTCTTGCCTGGCTCTAGTGTACCGTACTTGCCTGATACGTCCTTGCCATTATAGATATCTTCTACCATTGGCAACAGTTCCATATAATGCTCGTAGTAGTTTGAGTACTTGATTCCGGCATCTTTGCCTACGCAGCCGGATACTTTCTTATTGAGAAGGTATGTGCTCCAGCCATTCTCTTCACCTCTGAATAGAATTTGAGAAGCTCGGTCCCAACCACGAGGAGATGGATCGGCATATCTTTCTTCTGGATCAACCGCACCAAATAGATCATTTGGATGATCATGAATGTAAGCAGTGATAGATGGGTGGATGCGACCAGACTTACCAGCCCAATCCAACCAAGAGGCCGTATCAGCTTCAACCAAGAACTTTTCGGTTCTGTCTAGCAATGGTAAGCTAGGACGGGAACCACCTTCAGAGATTAGGTTACCCGTCATGATGATGGCTTGCAAATGTGGCAGCGGCTTGTGGTTGATCGATCTAAACTGAGTAAACTCAAGCAATGGAGCCCACAAACTTGGATCGGCTTTATCAACCTCGTCTAGCAAGGCCACGACGCCCTTTGCACCTTGAATCATTGGTTGATAGAATTGAGGGAGAATGAAGTCAACGAATTCTTTTTGAGCGGCAGCAGCCATGATGTTTGGATAACCACCCATGTCCACTCTTTCCAAAACGGAGAGGTTAATATAAACCTCTTTAAATCCTAGTCTCCTAATCTCTTCTTTGGAGATTTCTGTCTTACCCGTACCACGGCGACCGAATATTGCAATGTTACCGCCTATTTGAATGGTGGCGTCCACATGGTCTGCTAGCTCCTTCGTATTCAATTTCTGAAGATTGAAATCCGAAGTACTCATTGTAGTCTGTTGATTTGGCATCTTTTCCTTCCTTCAATAGAAGTTCACATAACAATATACTCACGCCATGATTTGTGTCAACCTGGCGCAAAAGAAAAAGATATGGAACTCTCAAATGTTAAAAATAATTTCACGAAAATATTAAATAAGTTCTCAGTTTCTCTAGTAGTTTTTCTTTGTCGGTAAGGTCTATGTCAAATTTAGGAACATAGACGAGAACTTCTTTGTCCTTTTTTCTAATTGAAAAGTCTTCTTGCTTTTCACCTAAAGCAACTATATAGTCGCCACAGGAGAAGCTATAGATCCGGCTCACATTTTTATCAAGCCCTTCGAAGATGTAAATTTTGTAATACTCGCTACAAGTTCTACAAGTGTAATCATTCTCATGAATGAAAAGCCTGGCAGGCAATGATGAAGAAACTACGTCACATTCGCCTTGGCAGAATAGACATTTAGCAGCAGCCTCATCAAAATCCCTGTAGAACCATTGCATTAATTCATCTCATTTGGATCCATCTCGAATTCTAAAGTGCCATCTATGAATTGACGCAACATCTCTTGATGAATATCCCATGGGTCTTTCCGACCAAAACATATTCTTCCAGCAGTATACATCATCTGACCAACTAAGTGGTCAGGGCAATCTAGTTCGGTTAATTTCTCGGATAACCATTGTCCAGCATAACATACTTCCCTAATAATAGCGTTTTGTGCTATACTAGATGGGATGAGCGGATCTTTATCAATTATTTCTGACCAGCGTAAAAGGTCTTCATTTGTTACGAATGATGGTCTTGGCATGTATCCTCAATGAGCAATCGGCAGAAGTGCTTTTTACCCTTTTTAACTATAAGCTCATTCCCAAATATAGATTTGGAAATATTAATAGTAGGGTTTGTTTGCACTTCTTCGTTTATGGTGATTCCTTTATTGGTAATCAAATTTCTGGCTTCAGTTCGCGACTTGGCGAAGCCACATTTAATTACCAGGTCAAGGATATGAGTTCCATCTGCAATTGGAGTAGTTTCCAATGTAGAAGTGTCTCGTTTCTCGAACAAGGCTTCTGCCTGTTCGAGCGCTCGATCTGCTGCATCTTGGCTATGAACTAATGTAGTAAGATGAAAGGCTAAAACTTTCTTCAATTCATTAATGTTAAGACCGTTTGGCGAACAATCTGCAAAAAGGTCAAAACATTTTCTAGCTTGATCGTCTGGAAGATTTCTCCAGAATTGGAAGAAATCGAATGGAGTAGTTTTGTTCGGATCAAGCCACACCGCCCCTTTTTCAGTTTTCCCCATCTTGGTTCCATCTGAATTGACTAAGAGCGGAAGTGTCAGTCCAAACGCTTCTCGTTTTTCTTTCTTGTGGATAAGTTCAATCCCGGCCAAAATGTTTGACCACTGATCGTCTCCACCGATTTGCAGTACACAATTCTCACCAAACTCAAGATTGAGTATGCGAAAATCTTCTGCTTGCAGAATCATGTAATTGAATTCTAAAAATGATAGACCGTTCTCCATGCGGCTTTTGAAGCACTCGGCTCGGAGCATGTTATTGACGGAGAAAAATGGACCTAGCTCACGCAAGACTTGCAAGAAATTTGCACCATCATGCCACAGAAGATTATTAACCATATGAACAGAGGGGCCAACGATTTGTTTGATTTGCTTTTCAATGGCCTCACTGTTGACATTGATGTCGGAGCGAGATAGCATTTTGCGCATCTCAGTTTTTCCAGTGGGGTCTCCAATCAATGCAGTTGAACCGCCAATTAGCATAACTGCCGTATGACCTGCATCCACCAATCGCCTAGCAGTTACCAATTGGAGCAAATGCCCGACATGCAGACTGTCTGCTGTCGGATCGAATCCAATGTAAAAAGCGATTTTCTGATTGTCTAGAAGTTGACGGATCTTCTCTGCATTGGTTGTTTGCTTTACCAAACCTCGATCAACCAACTCTTGGAATATCATTTCACATTCTCAGGTAAAAGATTGTAATCTTGCTTTACGCATTTCGTCCGCTATTTTATAAGCCATTACTGCAATAATTTCGGCACTCTGTTCAAAAGATTCCGTTATTCCGTTGATGTCAACCCAAATGGAATCATTTTTAGCGGTATACCTTGCTATGAGAGCGGGCAAAGCCTCCATAGCAAATTTGTCTCGTAAATGTAAACTCTCATCATTATCATTGTCGTTATTCATGCTATTTCCCATTGTTTGGGTAATACCGGCTTGCTCCCCGGCAGTGGTGACACGTTTCCCATGGTGCAAAAGGAACTATACAGTTCGTCTGGTTCAGGGCATGATTGATTCGAGCACGATCAATGCGGTGTCAATTCACCTCGTCAAAAGGGGTACTATTCCCCCTACCACGCTATCATCTTCAACTGTTAATCTAGCTCACCATTCAGCTTGTTGCTAAATCACAACATTGAAGAGAGATTACCCAAGTCTTTAATACAGAAGGGCTTGCCAATCTAAACCCTGACGATAGCCATCTTCTGTTGATTGAATTTCATCAAACACGTATTTAAGTCCACGAATGACGTGTAGCTTTTCTTTATTTCTGGCCTCTGGCTCGTGATGCTGATACAGCTTGTACATTTTGTAGTCTTCTTGCATTCTCGCCAGAATTTTTCTTTCTTCATCTGACAAGTTCAATTTCGATAAGTCTACAGTAGATGTTGAAACATTTCCGAAATAACCAGGCGACCAGAGCCTAGTATTCGGTTCATTATCATCCATATCCATGTTATTTATCCCAGCCCTCACCTAAGTAACGGCGTTCAATAGGATGACCCAATTCAGTAGCATGAGCAATGCCGTATTCCATTCCTTTGGAAACTCCTAGGTCCATATAGACTACAGTTAGGTCAGCAGCTTCACGCCAAGCAAACCCTGCTGTAATTCCATGTGTACGCTCTTCTGGAATCTCATCTCTCAATACGCCTTCTTGGGTGTAGAGAGCATGAGAAGCGAATGGAGCCTCACCACGTAACAAACAATCTCTCATACAAGCTCTGACATATCTCATATTCTTTTCAATGTCACCAGCATATGGAGATTCAACGATTACTCTTTTGGCTTTTTTCATTTGTTCTTTTTTGGAGCGAATTTATTAATGGATTTATCTAACTTGATAATACGGAGTTTTTCTGCGTGACTGTTTAACAGCGTACAGTATTGGGTGTTCAACATTTCGGAAAGAGTAGGTGGACTAAATGAAATGCCGTTGTCACTGATCACAAACTCTCTGCCTCTTTCAATCAAAGCTTGAGATGCTAATGCTTGCAAAGCTGCACCCATCACCAAAACTTCGGCAAAGGTAGCGACGAAATCACTATTATCGAAAGTAAAATTGGTAAAGTAAGGTGTTTGATTAAAATCACTTAATGATAGCGTTAGGAAATCTGCAATCATCTCATACGAAAAGATATCATGATCTACGTAAGTGACGTTGCCTTTGTCATCCACAGTTTTGGCTTTACCACTACTGTTTAGACGGGCTTTGACTAATTTAGTTAATTTGGCAATATTTTTGGTAGCTTGCTCGGACTTGCTCATAATGACTCCTGAATTGAAATTCCGAAGTACATATACCAGCACAAATAAAAATAGCTCCTTACGGAGCTACTTGGCATTCCCAGCAGGATTCAAACCTGCGACTTCCACGTTCGAAGCGTGGCACTCTGTTCGCTGAGTTATGGGAACGTATTACAACTTAATGCCTTTATACCACCCTAATTGAATGGCTGTTTTTAGTCTGTGACATTTTACACAGCGCACTTCACATTTTTCAATTTCTGCTTTGATTACTTCCAAATTCGGATTCAATGACACCATTCTACTAACATTGGTAATCTTAGTGCCTCTGACATGATCAAAATCTAGTAAGATTGGATTATTTTCTCCGCAATCCACACAAGAATGTTCTTTAAGATAATCTACCATGTATTGGAGATTTCTTAATCTATACTCTGCGTTATGTTTGCGAGCTTTCTTTTTATAGTAGGTCTTATTTTCTTTGTAATGCTCTTTATGAGCATCTGTCCAACACTTTTTGCATTGGTATTGGAACCCATCTTTAGTGCAAGACTTCTTACTAAAATATTCTTCTAATGGTGCAGGATAATCGAATTTGCACTTCGTGCAGATTTTCATTTTGGTATGCCTGGTGAGGGTTGAACTCACAACCTTTGGTTTCGTAGACCAACGCTCTATCCATTGAGCTACAGGCACATAAATTAACTTGGCACGCCTGGAGGGACTTGAACCCCCAACCTGTCGGGTAGAAACCGAATGCTCTATCCATTGAGCTACAGGCGCATAAACTTACTTGGCGACCCATACGGGAATCGAACCCGTATTAACAACTTGAGAGGCTGCCGTCCTAACCGTTAGACGAATGGGCCAGTGTATCCTATATATCAGCTTATTAGTAGGCGATTTATTACTTTAATGATCGCCCGCCAACATCACACACAAATTTAACGATTCCCCGCAGTTTTGTAAAGCCCTGCGGCTATTTTCCATAAATATTGCTACTTTATCACTAGAAGTGCCAGGTGTCAAAGAACCAGAACAAATTTGGTGACTTTGAGCAACTAGATGGCCATCTGCATTATCGTAATAGGAAACTCTAATGCAGCTATTAAGAGTATCGATAGATTGGTTGTGAAAATTACAACTGACTCGCACTGAGTCTTGATTCAATCCTTGTAACTGACAGCGCCAATATAATTTACCATCGGTACCTAAAGCAACTTGTACGGGAACTGGTGAAGTTTCCAATAAAGGAACAGCAGGAGTATTTTGTGTACAACTAAAAGCTAACAATAGACTTAAAAATAAAAAATACTTCATTGGCGACCCCAATGGGATTCGAACCCATATGAAGAGAGTGAAGGTCTCTCATCCTAAACCATTAGATGATGGGGCCGTTTATTAACGACCTGTGTGGCTTTCCCACTCCATTATTTGATAACCAGGAGAATAAATACAAGTGGCTGGCTGATCTACTCCAGCAAATCCACAGTAGTAATCATCTGGACATCCCGAATCATTACCGCATAAAATAGATCCCTTTGGCGCATTGGCTGCAGTAATATTTGTATGACAAGCAACAAAGATAAATCCAAGTACTACTAAGAAAGCAAGTTTTTTCATTGGTGATCTGTAGGAGTATCGATCTCCTGTTCAAGCATTGAAAGCGCTTTGTCCTACCATTAGACGAACAGACCAGTTGGGGTGATGTACGGGTTACGATCCCGTCAGAGATACTTTCACAGAGTACCGGGTTCAACCAGCTCCCTCACATCACCATATTTTCCATTCAAAATACGTGTTACATAACTTCTATCTACATTGAATAATATTGATATGTCCTTGTGCGTCATACCACTTTTACTCATTTTTGCAATTTTACTTCTTAACTCTAATACTTTACCTTGTTTGTCTTTTTGTTGCTGTTCCACTATGTTATAGTATTCTATCGCTTCTTTTGCTCTCTTTGTCCTTCGATTATGTAAAAACGGTAAAATCTTTTTCAGAAAATTCACGGCCTCACTAGAGGCTTGTAATGACCATCGCCAAGATTCCTTATGATGTTCTTTTTGCTTCTTACATTTATGTATGGCTCCACCGAAATTAGAATGAAAAGTTTCTAATACATCAAGGTCAGTCATATGCACAGAAGCTCTAACCCTACCATTAGCAGAATAAATGGTTCCTTCACCATCGAACAGGCCCGCTGCCCAAGCTAACAAACTTTCTTCGTTATTAAATGCAACCACGAATGAACACCATAAATGTAGCAATAATATTGCCTAATTATTAGTATACAGAATATATCGAGGTTTTTAATGTCCTACAGTCCAGACCAATTAATTAAAATGGCCGTAAATTATGAACATTTAGCTACTGAATCCTTGCTTGCCACAGCTAAGAAAAAGGAAAAGAAGAAGCTAGATCCAAAGGCTAAGGTCCGTAATAGAGGAACTGTCTGTGTACCAGCTGAATCAGCTAAGGATAAAAAAGATCATTTTCCAATTAATGACGAAGATCAAGCACGTAATGCTTTAGCTCGTGTTCATCAATATAGCTCTGTGCCAGAATGGTACAAGGGCTCTCTAAAGGGATTACAAGCTTTGGTAAGCCGTAAAGTTCATTCTAAGTATCCATCTATTGGTAAGAGTGATAAGAAGTCTAAAAAGTCTTCTTTTGAGGAAATTGACTTGTTGCTTTCTAAGTACGCCAATTTTATGCCTGAAGCAAGGTGTCCAGAGTGTGGCGGCAAAGGTCTTGATCTAGAGCACCTAGAGCACAAGATCGGATGCGATCTTTCTAAAAAAAAAGTTAAAAGTGGGTCTGTAAAAGAAGCTCAGACGCAACAAACTCCAACTCCATGGTTTGGTGGCGGCATTCCTACAATGTTCAGTAACGTGAATATAATGCCTCCAAAAGTGCAACAGGCACCTGTGGCCCAACAACATAAGTCAAAGTATCCGCCAATTGACAAAAAGTTTCAGGCTATGTTGGGAGTAAACACAGATGGAGCATTAGGCCACATCACACAGTCCGCATTAGATATCTATAAGAAAAGCGTAGATAATCCGGGCATAAGCAACGAATTAGCCTTTGAGTATTTGAAGCGTGAACCTGAGTTTGCTACTGGAAAAGCTATGGTCTATGATGATAATGCTAATGTCTACATGAATACGAGACAAAAGCAAAAGCAACAACAAGCACAACAGCCCCAGCAACAACGGCAACAACAGCGCAAGCCTGGTGACTTTGGACCTGGATTCTGATTATTCTTCGCTCAATGCGCTGGCAAATAACTTGCTAACCTGAGCGCTGATGCTAGTGATATCAATATCGGCATCTTCAAGTGTTTTGAGAGCACTTAGAATCTCTGTTAGTCGCACACCATTTATTTTTGGATCGTGCTTATCAGAACATTCCTTTTGATGTTCAACATAAGCATGCGTCTTAACTTTCTTATGACAATAAGAACAAGTATGGCAGCAAGCTACAATATACTTGATATTGCCGCTTGTATGGCAGCGACATTCACAGAATTCATCGAATAACATAATAACTTCCTTGGTCTCATCGGAGGGACTCGAACCCTCACGGCCCTTTCGAGCCCTAGGTTCTCAGCCTAGTGTGTATACCATTCCACCACGATGAGATATTTTGGTGTTCCTGGAGGGACTTGAACCCTCAATGTCCTTACGGACCCTAGCTTCTGAGACTAGTGTGTCTGCCATTCCACCACATGAACAATTGGTGCTACCGAAAGGACTCGAACCTTCACGCCTCGCGGCACTGGCTTCTAAGACCAGCGTGTCTGCCATTCCACCACGGTAGCATTGTGTGTTGTATATATCAGATTATTGCTATGTTTTATTCTCTCTTCAAACACTTGGAGCAAATGCCTTCACCAGCATTATGTCCATCCAATACCCAATTATGTTCACAATTAGGATCAAGATATTTGATTTTATCTTCTTTTGAGTTTTTGATAAGGTTGCTACTTGATTGAACCTTATCAGTTCCACCAACACCATACAAAATCGTGCAACCAATTTTGGCGCAAACTTCAGCTTCGGGAACCTTATCAGCCGAAGACCTATCACCACCCTTAGCGAAAAGATGTGGTTTTAGAATTTCCAGGGCACCTATAACATTCTGTGAGCCATCATCCCAAGTGGTGACAAAATCAACACCACGAAGGCCATCAATTATCTCCATACGCTCAGCAAGAGGCATGAAGGGCTTACCCTTCTTACGAGTGAGGAATCCATCACCGTTAACAATCACTACCAAAATATCGTGAAGACTTTGCTTGGATTGCTGGATGCAGCGTAAGTGCCCGATGTGAATGGGATCGAAGCCGCCAGACGTTGCTACAAGATGCCTATAAGGCAAATTATAACTTTCTAGATATTTGGCCAGTTCTTCAATGGTGTTGTATATCATAAGTGTCTCGCATTACTAAGATTGAGTGAACTGTAAAACCCTCTACTTACTTCGTCCCAGGGACAGATACAAAGGGTGCCGTCTCCAATTAGATTTTGGGCTCTCTTTAACAGTTCAGAGGCAATTCCTTGTCTCCGATGGTCAGGGTCAATGAACACTTGAAAGAGCCAACCATTTTCAGACCTGAAAGGCTCATAAGAGTTGGCAAAGACGAAATCAGTGTCTTCTTTTGACAAGAGTGCCCAACCGACTAGACTTTGAGAGCGATAAGCTAAAAATATATCGCAATCAATCTCTCGCTCTTTAGCCTCTCTAAGCATCCAATTTAACTCATGATTCATTCCTGAGAATGGCTCTATAGTTAATTTGCGGAGTTCTTCCACGAGGCCGGGACGTTGAGCAACCAAGTTAAAACTTAATCTTTGAATTGTCAAGGTCAACAAATTTCTTAAATTCATGTCTTCACCAGTCGAGTTCTAGTAAATACTCCAAACGCTGCTGTTTCGTATCATAGATAACAAATTCATGATCATCAAACTCTGAATATCCAGTTGGGTCACCATGACAACTATGGTATCCCTTTGGAGGAGAAGTTAAACCATAAGTAACTACTTTGTATTTCTTAATCTTGCCTAAAGCCACTTTAGCAATGGCTACGAAAGTAGAGTCTAATTTACCGCTGGAAGCATAATTTAGAGCGGTGTCGATAACGTCTCCGAAATAAATGCCGTGACCTAACCAACCCTCATCAGTACGATGAACTCCAAATTTAGTGACCATCTTTGGTAACATCAAGCCACGAGACAGAATACCAACCCAATTGTGGGCACCAGAACCATGGAACAAGAGTTTATGGTTAGAAATGTTGGTGGTGAAGGCTTTGTGCTCGTCAGGTCTCTTTATGGTGAAAATGTTTTTGATAGAGTTACTGTAACCCTTAACAGAAGATTTGATCTTCTTGAAATCGTCATGGTTTTTATCCAGGTAACCAATTTCACAACCGAGGGCCAGATACTGCTTTTCAACTTTGGGATTGGCTAAAACGTTTGCGCCTTTACCGCTTACGTTAAGCATATCTCGCATGAGTTGCAAGGTATCCTCTTTTTCCTTAACTTTGGATGTTGTATTGATAATGGCATCTAAAACATCAATTTTAGAACGTCCCAATTTATGGGGAATAACCGTGTAGAATTGCCCACTCAAATTAGAGAGAACATCGTTTTTCTTTTTGAGGGAAGATGCAATTTCTTCTAGAATCTTTTCGCCCTTTTCGATCTGGCCGATTGTCAAAACACCAAGAGGAGTTTCGATACCGTTAGCGGTAATTGTAGCATTAACCTTTTTAGTCAGTGTCTTAGTTGCTTCATCATATAAATGAGTAACTAGCTTCTGAACCTCTTTAGGAATAGCAACGGGTGGAGCTGCATCTTTGACTACAGTTGCCTGAACTTTAGCCATCTTCTTGAGAGTCTTGTCGTCTACTTCACCGCTACTCTTACCAAGAGTTTGTTTGGAACCAATTTTGGCTGAAGCCACATTTAATTCCTTGTAACCTTTACGAGCAGAAGTTTTCTCTTTGTAAATCTTTTCATACAAATTCTCAGCATGAATTAGATTTACTGGATAACGACATTCACGAATGCCAGCATCAGGATTAGAATCTAAATCGTCCGTTCGTCCATAATGAGTATAGACTCGGTATTTGTTACCAGCCTCATGTAACTCGATGGCATAATACTTATTACGATTGGTACCGATATCAGTTACTTGAAGAATTGCTTTCTTCAGAACATCAAACTTAACTGGAAACTTGGGTTCGCCTGAAGAGCCTTCTCTCCAGACCTGAACGTCTTTATCAGCCATATGACCTTCCTATAATATAAATCAAGAATCTTGGTGCCATTGGTGGGAGTCGAACCCACACGTCCTTGCGGACACTGATTTTTGAGACCAGCGCGTCTGCCTGTTCCGCCACAATGGCAATACTATTATGTCAAGTTATTATAAGCTATAAGTGTAAGAAATTCTTCAAATTCTGGGGCCGTTGATAATTTAATAAATAATTCGCGGGCTTCTAAGAAGCGATTGCCCTTTTGAATGTTATTCATTTCTTCATCAAGAATCTGTAAGAAAAGCTCCTTGGTTAATGGTTTGTCACCTATTATAACCTGGTGATAGATGCCTTGCCAAACCTGGGCGCGAGACAGTTCTGCTGTGGCCGCGTCCTCCATTAGATTATATATTGGCACGCAACCATTTCCATTCAACCAAGATTCTAAATAAATAACGCCTACCCTAATATTGTGTCGCAAGCCTTCTTCGGTGTAGGTTCCTTCTTGAACTGTTAACAGATCCGCTTCTGTTACAACATAGCTAGGTATCTTCTGTATTTGATTAGATGCAGGCATATCATGGTCAAAAATATCACGGGCCAATGAAACTAATCCAGGATGAGCGACCCAAGTACCATCATGACCGGCCTGAACCTCACGCATTTTGTCGGAAGCCACTTTAGCAAGAGCTTTCTTATTTGCCATCTCATCGTTTTTAATGGGGATTTGCGCCGCCATTCCACCCATAGCATGCACATTTCTTCGATGACAGGTCTGTATTAAGAGACGAACGTAAGCATTGAGAAAGCCCTTGTCCATGGTCAACTGAGAACGATCTGGCAGGATAAAATTTGGATCTTTGGCAAATCTCTTAATGAAGCTAAAAATGTAATCCCAACGACCACAATTGAGGCCAGCCGAATGATCTTTCAATTCCCATAAGATTTCATTCATTTCAAAGGCAGCACTAATAGTTTCGATTAGGCAAGTAGCTTTAATGGTTCCAACTGGAATACCAAGCTTAGCTTGAGCGTATGTGAAAATATCGTTCCATAATTTGGCCTCCAGATGATTTTCCATCTTGGGAAGATAAAAATATGGAGCGGTACCACGAGCCATCAACTCTTTGGCATTATGGAAAAAGTACAGCCCAAAGTCTAACAAAGCGCCTGGAATAGGCTGATCGTTGACCAGAAAATGTTTTTCTACTAAATGCCAGCCTCGTGGCCTTACCATTAAAACAGCAGTCTTTTCATTGAGTTGATAGAGCTTACCTGCTTCAGAAGTAAAGATAATAGTGCGACGGACGGCATCCATCAAATTAATCTGACCTTGCATCATGTTTTCCCAGGTTGGAGAATTAGAGTCCTCCAAGTCGGCCATGAAAACATTGGCACCAGAATTGAGTGCATTGATGATCATCTTGCGATCTGTTGGTCCAGTAATCTCAACTCGCCTATCTAATAGGTCCGCTGGTAATGGTGCAACAGTCCAATCAGATTCTCGAATATAAGAGGAATAAGCTAAGAAACTGGGCCTTTTACCAGCCATAAGCTGACGCAGCCCTAATATTGATTTGACTCTAGGAGAAAACTTTTCTACTAAATCTACTACAAAATTGATTGCTTCGTCAGTCAATACGACACTATATTTGTCTATATCTTGCACATACATTAGAATTGTTTTTCTTCAGTAGATCCCTCTAAAGCAACGGTAGCACTAGAGCCACCCGAAACTAGTTTGGAAACTTCGTCAAAATAACTAGCACCAACTTCATGTTGGTGTTTTACGGCAGTATATCCAGCGGCCACGTTCTCGAACTCTTGTTCTTGTAAAGCGGCATAAGCAGTCATGCCTTGCTCTCTGTAATTCTTGGATAAAGAAAACATGGAATGATTTAGAGCATGAAAGCCAGCCAGGGTAACGAACTGGAATTTATAGCCAAATGAACCTAATTCATCTTGGAAAGAGGCAATTTGAGATTCGGTCAAGTTTTTCTTCCAATTGAAAGAAGGAGAACAATTATACATCAAAAGTTTGTTAGGAAACTGTTTATGAATCTCTTGGGCAAATTCTTTGGCCTGTCCAATGTCTGGAGTGGAAGTTTCCATCCAAAGCATGTCGGCATATGGGGCAAAGGCTAAGCCTCTGGCTACGCAATACTCCATACCACTTTTGATTTTGTAAAATCCTTCTTCTGTACGAATATCTGAAAGAATAAATGGTAAATCCTTTTCGTCAATGTTGGAAGTCAGGAGTTTAGCAGAGTCGGCATCTGTTCTAGCCACGATAATGGTATCAGTGCCGCAAATGTCAGCGGCTAGCCTGGCTGCTACCAAAGACTTGATAAAATGAGACATGGGGACTAAAACTTTGCCACCCATATGTCCACACTTCTTCTCAGAGGATAGTTGGTCTTCAAAGTGAACGCCAGCAGCTCCAGCTTCAATCATTGCCTTCATTAATTCGAATGAATTAAGAGGACCACCAAAGCCGGCCTCTGCGTCAGCGATGATAGGAGCCATCCAATATCTTTGTGTACCGCCTTCAGAATGTTCAATCTGATCAGCCCTCATTAGAGCCGAATTGACCTTCTTAACCACATTAGGGACGCTGTTGGCAGGGTACAAGGATTGATCAGGATACATTTGACCGGCCAGATTAGCGTCAGCTGCCACTTGCCAACCAGAAAGATAAACGGCATCCAATCCAGCTTTCACCTGTTGAACGGCTTGATTTCCAGTTAATGCTCCTAAGGCTTTAACATATGGCTGCGTATTGAATAGTTGCCATAATCTGTTAGCGCCCATCTTGGCGAGCGTATATTCGATATCAAAAGAACCTTTTAGTCTTGCTACGTCTTGCTTTGAATAAACACGGAATTTATTAGGCTGATAAGTGCTCATTTACACTCCAGTTGTAGTAGTGGCTTTGGGATCGATATAAATGATTTCCCTTTTAATAGATTTCGCATAATTGATACAATTGCCGGTGCCACCAGAAGATCCATCCCATATTGCGATAAGTTTATCACAATGGTCCACCATCCACTTGTTTCTAGTCTGCATTTTGTCGGCAGAATAACCGCCAGGACTTACGATAACTTCTTCCGAGGCTAGCTTGCGTAAAAGACGGTAAGTCTTTTGGCTTTGCTCAGGCCATTTGGCCTCTTGCTTTTCAAAAGGGATGGCGGCAAGGAATGGAATCTCCATCTTGTGAGCAATCATGGCTGCCCACTGATCCACACCCAAAGCCATTCCAGTGATAACTTTCTCTGGCTTCAGCTCCCTTAGAACCTTGTCAATTTCTCTGCAGACCTTGATGTACATTGGATTGGGTACCTTGTAACCTCCCAACTTATCTGGTCTGTGGCCAGTGAATGCAACAATCACGCTTCTTTTCTTTCTCTGAAACCAGCACAACAATTGTCACCATAGTGATCGCCATGGTAACAATATTTGCAACCAACAGCATCCATATTAGAATAAGTGTCGAAATGGCGATAATATGCGCAGCCACACTCACAAGTTTTGTTATCACCAAATGTTTCATCATATTCGGGCTCATCAGAAAGGACGCCCTCATAATACGCAATACTCTCGATTAGCTTTGATAGACTTTCCAAATCATCGTTGAACGATGGTTCATGTTCGTAATGCTCGTGTTGAATTAGCCATTCTTTGGCTTTAGTCTTAATGTTCATTTACATTATCCTAAAATTTGATTACATATTGAACAGCGATAAGTGCCATCATCGTCATAGCCATCAACACCGCATCGTGTGCAAGATGGAACATAAGATTTGGGGGCAGGATGCTTCATCATTTCTTCTTGTTCAATCAAACTTGAAAATTGATCCCTGAGTTGCTGGAACTCATCTCCTCTTTGCAAATAAAATATCGCAACGAATTGACCATTCAAAATTCCAATCTCTTCGTATTTTAGTTTCACCTTTCCATGCAAAAAGGTATTGAAATTACTGGCCAATTCCGGGATGCTGTCCTTGTCATCAAAGAGCAGCACCACCGGAACGTTAACCAATACTTCTTTAGGTTTGACTTTCATATTAAACCTCGATTATATGCCTAGTAGTAGCAGCGTTGCTAATTACCATACCATTACGCACAGTTATTCCATTAGCTTCATGGATATGACCGCACAGATAATAGGAGGGCATCATGTCCCTTGCAACCTTGTAATCCAGGGCATTAGAGATTACGGAGCTACCCAAAATCTGATTGCCCATAGAAAGATCAAGACTCTTGTAAAGAGGGGCGTGGCAAGCCAGCACATCGATGTGTTGATCGTTACATGCTGCCACTAACTTCTCTACTTCTTTTTCCATTTCAGGAATCTCCCTCTCATAGTTCCACATACCATTGATGGCGGGAACATAAGGGAATCCAAAAAAGTTGACGTCGTTGTAGGAAAGCATTTTATCTGTTAGATCAAAGGCTTCCAGACCAGCTTTGTGCATTTCGAATTCCATCAAACTGGAATCCAAAAAGTCGTGGTTACCTGGGACATATAAGAGCGTGCGCCCTTGTAGCCACTGTTTAATCTCACCCATGGAATCACGCAGCCACTGAAGCTGAAAGGCTTGCTCTTTTGCCAAGTTTTGGCCAACATTGTGACTATTCGGGAACAGATCTCCAGTATGAACAACTACATCGTAGCGCCCATACAGTCTTGGAAATTGTCCATGTGTGTCACTAATGTGGCAAATGCGCATTTTGAAATTCCTAACAAACTTATCTGAAATACGTTGAATCTTCATTCTAACTCTGTTTTAACTGTAATACCATCGATAACTGGTGCCACCAGTTTACGAATTGAGTTGTCTAGATGTCTGACACCAACAATGATACCAAAACCATCATCAACTGGAAAAATCCTGCTGGAACTATACCACGAGTACTGGGATAATTTCATTTTCAGGGCGAGACGAACCTGATTAGCTTCACTAAAAGTAGACATGGATTACCTCAACTAAATAAAATGAGCGTCTTGATTTTGTTGATTGCTTTTTCTAGATCAGATAAGCTTAAGTTAACTAAGGGAAGTTCTAGAGGTGGCCCGAAAATGAAATTGCCATCCTTCTTGTTAGACTGGTGAATTTTACTAACCAACATTACATTTCTATCATGAGAAAGTGTAACGTAGAACTGTTCATCTTTTCCATATAGACTAAAGGTTTCGCGCTCTAATCCAATGTTAACGACTCTTCTCTCTAACATGTCAAACTCTAAATCAAAGCTGTTTGCCGTCGAACATTCACATTCTGGACAAATTCCTTGGACATAAAAGAAAAAATAAGCCTCTTTTACTCTTTTGCTCTTGGCAACATGAACCGGTTCAATAATTGTCTCGTCCGAAACTTGTATATCAAACGTATTATCCATGCAATTGATGGAATAATCCAATAAATATACGCTTGATTTATTGCCAAATGAGCAGTGCAAATCTAAACTATCGCTATTCTTTTGAAAAGAAGAAAGCTTAAAAACCATATCAGGTCCGACAGATATATCTACGGGACGACAGTTTTTAGAGCAGAGTGGACAAAACTCGCAGTATTCCCACAATTCTTGGATACTATTGAATAATTTCATATTACTTTAGGTGCCCTATGTCCCATGAAAAAGTCTGTAAAATGATTGACCAATTTGTGTCATTGGCTGATGAAATTACTGGCCAATTACCTGCCCCTAGTGTAGCATATAAAACACAACGCGCCTTATTGGACAAATTCTATGAACAACTTCATGACTCTCTTCGTGCTATAACTGGCGAATTGGGTGGGGAAATAGTTGTGTTGAGAGAGCGACAACTTGACGCCAAAATGATGAAGATGCTGATCAAAGTTTATCAAGAACTGCACGCAATCATTAGGGAACTCAACAGAGAGAAGCCATATGATGGCGCTAAAAAATTGGTTCAACTAGTTTTGGAAAAACCTAGCAGCTCCATCATAGACAACCTAGATTTTCTGGCTAAGCAACACTTACTACTGACCAATGTAGATTTTACAGCTGGCCCAATGCTACAACATCCTGAAATGCGTAGCTTGGATAGATTGAAAGCTTTAGCCACGCGCACTAGACAATTCATGGTCCAACATCCTTTGATTGAACCACCAGTCTCAGCACAATTGCCACCACCTCGTCTTCAACAGACGATGACAGTTATTCCTGATTTTAGAGCCGGTCAACAAGAAGTAACCAAATCAGAAAAGCGATAATCAAGCGTGGTCAGTATCGTTTATTAGAGCTTCACGAAGTTCGTGAAGGCCATCGATCTCTTCGTCCCTAATCAATTCACCATCTAGAGTTTTGTTCTTAAACTCAAGCAGAGACTCTTGCTGATTGAGGCCACCACCAATATCAGTTAGGAACCCTGGAGATTTGCGCACACGAGCCGTTACCAGTGCCCATTTTTGATCATCAGAGAGCCATGCAGGATCTTTAACGTCAAAGGGTCGATTGAGTAAATCCTGCATTACAGCTGGCTTGTTATCAAGAAACCATCCAACAGGTAAGGTAGGATCCATAAATTCATATGGAGGCACGAGTGTCACTACAAAGTACTTACTTGAAAAAGAACTCTGCATCGGATCAAGATGACCTGCTGGCACTACATCTCTTGGAACATCTTTGGTATTGCTAAGACCACCCAAGAAACTCATGGGGTCCTTCTGAGACAAAAGAGATTCCTCAATCTTGCGATAGAAAACCATGACCTTTTGTTTAGATGTGTCCATGAAAGTCCAGCGAATGGAGCCATCAGGCATTGTCTCTTCACTGGGTGAGGTAATAACCCAATCACTATTGACACTACCAGCCTTGTTGGTAGCTAACTGGAAAGCTCTGCCTAATGCTGACTGCACACCGGCAAAGGTTTCACAATTTTCAATTTCTTCATCGCGTGTAGCAACTACAACGTAAACGCTTCCCATTTCAGTCAACCTTTTCTGGCTCTTCATCACTTAGAGTGATTGTAATCACGGAACCAACTCTGATCTGGTCGGCCAGAGCAGTTTTGAGTGATAGACTAGCGGTCATTTTGATATCCTTGGCATTGATGAGTGTAGTATTGGTCACTTTACCCATGAATTCCAATTCTACAGTCGAATCGTCAGGAAGTCTTTTGACAGACTTAATCCTGCTCTGCATTTTAGCTTGCATGATTACTTCTTTGGGAAGATAGACGGTTGTGTCTTGAAAAGATTATCCCACATTGAGCGTGCTGAAGCTGGAGCAGCTGGAGCTGGAACAACAGTTGGAACTGGTGCTGGGGCAGGAACGGTTTGTGCTTGAGCTTGTGCCCGAGCAAGCGTTGCTTGGGCAGCAGCGGCTGGACGGAAAGCAAAAGACTTGCGCTTCTGGTCATCATACTTGGCATCCAAATCCCAGGAATCAACCAATGGATGATACAATAGGGCATCAGCCTGAGAACCATCTGCTAAGGTAACGGAGATTGGTGTACGAGCCCAACCTTGGGTCTCGATATCTGTGGTGAACATTGCACGAACCACGTCTCTCACTTCACGATGCTTAGCGTGTGGAAGTGCCTGTTTGACCGCATTGCTTACGTCCAATGCCGTAAACAAAACCTCATTCTTGATAAAATCTTGCACGACTGAACGAACTGTATCTTCTAAATTTGCCATTGTAATTTCTCCTAATTTGTGTAATTTGTATCTTTAAAAATAAAAGTCAAGGGGCGGGAGGTGACTCTAAAAGTTTCTTGCCATCTTCATTTAATTCAACATAATCTAGACATCCACATTCTAAAAATGGCCTTACTTCCTCATAAATAGACTCTGGGATAGCTTTGATCAGACCTATGCTGCAACCAGTTTCTTTACATAGATTTTTAGTATCTTCAACAAGCTGTAAAAATCTAAGAGCTAATTCACTCACCTTTTAACTCCTCTCGAATCTCCATTAAAACTTGGCCGAGCACATTTTGGCCTTTACCATCAGCGCCAATTCCCCAATACCAATCTACCGGGGAGTCTTCAATAAGTTCTTGGTCACCAGTTTCCATTAGCTGCTTACGCAATTCTGGATGTTGCAAGAACTTAGCCATGCAACACTCTTTCATAACCTGACGTTTGACTTGATCCCAATCGGGGCGCATGGTTACTTTTTGTCCCAAAAGGCGAGACTCATTGGCCTTCGGAGCCGCCCAGATAGCATCAATCTCAGATTGAACGGTAGTCTTAGCGGCCTGGTAAGGCTGTTCATTCCAATTCCACCAGCGCCCATAAATGAACATTCGGGCTCGGTAATAGTTTCCAAGGAAACCATAAGGGTCTTTGGTACGATAGAATTTGATTGCCATTTACTTGTGTCTCCTTATTGAGATCGAGATATCTTTATCAAGGACTTGTTTTCGCAACTTGATAATAGCTCCTCGCAACGTTTTACCTTCTACATATTCTCGGCCATCAACGACAACTTCGTGTGTAGGTTTCTCGCCTGATTTTCCATAATCCAACCAGGCTTGCCAGGTTCCACCACAATCGTAAACCGTGAGGGACACATAATAGTCGAAGAGTAGCGTAGGATCTATAGTTAAACGGGCAAGAGCTTTGTCTTGTGTTTCTGATATGAGTTTACCCACTGACTTGTTCGATATGTATGCTTTGGACATTACTCGTCTCCCTCACGCCTGTAAATACGCACTTTGACTCCTTTTTCACCAACATATTGAGCAAAGTTAGTAATATTGCCAAGGTAATGTTCCCAATCACCACCTGCCGCACCGCACCCAATGCGCCAGGGGAATGCTATACTTTCCAAGTCGGGCACTTTGGCCAGGCGCAGCAAGCAACGGTAGAAGTATTTCTCGCGAACCGCAGAACCATCTAAATTGGAAAGAGGGTACTTTGGTCGACCGGGATAATACTGACCGAGTAAAGCGACAACGAATCTTTCATTCTGACCATCACCACGAATGATGATATGACCGGGCTTGTCAGCTTCGGTGCGTGCAGTGTAGATGTCAGAATGTGGGAACTTCTCGAACATATCTTTTGCTAAGTGTGCGGCCTTGTTAGTCACACAATTGCATTGATGACAAAGATATTTTTCAGTGGCTTCGAAAAGATCACCCGTTACTATTTCAATCATAAGCCCAATAATTTCTTCTCTTCTGGAGTTAGCTTGGCCAGCGCACGTTGACGAGCGGTTTCCACAGTTTCAACTTCCAGCTTTTCAATTTTGTAGTATTGAAAATCGCCATTATCCATTCGTACAGCAAGTGCCTGATGAGATTTGACATAGCCAGGTGTACCCATTACACCTTCATTCTTAACGGCGTTTTCAGCATCTTTACGAGAAAGATACCATCCAACACATCGAGTGCCGCCACGGCCTTCAGTTTGATCAACGTCGCCACGACCTTCGAAAAGGTAAACTAATTCTCCCTGCAATATTTCAACCATGTTTCTTGCCTCTTGGTTTGGTTTCTTCATAAGCCTTAAACTCTTCATCAGTTTTGAGTTCTGGCAATTTACAGTAGAAATCAATGATTTGTTTTATGGAAAGATTGGTTTCGTCTTTGCCAGCTCGGTTCCAGGAAATAGTATCCTCAGCCGATTTATCAAGCATACAGCTAGTTCCTCTTTCCTCAACACGTTTGAGTCTGTCCTCAAGCTCTTGCAATGAAGACCGGCCGTACTCCTCCTTATAATATTCTTTGAATTCTTCCAAAGACATACCGAAAGTGCGAGGAGCATCTACGACAGTAGACCATTCCATATACCAAGACTTGTCGTCTTCAGTCAACTTAACAATATAGCGAGGCATCACTTCACCTGAGTTTCGAATTCAATGATATAGCGGATAGCGTGTTGTTGCTCGGGACCAGTGGCAGTGTAGGTAATCAACTCATCGTTGTACAATCCAGAAGATCCACCAGACTTAGCCCACACAGAGTGGTTTGGTTTGATATTGTTCTTGGTATACATATGAGACCCGCCAGCAATCTTCTGATTACCGAAGGCCACATCACCTAAGAACAAATAAGCGGTCTTGTTGCTGCCTTGTGCCCAATAAGAGCCCTTGACATCACAATAGTTGATGGACTTGGTGCTATGAACAGCCCAATAAATACCATCACCATACATGCTGCCAGCATGGATAACACCAGATGGACGAATCAACAATCCCTTGGTAGTAATACCAATCATGTTAGCTCGACGAGTTCCGTGCCAGCCAGGCAATACGTTAGCTCTTTGGTAGAGGTCTTGTAAGGCTTTGGGAACATCTGGACGTTTCTTAACCAAAGAAGCATAGACATCAGATGGCACAAACCTACCACATTCTTTGGCAATGCGTTCAGCGGTTTCAATGAAGTGCTTATCTTCACCATTACGCTTAACTTGGAAGATTTTATGAGTCTTCAACTTGCCCAAGGAACCGTGATTGCTTGCCCTGGTCTCATGAACCATTGCATCGATCCACTTCCAGGTAGGATCTTTAGGATCTACGAACTCCAACTCAGCATTCAAAGTTGCATACTGAGAATCAACTGCGCTCTTCTTGGAGATAACGGCTTGAACATTCTTAGCATCACTGAAAACATCTAGAATGTCGAAAGCCTTATCGAGCTTATCGTCAGCATCTAGGCGCAAAGCATCGGCATCTAACTTACGATAACCGAAATTGTGAGGAATGTTGGAGTAGTAAAGGTTGGTTAGCTTGTTCAGCTCCTTCTGATCAGGCTTGGCCATGTGGATAATCTTACGAGCTTCCTCAAGAATATCACGACCCTTAGTTAGCTGATCCAAAGAAAGTTGACCTAGTGGGCACTTCTTGGTGTCGAGGTTCAATTCAATGAACTCCTGCGTAACACCGAACCACGTTCTAACCAAGTCTTGGACTTCTGAATGTAGTTTGCTGACCGATGCAGGCTCTTCTGTGACCTGTACACCGGCCTTCTTAAGGGCGTCTACTGACACAGCAGTATTATCTACCTTAGACTTACCCACATCAGAGCCCACGTCAGCCTTGACAAGCTTGACTTCCACATAACCTTTTTTAGTTTTGCTGTTGATAATCTTGCCAGCTTCCTTTTCAGCGTGGGCACGATCATCAGCAATGCGATATTCTTTAGCAACAGTTCCACCAACTCGACCGTATTGTGTATAGATACGAGCTTCGCCACTCTTGGCAACCTGAACTTCTAGATTGTAAAACTTGTTGTTGTTCTTCATCACGTCTGTGAAGTTGAGTGTGGTACGTACAGTTACTTCATAGTTAGATGGAAACGAGGGTTCCTTCCCCTCATCAAAGGTCTTTAACGCCATATTATCCTCTTATTGATCTTTTAAACGATTAGCTAAATCTTGTGCATACTTAGCGAGCCAGCCGTTAGTATAAGTAACGTCAGGTTCTTTTGATGCTTGAACTAATTCTTCGACTATGCCTACCGGTAAGTGATCCCTCATTAATTCATAAAGGAAACTGACCAGTCTACTATTGATCTGAACAGTACCACTACGCTCCCGTAATGCTACTGTCTCATCTTCACTTTTAAATGACATGAATTAAACTTTTTCTCGACAAAAATTACTTTTCAGGAACGAATTTTATTGACACGGCGACATCATCAAGATGGGCTTCAGTGCAAATCATCAATTTCTCTTTATATGGCCAGCAACAATTATTTGTGTAACAAGATAACTGTCCGTTTTTGCTTCGATAAAATGCACGATGTCCAATAGGAGTCAGCCAAAATTGGCCGTCACAATTGCATAATAATAAACTTAGAACAATTAACCATCTTCTCATACGAGAATGTAGTATTATTCACGATGCAATCGAGCCAATAATGCGTCCATTATAAGGCTGATTGCGCCACCGGCAAGGGTCCACAATATAAAAAATTGCCAGTGCCAAGTGTGGTGGCTCAATAAATAAACAATCCAACCACAATGACAGCCTACACAAAAGTAGCATTCAAACAATTTAAAGAAAAAGACGTCAACAAACTTGATGCCCATCAAAGTGCGACGCATCCAATTCATAATTCCCCATGGTCCATCACTATCCTTGATGAGGAAAGCTAGGCCATAGATAGCCAATACACAGATCAAAAGGTCAATCAACGATGGCCCCCATGCCCGCCACCATGGAACCCTCCATGAAATCCTCCACGGAATCCGCCATAGCCACCACGCCAACCACCGCGATATCCACCACGGTGGTACCATCCACTATGGTACCAAGCATGATAACCTGGATAGAAACCTGGATGCCACACTCCACTTAGCCAATAACCACGAGGACCAATCCAGCAGCCAAAATGAGCATCCATATAGAATAGCTCACCACCTGAATAATAGTATGGGGCAGAAATCCAGCGACAACCGTAGTCATCGCAATACTCAAAGGTTCCCGTCCGAACATTTGCATATTCTGGCGCAACCGTATAGGCTTCGTCAACACAACCCATTAAACCTAGACACATAAATATTGCTAAAATTAATTTCTTCATACAATATCCTATATCAAATAATCTTGCCTGCGATTCATAAAACGCACGTGGGCACTTCATTTTCATCAACTAAAGACAAGCAAACTTTCCAATCGTTGAACCCGCTTTTGAAAAGCTTCTGAATCTGAATTTATTTTCAACGTTTTATTAGATACTGCATCAACCATGTCACCAATGTTAGTTTTGTTGACGATGATAGCTACTGGAGATTGTATCTCTAGAAAATCTGTTAACTGCATATTAAGAGGCAAATCAAACTCTCTAGTTGGAGTCCGAACCCAAACACAATCTTCATCAAGTTGAACCCTATAATCACCAGACTTAATAACAATCGAATCTGGATCCATATTGTTATCGTTGTATTGGCCAACGAAATAGTAAACCCTTACAGGATCTTTAGTGTTGGAGTTTAAAATGATGCCTCCTTCAGACTCTATATCAAAGATTTCCCCTTGAATTTCATCGATTTCATCGGATGTCAGGTCGTCAAACTCATCATAAAATAAATCGTCAGTCATAAATCCTCAAATAAAGATATGTTCTTCGTTTCTGGTTTCACCGTAATATTTTGCCTTGCTAACTTTGCAATCGACATTGCGAGCCACGTGAATCCAACAATCGTTGTGAGTATGGCCAGCTAAAACAGTTACATATCTTTTCTTATGGTCTTCCATAATCTTTTCTATAACTCTTCCAAGTCGTAGATTAGTATTATATGGTAACCAAAACTTCTCCATAAAAGTTCCTATATCACGAGTAGCTTCTTTCCATGGTGGGAAATGAGTCATGAGATAGATAGTTTTGTAATCTTGTTCTATTGCTTTTTCTAATTTGTCAGCAATATCATTAGCACTTTCGTCAGCTAGCTTGCGCCAAAACTTAATTCTAGACTTCATATCTGGCAATTCTCGAAAGTCCTTAGTCAAAAACCAATCGAATGTCAGTTTGAGGTACTCTGGCTTACCCTCTTCAGCATCGTACCAGCCTTCGGTTCCAATCAAAGCCACCTCTTCACTGAGATGAATGACCCCGTTATCAGTTACCCAAACAAGATTAGGGTGGTCTTGGCACAATTTCCTAATCGTATCGTGCTGCTTTTCAATCGAAGTGAAGTGATAATCGTGATTTCCCAAGATAAAGTATATGGGACAGGTAACGGAAGTAGCTAATGCCCGAAGATGCAATGGAGTTAAAGCACCATTGGAGATGTCGCCAGTAAGAAAGATACCTTTTGGTTTCTCATGACGAAGGTGAGCAAGGAAGCGGGTAAGGGTCCAGGGCATCACTTTGTCTAAATGAGTGTCAGTAAACCAAAGATATTTATCCTTCATACTTAATATCTTTCCATATGCTCATTAGCCACAAGTTTGTCACCGTTATTTCACTAAATCTAAGAAGTCATCCTCCGATATTAGTGTAGTTCCTAGTTTGCGAGCAGCTTGCGCCTTAGACGATGTACTGGATGGGTCAGCAATAACCAAGTACGTAAGACCCTTACCAACAGATCCCTTAACATCCGCACCAGCATCTGCGGCCATCTTCTCCAAAACAGGACGTTTGTTCTTCATAGAGCCTGTAAAACACACCGATTTACCAGTCAAAGTACCGAATACCTTGTCTTTGATTTCGACTCCGTTGGTTAACAGAGACCGGATGAGGTTCTGATTATGTCTCAAACCATCAGCGAGGAACTTGGCCTTGGTTGGACCCACACCAGGAACCTGCTCAAACTGTGGTGCGCCCAATTGACCGAACTTGGTCAGGTCATCACAGCCAGCATTCATAATGGCCTTGATGGTGCTTTGACCAATCATTGGGATGCTTAGGGCTCCCAAGAACACCTCCAAAGGAACTTTCTTGTTGGACCAAAGGATATCTAAGCACTTCTTGGCCGTCTTTTCGCCAAGTCGGTCCAAATTGGCAATGTCATCCACCTTGAGAAGATAGAGATCGGCCACATTCTTAACCTTTTTGGCATCCACAAGCTTCTCCACCAAGGTATCACCCCACTCTAAGAGGTTGAGTTCCTTGATCCAGTTCTTGATACGGCCGATGATCTGTGCTCGACAGTGCTCTGTATTGGTACAAACTAGGTTCTCACCATCGAATTTGGTGAAGCCACCACACTCAGGACAGTGCTTGGGAGCCTTAGCGACACTACCAACACCCTTAATCACTTCTTCGATACGAGGAATTACGTCATTGGCACGGGCAACTAGAACAGTTGCACCAATGTCTAGACCCAGTTCTTCGATGTAAGATTGATTGTAAAGGCTTGCACGGGTCACAGTAGCACCTACTAGTTGAACGGGGTCCACTGTTGCCACTGGAGTTAAACGCCCACTGTTACCAACTTGCCATACAATGTCACGGAGAACAGATTCACGAGCCTCATTATCGAACTTGAAGGCAATGGCACCTTTAGGTCGAAGGTCTTTCTCACCCAAAGCCAACTGCTTCGCCATATTGTCAACACGAATAACCAAGCCGTCAATATCATAATCAAGCTTATCACGATTCTCATCTTGATATTTGCGCCAAAACTTATTGACATCATCATCAGTCTTTACTACCCACCAATTGGGAGTATCCAACCCTTGGTTCACTAGCCATACAAACTGAAGTTGCTCATTCCCAAAATCCACATCACCTAAAGCTTGATAGAAGAGGATGTTAAGCTTATCCACTCCCACACCATCCAAACGCTTGCTGGTACCAGAGGCAGCATTGCGTGGATTAGCCTTATCAGCAAAATATTGTTTATGGGTGCTCTTGAACATGATGATTTCACCACGCAAAGAACCAGTAAACTTATCTTTCAGATGAGATAGAACCCCGCCCATCTTGACTACGTTAGAAGTAATATCCTCACCAGTCTCACCGTCACCACGGGTAATGGCCTGAACCAAACTTCCGTTTTCATAAATCACTTCGATAGAAAGTCCATCGAGCTTCTCAGTTACCAAAAGCTTTCCATCGGGATAAGTATCTTCCCTCCACTTACTAAACTCAGCGGGCGTATTAACCTTGTTCAAGGAGCCCATAGGGATTTGATGCTTGGCTTTTTGCCATTCAGAAGGTACTACGGGTGCGCCAACAGCGGTAACGGCTTTATTGGATGGGTCTAAAGTGCGTAATTCATCGACCCAGGCATCATATACCTTGTCGGAAACGGTTGGTTGATGGTTGTAATAATCAGTTCGAGCTTGGAAAATCTTGGTTTCAAGCTCTTTAATACGTTGATTAGGCATTTCTCACCTTGGGTAAGTGCAGGGTAGTTAAAAATGGGTGAC